GTCATAAACCGTTGTAACCACGCATCGTCTTCTACAATACTGTTCGTGTGCTGTGACATCAATAACCGTAACGTCAGTAACGTCGACGGATAGTGTTCACGGTACACTTTCCTCGCTAACAGAAAGTTTTCAAACAGTAATCGATACTGTTTGACGTACTCTGTAAACTCTAGCTGTAACTCATTACTCGTAACAATCACGTCTGTCTCCTTTTCACTAAACGGCACAGTGGGAGAGTTTCCTCCCCCACAGCCTTGTTACACTTTCATTGGGGTAGGTAACGTCGTGTGTGACAACACCCGATGCTGGAATAACTCCATCTTTTTCTGATGGTAATTCCGATGCGGAGGAACATCCAAACACGTTAAGTAGAAGAACTTCGGTTTCAGCGTAGGCCACAGTTTCAACTGACGTAACCGTCCGATGATCTGTAGGTTCGCTTGACTGCCACTCACCGCTGTGGTTAAAATACACACCGTTAAGTTAGCGATGTCAACCGCCGTACCTGCACTTCCGTACGTAGAGACAGAGATATCCGACGTCATCAAAACCTCGTAGTCTTCATCACTCGTGTACTTCGAAACCGTTAAGTCCCCCACCCGGTCATCAATGTATTTCGCAATTGCGTCACACATCTCCACCTGAGCAGCTAACAACAAACACCGCTGCCCTTCCACGTACTCTGCAATAAAGCCATGTTTCACCACACTCCAGATTAACTCCAAGTACCGCTTGAGTCGCTCTGGTTTGCGCATGATCCATTTCTCATACTCAATGTGACTGTACTGCCCTTTCCCGTTCTTAAAGTTCAGTCCCTTCCGTTCCAGTAACTGATACTCGATGTTTCGAACGTGCGTGTACTTGATATATGCACCGCCATTCTGCCTCAAGTGCAGTGGATACGCAATCTGATACATCTTGTCAATGAAAGGGTCGTCCGACTCTAGCGTCGCTGACAGATACAACGCTTTCGGGATATGCGTGTACAAGTCAATCTTAAAGTTCGCATGAAAGTTCTGGTGACACTCGTCCAGTATACGAAACCCTACCTTCAACTCTTTATAGATGTCTTCCGGCGGGACTAGGTACTTTGGCATTCCCAAGAACTTCGTCTGCTCGTACAGACGGATGTAGTCAGAGATCGTATCCGTTGTCACGAGGATCGCTTGACAGTTGTCTGGAATGGCGTCGTTATCTGCTTGTTCCAAAATAGAGTGCAACTGTTTCTGTCCACGGACCGTGATTAACTCCTGTGGTTTTAACCCATAGTTTTCAATCAAGTCCCCTTTCCACTTGTCGAAATACCGACCTAACACCATCACTAACAAACGTGTACCGATACGCTCGTTGGCTTTGAGCGCACACGCTGTGTTGTGAGTGACGACGTGATTTTCAAAGACATATAAGGCGTCTGGATGATCGACTTCGATACACGTAGCTGGTGCCTCGTGTGAATATTCAATCGAAACGATTCGTAGTCCCGGCGCGTCCGGATACACACTTCCGGTAACGCTCCACAGCCCATCTTCTTCTTTTAGCGTTGCGACACCACCGGCTTGCCACACGAGTTGTTGGTGTGCGATCGCAGCAGCTTTAGAAGTACTTACGTAGTTAGCGTTATCGAGATGGTCTTCGCCTAATAAACCTCCCTTATAGAAAGGAATGTAGCAGCGATTGTGTTTTAACCAATCCCCTATAGTGTTTGTATCGATCACCGCTTCGCTGGAATCGTCCAGTAACACTTTCCAGAGATGCTCCCCACCCGCGTAAATAAAACGTCCGTCTTCGAATAACACGCGGTGTAATTTAGACACACCGTGCGGGTATACGTTAAGGACTTTCGTGTGGGTTCCATCAGGTGCGATTACGTACTCTCCAACTCGAATGTCACCCAATTGCTTCCAACCGCCAGGGATTTTGACTAGAGTTCTGTTATCTCCTAGCTTTCCCCTGCCGGTCTGAAGGGTTACAACCTTGGTGTGTCCTTCCTCAACGATGTAGTCGATGATGGGACCTTGGTCTTCTCGAGCCACCCAACTCTCAGGCATTTTCACTTGTGACGTCGCTAAAGGGTACAGCGGATGTTCGATAATCTCCAGCTGGTCTAAGGTGTAGCCTCGTTTGGTGAACTCCGCTAAAAGTTTGTCGTACTGGTGTTTATGAAACCGCCACTCTGCTTTGTCTTCAGAGCGCGCAGCAAATACCCGTGTGGCAGTCCGTACAAAACGCTGTCGTACTTTCTCCATGGTGTACTGCACCAGACTGTAGGTAAAGTCTTTAAGCACCAAAGCGGCTGGTGCTTCGACTTTAGTCACCTTCACTCCATGACTGTACACATCTATTCTACAAATCTTCACGTGTTGCTCCCACTAAAGACGAAAAGCACAGGGGGAGGTTTTGTCACCTCCCCCTGTGTGACGGTTGAGTTACACAGTCGGGTTGATGATTGGATCAAACGGATGCGGAGTGCGTAATCGTCTCAAGAACGCTGCAGGGTCTGAGAACACTGCATGCTGCTCTTGGTACGCTGCTTGTGCAGCCAAACTACGCCCACCAATGATTTCGCTGTACCGACCGAATTGTGCTTCCCCTCCTGGTAAAGGTAAACGGAAGTCTCCTCGGCTTTTCGAACGAATCATCGTTGCTTTGAGAATCACCTCTAACAACGCAATGTTGATCACAAACTTACCGCTGACCAAGTCATAGAAATCAGCCAACGCAATTGCAAGGCTGTTGTGGTCTGAAAGATCCAAGTGTTCTTTTGCTTGGTTGTCTCCATTGCCTTTGATCAATGACTTGACGTCTGCCATAAACTCAATCATACTGGATTGTTTCTTCGGTAGTACAAACAACGGTTGGTTGTGTGTCCAGCCTGCTAAACTCACCTTGATGTACTTCGCATCGGTTTCGTACCCTACGCGAGCAATGTGCTCTAAGAACTCTTTGCTGAAACTAGAGAGACGAGACCCCATACAGACTGACACAGGTGTGGTTTCTCCAAACCCGTCGTCGTCTTCTGTAATAAACTGCACAGAAGAGAGTTGGGAGATTCGAGAGATACTCAAGTCGGAGATATCACACAACGCGATGTCATTTAAGTTAGGGACTTCTTCTCGTAGCACAGCAATCGTTGTGCGTTTGGGTTTGATCTTCGAGGAAATCGCTATACTGACCCGATCAGGTAACACAGCGATGTAGGGTTCGTCGTAGGTAGGTACGATAAACTCATCCACGAGCGCACTACCGTTTAAGTGTTTAGTAGACAGTACGTTTTGGGACACTGCAGAGCAGAGCTCAATAACCGCCATATGACCTAAACTGGTTTCTTCATCGATACTCAGACCAATGTCCCCTAAGCACGCTAGACACACTCCTTTAGGGGAGATGTGTTTACATTGCATAGGAGAGCGTAGAAAGATCGTGGTATTGACTAAGTGCGTTTCGTTCCCTAAGATTCGTTTGATACTACCGTCTGCAAGTACGTGGTTTTTACCTGCAAGAGAAGGGAGGTGTTTCTCTTTGACTGTCCAAGGAACGTAGTCTGTGGAACCACAGTCGTAATTCACAACGTGGTCGATGATGTTCCCAACCAGCTGTAGTTCACGGTTGAAATACTCAACATCCGCCAGTGGATCTTTCTGTAAGAACAGAGCAAGTGATGCAGCTCTGGATTCCATCATCGAATCCGCCAGAGTCACTAAGCCGTGTGCAAACCCATACACGATCGGTTTGTTAAACACGTTGTAACTGATGTCTTGTAGAATCCCCCGTGGACCAAACACCTGCTGGATTTGTCCAATCTTTAAAAGAGCAGACTTGATCCCTTCCGCTACACGGTTTCCTCGTAACTCCGTGGGAGAGTTCAGAGTTTTCCCTACCACCTTATACACGTCACGGATATGCATGTCCGCTTGTTCGCACAGCTCAGGGTCGTCCCAGTTCATGGATTGAATGCGTTCGTTTGCGGCGTAGATGTCTGGATGCTCTAACACTTCCAGATAATCCAACGCACTGACAGACGTTACGTACGCACCCAACAACCCATTGCAGTCGTTCACTAACGTGTTGACTTGTTCGTACGCTTCTTTGCGTAAGTCCAATACATGCACACGCCCTTGCGTGTAGTCGTGGATATCAAACATCACTCGCTCAAACAACCGTGGTGTGGTTTGAGCAGTGAGTCGTTCATTCCCAATGTGGTGACGTTTACAGATGGGTACCTCAGGCGCTCGTTTGAAGAAACTCCAGTGGTACCACGAGTAGATCGTCTCACGGATTGTCGTGGTTAACAACCCATCGTCAAAGTGGACGACACAGGGTAAGTTCTCCCCATCAATCGCTTGTGGAAGTGCCCAGATCTGCCAGCGTGTGTACTGCAGTAAATCCCGTACGTTGTACTCTAGCATTTCTGTTTCCTCGCTTCTTGACGTTTACGCGTCGTAAAACGACGACCACTACATTCCATCACGTGATTCACAAACAAGTAACTCCGACCGTTCCCACGTTTGACTACGTGTTTGTCCCACACGGCTTGGATGTCCATCGGGTTGTCAGCCGTCAGTAGTTTATACGCAATCGCTTTTTGTGCTGCAGGAGAGTTTTGCATCTCCAAGAAGTCCGCTGTGGCTTGAGGTCCAATCTTTGCAACCAGCAAACGGATTTCTGCTTCACCCAGTATCCGTGTCGGGTTTTCACGCCACGGTTTACTGTTACGATCGTTCTGCGTGAGTTTCGCTAAGATCCCATAGTGCTGACGTTTGAAGCTGCTGCCCGCTGCAGCGTCATCGCCAATCTTCTCTAACAACATCACGTACATACTACCAATCAACACAGGGTCTTTCGTCGTGTACTCTTTCCCAGCGTAATCCTTATACGTCACAGGACCGATAGGAATAGGAAACGACTCTCTGAGCTGTTGGATTTGTGGAGCACCAATGTTAGGACTGTGGGGTGGGAGCAACAACCTCACCACAGGCTGGCTGACCGCAAACTCCGGATGGCGATGTTGGTGAATCTGCTCATTTAACTCTTTGAGCTTTTCAGCTGGACTGAGTTTGAAGCTTAAGTACTCCTCATATTGCAACGGAGAAGCAACCGAGTAATACGCCATCAAATACCGCCACGCATCGTCCACACGTCCTCGATCCATAAACTTGATCAAGTTCTGTCGCACCCACCAACTGGTTGCGTTGACGTAATGTTCGTAAATAATACCCGGATTCATTCGTTTGGTGACCGAGTCGCCACAGAAAACCAGATGTGCTCTACGTCCCCATTGGTCTATAGGCATATCTTCCCATTTTCTGATATCTACCAATACCCCTTTCTTTTTGTCCAGTTATGTCGCTACCATAACCCGGTGTGCTAAGACACCCGCCCTTACTTTCATAAGGGAACAGACTATATCAATCCCACAGCGGTACGGTTTATGTACCCTGGTTGGGCCTCTCGTTTGGGGCGGCCAATCGCTTGCCGCTCTACAGGGTGGTCCAGTCCCTTAGTCGTTGAACACATCCCATACCTGTAAATAGGGTTAGGGACTTCGATGCGGATTGCCCCGACGTTACTACAGTAACGCTCTATGTCTCTTTTACCATACCTGAGTAGTTAGTTCAGCCACCGTGGAGTGATGTAAACATCACTCGATCACTGTTTCCAGCACGGCTTGGTGTACATAGTTTCTAGGGTGTTCCCGTCAGTTAGATGAGTGGCATCTAAGAATTACTTCCTAGACGAACAAAGCCTTACCGCTCATTGAGCCATAAGTTCCGTTACCAAGTAAGCCTACAGCTTTTGAACCTACATTCGGTGTGTACTTGTAGGTGTATTTGATCTTTACCCACCAATCATCCAGAGGTGCAGCACGATACGTTCTCGTTACGATCGCTTTGGCATTCTTTGGATTATTCGGTAGGGCTTCTAGTGCAAGGAAACGTTCCAGTTCAGGTGTGGTTTGCACCCGTTCCGGTTGGTACTTTCCATTTCCTATACGCCGTACGTAATCTCGATACGTTTGGATGACCTCACTGTAAAACTCATCCTGCGCAGTTTGATACCGCTGTGGTTGAGTTTCCATCCCCACTGGCGTCGGTGGGGTTTGGTTTGTAAAGTCATGGAGTACTTCGATGTCAGTGACGATCGCACCACCTTTAGCGTACACGCGTTTATCGAACTTGTAGTCGATTTCCCGTAACGCTTTAAGCGACATTTGACATGGTCCTAAGAGTTCATCGTAAGGTCGCATGACAAACAGTAACCCATCGTCTCTTATTTTCTCCCCTACGTCTGGATACGGTTTGTAATTCTCATCGTCCCCATAAAGGTTTAACAAGAAGAACTTTTTACCATAACTACAGACAGCCTCTCCAAACGCCGTAGCGCGATTGGCTTTACACCACGTATCGGAGGCAACGATACCGTCCTCGATGATCTCTGGGATCGTCATGAACGCAATATCGGTTTCTACCCCGTACATATACTCCCCATCGTCAGTGACGTTGGGAGAGTCTGCAAACACGTATCCTTTAGGGATAATGTCCCCTGGTTTAAATTTGTTAAAGCTGTTCTGTAACTGATCCGCTCTGTATTTAAACCCGAAGGTTTGGTGCGCACAGTGGTGTGTACGTAAAAGCACCATCCCTAAGGAATGGATTCCATTTTGTAGTTTCTCCATCTCCTCGTAGATCAGGATCGTCGTGGGGTTACTGCGAAATGGAAAGCCTCCTAGTTTCTTTGGAAACTTATGGATTACTTTTAACAACCGTCCGGTGGTAGGCATCGTTTGTTTAAAAGTAGTTTGTGCGTATTCAAACTCGTGTCCTGCGATCAAGTTAGGTCGCGTAGGACAATCCACCACTAAACTTTGTGCCTGATGACCTCCCCGCATGGATAAACGCGGGGAAGACGCACAGGCGATATAGTTTACTAAATCGGTGGTGTTCCCGAGCAATTGGGGATGCAGCTCGTTTTTAGACCTGTGTACCAAGGGTCTCAAAATCATGCAGTTCTCTTCCTTTTGTTTTTTTGTATGCTCATGGATCTACCTTCCAGCAACCTAGTATGGAAGGGGTCACACTGACACTTTTGTACTACGTGTCCAGAATGATAATATAGACTTCAAATCACGACGAGTAGAAACAACCATGACGTTTACCGTGCAAGGGTATAGACAGCCACTTGGAGACCCGTTGTATTACAGCGATGGATTTCTCCTGCTGTTTGAAGACCACATTGACATCCTAAAGAAAAGCCCCAATACACAACAGCTCCCGATTGCTGCAGACTTAGCTGCTCGGTTTCAGTATAATTTTATGGGACTTTTACACTTTCTCAAACCCACTCCCCCATTTGCATTTCACTTACTCATGAGACTGAATGGTCTGTCGACACCAGACCAATTCGACGTAGGGTTTGACACGTTACTCGTGCCGAACGAAGACGAGATAGAGCGCTTACGACAAGCGTATCTACGATCGTACGCAGAATAATAAGTGTTGGCTGTAAAAACCAACATCGCTCTGTAAAAAAGTGAGAAACACAGCACATCGCCGGAGGTTTTCACCTCCGGCTTTATGCGGTCTTACTTACATTGGGCGTTGATACCCTGCTGGAGCTACTGATGCTTGTGGGGCACCGTAGTTATAGGCAGGTTGGTGGTACGCCTGCTGATACCCAGTAGCTACGTTCTGATACCCCGACTGAACATTCTGGTAACCCGGTTGTTGGTACACGTTCTGCTGGTACCCCGTCTGTGGAGCAGCTCCATAATTTCCATACGTAGCAGGTTGGATATACGCATTGCGATTCTCTTCCTGACGTTGGATCTCACGCAGTTGCCGTGGGGTCAAAGGTGTTGCTTGCATGGGAGCTTGGTGGTAGCTCGGTGTGTAGACGTTAGGGCTTTGATACCCTCCAGCAACTGGTGCTTGGTAAGCCGGAGGTTGGCTTACTGCCGAAGCCCAGGTCTTCGGCGCTTCGGTACTCACTGGAGTTGTAACAGGCGCTACTGACGTCGCTGCCTTATTCAGTGTTCCATTGTTGTTCACCGCCGTGACTTTCGACTCTTCCCCTTCCCCTTTGTTACCTGCCAGTGGAGGAATCAGACTACCGAGTTCACGAAACTCCGTCAGGTCTTGTTCCAACTGGTCTAAGTGAGGTGTGGTCCACTCCGCTAAGTCTGGACACACGTCAGAGTACAGCTCGATCACACGGTTGTAGTCTCGCATGACTTTGATATAACTCGTCAGTAGACAGTGGAAGTTCGGAGCTGTTTTATCACGAGAACCAGCGCTGTAGAATCGCTCTGGGTCTAACGCACCTGGGAGGATAAACTGCAGTAAGTCAAAGAATGCTTTCTTATCCTTCACTCGCATTTTCTTCCCGTAGATGGCGTGTTCTTTCGTGACTTTTGCTTTGAGAACATCAAAGCTCACTAACGCTGCACGTAACCACTCTGCGCCATCTAGCACTTTGTTTCGACCTACGTACGTGGAGATCAGTTTCTTATCTCCTGTACCACAGATCACGTCAAAAAGATCCACAAAGGCTTTGACCATCGTCTCGTCTGCTTCTGGCAGTACAGACAGTAACTCCGCTTGGTCCGGACTGAGTGTTTTGTGACGCTCAGTCTCAGCAGCCAGCTGCGCCAACTCAGTAAACAGAATCGCTGCTACAGAGGTTTGTCGTACGGTAAATGCGCGACGTAACCACTTGAGTACGTCCGACTCCACACGGTCTAACGCCTCCCCCAGAGGAGCAAACGCGAGCTCCTCTTTTAAGCCCGCGGTTAAGCGTGCTTGAGTGGGCAGCACCAGAGGAAGCTTTGCAACCTGTACAGGGATTGCTCCTTTTCCAGATTGCACCAGCACGTCTGCGTTCGTGCCAATCTGTAAGCCACTGGCTTCAATGACACGACGATAAAACTCAACCACGTCATTGACTGTTTTTAACCCCATCTTGTTCTCCCTGCTTCTGTGTGCGGTGTGTAGTTTTGCATAGGCATGTTATCCATCCCTACGTGTGAAAGTAAATTGTCTACGTCAGCAGACAATGAAACCAACGACTGACGGTCGGTACCGATCAGCGGTGTGTACAGACTATTGGCGAATGTCGGTGCAATAAAACGCACGAACGGTTGACCGTTGATACTGACGTCAATGGTGGTCGTACCCATCAAGTCAGAGAACACATTCAGTGTAACAACCAATGCACCCTGACGAGTTAAACCTGGCATCAGCTCCCGTGTAATACACTGACCAAAGTGCGCTACGTATTGAGAGATATCCAAGTTACGTACGTAAGAACGTGGAGCATCCGAACCACTGGGGTCGTTCGAGATCACGTTAAAACGATACGAACCATCGTGTGTGGCGTTAGTCAAAGTAAAGTTACAGTACCCTAACATAAACTTCCACATCATCGATGCCATCACAGACAATACCATACTGGCAGCCACCTGTTCGTTGGAGTTACCTTCCCAATTACAGGAGTGTCCTGGCGTGTAAGCTGCCATACGCTCTGCTTGACTGAATGGGAAAACTTCTGTCACGTGCGACAAATGCGCACACAGACCTTCCAATTCACACAGCTGAATGTAACCACGACTACGCCAGTCGTATGCGTAGGACATCGTATCCAGCACACCGATGTTACTGACTTGGTTCTCAGCAACAATGCCTCGTGCGTGACGATGTAGGTCGCGTTGTTCTGCGTCCATCACGTCCACGCTGGTAGACGCTGCTGTAAAGCCTTGGAAAACTTTCTCAGCCCAGCGGCTAGGAATCGCGTTATCCGTACGGCTTAACTGCGCACCCGCTTGGAAGCTGGTACGTCCGTCAAACAGTTGTATCCCCGGCTGGTTGTATTGCGAAGGGATGGCTAGACTGGAGAACACATCCACGGGACGTAACGCTTGCTCGTTGCGTAAACCTGACTGATACCCACTGGCAGCTAAGCCTTTGAGAATCATGTCAGCATCCAGCAGGGTTGTGATTGTCTGTGGTCCGTTTGGTCCATTAACGATCTGATCTCGTACCCGAATGACATTGGTGAAATACAAGGCCATCTTCGGATCAAGTGCCGTACTACCTGGAGCGTACCCGTAGTGGTCCGTGTAGCCCGTCAGGATTGTACGTAACCCCACACCCATCGCGTTCTCTTGTAGTTCCATAATGAAACGAAACCGTGCTTCAGACCAGCCGTTGATGATCCCTGGCGTACGGAACGTCTCAGCACTTGGCATGATAAACTGACCTGCGACACCAGACAACGTCGTGTGGTCTAAGAACTGACCGTGCTGAGTCGCTTCTTGAAACGCATTCAGTACCTGCCCCGTTACGTGACTCGTGAGCGGACGCCCCACCATCTCTGCAAATCGGTCGGTTTCAAACAACTGAAACATAGTCACGTGCAGTTGTTGTGAATTCCCATTGACTTGGCTCATACGACTCCTTTTTCTATTGGTTAATACGGATGACTAAACTGGCTAAAAAGACTTTGATATCCGCAGGGAATACTTTTCCATGAGGGTTGGTTAACCAATTGGTTTTCTCCAATAACTCTGGAGGACCATTCAGCTCCCACACTAAGTCGTTTCCTAACGTCACTACCGCGTCAATCCCACGGATAGCTTCATTGTGAACGATCTCTTTCTTTCCTACCCCTTGGATCTGAGCGTGTTTACTCAGAGTTTTCCCTTTGAGTTGCTGGTAGTAAGGAAACAGCTTACGTAACTGCTCTACCTGCTCATCAGTGATTGGGTTTCGACGACTCCCGTAGATGGTATCTTCCGGAGTTCGTTTCCAGAACGCGCTAATAAGTGCAGCTAGATCGTAATACTCCCAATGCCACAGGACTGCCTTTACTGCAGCAAACACTTTGATTGTTTCTTCTGCATCCAAGTGTGGAATGGCATGCGGAGAAAGATCAGCGAGCTTCACCAGCCACTGCACCAGCGTTTGTTGGATAGGGTGAGGTGCGTACCGTGCAGATTCCCACAACACCGCCCAGCACCGATCTACGTACGCCTCAGGCACCGTAGAATCGATTCTACGGGCAAATACCAACGCGTTCTGAGTATGGACCTTATACAACTGAGAATCCAACTCCGTCACGTCTGTGCGGTTTTTGTAGCCTTCGGGTAAAGACGTGTTATCAGGTTCGTTGTCGTTCCCGTCCTGAGGTTTCTTGTTGCGAATTGCACCACCGTATTTGTTGTTCAGCCCATCTAAAGTAGACCTTACAAAGTTGTAAAGCGTTGCTACCAGATTCACAGGCTCCGTGTCTTCTCCTTTATAAGGGAGTTCACAGGTTGTGAGTTTACGAACGATCGCCATCGCAGTCACGTAGTCTGGTAATGTCACTGTCCCTAAGGAGTTTAACACCGCGGCTTCAGAACGGTCTGCGTTCTCCACGTGGTGTCGGATATACAGAAACATGCGTTCGTACGCTTCTGATGTCACGTAATCCGTGTCCTCCAGAATACTCGCAGCATGATACTCTTTGAACTGCACGCCGTACGAGTCTTTCACGTTTGCGCAGTACACTGCAAACAAAGGCAGCAGTGGTCGACTACGTAACACTAACGCCAGTAACGCACGGTACTCTGATGTCACGTACGTGATCTCTTTTGGGAAACCGTCGTCGTAGTGCTCTTTGATGTCAGGGTGGTATTTGATCTGACATTCGTTTTCTGCCCAGAGTATGGTTTCTTCAATCGGGTGGTTGTCCATCAACATTCGAAAGTCTTCAATCAACCGTTCGTGCATCCGGTCGGGGTTTTCAATGTTGTGGAGTTTGTAGTGCATGTCCTTGTAAGTGTCAAAGATCAACTGTTGGCGGTGCTGTGGTATTTTACTCCAGTAGTGGTTAATGTCCCGTACGACACGGTCGGGTCGGTCTGTGGCTAAAAACCCAGACACTACCCAACGCAGCTGCTCTCCTTGGTGCTCTAAGACCAATGTCTTGGTGGGAGACATCGGGCAGTAAGCGGTATGAAAATGCATAGCTTGTACCTTCTTTTATTTATCCAGCCTTCGCGATTGATTGGGGCTAGTCCTAACAATAATGTATATCTGAAAACTTGTCGAGTGCTGAGGAACATAGAAGAGGAGAGCGAAATGCTCTCCTCAGTATGTTGTTTACTTAGAACGGTAAACCGTCGTCGGCGTCATCCCAACCGCCGCCTGCTGCAGGTTTGTCACCACCGGAGTCTCCTCCTTTGTTGTACCCACCGCCGTTACCGCCTTTGTTGTAGCCACCTTTATTGTAGCCACCACCACCGCCTTTGTTATAACCGCCACCGCGGTTGGCTTTGTTGGCTTCTTTCGCTGCTTCGATTTCTTCTTTGGTTTGGAAACCATCGTGGTAGTTTTGACGGACTAAGTATTCCATCCGCGCAGCGTACTCACGCGCCAAATACATCGACACGTCTGCTTCACTTAATGAATTGCCGTCAGCGTCTACCAGAGCAAACCATTCATCGTCCGTAAACGCGAATTGAATCATCGGACGGTTTTGGTACTCAGGAGCTACACACGCGATGTATACCACACCGTCTTTGTTTTTCCCTACGTACAGCTTAGAGATCTCTTCAGGTTTCTCTGAGCGCTTTCCGTTCGGATACGTGAAGTTACGGTTTAATACCGCAATGCGTTTGCCTGCTGGCCACTCTGGTTTAGACGCGTCTTTGATCAACTCAATGAACGCACCAAAGATAGGCAGTGACATGTTTGCTTCAATCACGCCTTTGTTTTTATCCCCTGCTACACCCGTGTACACTTTCGCTTGCACTTGGTTGTAGCGAATCGCTACACGAAAGACCGGTTTGATAGGACGATCATCGCGTTGCTCTGCGTTGCGATGGGCTGGCGCTGTCAGTGATAACTTCCATTCGCCTAATGAGTTTTTTGTCGTTTCGGACATAGAACCTTTCCTTTTATTAAAAGTAGTTTTGATGTGTGTCGTCCTATTATTACACGCTCTGTGTAAATTAAGACGTTAAGACTTTCAGAAGCATCATTCGTTCCACAGGGTCTTTGTGTTTGTTGATAGAAGCACGTATCCGATCGTCGCTGGACATACTCGTCCAGTGGTCAGCTTTTGCCATCCCCAGCACCAGCTGTTTGACCTTAAAGGGTTTTTGTTTCAGTAGCGTGTTGTTATCCCCAAAGATCTGCAAGCCAAATCGCCCAAAAGGAATACAGTCGAGCTCTTTCCCGTTAGTGTACTTCGTGTGCCACAACGTGTACCCTTTGATTGCTCCTGTGTGAGACTCTAAAAGTTGCAACTGTGGGAAGTAAGGTTTCGCTAACAAGTCACAAGGACTATGGGTTAGGATCGTCGTCGCTTGCTTGAGTCCGGGATGACGAGTCGCTACGCGTTCCCACGGTTCTGTTTTCTGACGCTGTAGATGCGCAAAGACGTGTTGTTCTAACGCCACTTGAAACTTCTGAGCAGGAGTGGTGATTTCCCGAAGCTCAGCGTAAGGAAGTATCCGCTGTAAGTCGGAGTACGTCGGGTAGTAAAACTGCACTTGCGTGACTTGCCCTGTTAAAGGCGGAAGCTCACGATGGATAAACGCGAGCTCATCCAGTAGCACCGTCGCTAAGTCTTCCGCCTTTACACGCAACAGGACGTCTTTCTCTACGGATTCCATTAAGTTACGCAGAACCGTCCGCACGTTCACCAAAAGAAAAGGCGTTTGTGTTTTTTTCTCTTTTACGTAGGCTTCGATGGCCAACGCTGTCCCAATCGACAGCGTGGACATTTCTTCTCCACACGCTCTGCTTTGTAACGCTAAGACACCTCGCATTGCAAGTCCTCCAGTAATTGTACCACACGTAACTGTAGCTCAGCCGTAACACCTGTACGCGTCATACGTTCTTTCACTAAGTGAGGTAAGTTTGTTGCGGTGAGTGACGTGCCACGAAATACAGGAACGTCTGTAGGGTCTACACGACTCTCTGTTAGCTCTTCTTCACGTACCCCTTTGGTGTCCCAATAGAACTGAGGAAACTCTTGTCGTAAAGCTGCTACGCCCCTTAGAATCGAGTCTGTACTACTGGCTTTGACACGTAAGTAACTACGAGCAGGAGTGCTCTGTGCGATTTCACGTATCTCGTCATACGCCGCTTCTAACGACAGACCGATGCAGTCAATCGTTCGGTACACTTTCGCTTCTGCGTTCTCTACAAACGCCCACCCTTTACGAGAGCCTCTCACCCACACTCGTAAGTGTCCTTTCGGTGCTTCTTCGTTATGGGCGAGTCGGTTGTGGGAACCCGCCACGAGGATGTTCCCACGGTGTGAGTGTTGGTGGATATGCCCACAGAGTATGTACTGCCTAGCTAACGGCTGCCACTCACTGCTACTGTGCGTAGCGTGTGGTACATGCGGTGGGAGTTGATACTCAAACGCGCCATGCATGAAAATGAAATCCACTTGCGCTAAGCCGTGAGACTCTAAAAGGCGCACCGCTTGACGGTGTGTATCCGCTGGATCGATGCTCCACTCATCCGGTACGTATAAAACCGTCATCCCGTTCGGGAGGGTTTCGATTTCTAACTGCTCTGCGTAATAGAGCTCACAGTCTATTCGCAGTAGACGGTTTAATGTCACTAAAAGTCTGGACTGTTTCCAATCGTGGCTCGGTGTACCTTCCAGTACCCGTAACCAAATGTCGTGTTCTTTGCAGTAGCGGAGTAACCATTCAAAAAACTCATGAATGTCAGTCACACAGTGCGCACTTAATTGCAAGTCACGGTCAAACAAGTCCCCTTGAAACGCAATACAACTCACCAGCTTGGGGTTCTCAGCAAGGATTGCTTTCTTTACCCCAGCGATGATCTCTTCCGTCGGAGTCCGGTGGTGTCCTAAGTGGACGTCGTGAAAACTTAATAACGTGAATCCCTCACGCCCAATCGTCGTCTGTGTCATCGTCAGTCAGCCATGTCTGTGACAACGCCTGTGTGCTCACGCTCGACTCCGTCGTCCCAGTGACGATTCCATACCGTTGCAAAATCGCAGCCCACGCTTTGGAGTGGTCTGGAGTTTGCTCTCTACGGGTGGTGTAAAGCCCCTGTAAGGTTTTAGGAAGGGCGATATCCATCGAAAGGTTAAACGCTCTGGCTTTACTTTGGAGTTGGTCTACGACCGTAGAGATGCTTTGTCTCTCGTCGTATTTCGTGTAGGTAGTAGGCGTTGCAAATAAAGGAGGTACAGTAAATAAGAGCTGCCCGTTTTTTACAACGTGTACAGGTTTGAATTGTCCTCCTTGGAACCCTCCTCCTGCTAACTCTACCCAAGGCGTTAAGTCGACTTTCTGAGTCGCTGTGAGTAAAGGTAAGTACTTACTGACAAACACATGCTCTTCTACACTTACGATTCGACTTCGGTTTTCATTAATGAGCGTATCCATCGCTTCATTCATTTCTATCAACCCTAAGTCTTCTAAACTACGTGCGTTAGCCATTGATCACCTCAATCAAGTCCTGTAGTTTCCCATTACTGAGTTCTAACACTTTTGATAAGTCATACACGATCCCGTCTCGTTGAACTTGGATCGACAAGTTGATGTTATACCGTGCTGCTTCTATGTTATTAGGATACGTCACCGCTGTGCTCACACTGACTGTTGTAAACCAACGTGACAAATACGACGTCAGTACAGAGTCCAGTTGCGTACTAAACGCTTCTGGGTCTTGTCCATACTCACCCACTAAATACGCCATACTACTGATACTTCCAGCATACAGCTCAGACTTCGAATACTTTGCGGTAAGAAAGTCAGCCATGCACTGATCCAACGTTTCAATCGTTCCTGTCAACCACCCTTTTCCACCTAGGTTTATACCTACTGCTACCATACCTTCCTCCACGTCATTCCACCAAAAAAAAAAGAAAGAGCCCGAAGGCTCTTTGCTTTTTTATTCATTTACCCCAATGCCCCATTGAGCTCATCGGTGGTGTCAATCCCTTCTGCAAATCCAGCTACCATAACATCGATACTGTACCGAATGTCTAGTTTCTGTTGCGTACTTAAAGGAATCTCGTCGTCGTCCCCTACGACACAAACCCGTACTAAAGGTCCTTCGTCGTCAAAGTTGACTTGTCCACTGTAAACACGACAGTAGTCATCGTGGTCCCAACGAGACACACCCGGCTGTAGGTCGACATACCGCTCTCCAAACCCATGACAGCGTTGGTCGTGGTACACGTCCCGGATCTCAGGAGCCACCATCAACCACCGTACCATTTCTTGTGGAGCGTTCTGTACCTCTTCATACGTTGACAACCGATGGATACTGTTGACTTGTGTGAAGCTTTCCGTCCGAGCACGTAACGCGTCTGCAATCACTAACGCGTGTGAGTCAACCAAAGTTGACGCGTGTGCAATCGCTTGGTCGTACTGAGCCCGTCCAAGCTCAGTTAACCCACTGACGTAATCGTGTCGTTGTGTCTCTACGTACTGGAGTACGTTTTGATGTGGACGTCCGTAAGCCGCAGCATGTTGCAGCGCACGGCCTCCTTCTACCACTCGCATTTATACCTCCAGGTTTTTAAATTGCGCCAGTTGGTGGTCTGGGTCATACCGTTCTATAGGCAACTCAAACCGTTTTGCTGACGCTTCATCTCGATACAGCCAGTTAGCTATCGTAGCAATAGTTGCACTGTGTAGTGCAATTACACGACTGACTTTACGAGGCGTACCGTGGTCTAATACCCCTTTGTGAGGCGCTAGTTTCCTAAGCGCTTCAAATTGCTCCCTGTCTAATGCGACAAGGGCATTTAATGCATCACCGTCAAACCATGTATGTTCGGAGAGTTCGCAAGGCTCTCCCGCGTCTCACGCTTCACAGCGTGGGTACGCAGCTGTAGGCTTTCCCTACAGTGCAGACTATACCATCTACTCTCCTTTATAGAAGAGCAGCACCACATTTCGAAGTACCTTGAGTTTTCACTCTAGCTTGTACCCCTACTCCCCGCTACGGGACAGTCGTTGAACACACTCCGTAATCTGTGTAAACAAACCCTTAGGAGCTTCGCTGCTGATTGACCATTTTACCTTTCGGTTTCTTTTTCATCCCCTTAGCGCCGTTTCCGGTTTCTTTTCAGCATAGGGCATCTCTACGATTGTTTCTGGGTTTCCCCACCTGACGTTCAGAAGACTCGCGCCGTCCTAGTGATCTCCGTGTACCGCACTTGCTGCCAAGTACTGTAGTTTACTGTTTCCAGCACGGTGTTGGTTGCAGAGCTTTAGGCTTTTCCAGCGTTTAGTGGTGTACGCATCCACCCTCGCGGATAGATGGGACTTTAACATACTAACTAACGTTAACGTATTCGATTTGATATATTGACCATCTACCCCCGTTGATGGACATTCCCCTTTGTACCGTATTTCTTCGAGCTCCCACTTCCGCACAAAAGTCCAGAGTCGACGCGTAGTGCTTAACTTCGCCGGTCAACTTATTGGTTACTTTTATCGGAAAGGCCGGACGTCGCGAGTTAGGTGACATTTTCTTAGGCTTTCTCTTAACGACAGTTCCCACAGAACCTTCCTTCTCGTCAAGATGTTTTGCTAGGAATAAACCCCTGACTCTAGTCCCCCTATTTATCGACTGCCATATCGAACTCGTAGACACATTGAAGTATCTGGCAGCTTCCCCGTAGCTCTCGAAGATATAAACTTCTTTTCCATCCTTAGAAGTCAATACAACTTCGCGCGGGGCACCATTTGGTTTCTCGCCGACATTACTGGAATCGATTTGTTTCCAACTCGAGTCCGCGTAACGCACGTTGTATTTTTTCAAGAACGGAGTTTGCTGTGTGGAGTTCAGATAAACGTGTAACCTACTCTGGGACGCTTTCAGCCACGCGGCTGCTTTGTTTAAACCCAAGAACGAATTAACTTCCTGCGTGGTTAAGTCTAAGACCTCTACAGGACGATTATCTTTCTTCAGCCCTAACTCGTAAGCGTGCCATAAGTTTCTTTTCCTATCGACCCATTCTAGGTTACTGGCTCTGTTGTTAAATTTATCGCCATCGATGTGATTCGTGACGTAGTGGTCGTGTTCTTTGTGATGGAACGTTTCGGCGACAAGACGATGGTGTGTCATCGTGCCTTTACCGCGTATGTTCATCACGTTATACCCGAAATGTGAGTTGAAGTACGCTAAGGGACAATAATCTAACAAAACATCAATTACTATCCCTTCTTCGGAAATCACAATCCGAGGAATCTGGGGGTGGTGGTAATACTTAGGGTATCTTTTCGATTCTATCAAACCTTCGCGCATCTTTCATTTCCTTCTCATGCTAGTCGCATAAGATAGATGCATGTTAAGTTAATTAATGTTATTTCATCGCAGTTCATGCCGGTTATACAGTGAGTGGATACACTGACTGAGTTTATAGCCGGGTCTTTCTTTATCCTGCTGATAAAGAATTGCTGCATGGATAGTTCATGCAGTGTGGGCTTTGCTTTCACGTAGGGCGCGACACCTACGCAGTTCTTAAAAGAACGTCCCCAGAATTACCTGGGATAAAAGACTATATCTTCATCCGTTATAAGTAGGGATAACGGAGCTCCTCGTTTCGCATAGTTTTAAACTACTTAGCGCTAGGCTAACCACCTGACCTTTCGATCGCTTGCGGGCTACTCTACTCCCTTCTCTTTCTTATTGCAAGAAAGCGGTTTCGATAGTCGTTGAACACATTCCGTAATGTATACTGCTGATACACCCTTAGGAACTTCGCTGCTGATAGACCCAGACTCTTTGTTTTCAAACCGTCACGTAGACCGTTTCCAGTTGCGTTGTGGTAAAGAGTTTTAGATAGATCGTCCCAGCAGTTAGAGGAGTTTGGCGTTACTGTTACCAGTAAAGGAAACCTAAGTCAATTTCGATGGAAAATACACGGGATACCACGGATCTCTCGATGTTCGTGGGGTTGTGTACCGATGGGGTTATAAACACCAACGACGTAAGGGGAGTCGCTGATTAACTCATCAAAGAGTGCATCCAGCTCTGGGTTGTAAGTGTGAGCGTTTTCAGACAGGAATTTCTCAATCTGATTCGGACCCCACCCACGTTTCAAAAGCTTATTGGTGAGCTGTGCTTGCAATACAGCAATCGCAGTCGTCCACGGAATCTCCAGCTCTGAGTATAAGTGCCATCCTGTCAAGGAGTTCACGACGTTACGGAAGCTGTAGTTTGCACGTGTACCGAAGATGTGTTTACGGAACCATCCCTTCTTCCCACCTAGAATGTTCTTGTACAGGTTGTTGTAGTACGCACTGAGTTGTACCACACACACCGTTGCACGACTCTCTGCTTTCTTTAACCGTACGTTCTGGTACGCTTCCCCTAAGTCGAGAATGGTGTAGGCTGCATCAATCGCGTCTACCATTCCGAAGTCGGCGTAGGTACCCACCGCTGTTTTCTCTGTAATAAACGCAATCTTGTTTGGGATTGGTAGATATGGAGTAAACACCAAGTCACGGTTCTCACGCACCAGCTCCATGACGTTGTCTTTGCGATCGGGTGAGCCTGAGTACAATCGGTTATCCACGAGGATACTTAAGTACAGGTCAAAGTGATCAAAGAAGTTATTCAACCCCCGTTGAAACCCATACGCTTCCAGTTGTTCTCCAAACGCACTATGACCACTCGGGATACGGTAGTAGGGGTCACATAACCACCGCATGATACTGATCCCGTTCTTCTTAAACAGTTGGTCTAAGATGTACCAGATTGTTGGGTTAATCAACGCTTTCACGCCCCGTGGTGCGCGTATCCATAACGTAGACTCGATTGGACGCTCGAGAATACTCATGGGAACGGTACCACACAGCTCACAGCGCAGTTTAATGCTTGCTGCATACTGCCCTGTGGTATGCCCACACCCACACGACGGGAGGACGCTGACTTGGTCTCCATCGTACTCTGTCCGTATTAAATTGGACAGAAATTGTTTTGCTTGCACGGTACGTGCGTCGATGTCATTGATACACACCGGTGGCACGGACTGTGCGCCGTACATTTCCACGTAATCGACGAGTTCTAGATAGACGCCATCGTCGTTTTCGTTTGTTTCTACCACAGTGACTCCCTGAGTGAATTGAAACGAATTTTAAAGAAAAGAAAAGGAAAAGCGGCAAAGAAAACAGGGAGCGGAGTGCTCCCTGTTTCTTCGTCACGAGGAGTAAAGCTTACCAGCGAGACTGGAAGCTTTGACCGTTGTTAAACGTCGGTGCGTTGTAGCCAGTGCTGAATGCATTTGCAGACAGACCGCCAGACAACACGTCTACGTTTGCACGAGGTACGACGCGAGTTTCGTTTTGTGTGTACTCTGGAGTCAGAGCCGCACCTACTTCACCCAACGCAGTCACCAGGGCTAACAGAACGCGATCGTTTAACATCACTTCAGTAGCGTAGTCAGTGATCACCACGTCACCTAAGTATTTCTTCTGCAGCTGACACAGTACAGTCAGACGTTCTTCGGTAGAGGCACGACGTGGATCGTAACACTCATCGAAACGGTAGACTTGGGTTAAGTCTTTGTCACCTTCCATAGCAGAGATTGCCATGTGGTCGAAGTCACGGATGTCGGACTTCACAGAGTGGCCATTGGTGTAGTAACCTAACGGAACCCGTGTAGGGACGACTTTACCGATAGGACCAGAACCTAAGCGCTGGAACACTTCAGAGAACTTACCAGAGGTCAGGTTATCACACGCTTGTGTGAAACGCTTCACTGCCGTGTCAGAACCCGCACAGGCGTCACGTAACAGACTCAGTAACCAGGTGTCTTCACCTGTTTCTGGGATGTGTACTACGACCGCTACTTCTGGGTGAACGAATTCAGCGAAGAAGCGGTTTACGTCGAACGTAGGTTCGTTAGCACCCACACGAGTACCTGCTGGCAGTAAACCTTCAGCGGCCATTTCAGCAGACAGCACGTCTAAGCTACGCTCAGCGCCATGGCGGTGGAACGTGTTGATGTACTGACGGCTACGGATTGGTTCAGCAGCTAACGCTAATGCCAACACCATGTGCTCAGGCGTGGTCACACCGGCGTTCAGTGACAGATCGGTGACAACCATACGCGCTTGGAAGTGCTGAGTAGTAGCACGAGCTGGCTGGTATGGCGTTTCGATCATGCGTGGGCCTACGTAGACTAAGTCTAAGAAGGCAGACAGCTGAGCCATGTTACGAGATTGACCCGCTAACAAACCACCATTGGTGTTGGTGTTCACCAACGCAACAGAAGCAGTGATGTCACGACGTACGGGTAAACCACCTGCTGTTTTAGCAGGAGCTGACGCTAACTCTACACGGCTACGTAATTGGAAGCCTGCTTGGTTTGCACCTTTCATAGAAACGATGTACTGACCTGCTTCCTGTAACGCTGCTTTTAAGTTGTACTGTAAAGCAGACATTGCACGGACTAACACGTCGCGTACGGCTTTGGCATCGCCTGGAGCAGTTTCACGGGGTACTACACTGAAGCCTACGAATGACGCCGTTGGCGGTAAACCTGCTAACGCTTTAGACACCAGTGGTTGGAACTGAGGATCACGTGTTAAGTCACCTACGGTTTGTGGGTACAGTAACTCACGTTGACCTAAGTTGATGCTGTCGTTGCGTTTGGCTAACATCGGCAGTTCTTCTGCAGTACCTGCTAATAACATCAGGTACACCGCAACTTGCTTTTTGTACTCACCCACGATCGCTACAGCTGACACTGGGATCAGAGTCGTTTGTTGATCCAGTTCCAGCATGGTGAACTTGAAGTTGTCACGGTTGGCAGAGTCTACCATTGGCTTCAGAGTTTCTAAGTAGCCAGACAGCACTTGACTGTGTGGGCTTAACGGCATCACACCGCTGGTTTGTGCTGCAAACATAGCAGCTAAGTTTTGAGCGACTGGTTGTTCACCAGTGAACGTTTGTTGTTGTTCTGCTTGTGCCTGAGTCGACTTCTGGCTGGCAGTGTTCAGTTCTTTCATGTATTTCTTCCTTTTGTTTTACGTACATTTCGATTGCAATCGAGCTAGGTTTTATCCTAGTGCTCAACTCTATAATCTATATCTGTAAATTTTTCGAGTCGTCTACGGATATAGGAATTTGGGGGTTTAGCCGCATAGAGAGTGGCTGTGCAGGCACTTTTTACAAAGCCTGCTGTGTTTTCTACATAGTATAACTACAGCAGTAAAAATAAACACTGATGGTATGTGCGAAAACGTCTTCAAGACTCATGTTTACCAAGGAGCAGATTGTGCTGACTTTATTTTTGTCTCCGAGTGTAAAGGCTTACGGAGGCGTCCGTCTCGGACAGTATCCGTATATAGAAAGACGATTCAGTGAAAACTTTCGAACGGTAAGGGACCATTACCGGACGAGAAACCTAGCGGTGAAGAACACACACTTCCTCGTGACTGCATTAGACTCTTTACCGATTGCAGATACAGGTTCACCACATCGCTTTGCAGACGTAGCTGCATCCTTAGCTCCCAACTTACTGAATCGGTTTGGAGTAGGAAGTGACCGTTACGTAGGAAAGTTTCAAGCCACCCAACGGTTCTTTGGAAGTAACGTCTACGAGTACCTGTACTTAACACAAAGTTACTACGACGAGTTTACACTCAAACCGAGCGAGTGGATGTACTTACGTCCTATCCAAGTGCTGAGCCATCCTCGTACAGATTTTGATTACTCTATCCTCGCAGGACAGATTACCACCGAAGAATCAGGGCACGCGTTTATTACCATTGACTTTGGTTTACTGGCATTCCAGTACCACTGTTGGCGTAAAGAACACTTGAGGAAAAACGGTGGAGTCTTTTTGGGGTCAGTACGACAGTTTCTAGTGCAATACCCATTAGCGAACTTAATCCCAAGTTACAACAACATCGCATGGTACAACACGGTGTTTCGTAGTGCCATAGGGTACACGCCTGCGTTATCAGTCAATCGTCCGCCTCTCGCGATTCCTGACTCGTACACCTACGTGAGGGAAACTGCAGCACAGTTTCACGCAAACTTAACGCGTACAGGACGAGCTTTGCAAGCAGAAGCGTTACTCCAGTGGATACCGAGTGTGGACATGTATGCAAGTAATGCAGCTGAGGACACCTACTGTTACCCTACAAGAGTGCACTCCACTCCCGCAGAAGTCGCGCGATGGTTTTGTCAACTCGATTGGTGTGAAACGGTTTTTGGAATTCTGTTTCAAAACGAAGCGATCAAGAACAACCGTGCGTTAGTGAACGAGTACTTAAAAGACTACCGTCGGTTAGTGAATACAAAACTGTTACAGGACGTTGCGATGCCGTTAGATGCACGCGACTACTTAAACAGAAAGTTAGACACGATACTCGCGTACATAACGGAGGGAGCGTAGTGCTCCCTCCTTATGCTTGTCATTTTATGGACTGTTTAGAATTTAACCAAAAGGGTGTGTGTATGTCAAAAAAATTAAACCGATTTTTAGCGCTGGAAAGTGCTGAGGTCGTAGAACAACGTTTGGTCGGTTCGGAAGAGCCTACGGTCGATGTAGAGACTGCAGCCGCAGAATTAGGTGAAGTAGAAGAAGCATTAGACGAATCGTTAGACGTCCATGACGAACTGTCGGCTTTAGCAAACCAAGTACAGACTGACGCAGACAACGGTAAACTGTCTCAGGAAGCGTTAAGCTACGCGAACGCGTTGGCGCGTGTACATCTGAACCGCGTAGGTTTAGGCGGATTGCGCACCGGTATGGAGAGCACTTACTCTCCAGAGTCGATCGGTAAACGCGTGAAAGACGTGTGGGAGATGGTGAAGAAGTTCTTCGCAGAGATGCTCAAGAAGTTGAAAGCTTTCTTCAGTAGTTCTAGCAAAAAGTCGGAAGAACTAAAAGAAGAGATAAAGCAACAAAAAGTAAAACTTCAGGAACTAGATAAAGAGATCAAAGCCGCAAAAAGCGACAAGGCTGAATCCAAACAGATCCCTGTAAAGTTTACAACAAAGAGCCGTGAGGTTCTCTTTCTGGTCGACTCTGATGGTAAACTACCTGATTTAAACAAAGCCATGTTGAGTTTAGATGAAGCTCTCGGTATCGTCATGGATTCCTACTCGGAACGCTTAGACCAGTTCACGCGAGTGAGTAAAGACATCCAAGCGGCGACACAAGGAACGGCTGTTCCAGAATACACCAGCGCCGATTTCAAGTTATCCTTAAAAGGTATGACCGTAGTGAAAGATGCTGTGAGTGGATACCCCACTCACAGATTAGATTTGGAGTACGGTAATGTAGCTTTGGGGTGTTATGAACCACTCGGTGATATCAGACCTTCGAACTTCGTAGAGAGGAGTCAATTCGCTCTGCTTCACGCGGAATCGGGCCTGGCGCACCAAGAGTGTACTGTACCAATCCCCTCCATTTCTGAACTCGACTCCCTCTTAAATTCCGCCGAAAGACTATTGGCTGTATCTGAAACACTCGACCAGGCTATGGTAGGCTTCGCGCGAACTCTGGAGAATAAAGAATTTCCAGATGAAGTATGGGATGCCGCAGAAGATGCTGTTATGTTAGCGACTAAACTATCCAGTTCGGCTGCGTCCTACGCTGTCTTTATACAAAAACAGAAAATCAGACTCTGTCGAGCGATTATCACTTACGTCGAGTTGGCTAAGGCTGAATTAGCTAAGTCGTAAGTAAACTCACCAAACATACGAGGGAGGCGTAAAGCCTCCCTCTATGCTGCTCCTACTCTTCGCTGTTCCAAACCACCATCGGAGTCATGTCACGTGACTCCCAACCTTCTATTACAGGAGGTGTGCCGTCTACCCCCCACGAAGGAGGGAAGTAGTCTGATACCATTTTCGTTAGATGTTTCTCGTGGGTGTAATACCCCAAGGACTCTAAGATCAAATAGTAACTGGTCATTAACCCATAGATCAATTTCCGGTAGTTCATCATCTCCAGTAACTCTTCTGGGATTCCGTGGACTTCAGCATAACTGATGGGTAGGTAGATAGTCGTTAAATACTTTTTGTTGTATTTACGCATCCACTGACGGAATCGTTCGGCTAAGTCTTGGTCGGGCAGGGAATCCAACCACGTGTTGACTTTGTTCGGTGTATTAGTCAACATCGACATCTTAATCGCACGGTACGGAGGTTCGGTGATGACTCCGTATTTCGGTGCAAAGACCTCCTGCCATAACGTGTAGTTCAAATACGGAGAGTTTTCGTTTTTGTACCCCTTCGCAGGTTTGATGGTTGCTGTGGAGAAAAACAACGAATCGCCGTTTCCAATCCCGTGTTTAATACGGTGTTCTTCGTCTGCGACTTGCTGCAGTATTGCGCGCAGCTCTATTTTCTTCCCACTGGAAATCGTCGTCAGTATCGTTTCAATGAGTTCATCCGACTTGTCCATTAAGTACGTAGGGGCTTTGGAGTTCCGTAACGTCGCTCCTTTGATCTCCAGTTCGTGTTTCTTAAAGACAATCCCTTCTTTTACGGCTTGGCTTGCAAAGTAGTGTTTTGCCATACTGGTTAAAAAGAACACAGGGAAACTGTATTCATTTTTCATTGCCAGCATGTGGATTTTCTCTGTCACCACACCCATGTTCGCTGACATCAACGCCAGTAGGTGTACGGTCAACTGAGAACACAAATAAGTGACCGCAGCACTCACGTTTGCGCTACGTTCACCAAACTCCAACTCCCCGACATACCACTCTGTCCAGTACTGGGTAGAGAAGATACTGGAGTCAGTATCTGACGCCACCACACACCTACGTATCGATTCAGGAAAGTGAGCCATACTCGCTGGCATGTTGGGTGTACGCCAAAACGCACGGATGAAGTCTGCGTAGTCCTGTACGGTTTCGTACAACTGCTTCGCTAACGCACCAATCCAACCGTAATGTGGTCCGTTCACAACGTCATCGTCCTTGAGTTTTTTCCCGTCGAGCTCGCGGTGTGCGATGATCACTAGCAGGATCTGAGCGTCTTCGTCTAACTTTTTAATCCACCCAGCCGTTTCTTCCGCTGGGATGTGTTGTGTAGGTTTCTCAGATAAACCACCAAGTAGACGTCGTACAAACTCAGGATGTAACTCCGCTAAGCTGTACATACACCCCGTATAGACATACGCGGCTCTTTCGATGTCCGATAACGCTTCTACCAACAACCGCAGCTTCTCTTCGAGTTCTGGACTTCTCCAGTACAACCGCGTGGAACGTAACACGTGTTCAAACGTGTACTCTACACTTGGATACCCAAGTTTATATTTTTGCATCGCAGCGCGTATAGCGTCGTAGTCGGAGTGGTTGACAATACTGACGATATTCTGCTGTGCGATTTCATAGCTCCAGTAGTGACGGTTTCCTAACAGAAAACGCTCTACGTTCGCGTTTGTATTGGAAGACGCGCTACGACACGTACTGGTGAGTGTACTGTGAGCTGAGACCAAACACAATACAGACGACTTCGTACCATGCGCACCTGAGACTGAGTTACACTTGATCTTGTTTCGGTTCTGTCGGTTGTTGTAGATGTTCTGCATCAGTGTGTTCCCCGCACGTTTCGCGTCAAACATCAACCCTTTGTTTTTGTTTCGGTTAGCAAGCTCGCCTACTAAGTAACGTCCGGTTAGAGACTCTTTGACTTTTGGGTTCGCGTACACCGTTAAGTTAGGAGCAATCGCAGACCCTAAACGTACTGCTTTTTTGAGAATCTCTGTTAAAGGGACTAATTTCTGTTCACGATCCCCGTCAACCTCACGTTCCAGTATCTTTACCTTCGGGTCTACAAAAGGAAACTTTCCTGTATTCCCAGGTTTGGTGTTCGCTACTACCCATTTTAAAACTTCTTCGAAGGGTTTCCCTGTACGCAAGCTGATGTACTTCGCAACGTCACGTGCGTACGTTTTATAAAAATCTAACGAGCGCTTATACTCTTCAGGCGCTAGAACAAATGGATTGGACATCGTAAACGTCTCTTGTAATTTCAGTGCACTAAACGATAGACCGTAAAGGTCAAAAAAGACAGACGGCATAAAAGGAAGCATCCGCTTCCCTAGTCTAAAAAAAAGAGGGGGTCAGCAAACCCCCTTTGTCTCTAAGGCATTGGGGAAAGCCAAAGACGAGGTTCAGGTACATGTCGTATTCCACCGCCGAAAGGACACCCAGCGTGGTCTACATACCATAGTCGTCAATGTCAAAAAAAAAACGTGAAAAAAGAGAGGAGCGTATAGCTCCTCTCGTGGTGGTTTATCAAACCCAATTTTCATGAAGGAAGAATTGCGTAAAACTAAACAACGAGCTGTAGACTCCCCAGGAGGCGAGGATGACCTCCGAAGTGGAACCGGTTTAGAGACTACACGAAAAGTACGGACTCTAAAACTTCTCACCTCAGAGGTAACTACATAGTATTACGACTGTATTTTAAAAGACGTAATGGTAAACCCATTACTCTGTAACGCTTCTTCTACCAATGGACGTTTCAGTGGATCGACGCCATCGAGTTCAATCACAAACTTTGTTGTCGTGTGGACTTCGATACTCGATTCCACCAGCCACGGTAAGCCAATGAATCGTGTACTGCCATCCATCGTTTTGATCTTCAACCACTCGTAGTCATACGGACTGTTTGGTTTTGGATCTGGTAAGAAAGGTAGGATGTTCGCATGCAGTGCAGCAACGTCCGTTCCTGCCTGTGCGGCTGTTTCGGTATCGGCAATCGACAATGCTTTTGCTCGAATAATCGGTGGGATTACACTCGGCGCGCACGTCGTCGCTGAGATGGTATTACGCAGTTGGAAATAGTCTTGCCAAGCCATACAGGGCTCCTCTTTCAAAATTCAATAGCGACGGTGTCGTCTTCCCATAACATCACCCGATACGGCGGATTGCCTAACCGATACACCCGCAGTACTTTCTCTAATAAACACTTCCCAGTCAAGTACACGTCTCTGAGTATACCGTAGGGATCAGTGAACACCCCTAAAGCAATCTCCGTTAAGAGTTGTGAAAACGACAGGTTTAATGCAACGTGTGAGCGTGGGTCATCGACGTACTCCGAGTACGTGAGCATGGCCGCACAAAGAAAGTCATTGTACTCAGACTCCACCTCACGTAGATCGACTATAAGCACACCCATGGTATTCCCTTTTGATCATTTCGCCAAACAACACAAAATCAGACACGCCGTCTAAACGGATGTCCCGCCACTGCACTCCCGCATCGAAGATTCCATACCGAGCAAAGAGATCTCCTACGCGACGGACACAGTCTCGCATGACCTCTGCTTTTAACGGGTCCATCCCCACGTGTTCTTTGATCCAATAGCCTCGATGTGCATTGACCGCACACAACGCTGCTTCCACCAGTACGTCTTCGACTCTTACGTCAAACCACCCCAACGAGAGGAGGTCGTCGTAAAGTCGTTCGTACTCGCCCTCCACGGGGATATACGTCACAGTCGCGTTGGTGTACGCTTTGACCGTTTCCCCGACTTCATTGGTTTTGTACAGACTCATGGTTGACTATGCCTCATTCACTGGATAAAACACCACATAAAGATCACCTGCGACTTCATGAACCTCTGCTGGAGTGTAGTCGTACATATCTACGACGTTCATACTAAAGAAGTGCCTCAGTTCCGGCTCTAGTATCTGAGCCATTTGCATGATCTTGTTCCAAATTTCACTTTGTACTTTCTCCATTTCTACACCTGGATGGTCCCGACAGTAGAGTTCCGTCTGTTGGTAGATGTGCTCCCACAGCTGATCGCGAGTCCCCATGTGCACCGCGTGATGGTTATCCGGGTGCATGTAGTACTGGATCACCAAGAACAACATATCACTGTCGTTAAACACAGGGTTTCTTCCTAGTTGCAGTACGTGCTCTAAAAGATGAGACGTACCGAATATAAACATCTTTTTCATAGCGGGTGGGATTCCTTTTTTCTAAACCAAAGCAAGAGGAGCATAGCGTCGGAGTACTTAGACTCCGACGGGTTGGTGTGTACCAAACGTCACGTAAAGCTCACTGGTGGGTTTTCCATATGAGCTTCCTACGTGTTCTACGCCCCAAGGTTTTTGTAAGTAGGGTTTTAAGTAAAGAGAGAAGATCGGATCTTTACGGAGGATCTCGATCTCTATAGCGATTGCTGTTTCTTCACTTAACCGATAAAGACTTTCTTGGTCGAGGGTGTGCTGTTGACTCAAGTAATGATCCAACACACTGCTGTATAACTCTCCTGGTACTTCGTAGGGAGCTTCGACAAAAAGCTCCCATCCACGAACCACCATGTCCCAATACAGCCCTGTTCCTAAGTACCGTCCAAACGGTGCGCGTAAGTCTTCAAAAGGAACCACCACTACGTATTTCTCCGTGGGGGTCATAAGTCCTCCGGTAAGACTGGGGTTTCAGTATCCACAGTAACGGTTGTACAGGAGTACTCCAGTTCACGAAACCCTACCGCTAACCACTCGTCGTTGAGTAAACGGTAGTCGTGCAGTAGATAGTTGGGTGTGTACTGGATGTGATCGGCAATTAAACAGATCAACGTGTTGATCGCTTGGTTGTGATACTCTTGCAGCAACTGCCACTCTTTAAAGTTTGCAGCACAACGGTGATACACTCGTGCAAGCTCTACGTCAATGTAGTCTTGTTTGGAGCGTTGAGCAAACACCACTTCCAGTAGACTGCGTAAGACGTCTTCTCTGTCTTTGATCCAGAACGGTTCTCCGCCTAGAAGAGTTTTAACGTTCTGTGCTAGTGTGGTGTGTACTCCCGCAACGTAAAGCACGTGACCACTGTACTCAGGGGACACGGGATGCATCACGCCACCCCAAGGACACGTTTAAGGACCGCGGAGAGTTCTTCCAGCGCGTAGGTGGTTTCTACTGCTTGAGAGATCAGTTTTGCTTGTGCTCCGCCTACGTACGTAAAGAGCACGGTGTCGTTGACCAATACGTCAAACTTAGCCTCGTTCTCACCTTGAGCCAACTGAACTTTAAATGACTCTTTTCCTTCGGTGGGTTCTGCTAGGAAACCACTGTAACTACTGTGTGCCACGTAAAACGATTCATTGCTCTGCAGTAAGTCCATGACTTGTCTTACGGACAGAATACGTTCTTTCGGAGCAATTGGTTTGAGTACTGTCTCTACCTCATGTTTGAAAAGCCGTAGTTGTAAATCGGTCGTAACCTGCTCTTTCGTTCGTTTGGCTTGCTGTAATTCCCACTCGATGATTCGTGCGTCTCCTAAGTACTGAATGTACAGACTAGAACCATCGCAGTGCACCGACCACACGGAGTGAGGAGCGACTTTAAGCGCACGAGAGAGTTCATCCAGTAACTGGTCTTTCAAAGGAACCAGTAGACGATCGTACACACGTGTCGAGTACTCGTGGTTATCGATCCCATCGAAGATAAACGCAGGGTGTAAGTCATGGACTGCTAACAACCACGCTTCTTCTAACCGTACGTAATCCCCCACGCAACTCGCATCGTCCAGTATAAACCGTACGGTGTGTTCTACGATACGATCTGCAACGTCCCCTGTAGGTGTGGCGTCCCAACGAAACTCTGGAAAGAGCGCCTGGTGGATCACTTGGATGTGTGACCACACGTCAAACATATACGTTTTTTTCTGTGCAGATTTATCGGGTATGCTTAACTGATTCATGTCTAGTGGGTTTCCTTTTTAGTCTTCTAACCGATACCATACGACGGTACGAGATTCAAACGACATCTCGTCATAGATCTCAACCACTAACATCCCATCGGGGCTAGTGATGAGCGACGCGATGCTTTCGAAGTAATCCTGATACTCTTGCGCTCTTGGATAGATCGCATCAAGGATATCGGAGATCACTGCATTAAACGCTTCGTCGTCTTCTATTTGTCCTTCCAACGACCTGTACAGGGAATTATGCAATAAACTGTACCACGTTCCTCGCTTGTGTTCCACGAACGATTCCACCAACACGCTATACACCATGTAGTGACTTGCATCCAAGCGTTCTAACAACTCCTCAGTACGTGGTCCTAAGAAATTCTCTGGAATCTCTTCTATATAAGCAGGATGTCCATCCTTTAGAATGGTGGCTAGTTCTTCTTTTGTTTTAAACATTTCATTTCCTCCAGCATACAGCAACGTTCCCGTCAAAGGTATCGTAGAAACTCACGTCAGGTACGTGGTGGTGTTCATACGCCATGGTTGAGACAGGGTGTAACTCACGGTACACGTCAACGAACACCAGCTCCAAAAGTTCCATCCGTAAAGTAGAGCACTGTACGAGTTCGTGGTATACGTGACGTTCTCCTGCGAGAGAACGGATGTGTAAGTACTCATCTGCAATCTGGTCGATTGCGCCTAGCCAAATCCCACGCACGATAGCCTCTAGTCCTCGAAAGAAAGGATGTTCTAACCAGATGGGGTGTTGTCCTTGCTGTGTGTGTACAATCTGTTGGATGCGGTGGTGCATCCGAGTGTACGCTGGAAGTAAGTCTACTATAAAGGTAGCACGCAAACGTTCGTCCACTGAGACCTCTTCTATTTATTACGAAAGATGGTTAATGTCATTGAAATAATATATATCTCAACGACGTTCCACATGTGATATGCGTTTATCGTAAATATAAACGCTTTAGAGCGGCATACTAGGGTAGGTCTACCCTACCCTAGCTGGTCGACTACAAAATCAAACCTGAGCCCGTAGAATCGCTCTCACCACCTAAGGCGGACGTCTCTGGCAGACTGGCTTGTTGTTGTTGGATGGCAGTTAAACGCTCTTTAGCGATGGAGTACAGTTTCTCCACACCTACAGTCGTGATCACTAACTGTAGTTGTTTCAGGTCGTCGTCGTTTCCTGCTGGAGCTAATAACCCATCGCAGATGTACCCAGCAGCGACCGGTGGGTAGTAGTCTGGGTTACTGGACAAACTGAATAAACTGATTGGGAACTCCACGTCTTTGAGTTCGTCGTCGTTTAGACAGTAGTCAATTAAAGCCAGTTGAGGTTTGACCTGAGTCACACGGTTGTAGAACACCCAGTTGATCACGTCCGAACTATCTACACGAGAGTTCTCACCAGAGACCGCACGAGAAATATACGACACTAAACGTCGTGCTTCTGAGTCGGCTTCTGTTGCAGTATAACCATCATTCAGTGGATCAGTCAGCACATAGAACATCGACATCGGTACGTTACGTCCCCGTGCCATTTTGTCTAACGACTCGATGACCTTGACGTTGTTCTGTGCGCTCAGCGCAGATTCTGCTGAACCGATAAAGATCGCCACCACAGGGATACCTAACTCTAACAAACGAGCCTGCAGTAACGATGCAGCGACGTTTCCACTTCCGCCTGTCGTAGAGGCCAGTACGATATTAAAATCGCCCGGTGCGTGTTTCTGAAGGATTTGTGGGATGTGCTTCTCAATATCAGAAGCCAACTGACCACGGACTTTACCTGCACCATCTTTCTTATCACCCAGTGGAACGATATACACCGACTCCGTAGGAATAGCGTCGGTTAAGTTCGCTTTGGAGGTGTCGATATACGCGATTTCTAATTCCGCGTGTCCTGGGACTTGCTGCTCTACCGCACTTTGAAAGTACGCTGCGTTGTTGATCCCCGCGCCACCACAGCCATAAATACGTAATGTTTTCTTCATTCTAGTTTCCTTCTTCAGTGTAAACCTATGAGCCAAAAGACGAGCTGTCTACATAAGACTAGAGCCGTCGTTAGTTTTTAACCGATGGAGTTCCTGATGAACGCAATTCAGTATTTACTCAACCGAATCAAACAGGAGATTCCTCCTCAGATTATCGAACGGGTGTTCGCTCCACAAGTGATCCGTTCTGTACGTCAAGCTGCGCCTGCTTATGGATTCCAATTTGCAAATAGCATCGATGCGCAATTAATAGACAAGGTCATCGAAGGGCGTTTGCGTCCTGACTTAGACTACGCAGGCGGTACGTCTGTGGATATCTCCTTAGACGGTTTAGCTCACCAAGAGCTGGATTCTCCATTTGCATACGAAGGACGCTTTAACGTCATCTATCAAATTCCAAAGAGTAGAACCAATGGTTTAGAGATCACCGCTGTGCATGCGTTTATCTACGGGATTAACTCACAGGTAGGGAGCACGTCGTACTCGGGTGGGCAATGGCCTTACACCACAGCGAACTCCACGATCATCCAGCAAGGGATGCAAGGGATGCTGAACGCAGTGTCGCCTATTCCTATCTCTCAGTCTGCTAACACTACGATCATTGGTCCAAACACCATTCTGATCACCGACTGGACTCCTTTAGTCAGAAATGGATACATGTCTGTGCTTTTAGGGTACGACAGTCAATTTGCGACTATTCCTTCGAAGTACTACCACGCGCTTTCTAAGTTAGCGATCCTCGCCACCAAAGCGTGGATCTACAACAACTACTTATTAGAGATGGGCGAGCAAGAGTTGTTCTACGGGATGACGTTAGATCGTTTCACCAGTATCATCGAACGGTACGAAGACGCGAATGACCTGTACGCAGAGTACTTAGCAACACAGTGGAAAGCGATGGCGCTCTTAGCCGATCCAAAGTCGGCAATGAAACACTACCGGATGTTAATCGCCGGTGGACAATAAGACAACATAAAGAGGGAGGCTCGAGCCTCCCTCTATGCTGGTTTAAACCACTACTATAGTGATCTGTAAAAAAAGGTCATTCACAACAAAGGTATCAAGGGCTTCAGCTGTTAGTGTAAACTGATAGGTCCCCGTAGGGATGGCTCCATTCAAAGGAGGAGTGACCCCTAAGAAAGGCACCACTAACCGTCCGTACAGTACCGTCTGCACCACGGTAGTCTCTGGGGTAGTTGTAGACAACGCAGGAATGTTAGAGACATCCCCCACCCACGCGTATTCACCGGCTTCTTCGTTCAGTACCCACGCGCGGCTTCCTACGATAACCTCGTCCTCTAAGTACGACACGGTGAGAGTCGTGTGGTACTGGTCTTTTAGACTCACAATACGTTCTTTGGTTAACAAAGAAATCGTGACTGGTACGAACCAACCCAACGGGTCTTCACTACTAACGTAATAGGTAGAAGTAATGAAGTAAGGTAGAACACCCGAACGATCGCTGCGTGCACACATGGCGAGCTCACATTCTAAATTCGTGACTGCGACGTGTCCCCCTGCGAGTATTCCAATTCCGTGTTCTAGCTCTGGTGGGTCTGTAGGCACAACACCCAGTGAAGGTTGGACCTCACTGCTGTAGTTGATTGGAATGGGGTACTCAAATCCCGGAAACGCAACCGTCCCTGTAGGCTCCACACCGTGATCCAAAACACGAATGTCTAGACCTGTACGGTAAGCTAAAGACTGCTCAGGCGTTAACGTCAGCTCCAGTGGATACGTCCCTTCGGTGTAACGCTGGTTATAAAACTCATTGAGCTCCAATACGGTGTCAAACCGACCATTGATGTAGTCTAGTATCCCTACCGTGTCTAAACGCGACAGTGCGTGACGTGGAATCTGGAGTACAGGAGTGTCTACACCCACACGAAAGAGTTCAGGGAATAAAAAACGATCATACGTGAATACTACCACGTCTTCTCGTTTCCCTTGGATAAACCCAGCGATCACCGACGTGTTAGGCGTACCTTCTAAAACCTGAGGGATTCCAAAACGCAGTTGCTCTACAGCAAACTCTTTGCCGTTGGCTTGGTTGATCGCAGCAGTCACTAAACCCGCTGAGCTGGTTGATCGTTGCATGTTCTACCCTCTGTCTGTTTTTTGTGTTCTAAATACGCGACATTAGCGTACGCTTTACAAAGTAGTTGTTCCAAGTACCCTTCGTGCTCACGGGGGGTGTTCTCCAAAAGTACACTGACGTAATACCGATCGGTCGGTTTACCGTCAGGATGAGCTTGCATGTCGTACGCAGTCCCTCCAGCACTATACATTGGACTGATACATCCCAGTACGTGTTGGTCAATCAAAAAGAGACTCGTAGTCCCTTTGAACAGGTTTCGGATGGTGCCGATGTAGTACCGGTCCAGCGGTTGGTGGTTTACTTGTAGAAACCACTGAGAGAACTTATACAGCACGCTGTGGATACGGGCGGTATCGTCTACGGTGAGTAACGCATACACCGTAGGTTTCTTGCCGTACAGGTATACAGAAGGATACCCTAAGAGTATCCCTAAACCAACTTGCGCAACCAACGTCTCACCGACAAAAACATCCACTACCGTCGTGTGGGTTGGGTCCTTCTTAGGAATAAAAACGTATTCGGGAGTGTTCATACTCTGTCCTTTTCTAACGGTCAGATCTCCTCTGACGCATAGCATTAATTCGGGTGCACGATCCTGTGTGTCGTGGGGTTATACGTTAATCTCATGTGGTTAATTTATATAAAAAGGAAGGGGTTCATTGTGCTTAGCTCCGTATTAAAACGTTTTGTCGGGTATGTCACTGTAGAAGAAATCGGAGATCAAATTCACGTAGAGGGCCTCAACAACCAACGTCTTTCTCAGCTGATCTACAAAACGTGGAAGACCTCGAAAATTGAATCAGGGATCTTTCGCGAACACAACAAGTTTGGCTTTAAACTCCACAAGTTCTTTGCGGTAGAGCTTTTGTATATCGTAGAGAAACTCTTTCTCCAGTACAAAGGTACACAAGGCTTTGCTAAAACCCTCCTCAGTATCAAAGCGGGCTTATTGGAACACACGTGGCTTAAGAACACCCTCGTAGAACCAGAGTCTCCTTTATTAGACCGTAGTCAGTTTAAACTCCTGAAGAAGAAACCGTATCCGCATCAGGAAGCGTTCTTTAAAGAGTACGAGCGTAACGCACAGCAGTACGGTCTACGTGGTTATATGTTAGCCTCCCCACCGGGTTCTGGGAAAACCCTAATGTCCGCGTGGTTGTCGTATGGGTTAAAAACCGACCACACCATCGTCGTGTGTCCGAAGAACGCGTTAACTGATCCATGGGCGAGTACGTTGGATAAAGAGTTTGTGTCACCTCCCACGTATTGGACTTCTGCGGTAGGTACACCACCACCTCCTAACAAACGGTTTTATATCCTCCACTACGAGTACTTAGTCAAGTTCTTAGAGGAAGCAAAGTTCTTAAAAGGGAAAAGAGTCAACCTCGTCCTAGACGAGTGCCACAACTTTAATGACCCTGACTCTATCCGTACAGATGCCTTTGTGACGTTAGCAAAACTACTCAACCCAGTCTCTACGCTCTGGATGTCGGGAACGCCGATCAAAGCGTTAGGAAAAGAAGTCATTCCTTTCTTACGGACGATCGACCCACTCTTTACTCAAGAAACAGAGACTGCGTTTCGAACGATCTATGGTCTAGACTCTGCACGAGCTCTGGATATCTTAGCCAATCGTATCGGTAAGACCACCTACCGAATCGACAAAAGCCAGATCATCGAACGTGCTCCGATCGTTAAAGAGATTCGCGTAAAGATTCCCAAAGCAGAACGGTACACCTTAGATGTGATTCGTGTAGCAATGACCGAGTATATCACAGAACGGTTAAAGTACTACCAGAAAGACTTTGACCACTACGTAAAACTCTTTGAGGAGTGTATCCGGTACCACAAAGACCGAATTGCGCTCAAGTCACAGTCTCAACAACACGAGTTCTCCAAGTACTTAACTTTACTGAGAATCATCCGTAAGAGTACCGACTACCGTCACTTAGGACCAGAGATCAAGTTTTGTAACCTTTACGAGAAACACGAATTGATTCCTTCTTTACCAGATGCCCTAGCGCGTCAGTTTAAGGAAGTGAAAAGTATCGTGAAGTACTTACCTTTGAAAGTACGTGGAGAGTGTTTAGGAAACCTCCTCAATCGTAAACGCGTGGAGTGCGCGATCGAGGTGATGGAAAATCTAGACTTAAAAGACTTAGTGGATTCGTCCATTAAGAAAACTTTACTCTTTACGTCCTACGTAGATGTTGTCAAAGCAACAGACACACGACTTAAAGGGTTAGGGTACAAACCTCTCACGGTCTTTGCAGAAACCAACAAAGACTTAGACGGTATCTTAGAACGTTACAAGAAAGGTAGTGAGAACCCTCTGGTAGCGACCTTAGACAGTTTATCCACCGCAGTCCCTATCCTTGCTGCGAACACCGTTGTGTTTCTGAACTCCCCGTTTAGACCCCACGAACGAGAGCAAGCGATTGCTCGAGCGGATCGGATCGGACAAGACCAGCAGGTCTACGTGTTTGATGTGTTCTTAGATACTGGGAACGTCCCTAACATTTCTACTCGTTCTAAAGAGATCCTCGAGTGGGCACAAGGACAGATCGACCAGTTGATGGGGACCACAGGAACGGTCTCTACCGAAGACTACGGTTTAGACACTGGGGTGAGAATGCCAGTTAGTTTTTACTGGTAGGGTAATGGTATGGTGCGATTACGTACGTTTCTCAAAAACGCCCGTGAATGGTTCCCGTCCTACTCGTAGTTTTACTCCTTTTTAGCTACGTAGTCCCTCTGTTGCAGGATGGTGGTGAGGGCGTTGGTTGGTGGTTACCAAAGCCCACTGTACCTAAAGCGCACCGTTTAGCTGGTGGAGGGGGTTGAGGCCCCCTCCACTATGCTGCATTTTATGTAGACGTTCTAACAGGAGTGTAAGCCCATGTCGGCTCAATTAAAAGAACTATTCGATCGTGTATGCAGTCACTTGAAATACGATCGTCGGATGGCTGGGTCTTTACAGCACACCGTACAAGCGTTTAAAACAAAGAACGAAGATCACTTGATGTTTTTTGGGACAGGTCTTTTAGGCGTGTACCCAGTCAAGTTCACTGGGGAAGACCGAGACTGGTTGTTTGATGAAGTCTTTCGGATTGACGAGTACGCACTGCGACAAGACTTATTGAAACTCAAAAGCCCTAAAGATCCCTCAGAGCCGTTGATTCCCGAAGAGTACAATGTTCTGTCTGATCCACTGAACCACTTGCTGCTGTATACCGTGTATCGGTTTAAAGACTCCGACTTAAGTCAAAGCGTCTCCTTACAAGCCCAGCAAGACTGTGTGCGTTTATTGCACTACAAGTTTAGCTCTTCGTTACTCTCAGAGTACTTCCACTACCCAGCTGACCCTGCGGTTGCTAAAGTCGCTTTTGAAAACTTTGACTCTGTAGTAGCGCGTTTACTGAAAGACCATCCCACGGAACTTTCAGAAGAGTCGTTGAGTCAACGGTTTGACATCAAACGCTTAGGGACGTGGTCGGCGCTCTTTGACTCCAGAGCAGAGCACTTTGTCTCTCGTGAAGGTTTACACGTACAAACCTTACTGAAGTACGGACCAGACGAAGCGTGTTTGTATATGGTATCAGACATGCAGACACGGATACGCAACGTAATCAAAGACTACACCAAAGTCTTCTACGACGTCCGTAGCTCCAATAGTCGTGTGGTCACGACAAGCTCTGTGATTGAGTCTTCAGAAGGGACGTTTATCCGTGACGTCTCACGTGTGTACCATGACTTGATGCGTTACTTACAACAGGTAGCATTAGAGCCAAAGAACTTTGTACGACAAGAGCTGATCGACGTGGTGGCAGTAGCAATTCCTTCTATAGACAAAAAAGTCTTTGAAGCAGCGCTTTACTACCTAAGTGAAAACCTCACGAATCCAAAGAAAGCGTACCTACAAGAACTCCTAACAGAAACCTTACTCTACACCATCGAGTTTATGGCTTCACGGAGAATCAAAACGTCCGACTTAGCGTTTTTGATTGAACGACTCAAAGCCATGTACATGGGTTCACGTATCAACGACAAGAATGTCATGCACTTACGGAAGCTTGGGGATCGTTTAGTCCAAGACTTGAAACTCAGGAAGTCGACCGTCCCTACCGCCCCAGAGCGGAGTGGCGTGATGCTCTACATTGCACTCAGAGCCCTCACGAAACACTACTTTAAGTAAACCAGCATAGAGGGAGGCGCTTGCCTCCCTCTTTATGCGTCTTCGGTATCTAAGTCGAGCTGTAACTCATCGATGGCTTGTTCGTAGTTGTGTATCCATGGCGTAATCCCTGTACACACAAACCGACGTTTAAAGTCACACGGGAGTTCTCCTTTACGGTAGATCCCAGTAAAGAGGGCTTTGAAGAAAGAAACAGTAAACCCAGCTGGGTAGTCAAACACTAACTCAATTCCACCGTAAGGTAAAGTTGTGCAGGTGTCTAAATCCAACTGGTGTTTCAGTAACGTCCCTCGATGTCCGCCTATGAAAGTTTTTGTACTGAACCAGTCGCTAACACGCAACACCAGTGTGTCACCGTAAGCGTGTTCTTGTACGTGGACTCGCTCTGGTGTGACTAACCCCAGTAACTCGTCGGCTAATTTTAAACCCCCTAACCAGATCTCTGGTGCGGGGTACACAAACCGATGAAAGAATCGCCCTACTGCAAGTACTCGTATTTCACGCCCCGACTCTTCTTTTGCTCGGTTAAAGAAGTACTCCACGTTCGCCTTGGTGTAGGAAGAAATGTCGTGAAACACTAGCCCCAGTAGACGCTGTACGCCAGCGTCTTCAATCCACACGTACGCTTGACAATCACACAACCGAGTGTGATGTAAGTCAAACGTCCGTAACCAGATACACTCGGTCTCTGGGTCTCTTAAGGTAAAGGTCGGTTGCGTACTTAAAAGGTACGTCTCCAATGCTTTTTGTCCCACGTCCCAGTCCTCCCGTTTAGTGGACGTACACCCCTTGGTAATACCCAGGAGCGGTTGTGCGTTGGAAAGGATTCCGATACAGCGAATCTTTCTGTTGACGTTCGCGATCTTTCAGCTCACGGTCTAACCCGGCCATGGTTTTCACCTCTCCTCCATTGGCGGTCAATTGCTGCCGCACTTGGTTCAAACGATGTGTTGTGAGGATTTTCTGGTGTGGGTCTTTAGCTTGTTTCAACGTCTCTGTGAGTGTATCGAATTCATCCTGCAAAGTTTCAATCAACGCTTGACGTTTACGTTGTTCGTCTTCAAAACGCACGTCTTCGTCAAACACTTTTGACATCACTCTCCTAGGATCGATTCCGTACTGTTCTAAATTACGTCCAAACATCAGTAACCACTGGCCTAGTAACCACGCAACAACTAAGTCATCATGTCCGCCGAGTTGGTGGTCAATCCTTCCATTACGCATTTCCAGCTTACGAATCTGACCCGAGAGTTTCCGGTCTTTGATTTGTGTGGCTGTACGTTTGGCTGCGGTTTTCAGTACACGACCATAGAGGATCTCACGGCTTGCGCCTGTGGTGATGAAACCAAACATCTTCCGGTGTTCGTTCACAAGCTCTGCGTTGGCGGGACGTTTCATAATCAAAGCAAACAGGTCTTTGTGGTTATCCCGGTCATCCACGACTTTGTTAAAGATTCTCTGGAATGGGCACATCCCTGCACTCAGTAACTCGAGGATCGCTAAGTCGATAAACGTCTGAGCTGAACTCTTCCGCTCAGGGATAAACGTCACGGTGGGGTACTTCACCAGAATGTTTGCTACAAACGTCGCTGCTGGAATCAGGTTCGATTTGTTGATGGTCGCAGAGGCTACTGGAGCGCCTGTTTCTACGTCGACAAGCACCAGAGCACAGTCATCGTTTCCGATGGCGTCTGACGTATCAAGCCCCAAGATAAACCGACCTTCCTGCATCCTGCGTTGTTTCTCCGACTCAGGGATATACCACTTGAGTACAAAGCGAGTCCGTTCGTCGATGTCGTACCACTCTGGATCAACTTCTGATTTTAAGATCTTCTCGAGGATGGCTGTAGGCAGTGGGTTTGATAAACCACCGGTTGTCCATCTATTAAAGTAGTCACGATCTGCGTCCTCACCAGTAGAAGCCGTCTCGATGATCTTCCCGTACAGCCATTCATCCGTGTATCCCAACTGACGGTGATTCCATACACCAAGGATCATCAGCTTCTTACCGCGTGACGTCCCTTCAATCACCTGCACTAATTCCGTACGGTCTTTTAAGTCTAATAAACGCTCTGTCCAGTCAGCAGAGTTGTTCATAAACTCGTACATGTACTTCCCTTCAGGTGTGTCGAGTTTCCCTGCGGTGGTTGTAAAGATAGCACCATTGGGGTAGCCGTGTAAACGCGCTTCGTCGCGCACGGCGTTCATCGCAGTCATCGCTGCAGGTAGTGTCTTGTGGATGTACTTCGTAAACGGACCCTCGTCTCCATGCAGGTAGCCTACTGACGCACCCCGTCCTGTTTTGTTGGCGTCGTCTTCAGAGTTCTGTCCTACCGCAGTTAAGTACCGGTTCTTGTTCGTGTTGTACGTCAGCATCGTCTGGTTGTTGGCGTCATTCGGATCTTTCACCACCAACCACTCCGGTAAGTACGAGCGCATCTTCTGTAACCGGTTCACGTTCTCTACACGGATCGTGTTGTCTTTGGTGATCAGTAAGGATCTCGAGTTACGTAACCAGAATAAATACATCCCTTGGGACAAGCAGTCAGTAGAGACCGATTTACCCGTCTGACGAGGTTGCACTAAGAAATAGTCGATGTTGTTGAAGAACGTCCAGAATAAAGAAATGTTCGCACGGTTCGCTTTAAACGGAATCGGGTCATCTGACGCGTTCGGTGGTATCCTTACGACTTCACGTAAGTAGTACCACGGGTTCCATCTGACCTCCATCTGGATGTCAAGTTTGATCTCACGAGACAGGTGTTCAGAATAAACATTCACCCCAGACAGGTGAGGTTGGTGTAACGCTAAACAGAAGTCACTGTTTTTGACACCCATCAGTACGAGTAAACGAGCGTACTCTAAAAAGCTTTTGTTATTCGTTTTATAGTCGCGAATAGCGGTTGGGTATTTGTCCCAATCTTCGGCATAAAGTATCATAAATCCATCCTACACACTTTCATGAAAAGAAAGTGAGTTGCTGTATAACGGTCATAAGGATGAGGGCGCAACCCCTCATCCTTACTCCTTAGTTTACATGCACGATGACAAACGGACTGGCAGCAAGCTGCAGTACCGTCGTACCAATCCGACGTTCGAAGTGGACCACGGCTGCAGCGCCCACGACTCCAGGAGACGTGATCTGCAAGTCTTGGTTCCACTGGTCGATCGGGAACGTGTACTGTAAACCATCCAAGGTCAACACGAAGTGAGTCGGCGCTGGTGGACGGTTTGGTTCGTTGAACGGGTCTCTGAGTGGAATCGTTGGGTAGTACACTTTCTCTAACCACTCTGCAAGTGTGCCAGAACCAGTCGCTTCCAAACGAACCGTAGAGTCACCAATCGCAATGCGTGTGACACGTGCGGATAAGCCTCCACCGTATTGTGGATCTTGTCCTTCCATATACCGGATGTACCACGGAGTACGGTCTTGGATGCCGTCTCCCACTAACGTAATCCGTACGTTTTGTACGTGATAGAAGTCTGTGTAGTCCCCTGGGATATCCGCGAGGTTTAACACGTACGTCACGGATTGTTCTACGCCATACGTCAGTGGTTGGAAGGCTGCTGAGCCTACCGCTAACTGCACGTGCGGTGTTACGTATTGATACGCTGTCCGCTCTAAGTTGTAGAGGTACCAGTCTAAACGCCAGCCTGTCAACGCACCTGTCCAGTACGGCACCACAAACAGTTTCGTGTTGTACGCACCTTGCACCGGTAAGACTTCGACTTCATACGCTACCGCGATCTTATTCAGATTCGGACCCGTCGCTAATGAAGACGTTTCGTCAGAACCTAAGGTGTACTGAAGCACCAAGTCTTGACGTTGTCCTGCGTTGGTCCCTACGTACTCGTTCATGCCGATCAGTTCCATCCGCCCAGAGTCTAACGCCACCCGTACGGGGTTGCCTACACTGTACGTGACGATCCCCATCAGTGGAACAGAGCTCAAAGGGACGTTCACTGGAATCTGCAACAGCTTATCGTCCGATAACGACAAGTACGGAGACTCTAACGCAATACCGGTAACGTATCGCTCTGGGGTGTCTGCTGCTTTAACAAATGCAGAGTCTTCTACACGTAAACGACACAGACTGAGTACGACTCCTGCATCGTCGTAGACGACTGCAGTGACGATCTCACCGGTAGGTAACGGCATGGTACTCCATCCATTTGCGGGGACTTTCACAGAGACATTATTCGCATCGGGTAATACCGCAGTAACCAGAGGAATCAAGTCTCCTGTAGGAACCCCACTGGAGTTGTACATAATGGAGATTACTTCACCGTCATTGCTGATGTCGTACCCTTTAAAGACACGAATCGACGACGCACTGGACGTTGCGTACACTTTCAGCTGGGAGTCAAACGACATCCGGTACGGCTGGCGTAACGTATCGATAAAGATCCGATAGCTTTGTTGGGTAAAGTCATCCGACACGCCCAGTAAAAGGTTTTCTGTGGTAATGCCAGTTTCTTGAGGTTTCGTCCAAGGGACTGATTGGTAGATCAGGTCGACGACACCACTGACTCGCTCAAACCCTACGTCGTAGTCAATGATCAAGTCATTGACGTTTGGAACGAACCGTCCCGTGCCTGTAGGGCCTGTGTACAGCTGTGGTTTCAACCAGACGTTAAATCGATCGTCTTGGGGTAATATAGGTTGTGCCATCAGGCGACTCCTTTTAAAACGTGTGTCGTGATCACACGATCACCACGGAAGGTGTGAGGTCTAACACCCCACGTAAGTACGTGGTGTTTAACCGTTCTAAAAACGCGTATTCTACCGCTGAGACTTCCATCAGTGTTAACCGTGGATGCGGTACAGGGAGGACGTACTCCTCGTTGTATCCTTCCACACACGGATCAAAGTCCAGTAGGTATTTATACGGCGTCACCAACTGTTCGATTTCTTGTCCTGTTGCAGAGCTTGCAGGAGCGGTCAGTAAACCCCGTTCTAACAAAGAAAGAATCTTCGCCATAAACGGACTGACGACTTTATACAGTCCTGTAATAGGAGACGGACCTTCCCACTCTGGAGGAGGTATCTTCGCGGTTAAGTAATCACTCACCCGTTGGTCTAAGTCTAAAGACTCTGGACGGAAAGGGTAGGTGTTATACGGGGTAAGTCCACGTAAAGGGACCAGTACTGCATCAATACAGTACGGCTGACCGTTTTGTAGACCAGGAACCGTAACTTCCCGCATGTTCTCAGCAAACGACAACTGATCCGGCGTATAGAACCGACCACCTACAACACAACGGATAGCGCGATCGTTCCGTAGGTTGTACGTACTTCCCACAGAGATCGTTTCGTGTTCTACAAACCCAAGCTCACTAGGAGTCTCACGCGTCATGTCGTCTTTACAGAATCCTGTTCCACGCACCACCAGCTGTTGTGACAACGTCTGGGACAAGTAATCACGATTCACGACAACGACTTTCTTGCCACGAACAAAAAAATCCACCGTCTCTACTAAGGGATGTCCGTTTAACCAGATGTCGAGTTTCGCAGGTAAAACCGTAAGCTCATTCCCAGGCGCAGTGTCCAGTAAAGTAAATTCCCACACGAGTTCGGTGTTGTTCAGTGACAACGAGTAACACGTGAACTTCGAGTCTCCTTTGACTAAGCCTCGTTTGTACACCGGGTTGAACAACCAGTTCACACGACCGTCTGTTCCGATGGTGTACACCGACGTATCGCCCGTAACGTCCACCCATGCATTGGTAGGCTCTCCGTTTTGTAAGTCACAGATGTAGAACCGATACCCTACGTTCGGGTTTAAGAACTTCTCTGTGGTAGAATACGTCAGGTCTAACGCTAACCCACCTTCTCCATCAAAGACTTCAATGTACTCACAGGCTGGGAATAAAGGAACGTAGTTCTCTACCCCTACCACCGTCCGGTAGCCTAACAATAACCCACTGGCGTTGTACTCAAACACCGTAGACGTGCCTGTGTATAAAGAAGCTAATTGGAAGTACCCATCCGTTTTAGTCCCGTAGGGTTTACCGAGGATCTTCGTCATGGCGTTGTACCCAAAGAGTGCAGGCGTTTGACTTCGGTAGGTCTCTGGGTGTACAGCCGACATCAATGCGCAGTACGTGCTGTTTTCTAAGTTCGCTGCTCTCCACTCGACGATCGTAGAGTCAATACCAATCAACGCGGCCTGGATTTGACTGTCTGTCATCTCGTACAAGTCTTGGATACGCTGGTGTTCGTCTACCAAAGGACGGTTGTTGAGCGTATGACGGATCAGTAACCGTACAGTAACGTCTGGCTCTGAGTTCCACCCATTGGCAATTTTGATATTGTCGATGTGGGAGACTGGAATGCTGTAGTCGTTGTGTGTGACCATACGCATCGAGCGATCGATGTTACGGTGATAATACACGCCGGTTTCTACCGAGCCTGCCGTGTTGAGCAAAAAAATCTCTACGTCGTCTTTGTACTGGATGTAATCGTTTTCTTTCTTTGGTGGGTGGAGTAAGTACTTCGCTTGACTATCCACTGTAGAGATAAACGACTGTAAAGACTCCAACGGGAAGTCTATCACTTCCGCTACTGTCGGGTCATACACCCACTCAATCACGTCACCGTTGACGTAGGAGCCAGGAATGAAGTCAGACACCACCCGGCCGTTCTTGTACGCAGTCACGTACCCTACCCGCTCGCGTGCTAAGTGATACTGTTGCTGCAAGGTTAAGCCCTGAGCCGATGAAAGGATTGTTCCACCTTTGACTTCAATCGGAGGTAAGTCAGTAGGTTTGTTACTGGATTGGAAATACGCGCTGCTGTAAAACCGCATGTACAAAAGCTGTGTATCGAGATTACCAATCTTTGGCTGTATCCGCACAGCGAGTAAATACGTTTTGTCTGGCGTGCGTAAAAGGAATGATTCCGTCTTTGGAAACATCAACCCATTTTCTAAGTACAGGTCAATCACTAAATTCCGTGCTTCCATAACCTGAGCGCAGCTCACCCAGCTGCGTTGTGTGGCAGCTAGATTCAAACGGTTGGGTGCAGTCTGCCCTAACGAGTAGATGTGGTAGGAGTGGGTAGAATCCGGTAAATAGTACTGCTGACGGCCATACTCAAAATAAGAGCGACGCCCTCCTACAGGCGTCGCTCTACGGAGTTGGATGATCGCCTGCAGATCCTGATAAGGACTACACCAAATGTTAGAGATGGCGTAATCGGTCAGTTGATCAAGCATGGTGTTAGTTCCCTAATTGACGAACCAGACTGACGAAAGAACGGTCAAACTGTTCTAACGCTTCACGTTTCAAGAAACGCTGAGTGGATAAAAAGATTGGAGTTTTGTTGTACACACGTTCGTTCACTACCGTGTGGAGTAAAGCAATCCACGTTGGTGGGTGCTCTAATGCCACAGAGACCGACTCTTTTGCGGTGGGAGTACCAAACCAGCTAGACGCCATGATCGAGTAGAACACGCCATTCGTGAAGTGCTCTAGTTTCAAACTCCCTAAACGCTGCACGGCGTTACTGAACGCGTCGGTGTCAGCTAAGTACCCTAAGGCTACGGCTTCACGGCACTCTTCAATACCTTGATCACTCACACGACTTAAACGTACGGCTAACGCGTCTTGGTCAGACTCTAGCTCGTTTTCGTTAAAATGTAGGCAGAGGTAAAACCACGCTGCTAATGCAGTCAGTTTCATTTGAGCGGTGTAATCCAACGCTAAACGACGCGTGACTAACTCGCCGATCCAGTTGGCGTAGCCTTTTATAGGTAAGCTACTGAACAACCAAAGACTCTGACGATCAGCGCGGTCTTCCGTCCACGCAGTCTGGAGAATAGCTTGTTTGATTAAAAACGCAGCAGCACCTTCTTTCGGTGCTTTGTATTGACCAGAAGTTAACACTTGACTGTTGTAGCTACGTAAGTCAACGTACGTGTACTCACCGTCTACCACAGGGTGACCGAAGGCTGGGATACGATCTAACGCAACACCACGTCCTGCAACAGCGAAGATCTTTGGAAAACGTTCATCGGCTTGCACTAGCGCACCTTCAGTCCGTGCGTAGTTCAATTCTGATACCACTTTACGTTCGATCACTCCAGCAGAGTGTGCCGCTATTGTGGTGTTATAAGGCGTTAAAAACATAAAAAGGTATCCTTAATAAAGAAAGTTAATCATGTGCGTCTTTTTCGTCTTCGCTCGGTAGTACGTAAAAACCGAATTCTATGAAGTCGTACGCAGTATGGCCATACGATACAAAAGCTTCACCCGTTAACGGAATCAGGAGTACACCCATGACAATTAACTCAGCCAATCCGGCGTTCCGGTACCAAGGCGCGGACGATCAGTCCACAGCCACAGTGCCGGTCGAGGCGAGACCGTCCCCGGTCTTTTTGGCTTATAGCCCTTTATTCACCCAGCGTGGTCCCACTGATCCGAACTACGGTCCGATCATTGTGGATAAGGCTGACTTTGACAAAATATTCGGTGCTGAATCTTTACAGTATCGCAGTAAGTACATGACCCACCAAGCGGTTCTGACACGTGCTTTGTTAGAAGCCGGTGGTTTAGTTGCAGTAGAACGTATTGCACCCAACGACTTAACCGACTTGCCAAAAACTGCAATGATCAACTTAGCGGTTGACGTGCTGGCGATGAACATCCCTCAGTACGAACGCAACACCGACGGTTCGTTTAAGTACGACGAAGACGGTCTGAAGATTCCTTTGGGTACGACCAAACCTGGTTACAAATACAAGTTTGTGTTGGCTCCTTTAGTAGGTGCTGTAGGCGCTGAAGTAGAACGTGTAGGTAGCATGACCGAAGGTGCCACACAGTCTACGATCAAACCGTTGATGGATATACCAGCTGCGTACTTTGGTATCGACGGCAACAATATCGGTTTCTCTTTGTTTGCCCCTACGGATGCGTCGTCTGAACCCGTAGACCGTGACCGTATCGAACGTGTTGGTAGTTACATCAACCGCTTCGCTGCGATCCGTCGTGCGTCTACTACAAGCTTAGGTACCGTAGCACCGACAATCAACGGTGAGCGTTTCGTGGAGTTCTCTTTAGACCCAGACGCGTTCGATCCACTGACTGAAAGTGAATTAGCGTTCGATCGCGTCATTGCGGATAACTACCGTAACCTGATGCCAAACGATGGTAGTGCTCCAGTGTTTGGTCCATACGGCGACATTTACGTCTACCGTGACAAACTGGACGGTTTACTGGAAGACTTACACAGCGCAGAAGCGGGTGAGCCTACGTTAGCTTCCGATACTGGTATCTACGCGTTCAACTTGTTTGGTGCTGCGTCTCCTTCAGGTGAGCCGTACTACACTGCACAGATCGTTGGTGTGTTGGATGGTGGCGTGGAATTCACTGAAACGTCTAACTTCTATTTAGAAGGTGGTAAAGACGGTTTGATGACGGCTGCTCATTACGAAGCACGCGTTGGTGAGATCTTCGACAATATGTCGACTGGTTTTGTTCGCTACGAAGACATGGGTCGTTACCCGTTCACCTGTGTGGTCGACTCTGGTTTTACGTTACCGACGAAGAACAAACTACCACAGATCATGTCTGTGCGTCGTGACGTGGTCGTCTTAGAAGCCACACAAGACGTAGCACAACCTCAGAACACCATTTCTGAAGAGTCGTCTATCGCTGCTGCACTGCGTAGTGCGCTGCGCTTACATCCTGAATCCACTTACTACGGTACACCAACGTGCCGTGGTGCGATTATTGGTCAGTCCAGCTACCTGCTGAACTCCACGTATCGTAAACTGGTTCCAGGTACGTTTGAAGTGGCGTTGAAGTTACAACGGTACATGGGTGGGGATCGCTTCCAGAACTCTGCAAGCCTGAACTTACCACAGAACCGTAACTTACAGTTCTTAGCACCGCAGTACATGAACTGCACCAGCAAACCAAACACCACGTTAACCGCGGATTGGTCGTTAGGTTTAGTGTCTGCTCGTTTCAAAGACGACAACACGTTGTTCTACCCTGCATTCAAAACCGTGTACGATGACGACACCAGTGTGCTGAACAGCATCCTGATTGCGTTCATCTTAGGTGACGTGGTGCGTGGTTGTTACTACGTGTGGACACAGCTGACCGGTCGTGAAGACTTGTCAGAAGAGCAGCTGGCTCAGGAATCAGACCGTTTGATTCTGCTGTGGGTACAGAACAAGTACGACAATCTGGTGGAAATCACTCCACGGACTAACTTCACTACGGCAGACCGTGCTCGTGGTTACAGCTGGTCTACGGAAGTGACGATTCGTGGTCGCGGTCAGAAGAACGTGAACACGACGACAATCATCGCACGCCGTATCGAGGAGGAGGTGTAATATGTCTCGTTTAACTAATGCTATTTTAGCAGAAGGTACGGCGTACTTAGGTGACTTTGGTAGCAACACCACACTGAACCCAGAACTTGGGAACAGCCATGGTTTTATACCGTCGTACAAAGCGTACGTCAGTACTGCTCACCACATTCGCAAGAACCTCATTGCCGTGGTCATTAACTCCCCTCGTGGTTTTAATGACCTACCAGAACCACAACGCTGGCATGCTGCGTTTAAAGCAATCATTGAAGAAGGTTCTATCCGCATCAGCGGTCTGAACGCGACTCTGACTGTGGATAACGCAGAAACCGCGTACGGTAGCAATGAGATGTTCCAGGACCCTACAAAAGTGAACCGTCAGCGTAGTACGCCAACGCACACACACGTAGAGAAATACGGCAAGCCATACAACCGTTTCTACACGGGCTGGATTACGTATTTGATTGGTCATCCAGACACAGGTGTTCCTGCGATCTCTCAGATTGCGGGTACTCAACCTGCGGATCTGTTACCTGACTACATCGGTGCCACGGTACTGTATTTCGAACCAGACGCAACCCACACGAAAGTGGTGGAAGCGTGGCTGTGTACGAACATGCGTCCGAACACTGCTGGTCCTGTGGAAGGTTCTCGTGACTTACAAGCTCCAGGTCAGACCATCGAGTTTGACGTCGAGTTCACTGCACTAACTCAGCACGGCTTAGGTGTGAAACAGTTCGCTCAGCAGATCTTCGACGAGATCCTGCAGACTGGTCTGAACCCGAACCGCATCGAAGCGTTCACCAACGCGATCGACGCTGACGTGAAACGTGGTGAGTATGGTTACGCTGAAGGCGTGAAACGCGCTCAAGCTGAAACCATCGCGTAAGCCAAAAAAAGTAAGGCGTAGAAACATACAGGGAGAGCTTCGCGCTCTCCCTGTATGCCGTCTAACACGTTCCCCGTAACACACCCCACGCGAATTTTAAACGTTGTTTAAATGTGGTTGGTTTACCTAACACACCATTCAACCCGTAGGAGTCCATTCGAGGCGATGTCCAAAAACAAATCAACCCTTTGGTCGTTTTGATGTAACGCGCCACAACAACCTTGTCGGTTTGATCAACTAAAGTCACGACCTCATACCCGTACTGTTTAAACGCATTACACGCCGAAGGAACAAGCGAAGCGTCTATGGTCAATAAAAGCGCGGGTGCTTTGATCAACACGTCGATTAAGACCATACGGATGTCAGAGGAGTACTTACACGGGCAGTAGTATTTCTCTAACTGGGGTAAATCTCGTGGTGACGCTAAAACACCCCCATCGGGCACGAAGTTGTGTTGGCTTAAGTAATCCAACTCTTTGATCAGAAATTCAATCGTGTTTTTATTCACTGACATTGAAGGTCTCCTTGGTTAGTTCTCCACGGTCTACAAATGGGAGGTTATTAGAAAGGCAGCATTTCTCAAAGTACGTTTTGAGTAAGTGACGATGACAGAACGTACCGGGAGGACAGTAACACGCAATCGCTACTTTCGGAGTAGCACAGACGGCTAACCAGCGTTCTTTACTACGCTGGTAGCTTTGCTGCATGAGTTGCCGGTAGACATTCGTGTATTGGGTTTCTGTAAGCTTTCCTGACTTCACTCCAAGGACGATGTCCCACGTCGGTGAGAACACACGCTCTCCTGACTTCACGGTGGTGTCAAGAAGCAGTATGCCGCTCTCTGGCGTCACGAGGCGGTGTTGTGACAGTTGAATGGTGTAACACTCCACGTAACCTCCTTAAACCTCGTACGGTGAGTTCTAGAGCGGTTGCAAGGACCACGCTGATAACTGCGATGAATTTCCCTAACTCTAGTAAAAGAGGGAAGAGGAATTTTAATTCTACCAACGACATCTGGTCTGCTGCTCTTAGTAAATTAACGAATGAAGTTTCTGTAACACCAACCCGCGTTGTTCATCTGGAATCAGTTGGATCAGACGGGCAATACGTTCTGCTTTACGTTGGCACAAACCGTCTTCGTCTTCAGCGACAGCGTTGTTGTAAAGTCTCGGATCTAACTCCGGCAGATCTCCCACTTTGAGTTCTTCAAAGTAGGTAAACACACCACTGGGTTGTAACACGGCGTGGTGTTCGTGAATCACGACTTCCATCTCAGCAAACATACTCGGAGGAATCTCTGGAACACACCCCAACGGGTTTACAGCTTCCGGAGCGTGAGATTGACTACGGATGATGTTTAGGTCGTTCACGCCAGTAGCGACTAATGTTTCTTGGATCAGATCAGCGATTGCTGTTTTACCAGATCCGGCAGCTGCGTGTACTTTGATAACAATTTGCTTTTTGCGCATAGCTTACCCTTTCAAAAAAGAATCAAACAGAAATAGCAGACAGAAGGGAGGGTTTCCCCTCCCTTCTGCTGTACACCAGGACTTATTCGCCAGACAGGATTGCAGCAGCGTATTGATGCACAATCGTCTTCGCTTTCTTCAGTTCACCACGAGAAGCACCAGCAGCACTCACGTCGTAGTTGACTTTCAGTTGACCAGGGATTTCTTTCTTCTCACCAGTGCCAGGACCAGCGTTTACTAAACCTGAACGTAAGTTTTTCACAGTCAGTTCGTTGTCGCCCATTTGTACTGTGGTGGTTGCAGAGTCTAACGACTTGTCGCCTGACATCGCACCGACGTTCGCCATGCCGCCAGCTAAAGTAGCAGCAGCGATGAAGCTACGTTCCCAGTTTTGGTAAGAAGGGATGTGTGGACGTAAGTCTTCAGGAGCCAGGTCTACGAATGGATTGCCTTCGGCTTTAGCCACGCCAGCTTCGTGTGTAGCAATTACGATCTGTTCGGCTAAGCTTACGTCAGCTTTGTTTTCGGCAGCAATGTCTTTTACTTGTTGATTAATGGTTGTCATGATTGACGGTTTCCTTTTTTAGGTTTAGAGAAAAGTTGTGGTTTACGAGGACCACGCAACAGATGTGCGGTGTCCGGTATTTATTTACTACGATTGGATGTTCTGTTTCAGCGCTTGTAGGCGTGTACGTACCCGGTCGAGCAATTCAGCCGTCGGGTGGTGGGGTTGGTTCATGGTGGTTTCCTTTTTACAGTTAAGCGTTTACAAACACCACAGGTTTGACATACCCTGTAAGGTGTTGTGGTTTTTTGCTGAGTAACACCGATTCGTGGTGCTGTCGGTTGTGGTTTAGAAAGTGCCGTAGCAGCACACAGACAACAGTCAGGTGTCGTTGTAAGAACGTACGTATTTCCCGTTCGTTGTACTTCGTGGTGAATCGATCTACTCCGTCCAGTGTGGCGAGTAACACAATCAGTGTACCGACGACCACGTCAGCCCGAAGCCACACGCTTTGTTTACCACCGACTGACCACTCGATGTAGTTTGGATGTGGATGAGGGATTGCAAGATCGGTATGTAAAGGAGGGGTGATTCCTTTACTGGGCCACAGCAGGTACGTGGTGATGTAGTCTAAAAGGTCCGCAGGAGCTCTTACGTGAGACTCAGTGAAGTTTTGTAGACCTGTGAGTACCAACGTATTACTACAGCCTAACAACTCGTTGTAACAGATCTTGGTGGTTTGTACGCGGTCTATCGGTAACACCACCGTTTGATTCCCACGACCGTTCGTGTGGATCTTATCCCGTAACGACTGAGGCCAGTCGAGCTCTAAAGGTTTTACACCAAGTACCGAGACGGTATCAAGGTCAAACCCAAGTGGCGGTAACGCCTGTAGTTCTTCTTCTTTTAAAACGCGCATTAGCACTCCTTTGAATTGCGGGGCAAATTCTCAACTCTATAATTTATATCTATAAAACTTTCGAGACGGCACAGGGAGAGCCGAAGCCCTCCCTGATATTTATTCAACCGCTTTCTCAAACTCTTCTGTCGTATGCAGAAGCGCCAAGTCCTTTAAAAGCTGTGGGTCGGTGACGTGATCAAACAGCCGTTGGATGAGCTCGTAGCCAGCGTCATCCTTCACCCACCGTTTGTGTTCTTCTGTGGCACCGTCGGTGTAGACAGACACAAACCAGAACATCCCGTCGTCATAGTCGTCTGAGCAGAACCGTATCAGACGTTTCTCTGTAGAGTCTACCTGTGTCGTGCCTTCCGTACCGGCTGCCGTACGGCGCTCTGTACGCGCTCTTAAAGCGTGTTGTGCGCTACGTAACCCACGGATAGCGGTGGTGTTCTCAGGGCACGCAAACGCGGTTTGCTGATAGCACTGTAAGCGATGTTCGGCGATCGCTAATAAGTCTTCTACAAACACTCCATTAGCGCCTACTTCCTTTAGAGGACCTGTTTGAAACTTCACAGACCCTAAACTACCGTTTACTGTTTCGGGGTCTACTACGATATACTCGTCATACAGCGGCGCTCTTTCCGTCGTCCCGGTCCCAACGATTTTATTTGGAGACTGCGGTAACGGTGGTATTACAGCGCTTGCATTTTCTAAACTTAAGAGTTTTTCTCTGAGTGACATTCTTCTTCCTCCACGAACAAGACCTTTAACAAAGCATGCCCTCCCATTGCAATGAGTGACATCGCTGCAATGAAGACCAACACCCCTTCTATCATTTTACTCCCCTCTCCATACTCGATACCCATTCCCAGGCTCTTCGTAATACCGCATGGCTACACTCCAACGGATTAAAAAGTGTTCTGGGTAGTGCTGTAAAAAACGATCCCGTACACGGATATACTCCTCTGTGTGCTCCTCGCTAGGAAGCACACAAGGTCCTACTAAACATACAGTCACTAGCTGGTCGTGTTCTTTGACTCGCGTTAGTGTGGCGTAGTACAGTGTTTGTCTGGCTTTGTGATACCAGTACACTGTACTGCCTCCGATGACGTACGCGATCCCTGCTGTCAGTAGTAACTCCCACCCCATCTCTGTACCTCCCAGCCTCCGGTGCACAGAATTGGAGCGTTACGAGAATACAGCAGCGTCTGTATGAGGAGTAATCGCCTCGATGATCCAGGTGTGGTGTGGAGCAGACTCAGCAAGGATCAAAAACGCGGGAATGGACTTTGCCGGAACGTCCTGCAGATAGAAACACTGAGGTTCCAGTTTCAACACGTGGTTGTTCAATCGAATCCCTAGTTCGATCATTCCTGTTTCTGTGGTAAGTCCTGCGCCGCCTGTAGGTGTCATCAAACGGATACGGTCTATTTGTTCCGCTGTGAGGAAACTATTGAACGCTTTTAGGGTGTCGTTCACGACGACTTTATCGTGACCTGCGACGTGAACTTGCGACTCGGCAGAGTGGTGCTCTGCGATGAATTGTAAAATCAGCGCTTTGGCTTTGAGGGTTTTACCTGTTTGACGTTTACCAACGATGACGTTTACAGTGTTATGCATGGTACTCTCCTTTTTTTGGTTAAAGTGCCGGGTTTTTGAGCACCCGATAATCGATAAGGTTGATGGCTTTCCAAACACCTTCACGTTTTTGTAACACGATGGGTTGGTAGAACGCTTGGTATAAAGAAGGGTTGTTGATCAACTCGTGGGAATCATCAATCACAGTAAACCCATATAGCGCAAGCTCATCCGAATGCGCGCAGTGCGCGTTAACGTTGATGTGTATGTAATTGTGGTTAGTGGATCGAGCACGGATAATCACTACGCAGCTAGGGTCTTCCGCGACACGTCGACTGGCAGTTTCAGCTTTCTCCCCAAACCACGCGTACGTACCCTTAGGGTTTTCAAATTTCGGTGGTTGTGTGGTGCGTGGTTCACCGCACCCTAAGAACAACACCGCCAACATGAGTAAAGCGCCCGTTAGAAACGATTTCATTATCAGACTCCTTTCGTCTGTTCTATCTCAGGAATGTTAGTGATCACCCAATGGGTTCCGTTATGTTTCAGTACCAGTGGTCGGTAAAATACATACCTCATTCCCAGATCGTCAGATCTCGAAACTGTCGGTTTAGTGACGTTAAATCCGAAGATTTTTTGTGTGGTGGTTGTTAGTCCGTCGTAACATTTTTTGTGTACGACGAAATTTGTATGCGGCCAACCACCAACGTCAGTATAACTGATCACCACACTACACTGGGATGGTTTCTGTACCAGTTGTTTGTCGTGTAATTCAACAACCCGCATTATTTCGTAGACAGAAAATTCCCTGAGTTCATTTGGGTCATCCGAACACCCAGTTAAAGTTAGTACCCCTATCAGGGCTAACAAAAACACCTTCATAGTTCACACCCCAATGTAACGTCGTTTGGTTATAACAATAAACGCGAGTACTAACCCCATTTATTCCCACTCCGCCGACTTCGGTTTTTGTTTAGGTTGAAACTTCCCAGCGGCTTTATCAGCCGCTACGAATTCTTTTGCAACCTCCCGAGGAATCTCTGTTTTCTCAGAGAGTTCCTTGTCGTGCGCAACCGCTTGCATTAAGTCGTGCTGCTGTTTACTTTTAGACGGCATGCGTAACCCCCTATAAACCAAATTGTCGTAACACAGGGGTAAAGTCACACCCGATGAGTTCTTGGTCTCCCACTGGAGCGCCAGCACACGCGACGACTGTACGTTGGTCCGATGCTAGATCGATAACCAAACATTCACTATCCGAGTGCTTGAGTGCCGCAAGTGTGTAAGTGCACGTAGCTGCTTTGGCTTGTAACACGCCATTTCGAATGCGTCGCGGCGCATCGGTCAAAGTCCCTTCATCGAACAATAACACATCGTTCTCCTCTTCGTCTCCTTTTAAGAAAACGTCAATGACCGCAAAGTCACTTTTTTGCCCCGGTACCGTTGCGTGGATGTACGGTACTCCCGGATTCCGAGGCACCTGTGCGATGTACAGTAAGTTCGTAAAACGAATCAACGCGTATTCAAACCCTTCTGCTAAAGGGTGCACAGTGTGGTCGTTAAACATCGCCAGTGGAACACCGTCGTAATTCCGAATGGTTGCGTTGCCGCCCTCAACTAAATAGATCTTTAATACGTCGGACATTTCAATCCTCCAGACACTAAGTAAAGTAATACGAACAGTTGCCCTACTGCGAATAAGAACAACGCGATAAACAGAAACCCGCGAGGACTGATGTTCTCGTTGATAATCCGTTTCGGTGGTGGCTCTGGGGGTGCCACCACCCCCAGGTTAGGTCGCGTTTCAGAAGCGTTCCGCGCCATCTTCGGGCTCCTCTAAATCGTCCAACGTAGACTTTAAGGTTTGTTTCAGGTGGTTGACTTTCCCTGAGAGTTTCTTACGTTCCTCTTCACGGATCTGCTCAGCAAAGTCCTGACGACACTTCAGTGTGGTTAAGTACTTGTGCACACGTTGGTTGATCAGGATGTAGTCTGGTACACTGTGATCAATCAGTGTTTGCCAGAATACTCGAGCCAGCGGTAGTAACTCAGGATCGGTAGGAGTCAGGTCGATACGTAACTGTTTCTGTAACGTCTCCAGTAACAGCCCTACTCGTTGTTGATACAACCCTGCCCCAAAGAACTGGATGATATCTGCTGCATTTCCTGCCCGTACCTGCTCGTAGAAAAAGTCAGGAGACTTGGAATCCATCGCGTCTCTTGCCCACTGAGGAATCTCGCGTGTGGGGTCTTTGATCACCACCCGACGATGCACCCACTTCAACCAAAACGCTTCGTTGATGTAGTCCCAGTGAGGTAAGGTTTTTAACACCTCACGATACGTTTGGAAGTTGGTAGAAAGTTCCATTGGAGCGCCGTAGGCCATCGCTAGGATAGAGCCGATAAAGATAGGCTCACCAGCGTCGGCTCCCCAGACTGCGTCTTTGACGACACCGATTTGTTTATCGAAACTACGGACGTAGACCTCAAACGTACGAATGTCCATCGACTCATCCAGTATGAAACGTAGAGTATTCGCGCCTTTGCGGTCAAACAAGAGTTCTGCTAACTGGGTTTTACTACACACGTTACGAACCAGCTCCGCGTTCTCTGGTAGCCGTACGTCCCGCGAGAACGCTTGGAGTAACTCATACGCGTACTCGTCGCTGTACGCAGCGTTGTATAACGATTGGTACAGCTCAGGCCAACGACTATCAGGTTTGATTTTCGTTAATTCTAAAGCTTCAATGGCTTTGAGGAATGCGATCTCGCATTCCGTTCCTGTAAAGGTGTTGAGTTGCGATAAAGCGTCTTTAAAACTTTGTGGTTGTAGGAACAGCTCACGTCGTACGAGGCGGCTGCTATGGGTTGGATAGAAACTATCGTCTTGTTCTGGTTGTGCTATGAGTTCTTTTGCGAACTCTACGAACAGTTTTAGTAATGTTTGAAAATCTTGCATTGGTTAGTTCTCCTTTAGGACAAAGTAGTTCGGTAGGGTCTCAACGAAAGTAAGTCCTTCCGTTGTAAACTCTCTTCGTTTTTTGGTCGTTCTCTGATCCGCAAGCCGCGACACGACACCCAATGTTAATCCCACGTTAGTGTCGTAACCCACCTTTGTTTTCAGTAGGTGCTGTAAAACGTCACGTACGAAGGTAGGTCCGCCCACCCATGTCGTATTTGGAGTCAAAATGGTTATATCTCCAAGTGTGGGGTGGTTGTAGGTCGAGTACATCAGCTCTTCGATCTGCTTGTTTCTACAGGACAGAAGCCATCTGCGTGCCTGCAGGAGTGTTTCCTCAGGCACGGAAAGATCGACTTGTTTTCTTAAGTACGTGAGATCGCAAACTTCGATGTTCTCTCTTTCTCTGTCGTAATCTCTAGGAGATACGTTATGGAGATGTTTAAAGAAATATCCGCGATTTGCACAGAGGTCTACCGCAAGTGAATCGAGACTCTCTATCCCTAACGTTGTATCGATTCCTTGGATTGTTCTGAATGCCACGTCGCCGCTGTAAAGTAGTTCGACAGCTTCTCTTGGGAACGTGCGTAAGCGGTTGAGTTCGTAGTCTTTACGTACAGCACCGATCACCACAGAACGAGAAGGTACTACAGCAACATCGTAAGGCCAACCACGTCCTGCGTAGGTTGTTCCAGTCGCCACTAAGAACACCCCATATTCTTCGTTTTCCTGAAGTTCCACTTTACGATCAAACCGGATGCGGATATACGGACCATTGAAGTTGATCAGATCTCCCTGAGCATTAACACGTATCTGAAATTCATCGTCTTCAGTGTAAACGTACTGTAGTTCAAATACAGGTTGTTTTAAAGGTCGTAATTCATCGACTTCTGACACTGCTATTACTCCTTTAATTTCGTTCAGTACGGTAATACACAAGTACGTCACTCGTGGTACGCACTAACCCTTCTTTATCAATCCACTCATCCTGCTGGTCTTCAGGTAGGTGTGGGTTGTTGTATGCCGTGAAGTCCACAGTGCGAGGGCGTAAGTACCCACCAATGATCGACTGGGCTGTGACTAACAGTAAAGAGTCTACAGAGACGCCGTCGTCCAGAAATACATCCAGCAGCATTCTACAGCGTTTTAAAGACCCTTTGAATGCTAAAGGGCGATGTACATCAGACGCGATATTTACAACGTGTGTTAAGTTCGACATAAAACCTCCTGAGTTTTCTTGACCCACGCACGCACGTCGTACATTAATGACGTCACGCGCTGATCGTGGGTTAGTCCAGCTGACTGTTGTTTGACGTATTCGCCCCACTGTGCTTCTGGTGCCTTTGCGAAAAGTTCCCAATACCGATTCAACAACGTAACCGATCGTTGGTAGAAATCGATTTTAGGAAACCGCAGCGCGTACCCTAAAGACACCAATGCTTGAGTTGTGAAGTTGTATTCAAACACTTTACCTCCTAGTACCGTTTCTCTGGTACGTTCAGTAAACCATTGTTTTGTGAATGGCAAGGTTGAAAGATTGGGTTTTGGTCAGCTAATGCAATAGCCTCGTCCAACGAGTAAATACGTTGCTGTGTATCCCACCCGACGTCTAACGACTTCCCGTGATGTTTGTACCGACCGTGACAATGTCCGAATAGGTGGATTGCGCCGTGGTGTCCTTGGTTCCATTCCGTCATCGGCATGTGGGACAACACCACCTTTCGTTTGAAGTGTTTAATTTCAATAATAGGTGATGTCTGCCCGTATACAGCGAAGACGTCACTTAACCGATGGTCGTGGTTTCCGGGAGTAAACACTAACTTCAGAGTCAACTTAAAACGTTTCAATAAACGATGTAAGTTTTCTGGTCGGTGTTGTACGACGAAGTCACCAAGGATATACAGTGTGGCATTGTCTGGTAATGCATTGGCCTGCTCGAAGAAATAGTCCTCGAACTCAGCGAGAGTTGAGAAAGGACGGTTGTTGAGCGTTAGTGCTTTCTCGTGGTCGAGATGCGTATCAGAAGTAACGTACTGCATCTTACTCTACACCCAATCGCATTAACTTTGCAACTAGTCTTTTCCTTAAACTGAAGAACACGGAAAACAACACAGCGTTCAACACCACGATTAAGTAGATAGCGGAGTAATGTACGTTATTCCCTTCACCGTACGGGTCCGGACACCTCACTCTTCCGTAATCACTACTTTTCTCACACACAAAAGTAACCCGACTCCCCACTACCGCGTTCATGTACGTAACGCGATCGACATAAAACTCTTCTCCTTTTGTACCAATTAAGTAATACTCAGGACCAGTGCGAGTTTCTTCCTGCACTTTGTGTTTTACGGTAATAGTTACATTACCAGCGGCCATCACCGCGTCGAATTTCTTTGTGGTGTTTTCTTTCTCTAAAACTAAAGTCCACCACGCAAATGTAAGTAACGCTACTAACAGCACTACGTTAATCAACTTCTCTTTCATTACTCTTCTCCATTTTCACGTGAGTGTGCCTCAGGCCATTTCATGAACTGGTGTTTGCATTCAAAGAACAGAGGACGATTTGTTTTACCCGCACCTTTAGGTAGTTCCAGAACTCTACTATCCGTAGGTCCAAAACGATTTAAGAACATGTCATAATCTAATACCCACACCGTACCCGCTGGACTGTCGTCTGTAGGTTTTAGATTCGTATACACCACCATCGGACGACTGCAGTCTTGTGCGTGTCTGGCTATACTCTTCACCAACACTAACGTCTTTGTACGTTTCGACACATAACTACGTCCTTCCTCCACCTCGTAAATTTCATTCATTGTACGTTTCCTTCTTTAGAGACAACCCAAATGACTGGACTTGCTTTTGTTACCAATTCGAACAGTAAACGATGTCCTAAACGACACTTAAACCACGCTTCCGTGTCAAGCGGCATAAAAGCGCGTATGGCATTCATCTTCGATAACCCATACCTCGCACCTAAGACGTACTTATCTACACCACTGTTTTCGTACAGAGTACGGAGGTGTCGGTGTAACACCTCTCGTCCGTTATTCGGTGTGCTGGTGTACCGTGGTGTGTTCTCTTCTATTACCCCTAGATGTAATTCAAACGGCTCCACACGACTAGCTAAACGGATCAGTTTCAATATACCAAATTGATCTAAGTACTCTTTGATTTTGGTTTCTGAAGCTAAAGCTCTTAACACAGAACACTCTTTGGTGGTTAATCTCAAGTGTCTGCTTAAAGACTCGTTCTCCAGTTGCGTGCTGATGATCAACTTCGCTAAGTCTTGTTTCAGTCGGGCGATGTTCAGAAATTTGATCACTCGCATTTTAAAGGCTCCGTGCTTGTGATAACAAACCGCGTAGGACACTGAGCCGCCACAACTGTCAATAGTGTCGTCAACCCCACGTGGTCTTTTTTAGTGATCTTTTCGTCACGCGCGGCCACTACCCGGCGTATTGCTGAAACGGTTAACCCCCACCGATACGCTAACTGCGGAGCCGTCTTTCCCGTCTTTTTGTAACACTCGCGTAACAACACAAAGAGTGAATGTTTGAATCGCGCATCGGTTGTCTGATAAGCAACTGTCGGTTCTTTTCCCACCGTGATCTCCACTGAAGTGAGACGCAAAAGGCTATTTAAGATACGATCGGTTTTGATCGCTTTTGTTTGTTCGCGATCTTTCCTCTGACTGAGATAGTGTATTCCGGCAATAGCTCTGTTGTCTATCCCTAGTTCTGTGTACACTCTTTTCACCATTCTCGTGCGCCGACGGACTTCAACCGAGAGCGCTCTCGCTAAGTCTTGTTTGAATTGTACTGGGTTTTCAAATACGATTTCTACCGACATTCTTTCACGTGTCCTTATTGTTGGTGTGGTTAGGTCCTAACAATAATGTATATCTGTTTTAAATTCCATTTCTATAAGGCAAAAAAAGAGGAGACCGAAGTCTCCTCTTTATGCTACTTCAAAAGCTCTAATTTCAGATGGTGTTCGACCTCGATTGAGTCCCAATTAAACTTCAGGGATAAAAGCCACGAGTCACCCTCTAGAGGTCTCCACTTTAATTCCAACCAATAGTCGCCGGTACATTGTTGTTCCATCGCGTGTATTCGTTTAATCGAGTAGAGATAAAAGAGAATCTGGCGTAACCTCCGGGTCAACGCATCTGAGAACACATCTGGGTGTCGTTGAGTTATGGTCCACAGATGTGCATCCGCCCAACTAGAATAGTCGCCTTCGTTGGCGTAGGCGTCGTGTACTTCCGGTAATCCAAACACTACGTCTAGGCCGACTGGCATTAGAGTGAAGTTTTGCTCGACTAAACCACGTCGCCTTTTCGTCAAAAAGTGCGGCGATGTTGTCTATGTGTATTTTGACTTCATCGAGAAGAGGGCGTAGATGACTGACGTTCGTTTTCTAACTGATTTAAGATTAAAGCGGTTTGTACTAAACGCACAAACGCTTTGTGGTCTTGATTTCTTTGTTCTTTCGTCATAGTACTCTTCCTTCTTTCTTATCGTTTAACGAATTTCAATCACCACCGGAAGATGGTCTCTTAAGAAATCCAACAGAACAGGTAAAGACGCACGATTGTCCTGCCAATTTGGATTGCTTGGTTTGATTAACAGTTTCTTCACAAACTCTAAAGGAACTCCCCATTGCAGCGCTAAGTCACTATACCGCAGTCTCGACTCTTTGTAGTACCTACGGATAAATAGGTAAAGATCCAGGTGGAGATTCAGATTGGTAGTCTTGATTTCCCCTGGAGTTTCACTTTCACCCACGAGTACACGAAACGGAGCTAACGTCGCTGAGAAGTCTACGAGCGTTTGAATACAATACCGTGTTTGGTAATACACGCTACGGTCTAACGCTAAACCACGGAGGTTCGTGATCTCTTTCTCTTCAGTGTCGAGTTTCCTTGCTCGCTCTGCGTTGTCTTTACATGTCATTAGGTGTGACATCACAAAGATGGCGAGCCTACGCCTGAACTGAGGTTTCGTCTCGTACTCAATTTCTACTAACATACTTAATCCATTAACTTGATTACTAACACAGCCGCTCTGTGGGGGTTTGTCCAATGCCCGTCTTCGAACACTTCTAAGAAGCACAATAGAAAACGACGACCATCTTTATACCGCACTTCTATTCTATCTTCTACTGGTATTTGAGTCGGGTAGTGGATGTTCAGCAGCACACGGCTAGAAGAACTAACACAAAGAAGTCCTAAATAAGGTTCTTCGCCGTACGTACGTGTGATTTCAACTGAAGGAAACGCGATGGAGTCGCTGGTCAGTGAGGGTATCTGATCCAGTAACCAACTCGATACCTGGGACGGAATCCCGTGTTTTGTAACCACCGAAACTTCAAAGTTATCCGTCGAGAATACCTGATTTACAAAGTCTGTCATGTTTTGTCTCCCAATGGAAGTGAGTTCCCTCTATTAGCTAACTTCCTGTACGTCTCTACCGCTAACGTCAGGTGTTTGTTTAACGCGTCGAACTTACGGTTTTTCCAGAGTTCATGTGCTTCAGAACCCGGAGCGATACACAGTTCCCCGTGTTGAGGGTGTTGGTAAGTGATAGTTGCTTTATTCATCGCTACTCCGCTGGGATTAAGTCGATTGTGATTAACTTAAAGCTACCGTCTGCTGTTTGGATTCCACGTAAACCCATTTTCACCTCCCCTTTCTGTATACCTTCATACGCCGTCTGGGTGATTGGTTGTACGTGAGCTACATACGTGTGTGGATGTACGCGAGTAAGTTCTACTGTAGCCCCAACACGCTCAGGTTTAACTTCAAACGCACGACGCTCCCATTCCTCGTCTGACATCTCAGGCGTGCGGATAGGGCGTCCGTATTCGGCGTGAAACGTTTTCTCTAAAGGAAATTCGTATTTCTCCAACTCCCGTGTAACGACATCTATCGGAATCCCCTTTGCTACAGCAAATCCGTTCAGATCACCTAACATTATCGTCGTGTACCCTTTTGGTAAGTAAGGGTCTATCGCGACCGGTGTATCAAACATTTTGCTGCATTCCCATAACGCACGAGTGGCTTCTTTTACACCGTGTGTGTTTGCTAGGAATAGCAAAGTTGCTTCAGCGCCACCAGCGCGGATCGTAGTATCGGGGATAACCACACAGTAACCAATACCGTGATAGCATGCTCTGAGTATCGCGATAGGGTCGTGTTCTACAACAACGTCGATATGAAACCATTTCTGTGGTTTATGCCCTTCAGCGGTGGTTAAACACGCCCCTTTACGTAAGTTCGTCTGGGCGTACGTCGTGTCCGGCGGCGATTGAAATTTCCCGTACCACTTTAGTAAATGAAACAAACCCGCAGTGGTTTCGAATGGAACGTGAAATTTCTGCTTTCCCTTGAACGCATCGATGACAAGGTAGCAGTTAAACCATCGCGTTTACAAACTTCCCGCATCCGTCGCATCAGGTCACGTAAGTTACAGTCACACCCACCCATCACGTAGATAGTTCTACGCGCATAACACGTGCGACACATCCGTGAGACTTCATACGCTAACTGATTCAGCTCCATATCAGTATACCGCCACAATTTTAACCGTGTGGTGTTTCTCCCAAGCTCCCCTCCTTTACGCGCCACACACATCGCAGGCATATACGTGAGAGCGTTCTGTAAACGCTGTTCCTGTACACGTCTCCATGGATTTGGAAACAGTAAACGATGCGAGCAGCGTAGAAAATTAACCAGCAGAAAAACTGCACTTCCGAGTTCTTTACACACGCCCCACCATAGTTTTGCTTCCGTTTGTAACGTAGATGATAGCGTCATTTCGAGTACTCCTTCGCACTATTCCGCAACATTTTAATTAAAGGCAGCATACAAACCTCCATCTAAACTTCCGCGAACTGTTGAAACACTAACATTTTTGTTGCTCCATTAAAAAGACCTCGAAGAATTCTAAGTCTTGTTTTTGTAAACGACATCGAACTTCAATATCTGCGGGATCTATAGGGTTTGGTCGTCGGGACTCATCAAACCCAAACATTTGTTTGTGGGAGGTGTGCGTCTTCCCAGTGAGGTATGTGAAGCTGTCGTAGTATTTTTCGCCAACACTAAAATAAACGTGTGCTCCGTTGTCCCACCACTCCACTGGGAGCCCGCGGCGCCTGAGTACTTCCCCCACACTTAGCGCAAAGAGACCACAGTCACCACAATTCAAATACCCATGCAAAGCAGCTTCAGTGAGGCTTACTTGCGCCCAGTTTAACCACGCTGGTGGTTTGAAATGCTCGTCGGCAACATCTTCGATGACCGCGCGATACATCACCCCATACCAAGCTAGAAAGCTTTCTGCGACTCTACGAAAGTAAAGCGCTTCATTTTGCAAGGTTGTTAGACGATCGATTAAACTGCCAAGTTCCCCGTTGTTTAAGTGAGTAAAACTTTCTGTACAAATACAGAACTTAAGACAAGATGATGTACACGCCATGTGATATTCCTTCGATGTCAAAAAAGAGGGAGTTTCGACTCCCTCTTTTTATTATTTTTAATTGGGGGTAAACTCTCCCCTCTCAGTGCTAACGGTTTGTTTCGATCAGCCGAACGATTTTCGTGCGTCCGTTTCGTTATCAAACCAACGACACCCCCAGTACGAACAATCAACTGGGTTGAAATAGTTGATAAACCCGTCTTCGTGTTTCTTACTTACGGCATAGGCCAGACACGCTTCACGGAAGGTACGTCCTTCAGAAGTCCCCACCAGACTCGCTCCAGCGGACTGCCCGGTACATGCGTACCCTTCTACCCAAATCTCGTAGGTTTTTGATGGCATGTTATCGGACAATGTACTACGTTCCAATTCCAATGCATCTTCAACACCGCGATGTCTTTCTTTTAGTCGTCCCACTTTCTGGTTCATCCGAACACTCCATTCGGTTTAGTGTTTAATTACTCCGGTGAGAAACCCACACGAACCTTTTTCATTCTTCCTTCGAAGATTTCTGCTAAAGTACCAGCAGTCGCACAGGACTCTGGTAACTCGTAATGGTTCACAACGCGTGTTGCCTCATGTGAGGTCAGCTCGCGGGTTTCTACCGCTTTGTAACAACGACCAGGACGTATCAGTGCTTGGTCTATTTTGTTACGCGTGGATAAGTTTGTGGTGATCACCAATTTGATCTTTTTAGAAGCGATACCCTGTAACTCGTTTAACAACATCGACATCAGCTCATTACCGTCCTGCCCTTCTCTAGGCGCAAGTAACGTATCTACGTCTTCGAAGATCACCAACGTGTTATCTGGAATCGACATAAAGTACGCGGGAAACATTGCGTTACGTAAATGGTGCGTACCACCGATTTGTAACAGACGGTAACCTTTGCTGTCACCCGCGCGACAGATCTGTGCTAATAACGAACTCTTCCCAGTCCCGTAAGGACCTAACAGTAAGGTCATGTTTGCGTTAGACTGGAAGAAGCCCTCTATGTAAGCATCCACTCCACCGTCTAAGTAAGGGTAGTTGACGTCGTGTGGTATGTTCTTTCCAGGAACAATCTCACGCGTGGTTACAGTACCCTTACCGTTACAGTCGATGTTCGTTAACAACGACAGCTTCACGGGCTGTTCAACTTCCCACTTCTTAAACCACTCGAGCTCTTGTAAGATCTTCGGCTGGTCCTTGCGTTCGAAGTAAGCCGCATACACAAACTTCGTCCCGTTAACGTTCACACGGATCGCAGACGTTAAGATTTCGTTGTCGCCATGAATGCGTTTGCGGTATGCGTTAAAACCAGGCAAGTCTTTATCGAACGAGTACTCGATCACGTACTCTAAACTTTCGAGGTATTGTGCTATTTCCTCTACCGTCTCTAGGGTAAATTCTTGGCAGGCAAAACGTCTTTCCAAAAACCCCGTAGAAATACCATTCGCCAAATGGTGTTCTACGATTCGAAGTACTCCAGTGATAGCACGTAGTGACATGATATCGGAGAACGTAGTGATTTGTAAGCGAGTGTGTGTCATTTCTGAAAAATCTCCGTTGAGATACGCTGTGAAAAAGAACCAAGGGTTGGTGAAACCCACATCGGCCATGTGTGATGTAGCCGCCGGTCTACTTTTGTCAACTGTTTTAAGGTGCAGTGCAGTCGAGATACCAACGACAGGCGTTCCGGGTATAACTAAGAACGCTTTGCAGGTTAGGTCGATCCCTCCCAGTCTATTAAAATCGAAATGATCAAAGTTGACGGGGACGGAGGGTAGACTTGAGACAGACCGCCTCAACGGAAGATTTTCTTTCGCGATCGGTTCTAATAAATCGGTCCACTCGGCGTCGTAGCTTGCGAATTCCCAATTCGGCATCATGGGTCTTTCGATAGTTCTTCGTAGGGATTTCCACCCTGAAGGGTCCATATGCATCTCCTCTAAATCGACAGGGGAGGAAACCCTCCCCTGTAGTTCTAACTACACACGAAAGCCAGGGCCCGCGGTCAGCTCTGCAGCGTTTGGACCATCTAAAACATCCGCTAAACTTACGTTATCCCGAATGCGGTCTTCCGGTAAGTTTAACTCCGCAACAATCACCGCAGCTTGATCGCGCGTTAGGTGTTTGAATTGTTTCAATGCGTAACAACGACCCGGACGGAACAATGCCGGCTCTATCATTTTCGTGTTTTCTAAGTTCGTGGTGATTACAAACTTAACGTCGCGTACAGTCACTCCAGACAACTCATTCAGTAACGTTGAGATGCTGGTGTTCCCTTCTTCACGTTTACCGATTAAGGTGTCAGCTTCTTCGATTAAGACTAGTGAGTTTTCTGGTATCTTCGTCAGATATGCATCAAACGCTGGGTGCGTCAACACTTTCTCACCGCAGAATTGGTAGATTTTCCGTTCGCCCGCACTACGACATAAGTGCCGCAACAACGTAGACTTGCCTGTACCTGGAGGGCCGATCAGCAACAACAAGTTGTTTTTGTCGTCTAAGAACGATTCGGTAACGCCATCCAAACCGCCTTCCAGATATGGATAGAACATATCTTTCGGCGGATTGAAGTTTTCGTCCACGACACGAATTGTGATATCCGCTTCACCGTTTGGTGTAAACCCTACTACGTAATTTATCGTTGTTGGAGGAGTCGATTTGTATTGTTCCAAAAATGCGATGATCTTCGACTCTTTTACGTCGTGTCCGTCTGCAACGTAGCTCGCGTATCTGAGTTTTTCAGAACTCACCGAAATGTGAATTGCGGCAACCATGAACTTGTGACCTAGGTCGAGTTCTGTGATATAGAATGCATTGATTGCAAAGGAGTCGGCACCGGAATCACGGCTTTCTACCAAGTAACCTAACTCTTTTAAGAACACCACCGTGGATTTAAGTGCTCCGCGGTTGTATCCTTTTTGTAGGTAATCAAAGTCGGTAAACGCTGTGGATACGTTATTCGCGAAGTGATGTTCGTTGATACGTAACACACCCGTCATGGCACGTAAAGCGATAAGTTCTTCGGCGGTACGTACGAAGGCTAAGTTTTGAATAGTTTGCATGAGCTCTCCTAAGAGGTTTAAGTAATGAAATTTAAGTATATCCTCGTAGTCCGAGTTGGTGGGATCTACGAGAGTCGGTCGTGTTAAAATGATTTGGATGTCGTTACTGTGGCTGAACCTACACGCGGTATAGAGTGTTTCTACGTCGTATCGAGAGTATAACTCGATGTCTTCGCAAAACACCGTTCCTGTGACCGCTTGGAGTAACCACCGCCACTGTTTGAAATCTCCCAGAGGGATGGTACGGTCGTAAACGATCTCCGGTATCAGCGGGTCGGCGTCCTCAGCGATCATAAATCCCCCAGAATAATCGCTAGTTCCAAAGAGCGTTTGGTTGACTTCTGAGTGTTCGTAACGTATTCGAAGACCTGCTTGTCGTGGGGGGTGTTGAACGACTGTCTGTGGTTGTACCCCAAGTACAACGACGTACGATCTAGCACCGCAGGCGAGCAATACAACATCGTTGATCTGCGGTCTGGTATGTACGCCAGAGGCTGTAGAAACGGAATCGTATCGGCAAACATTCCTGAGTAAGAGGGGTGCGCAACCGAAAACGGATGGTCTCCTACCTCACTATTCGCGTGTAGGTCTACAGAGAACATAGGAGCCACACAGAACAAGTCGGGTTGGACTGGGAGTTGTACTCCTTCTTTCAGTTGGGCAATCGTGCACACAGGACGTTCGTGCTCAAAGACCCACGCATGCACTGTTTTTATTTTCATAACTCCCTCCAAAGGGCTAATGCATTTAAAAGCCCAATGAGCGCCACTGTGGTGTCGAATTCCAACCCATGCGGGTGGTCTACCACCAACGGGATAAACCCACCAGCTCTCGTCCACTCCCCACGGAGTTGTATGTACAAGTCTATGGGTTTAGGAGGGTGTACGTACGCAGTAGCACCAGACAACACTCCGTCTCTCCACGCGATGTGTTGTTGGAATAAAGACCTCCCTACTAGCATTGCAGGTTGGGTGTAGAAAATACATTCGCTGTACTCGTCATACGCGGTGTTGTGTAGGTTAGGGTCTACGCACAGTAGCGGTGCGACAGAAAAGAGTGTGGGTTGTACCACACTCTGTCTGTTTGCTAAGTGTAAGACCACGTGATGGAACGGCTGTTCTTCCCCTCGCCGGTACTCGATGTGAGGCATAGCAAACATACAAGTCACTTTCTGGCCTCCTTACATTTTGTTCAATTGCAATAGCATCCGTTTTTGCTCTTCTGTTAAGTTTGACATCAGCTGGGAAATACTCAGGATCTGTCTAAACTCTGCTTCTGTGCTGCTTTGTTTAGTGACGTTGATGGAGTGACTACACACCACCGTATTGTCACGAGTATACCCTTTATTGGAGTCTAACCGTTCAATTGACAAGTAGTTCTCTGGAATACGACGTAAGCGAATGTCCTCTTCTGAAAACTGTGTCACTAAAGGTTGGCGTGTGTAGTAACACACATGACTACGCATCAGTGTGGTAAAGTCATCAATCGTTAACGCAAACTCTAACTCACGACGCATCGCGTTACGCGCTTTGTTTAAGTAACGCTGTGCAACCATCATCGAGAACCTGACTTGTTCACTACGTTCTTTATTCAACAGGTGTTGGAATTCGAGCTCATCCCGTAACTCATCGGAAAGCACCGTCGTGTCTTCTTCCACCACGTCTTGTTCTTCTACCGCGGACGTCTGTTGCTCTTGGGCGATAGAAGGATTCACTTTCACCAACTCTTCTATTTTCTTACTGCCTAGTTTTTCTAACTGTAACGCCAAGCCACTCTTTGGCGCTTGACCAAACGTAGTTGACTCCCCGTGGAACTTTGTGGTGTCAGCCACTCTGTTTTCCTGCAAAGACGCTTTGTACTCGCTCATGTACCTCGCGATCAAATGCCATTCTCTGGAAGCCATCCGTTCGATGGGTACTGTATTCCACTTCCACATCACCGTCAAGCGAGTTCCCATTCCAGGCATGTTTTCCTGAGCGTAGGTTTGTGCTTCCTGGATGTAACTCGGAACCCAATGAATCAGCTGTAAATCAGTCATTGCTTCTTTCAGCTGACGGACGCTGTGGGCTGACATAAAGAAATTATCGCTTTGTTTGTCGATAGCGATTTTGATGTGGTCGCGCCCAGCACGGATGAATTGTTCCAAGTCGCGACGTAGAAACGCACCCTCATTCAACGCAATGGACGCTTGATGGTAACAGTCTTCTAATTCGACGATGGGTGTGAGTAGCCGCGCGTCTAACGCGCTAGTCATGTATTTCGCAAAGTCTTCTGTAGCAAACATTTCGTGACTACGTAGTTCTACCTGAATCTTTTCTGCCAGGGTGGTCATTAGAGTACTCCTTGAATTTGTTTATTGATTTCGAACGTATTTGAATCGACTGTGTAAGTCGTTTTGGGCTCTGACACCAAAGGCATCCAGTGGGCTGAGAAACTCCCCGTGGTGTAGCTACGCATTCCTCTACTGCCGGGACGATACATAACGGTGAGTTTACCAGGACCAAACGAAGTGTGGAGTGGATGTTCTACCACCGTTAAGTGATCGGTTTCTGACGTGAAGGTTTGATCTACAAACACTTCGACAGTTTGTACGTCACCGTTCTGGCGCTGTGTCAATAAAAAGCTTTTGTAGTTTAATTGCATTTTTAAAATTCCTTTCTGGTTAACCGTACGTACTGGTGAGTGCGCAGTACTCGGCTTCTGAACTTATAGATGGGAACGGCGAGCGTATTAACTCACGAGCGTTCGATTCTTCGTATTTTTGTTCAAAATAAGCAGCGGACAGGTTTGCTTCTTCAGGGCGTTCTAATTGAGCATTCCACGCTTTGAGTCGTTTGATGTTGTGGTTCGTTACTCCCTTCGTGAGAAACGCAGCATCCATACGACGACAGGGGGCGCAGTTCCCACAGCGATGGATAGTCTCTCGTTCTATAGGACACTCACACACCCACGTCGTTTCAAAGACGTTGTCTGGTGAGTCGCGTAAAATTTGTTCTTTGGACAGATAAGCCAAAGGAACTTCTAGAGGAAACTCCTCACCCCAACTCAGCTGCGACATCGCAGACCAAAGCTGTTTGATTATAGGAAGTTTTCCTGTTTCTTCCATCAAATACCCGACTACTAACGCACTATGGCGTTCTGGGTTAAACGCCCGTGCGGCTGCAACTGCCCACGTCTGTGGTTGATTCCAGTGGGGTATTAGGCGGTCACCTTTCTTACAACAATTCCACCAGTCGAGCTCACACTCGTACTCCCGTACCGACCATGGATAGTCCTCTTTTTGCCTTATTGAAGCTAAGAACTTTTCTCTCACTTCTAACTCTTTCTTTTTCTTTAAGGGATGTACTGCCGTATGAACATACAAGACGTCAAACGGTTCTTTGTTTGAAACTAACTGACGCAGTATGTGCGTACTATCCATTCCACCACTGTACAAGACTAACTTTCTTTTCTCTGACATCAAGGTCTCCTTTCTATTGCTATTGCGTTAATTCCCACCCAGTTCCACACGACGCCGGGTTGGTCGATTAAAGGTTTAAAACTTCCAGAGTGTTTTCCGCTCGAGTGGTCGTATAAAAGTGTCACCAAACCTTCTCCAAGGGCCGTAGCGACGTTTAAATTCTTTACGAGTACCGTATTAGTGTCTAACGATTCAAAACGCTTAGCGACCCGTACAGTGAGTTGTCTTCCTTTCCCATTGGGGTACCTGACGTCCAGTCGGATACTTTTGAGTTGTAGCGCTTTGAGTAATGCCATGTCGCTTACTCAAAACGAATCCAGAAACGAACGATGTGGTACCTGAACAGATAATCGATACGTGTCCATTCTCCCGTATCTCCACGAGTGTCGTACACTCCGATGGGTTTTTGCGTCATCAGAAATCCGTGAACGTGACCGACCCACACACGGACGACCCCCTCCAGTAACAAACGCGGTGGGTCGTATTCCGATCCCATAGCTAAGCAGTCTATTTCTGCTTTTACTTCGCTTACCCCTCTTTCTACCAACGTTACTGTAGCAGTTAACGTTCTTCCAGTGTCAATACCATACTTAAATAGTATCTGTTTTGCTTGATTCACCAGCTTCGAAAGTCGATGTACCTCAAACCTTTTTCTCAACATGTCGTGTTCCTTGTTTGTTGCCGCATAAAGCGAGGGAGTGAACCTCCCTCGTGTTTTAATGTTTAACTCTGATGTGTCCTACCGTCAATCGTACTATCCACATAACAGGCCAGAGTAATATACACAAACAATACCCCCAACCTGTGTTTAAGTAGTAGTTGATCGTTCCGTAAGGCACACGACGATCGTACATACACCACCCAAAATACCAGTAGGTGACGAACTGGGATACCGCCACAATACCGTAAAGATAGAAAGCGAAACCCAACCAAACATCGATCATCAGTAAACTCCCTTGTTAGAGTACATCACGATAATGTATGCCTGAAACCTATTCCGTCTTGTTTCGGTAACGGTCTAAGTAGACGTCTAACACACCAAAAGAGATTAGTAGTGGCCATCCTAGTACAGCCGCTAAATCTAACCAGAAGTCTTTACGGGTACGTTGTGGAGGGACTTTAGGATCGTACGTCGCCCACCACACAAACCCAAAAAGTAAAGACCCCATCACCCAGATGAATCCAACCACCAGTAATAAAATCCAAAGTAAAGTGTACATCTTACCTCCTTGCGGCTATCACATGCTGAACGTAACACCACCGGAGTTTACGAAACATCCCAGCCCATTAGGAACGATCGAGTAGCTACCGTCACCGAATTCCACTAAGTAATCCCCGACACGACCTACCCGTACAGGACCATTACCGTTGGACACTCGGACCACCGTAATACCTCCGTCGTCATCGATTTCGCGGACGTGCTCTCCTTTTCCTGCGTGAAATTTGTCAAAGTCAAACTCCCCAGTACACGGAGACATAGTATTTTCACCGCAGCAACAATCGGATTGGTTCTGAATACTTTCATACCAGCTCCTTAACTCGCCATCGGAAACACAACCGCAGGATGTGACGTGTAGTCCAGTAACTTAAAGTCATCGGGAGTCACCCAGTTCACGACGTCGTCCCACGTACGAATCTCCGGGTTAATCCACAGCTTCGGTGGGTTATAAGGCTGACGTTCCAGCATACCCGACTCGTGTAATACATCCAGCTGGTTAGCGTAAACGTGATAATTCACACTGCGGTGATACACACGTCCCGGTTCGTGGCCAGTGATCTGTGCCATCAGACGTAAGAACATATAACACTGAGGGATGTTTGACACACAGCCCAATAAGCTGTCGTTGCTCCGTTGTGTGGGGTGTAGGTGCAACACACCTTGCTCCAAACTGAATTGGAAACCATGCATACAAGGACGCAACGCACCTAATTCAAATAAGCCCGGATTCCAATAGGTGACTATAAGTCCCCGATCGTCGATTCCCTTCTTCAAGTTGTCGTACACACGACGGAATAAGTCGATCGTCGTACCGTCGTGCTTAGGCCAGTTGGCCGCTACCGCACCGTACACCAAACCGATGTCGTCTTCACCTTTACGGTTCGGGTTGGCTAACCACGCTTTGGTTTCATTGGCGTTAGCGTCCCAGTTTGGAGTACCTAAAGCACGGAATTGAGCAGCGGAGGTAAACTGTTTGAAGTATCCCAAGAGCTCGGCAAACATCCGTTTGATTCCTACTTTACGAATGGTCAGTAAAGGGAAGTCATCTGAAGCAGCGTCGATGTAAAAGTCTTGGTTGATCAGCTGGATACAATCGATGCCGGTGCGTTCGTTAGGGATACGCACACCGTAGTCTAATACGTCGTGTATCGACTGGATGTATTGCTGTTCAAACGAGATACTAAATGGATTAAGACGAGGATTGGACATTTGGATCTCCGATAGAAATAACTAAGGTTAAAGATTTTAAAGCTGGATCTTGGTCCGGTCTGTCCGCTAAAGCGTGGTAGTAAAAAGCCAGAATTCCGGTTTGTTCGTTAAGCTGACTAACTTCCAGACGCATCAACGCTTCGATGTTTTTACATTGCCCTACAGCACGTAACATCGAAACCCGTTGGTTGCGCAGAGGGTTCTTCTGAATTAACGTCTGTACGCCTTGTTCTGAGTTTACTTGCCACTCAATCGACTCTACGTAAATTTCATTCACCACACCACACGCAAGCATTGGGTTGGTTGCCAACGCGATACCCAGGAGGTTGATCTGTTTCTTACCAGAATACCCTTCGAGTTGGATAGTAGTTCTTATGGTACTATCCGTCGTTTCAGTTTTCACTTTCTGCATGGGCTGGCCTCTTAATGCGTTCAAAGAAGACTTCATAACCCGTATTAATGGGGTATTGTTGATACAGACCAGGAAACTCTTTAGAGTCGATACTGACGAGTATCTCGCCTTCGGCACTTTCTTGGCGGGTAATCACTATTGTTTCGAGACCCGAACACCCAGCACGCTGGAGTGTGAATTCGAATTCCAACGGTTGTCCGACGATCAACTCGATGTCCCACGTCACCGGTGCTGTTTTCTCAATTCCATGTACGATTAACTTACGTAACCACACCCGACCTAACGTATCGTTCGTGTATGGTGTTCCGCGAGGATGTAACTCTGGTCTGTTGGTTAACGTCAGTAGTGGAGCCGGTGTACCGAATTTCAAAGGAGCAGTATAAAATGGCTTTTCACAGTAACACAGCCCACTGGTTTCAACTAAATACATTTTGTCAACCAGAAAATGTATTTGACTATTCGTACAAACGGCGGGGATGTATACGCGCGAATCGCTTACTTCACTAGAGGACATAAAAACTCCTAAAGCGGACAGAAAAGGAAGAGTTCACTCTTCCTTTAAACCGCGGTTTAATTAATCGTTAGCTGCTTCCATCGCAGTGTCTGCAGCTAACTCTTCACGTACTTCAGCAAGCTCTTCTTGACGGGCTTGCTCTTTTGCGCGCAGTGAATCGTACAACGCATCTAACGGTTCCATCAGGTCAATGTAACCTACCTGGAAAGGTAAACGCAAACGGGTGATCACGTAACCAGACTCATCACTCACTGGACGTACGTCCATGTTTACACCAGGCATGCCACTGCGCTGGTCCTGAGTTAAGTCACGCACTAAGTTGATCAACTGTGGAATCTTCGCTGCGTCAGGAGTGAAACTACCGTCGGCTTCTGCTTTGAAGTACAGTGACTTCAGAATACTGTCTACTGACTCAGGGATTTCAAAACCTAAACGCTCGATCAGGTTTGTTTCTGCGTTAAAGTCAGCAAACGCATTACCTTCACCGGAGTGAGCCGCTTCGACTTCAGCCATCTTGCTGTTGAACACATCAAACAGTTGGCGTAACGCACCAGCTGCTTGACTGGTGGCTTCCATCTGTGCGTACTCAGCATCGACTTGAGCAGAAGGACGGAAGGTAGGCTCTTTGAAGTTCACAGACTTCAACCATTTGCCTTCAGCGATCATCTCACCGTTGAACAGCTGTTCTTTCGCACTGCGAGTAATCCAGAACGTCTGACCAAACAGTGTCTGTTGAATCTGATACGTTTCAACATTCAATGCTTCGTATTTCGCTTTGGTCTTTGCTGCGTCTTCTTCGTTACGATCGAACTTCGATACGTTGGATTGACACACTGCAGCTAAGTCTTCGTCTGCGTTCCAGCCTGCTAAATGCACACCACCGTACACAGTGAATAACACATCAGCGTAACCATCACGGATTTGGAACAGCGCGTGGGAGTATTCGGCATTCAGGTCTGGGTCAAACTGGACATCTTCAGCGGACGGAGTAGTACCACTTTCTGGAGTGTGTTTTGCCCACACAGCGGCGATACGTTCTTTTTCTGCGATCACTTTAGGCTGTAACTCAGCAGCGATAGCTAACCAATCGACCAGCTCTTTCATTTCAGAGTTGATGATCTTCTGTTGGTTTTGTAACACCTTAAAGTAGTTAGCGTCAGTGTGTGCTGCAGCAGCCACCTGACGTGCTTTACCAGCGATCGTGTTAATACCAGCAACTTGCATGAAATTTGACATGGGTCTTTCTTCCTTTTCTCAGAGTGTGTTTTAGTAAAGTTTACAAAAAAATAGTACTACGACACTAGATAGACTGGTGTCGTAGTTTTTTATTTTAACGTAAGTGCTCGGGTACGCTGTCGATTTGACGGAGTGATTTCTGGTACTGTTGCTCGTGGAAATACTTCAGAGCTTCAGGTGTAGAAAGCCAACTTCCTAGCCCTTTAGTGTGTGTTGGTTGTTTCAGACTCCAATCGAGGGTTTCTTCGATAACGAAAAGTGGAAGTTCGGGTCTAGTAAACACGATTTTAAAACCGTGTTCTCCAGCTTTTAAAGTTTCTATACGACGGGGTTCTTCGGGAGGATCGGACATTAGCGCTGTCTTTACACTACGAGCGGTTTGATTCAATTTCACTACTCAGTCTCCCTTTATACACCGGTTGTCCCTTACGAAACACGGTGACGTTCCACTGCGCTTTAGGTTGTACGGTAGGTTGGCTTAAACGTAATAAATGTTGGTGGAATTTGTTTAACATACGCCCTCTATTGTCCTGCTGATTTTAAAACACACACATGCGCATAGCCTGCTTGCAACAGTCTTGAATGCGTGCTATTTTCGGATTGGTCTTCTACCGTGATCTTACTAAAGCTAAACGTCTCACACAGCCTTTTAAAGAACTCACACGCAAAGGTAGACGAGAGCCTTTGTTTACTCTTTAAACGCACCACAAGCTCTCCTACGCATGTTTCAAACGGTGGGAAGTCTACCCCACTCACCGCTTGTTCGACGTGCTCTGTAGACAGTGACTCTGGGAGGTCTCGTAAGTCAATTTTTAACTTTTTCATACCGTATCCTTCTGTAAGAGGGCATACGGAGGAGGACTCCCTCCATCCGTACACCGTAAGCTTAAAGTGCTGGGTCTTCCTCATTGGCTAAGAAATACTCTGCGATACTTTCTGGGGTATGACCTGCAGCAATGTACGTGTTGAGTTTGGCTTCATCCATATACACCACCGACAGTGACGTCTCTGGTGTGGCTCCTTGGTAGTTCGCACAGGCAAAGACCACACGGTCACTGGTGTCAAACTGAGCATACGTTTGTTGTAACGTATAGATCAACCAGCACACCCGACGGTAGAGTCGTAATGTATTGTTCGCGATCGTCGCTTGCTCAGCAGAGGTGGTTTTCTTTGTGATCACGTGTAAACGACTGAGTACCCCAGCGAGTAAACACAACCCCGCCATCGAGTGCTGAGAGATTGGAAAGTGATCCACCCACTCCCCAGCGGTGTTCTTAAAGACTTGACGAACAGGGAACTGTGTGTTCAGCACAGGGTTGTTGTACCGTACGTTTAAGTAAAGCGCTAACGCGTAACCACTGGGTAAACCCGCAATCGCGGTGGGGTCTAATGTTAAACCGTAAAACAAACTATTGGCATCAAGCGCCAACTGTTTCAAGTCGTCATCCGTGCGGTCATACGTCAACAACTCTTCAAACAAAGTTTCGGTAGGTTGTTGGTATCCAGCTTCCGGCGGGACCGTAGGTAAAGTGACCCACGTTTTGAGTAACGGAACGATTCGAATTTCATAAGCCATCAGGTAGCTCCTTGTAAAGGTAGTAGTTCTCTATAGTGATGATGTAGATCTGTTTTAAATTCCATCCGCACACAGCATAGAGGGAGGGTGTAACCCCTCCCTCGTATGTCGTACTTACCACGTATGGCTTCCAGAAACCTTCGCGACGTTTAGCGTAGCTTTTTGGTAACTCCCCACCGTTTCGTTCAGTAGACTCTGTGCTGACTCAAAGCCTAACCCTAAGGTGTGGACTTTCTTCTGAGCAGCCAGTAAGACTTCCAATGGAACGTCTAAGTCCATACAGACCGATTCCAGTGCAGGAGATGCAAACTTATTCGCAGGACGTAACCCAGGTTCTGACACCCAATCCCACGTTAAGATCGTATCCAAGTACTTGATGCGCCGTACGTCATCGTCTCGTGTGAAACTACGAATACTAAACGCGACGTTCTGCTCTGGGTTAGACAACGCTTCCCGTAGCGCAGGACCCATTGGACCTGACGGTTTGACTTTCCCCATGATCAACACCGCACCGTTGTGCAAGTGTTTCTGTGAGTAGTCTAACCACACTTTAGAGATATGGTGAGAGATGTTCGTCTCTTCCAGGGTATGCACCCGCACCATGTAATCGTCGTACGTCATCCCAGGAGCACGTTTCGGATGGCCACACTCACCGGTGAGGTAGCCGTCTTGCACCCGACGCATAAACGCACTGGACTCCGCAAAGAGATGCAACGCCCCTTGCAATGCGTAGGTGTAGCCTACGGAGTTTGGGTACTCCAATGCACCGAGGATCACGGTGTAGTACCCTAAGTGGTCGGGCGTGAGCTGCCCTGCTTTATTCGTCCCATTTAAGGCCGTACATTGAAACTTCATACCTAAAACTCCTTGCTTTGTGGGGTATGCTCTAACGAGAGCAACGACACCTTTAACTTCTTACGCTTCGTGTACTCGTCTTTGGACAGCGTCTGCACGCTCACGTGGTCAGAGTCAAGATTCCAGAACGTATCGCTCTTTGCGCCTTTGACTTTGATCTCGTAGTAACCAGCCTCTACTTTTCGATCTGGAGACACCCAAAGCTCAGTACTGCATTCTAAGTACAAGGTAAACTCATACTGGAATTTCTGATCCCCAAATCGCTCCGTTTGGGTTTCATCCAACCAGAGCTTTCCAATGACGTCAGGGGTGATGCTGTAGCGACGACGGTTGTACCCTACCAGCCAATGCTCGTTGGTTTTCACGACGTCACTTAAAAGCTTCACGTCAGGTTTCAGTGCTAAACGATACGGTAATGCGTAGATATAATACCCGCCTTTAAACCCGTCGTTCTCCCGATCCCCCCATAGAAAGTCCCACAGGACGTTTCCATACCCTACTACACACTCTAGTACTGAGAGACTCACACAGACTCTCGGTAAGCTGGTGTCTTCAACGTTCGCTGAGCGTGCAGCCACACGAGGTGTAAACTCTTTGATCCCACTGTCTTTGGAGATGTGCAGCATCACGGGGTGTTCAGCAGTGCGTTCCACAGGAGTCACTAAGTTACGTTTATCAGGAAACGTAATCTTCAGGAATTGCTCCAGGTCTTTGTAGTCTTTCGTAAAGTCCATTCGCTCCTCCTAAAGCCGTAGTAACTTTTCTGTCCCTTCCACACGCTCAGAAGGATTCACTAACGCACCGATTAAACCTTCATCGTAGTACGCACCCATCAACCGTGAAATCGTACTCGTCGCACTGTAGAGTACACTACTAAAAGGAACAAACTCGTAGTTGCGTTTCTCTAAGTCTGCTGGTGTTTCTAACGTGTGTCGCCAGTACTGCTTCTTATTCCCAGCCACACGCGTCATCACTGCAGCCATCAACTGAATTACAGTACGGTCAGCCCCCAAACGAACCTTGTTGTACACGCCTGCACGACCGTACAAGTTACCTAAGTCAAACGGAGTGAAATACCAAGGCACATACCCAGAGGCAATAAAGAAGTCAAAGATCTCATACGTGATGGTATCACGTACGATCACCTTGCGGGTAGGAAACACCACACTGTTGGGTGCAAAGTAAAACTCAATGTACTCCAGTTTCCCTTGGGTGTATCGACTACTCCCCGTAGGAGTGATCTCCACCAGTGTCGTGATTTTAGAGACCGCGTACGCGTCTCCAGACTGAAGCGCAAAAACACCGAGGACGAAGGTCTCGTCCCCGAATGCTCCTAAGCCTTTCTCAAAGTACTTGGCTGGGACGTGTAACCGACACCCTGTGGTGGTGATCACACTCCCATCGTCCAACGTCTTCAACGTCTGGTTTACGCGCACTGCGTCTCGTTTGAGTGCGAGTAAATCCATACGACGTTACTCCAAGGTCGCAGTAAACATACCTGCTACAAACGCACAGACTTTCGCTACTAACGCACGGTAAGCGTTTTTACGGACGTCATCGTCTGGGTACTTTTCAGCAAAGGCGTCGATTGCACGGATAAACTCCAGTGCATCACTCCCATTGTAAAGTGTGTGACAGACGATTTGCTGTACGGCAAAGTAAGGACGTTTGATCAAGTCGTAGTCGCTGAACATCGCTAACGCTTCATTTAAGTGGCGTAACAAGTTCTCTTCCAGTGACCCTTCACCTACGTTGGCTAATACCACGTCTTGCTCTTGTGCTTCATGACACACACGACGCATGACGTTGGAGATACTCTCTCGTAAGCGTTGTCCCATTTGGTCTTCTGACTGCGTAATGCGAGTTTTCTCATTCGCTAAGAACGTACGGGTTAACGTCTCGTTCTGTGCCAGTAACTCATTGCTGTCACGCACTTGAGTAGACAATGCTGACCCGATGATTGCATCTGCACTACCGCCATTGGCTAAGTAGTCTTCGTAGTGACGTGCGGATACTTCAATCACTAGCTGTCCTTCTGCATTTGCTGCAGCAGGGAAGTTGATCACCACACGGTCTGACTTCGCGTGGATGTCCTGCCGCTCAATCTCTGCAATGCAGTAGTACGCAGCAGCACTGAACAAATCCACCATCTGGTTGGTGTACTGAGCCATCGTAGACGCTACACCTTCTGCTGGTGTTTCATCTACTAAGTTACGTGCCATCAAGAACAACACCAACATCTCAGAGACGTTGACTTGGTTTAAGGCTAAACAGTTGACGATGTCACCTGACACGAAGTACTTGTTGTACACGGACGTTAAGAAGTCAGCACCCTGTGCAGCTACGTGCTCTAACACCGTGTCGTCTAACACACCAGAGCCTGTGGCGATCAGTGCTTTGAGTTCGTCCTCACTGCGTGCTGGGAAGTTCTTAAAGCCCATCGCCATGGCTGTGCCTGGCTGGTACGTACGGGTAGCAACAGGACGAATCAGCTCATGTAGAGTGTCGTTTTGAAACACGTCAGCAGGACAGCACTCCACGATCACGTAAGGAGTCATCGGTACTTCTTTGACGTCAGCACTTACCGCTTCGTACACAGCGCGAATCTGTGGATTCACGACGTCTTTTGAAAACTTCAACTGGGCTTGTAAGCGTGCTTTGAAGTTTTCGATTTCGTGATTCAGCGTGTCGTCATGGTTCAGTGCACGTACGTCTTCGCCGTTAGTGACGGACTCGATATACATGCTGTCTTCCATGGCGATCTCTGCTTGTGACACAGGAGCACACGTTTCTAAAATAGCCGCAAGAGGAGTCTCTGGTAAAACACGGAGTACGATTCCACGTTCTTTCAGTTGCTCGTCGATACGCTGTGCGTTTTGTAATGCAATAGGACTAAGCACGACGGACCTCCGGTGCAATGTGTTGATTCATACAAACGGCTACGTCATCTGCGACGTCGAGTGCGGTGGCCGAAGCCACCTCCTCTCCGCAGACGCCCAAAACCAGTTGCTGGGCAAGCTCCAGCGCGTTGGCTAGAATAGCCACATTACTGTATTGTTTATCCACTTTTTTCTACTCCAGTTTAGCTGCGGTAAGCTTGAGCGGCTAACTCACCGATATGTTTTAAAAGGGTCGTCAAGGTCCCTTGTAATAAAGCAGACTCTACCATCCGTGCATTCACAGAACGGTAACTAAACTCTGCTCCTATCAAAGCACCAGACTCTGCCTTACGCTCGGTGTGGTACACCCCGCGTGTCACAGTTTTCATCTGATTACAGAAAACGATCTTATCGCCATCCGCTGAACCCAACGTAGAATCGATGTACACTTTGATCACGACTTTGTCGAGTTCTAAGTCTTCCACTCGTCCTGTAAGTGCGGCTTTCCCACCCCGTAACCGAGACTCTTTCGCACGCCGACGGTTTGCAGCGAGTACGATTTCTCGTAAAGACTCTGTCATGTCATCCACGTCCCCGTTGTACAGTACTTCCACACGCCCTACCTTTCCAGCGTATTTCGCTTTTGGAGCATTGCGTGCTAACGTACCAAGTTTCTCTAACGTTTGTTCGTCAAAGAGTCGAGTCCCTGCCGTAACAGAGTCTTCGATATAACACAGTACGTCATGAATGTCGAGTTCATCTCCAGGGTTGACGAGGTTCCTCACCCCTTGGGTAAAGTCCACAGAGAGCTCACGCACTTGTGTGGTGTTGGTTTCTAACTCTCTTGCGACTTCCGCAGAGATCACGTTGGAGTCTTCGTAGGTGGATGGTCCTTCCCACAACACGGTTTGTACCAGAGCACCATTCATCCACGTGACTTGTTTTGGATTAAAGAAATCTCGTGTGAAGAACCCAGAGTTCCACATCACGATATCTCCCTCGCCGACGTCACTCCCTACGGTTAAGTCAGTGACTAAGTCGTGTGGTAGTGTCGTACCAGTCATCACTCCGTACTCACGTCCTAAAGGTACAGTTTCAGTCCCTAAGGCTGGATCGTCGTACTGGATGACTAAAGACACAGGCGTGACTTCAGTGACCTTTCCTTTTCCTTTCGCGACCCAAGAGAACAACTCCCCTGTAGAATGAGCTAGGACAGTCTCGTAACCAGTCCGTACAGGTAACGCCCGATAGCCTTTTGCTGCAATTACGTGGCTCTGCTGTATATTTTGAAATGCGAGACGCGGACTTGCCTCACGATCTGAGAACGAGGTCGCTAACGCACACGCGCTCAAAATACTCGCTGTGTTCTCAGGATCAAACTCAGTCTTCGTTAACCCGTACAAGTCGTCTAGACGACTGTTTGGGGATAAGAAGGCGGTGACTCCTACCTCAGCGTTATCCACTGTGGCTTCTGAAACAATCCCTAAGTCCGTCTCGTGGAACTCACGGGTTCTACGCACCAGACTACGTGACGTCCGCCCACCTGTACCTGAAAGAGTAATGTTCGATTGCTCTTTCAGGTTTTGGATGACGTTAGACTCCTCTACAATACTCACTGCGGTGTCGTTTTGTAAAGCCATCCAGACTGCGTTGGGGTTGATCTCCACTTTCGCTTTCGTAGTGTGTGGGTTTGTACGGTATTGCTTGATCCCTTTCACTAACTCGTTGTACACCACTGCTGAGATCCGCTCATAGCCTTTCACACGACGATACCGTGCGTCAGATTCGTTTGGATGCTCGTCTGTAGTGAGTAACTCCGCACTACGGAAGAGTAATTCAGGAAGCGTGGTAGGCTCTCCTAGGCGTTTTAAAACGTCTAGTGTAATCGGGTCAATAAACCCATCAAACAACGACACCAACTCCCTCGTGTACCGTCCGCCTAAGCCCATGTTGTACATAATCGTTTCGTATACTTCTGGAGAGTCATACTCGTGGTAAGAGTACTTCTGCACTTCAGTACTGAACCAGTTTAAGCTTGCTAATATAAGCATTGCTTTTGGATCATCAAAACGACTAAACACTAACGTCTGGTCTTTAAAGCGAATCGGAAACTCTTCAGGCTCTAACTCTAAGCGGGCACCACGAGTCACTACCCGAGGTTTGACTTTGAGGGACTGGATCAGTTGGGTTAAGCCCATACGGTGACCAAGCATAAACGCTAGAGGTATCTCTTTCCCTAAGTAAGAGACTTCAGCCATGTCAATCGGAGCTTTTGCACGATCTAACCCAAGGATGACTTCTAAGTGCTCCAGAGCTGTACCGTCTTTTAACGACACAAAGCCTTGGGTGTCCATTAGTAACAAGTCACCTGTCTTGGTCAACCCACAAGGGAACTGACCGAGCTTCACGTGCTGGTCGTACACGTCAGCACCAATCGCTTCTTTGAGTACACTGCTCTTAAAGACAAAGCGGTAGTTTTCGGTAGAGACCTCTTTAAAGGTTTTGCCTAGTGCACTATAGACCCGAGGACAGACCTGCAAGTGGTCGAAGCTTTTACCGCGTGTGGTACGTAGTAAACTCGCTTGTTCCTTTTCAGTTACAGCAGAGACTAACCACTGGTTGTAGTCATACGCTTTCTTACTGCTACGATTCACAAACACTTTAGAGTAGTAACTACTCAACGCAACCCGGTAGGAATTCACTTTACGAATTGGATTGTCAGACCTTTGAATACGCATCCGGTACGTAGTTGACCCGGCTAAATATTCTCCACGTTCATTAATGATCGGTAATTTAAACCGCCACACCGAAGGGGCTCCGCCGATTGGGCTCAGTTTCACCGTGTGAATCTCGTACTCGTTGTACGCGTCTTTCACAGGTTCTATTTCATACCCAGTGACGTTTACACCAAAGTTCTGAGCGGAGAGCACCATCTGCGCAGTCCAGCGCGGGAGGGCGTAGTTGATTGACGTTTTGTGGAAATCTTCCAGTGTGGTTTCTAACATACTTTTGTCAAAGATAAACGCACTGTCAGGAATACGTTTCTTCTTAAAGTGGGTCAGACGTTCTGGATCAATTTGCACTAAGTCGGCAAGTGTACCTTCTCCACGAGGGTTAGGAATCTTTTTGTACGATTCACTCAACGCAATGGCACGTTTCTGCTCTGCTAAAGACAGTAACCCTTTCGCTGCTAAACGGTTGACGTGCTCCATGGGTTTAACGTCCCACAGCGGTAAACTCTCTTCTGTGTCTTTTGGAGGCTCTACTGGAACCTCCGACGTCACAGTCTGGATACGTAAGGAGTTATCCGCAGGTAGCTCTGGTGTGTCTTCTGCTTCGTCTACGACTTCCGTAGGCGTTTGTAGTACAACCAGCTCCTCTCCGTTCTCGTCCTGTGTGGTAATGAGCTCTACACGCTCCCCTTGCGTCTGCAGTAACTGCAATTGCATCACAAAGCGATACAGTTGGATCTGTAACTCTTTAGGAGACGCTAATGCTTTCGGGTTACGTTCTGTAGGGTCTTTTCTCCAACTCCACAGTGTCCCTAAGTTTAATACCACGTAGCGACCTGAGAGTACAAACAGCAGGTTCACACGACTTAAGGTCGTTTCGTCCAACCCTTTGAGTAACTCGGAGTTGGACTCTTCTCCTAACCACGCCCAGAGCTCTGCTAAGAACAGCGTAAAGTCATTCGTTAACGGTTCTAACGTACTGCGATTGACTGCTTTGCGGAAGTTACGTAACTGAGGTAAGCTTGGTAAAACCTCAGGCAGTTCCATCCGAATAAACTGATGGTGGTCTGGAAGTTTCTCTGCTGTACTTTTTATAGTCGCCAGTAACGTATTGTACGTATTCCAGAACTCGTGATACCGTGTTAAAGGTACTACACGGTAGCGGTACATGTGCTGCAGTAACGCGTAGTTAAACACAGGCAACGCACGTGTGTCACGGGCTGGTACGTCTAACGACAGCAAGCGGCGGATGTTTCTTTCTTTACGCCGATACGCTTGAATCAAGCCATCAGGAGACACCAGTTTCTTCACTGGGTTTCCTTCCAGTGTAGAGAGTGTTGCTACATGCTCTACCAGTATAGGACCGTTTCTCTTTTGGAAGAATACGTCTTTCTCTGTAGGACCTAACTCCAACTCACTGGTAGGGAGGTAATGCACCACGCTTTGGAGTGGGAGTTCGAAACTCTCCAGCGTATGAAACGCAGGTTGTTTAAATAAGGTATAGGTCCTTACCCCACGTTTGTAATAGAAATTATCAAACGTAAGGGCTTCTAAACCTAATTGAAGGAAATCTGACATTACGTTTACCTTCCTCGTTTCACAGGTTCCCCTGTGAGGTTATGTACAATCAAACTGACGGTGTCTCCGTTTGCGGTAATCCGCATCCGTCCGTCTAAGTCGATATAGTTGTTGCGTGACGACAACAACTTCTTAATTTCAGCATTCGCTTCATCGGACATCCAAATAGGCGAGCTACACATGTCTCCGTCGTTCGTAGTGTTCAGGTGGGTTCGCGACACCCTCCCCGTCAGAGTGCGTCTCACGGCGCTCTAAGACCGCTGTGAGATTTCCTCACAGACCAGACTATATCAATCCCTCTTCCGCTAGTGCAAAAGTAGGGTGTTCCCATTTCGGACTCGCTTGAGCCCTACACCTTGCTAAAGGGTTAGTCGTTGAGCACACTTCATGCTTTACCTTTTAGTCAGTAAAGTTTAGAAGCTTCGCGGCTGGTTGTGCATTGTTTACAGTCCTTAGCGGTGAGTCGTAACTCACGTTTTATTTCAGCATAGACCATCTTGACACTTTTGTACACCTTTCGGAACCGTGACGTATGTCCTTTCGAACTCCGCTTTGGTAGCCAAGCTTTAGCAGTTTCCAGCATTAGAGAACTTACACACCACACATTACTGTATAGTGGGACTTTAGAAACGTTTATGTTTTAACTATTGTGTAAAACACGCACTCCAGTATTAGGAGATTGATTAAAACACACGTTTCTTCAAATCTGCCCCCAAGCGCGGATAGCGCAGAGGGTTAACTTTCAAACTTCCTATCCACGTTTGCGACCCATCTACAACGGGATAACGTGGAGCTATAGTCTCTGTGGGTTGCCATTCTTCGTTGAGTTGGACTAAACGTAAAGACTCGCTGGTGGTTCTCACGCGTACAAAGGAAGGATATACCGAACCATCGTCGGTGATCGGATATCGCGTGATTGAACACGTTAATGTATCGATCTTCGGTAGTAAAGAAACGTACAGTAGTTCCCCTAACGTAATGGGGTATACGTGTTCTTTAGAGAACCCTTCTGGTAACTCACGAATATCAGCAAAGAACTTAAAGACCCGATCTGTGCGATACACTAACCCTAAGTAGTAGTTCTCTACATACACGGGACGGTTGCGCAGCCGATGGATTTCAAACCGGTTGATGAGTTTCTCTAACCCAGGACGAGTCGTGAAGTCTTCGATGGTTTTAGAGTCGAGTTGCACGAGTTCTTTCTGTAGTGTTTTCTTGTTGGTTAACCAAACATCCGTTTCCCCACCAAAGATTCTACCCAGCCACCCTGTTTGTAAACAGTGGAGCGTATGTAGTACCGCACCACGGGAGAACTGCCACAACCCCATCTCTGTGTCATTCACACGAGGGGCATCGGGACTGCCCAATAAAGCAGACGTCAGTGTCATTGGCGTAATGACGTTCCGTGTGCCATGGAAGGTTTTGCGCGCACCCCACTTCCCTTGCAACCAGCCTCGTTTTCCAGATACCATCCGTTTGATGTACAAATAAATAGCCACAGCAGTTTTCTGGATGGCAATCCGTGCGTTGTCGTATAAAGGAGAGGTAGACGACTCTTTCGTGTCTTGTAAAGACAGTGTAGCGGCTAAGAGTTTCCGGTAGAGGTCATTGATTTCATCTTCGGTGGTTTTACCGGGTTTCTCTTCGTGGATGTCTCGTAAGCCAGCGGGAATCACCAAGTGATACCGCATCAACGATTTCGCTTTGTAACGCTCTAACACAGCAATACGTTCTTTACGGATGTCAGAACCTTCCGTGTTCCACTGGATTTTCTGCCAGTGTTCCATAAAGAACTGATAGCCTGTTTGTCCGTTTAAGGGGTCAGAGGCTACAAAGTCTTTACTAGCGTCGTCCCATAAAGCGTAGGCTTTGCCTGCCATCACTTGGGCATAAAACGCACGAAGCTTGATAAGCTCCATGTAGATCTCTGGGTGGAACACTGTGGTTTTGAGGTCGATGTAACTTTCTTTTAAGTCTCTCTCCTCAGAGCCTTGGCGTCCAAAGGTGACCAGTGAGAATAAGCCATCGGGATGGTACTCAGTCCCCGCAGCGTTGTGGGTATCTAACACACGCACAGGACGCATGTATTTCACCGACTCTGGGGTGAGTTGTTCTATCCCTATATTAAAGGGAAGGGTTTCAAGCCTCATTCTGTGTTAATCCTCTATAAAAGAAAGAGATGGAGACTGTGATGGTAAAGAAACTGGATAACGTCGATGACTTTGACATTGACGACTTTGGGTTTGACGGAGACATGGATGATCCGTTTCGACCCAAGAGTGACCGAGAGATCGTAGCTGCTTTACCGAAAGATTTCTTAAGTGGTGTGAAGTCGTCTGTCACCGACCCAAGTTTTATGCGTCAGGTGTTACGCAAAGCGTTACCAAGTGGGTACAGTGACGCACTCGACGTGGCAGACGACGTGGCGTACGCCGCCCAAGGGACGTACGATCACTTAGACCGTGAGCTTCGTCCAGCGGTCAAAGGATTGAAAGGGGCGCTTAAGCGAGTAAAAGCGTTAGCGACCCCCGTCCTACCCAAAGGGATAAGTGAGAAACTTGATAAATTACTCGAGTCAGAAGAAGAGTATAAAAGGCAGCAAACGGACTTTCGTGAAGAAGGAATTACGAAAGGGTTAGCGGAAATCTTTGCAGCGCAGACGAAGATTCAAAACGTCAAAGACCAAGACTCAGCAGACCGTGAAACCGTACGGGACTTAGCAGAAGAGCAGCGTGCCAATACACAGCGTCAGCTACTCGCCAAAACAGCAGAAGGGATAGGCCACTTAGTTGGGTATCAAAACTCGATTGGTGTAAAGTTCCAACAAAAGTCATTAGAGCTACAGTACAGAACGTACTACGCCATCAAAGACTTGTTTGAATTAAACAAAGGCGCCGTCCCAGAGAACGTCAGTTTACTCCGTGGGATTTTAAAGAACACAGGTTTACCAGAAATCCAAAAGATCACCACCTCTGAGCAGATCAAACAAACCTTACAGGAAGGGTTGTTAGGCAAAGCGTACGAAGGGTTTGACGAGCACCGTCGGAAGTTCTTTGGTCGGTTCTTACAAAACGTCAGTGGGAAGATCAAAGAGTCAGGCAGCGCATTTGCGGAAGGGTTACGGGGTGGCAGCGATGCGTTAGAGTCGATCACCGATGGCGCTGAGATGCAAAAGGAGATGGGCGGGAGCTCAGCCAGCACTGCTGCTCAGATGGGCGGTATGTTTGTCGGTAGTATGTTAGGTAATAAAACCGCCAAAGCAATCAAGAAGATCACGTCTAAGATTCCTGGTGCGGATGAGAAACTGGACAAGTACGGAGCGAAGTTAAGTTACTTGGTGTCCAACCGCGAAGGGTTGATGGAGAAGTTTGCACGGAACGACGAACAGCTTACGGAACGCGAGGGGATGCTCGGTAGCTTTGTGAACTGGGTAGGAGATCTGTTTAAAGACAGTATCCCACGGTATGGTTCTTACCAAGCCTTAGCCAAGACGGACACAGCGCAACTGAACCAACCTGCAGTGTTTGATAACTTAGTCCGTAGCAGTATCGTCGAAGTTATCCCGACTTACTTAGCGAAGATCCTGCAATCGTTAGAAACATTCCGTACCGGACAGCCAGTGGATGAATTGCGTTACAATCACCAAACTGCAGAGTTTGTCTCGCGTCGTGACTTAACCGCAAAGATCCGTGAGCGTGCAATTACTGAGACACAGTTAGGGACGTTGGATCGCCGTACCAACTCTCTGCTGGATGCTCTAGACCCAGAGAAACAACTGACAGAGAAAGAGCGGAAGAAAGTCCAAGCAGAACTCGTGCGTCAAGCGCAGAGTAACAAACTGTTTGATCCAGAGACTTTAAGTGACTCGTGGAGACTGGAAGGCTCTTTAGGGAAAAAGACTGCAGAGAAATTTAGTGGGTTGGTGGAGTCTAAGTTCAAACGGACGATCGATGGGAAGATTGATTACGACGACAAAGCCACACGGGATCTGTTAGTCAGTGCAAGTCGTTTGTACAACGAGTTATTGCAGTCTCTACCTGGGGATTTCAAGAACACTCAGATCTACGCAAACACCGGACTTAGAGACTTAGTGCGTGACACTGGGTTGATTAAACGCAACGGAGACGATGAGTCTTACGACTTAAATGCGGTGACTGATCAATTCACTCAGTTTATCTCCGGGTCTCCTCGTGCGGTACCTCCCACTAGCGCTCCAATTACACCCAGTGTCGCTGCTGTACGTCAAGCACAGCAAGCGCAAACTCAACCGTTCTTTACACGCAACCCAGAGCCTATCTACGGCGCTACTACACCCACCCAACCCTACCAGAACGCTTTTAGCGATAACGCTGTACAGCAGATCGTAGACGCGATAGAAGAGTCTTCTACTCGCGACTTACAAGTCTCTCAAACAGAGTCGTTAAAACAGATCGTGGAGTTGATCCAAGGCTTACCAGAACGCATGACGGTACTGACCGGAAATGTAACGGGTGGAGAGTCTGGTCCACAGATGTCGAATCTGGAAAGAAACATCCGTGGTGGTTTGAAAGGTACTGCGAAAGGGTTATGGGGAGCCACTAAAGGGCTGTATAACTTTGGTGCTGGACTTCGGAACAAACTCTTTAAAGGAGCATGGTTCACTGGAAAATTTGGATGGAATCTCTTAACCAAAAAGGATAAAGAGAAAGACCAGCCGGATGACGTGTACGTACCGGGGATGAAAGAGCCGATCTTACAGAAATGGAAGATGGCGCTAGGTTGGTACAAGGATGCCGAGACAGGAGAACCAATCTATTCGTTAAAAGACATCAAAGGTGTTGTACTCGATCGGTTTGATAAAGTAGTGTTATCTGCCGAAGACGCGAAGAACGCGTTCACGTCCGAAGGGAAGAGTTTACTGGATCGTGCAGTAAATCTTGCCAGAGGTCTGATTACAGGTCCTGGAGCTACGTTTGTAAAAACGATGTTCAAAAGCGTCACTAAACCTACTGAGTGGTTAAAGAACGGTCTGAAGTCAGCGTGGGCGTTTTACCACGCACACCAAGACATCTGTGTCAAAGGGGAAGAACCTACCGTGCGTCTTTACGCGAACTTAATGCGTAAAGGGTACTACCACGACCAGCAGACACTGAAAACTATTTACTCCTTTAAAGACATCACAGGACCTGTGGTGGATAACTTTGGGAAAGTGGTGCTTTCCGTAGAGGACTTCCAAGCGGGCTTAGTCACGACTGACGGTAAACCACTGCGTACACCCGCGGAGCGTTTATACGCCATCGGGAAAAAAGGCGTAGGCTTAGCGGTTTCCGCTGGTAAGAAAGTATGGGAGCTTACGAAGAAAGCGCACGTCAAAACGTGGGGTTTACTCAAGAAAGGGTTAGGGTGGGTAGGTTCTGGCGTCAAAGGAAACATCGGTGTCTCGTTTGGGAGTCAGTCTGGCGACTCTGAAACGTTAGATCTGCAGTCCAAACAACTGGACGTCTTACTGCGTATCCATGACTTACTGATCCGTGGGTTTAAGTTTGAAGACGCTCCTTTAGGTGGGTATGGTGCAGCGGGTATCTTCGCAAAAGCCAAAGCCGCAGGAAAGAAAGCAGCAAGTAAACTCTCTGACGTAGAGATCTCCACCTTAGTCGATGACACCATGGATAAACTCAAGAAAATCGGTGTACCTGATGGGTATATCGAAAAACTGGAGAGTATCAAACAGGACATCGACTCTGCTGGCGGTTACAAAGAGTACCTGAAGGCTCAAAAGAAAAGCTTCTCTGAGAAACTCAAAGAACGCATTGCTGGAGAGGACAAACGGGAAAACTCGTGGGTGGACATTATCCGTGACCGTAAAGAAGCAGCGAAAGGGAAAATGACAGGGTGGAAAGATCGTGTCTTAGGAGACAAAGACAATCCATCGTGGTTAGGGAAGATTCTCTTTGCGATTGCTGGGTTAGGGACGTTGTTCACAACTGCCGTAGGAAAAGTCGTGAGTACACTAACGACGATGTGGGGAGGAGTGAAAGCGATTCGCGACACTGTACTCGCCACACAAGCTGCAGCTGGAGCAGCAGACTTACTGACTCCTGATGGGTTACCAGAAGGCGCGGACAAAAAAGGAAAGCTTCGTGCGAAAACGAAGCTAGGTCGTTTAGGTCAAGCGGCGTGGGGTGGGACCAAAGCTTTAGGACGCGGTGCGCTTAGTGTAGCGAAGTGGACAGTAGGCATGCCTGCATTACTACTAGCACGGGGAGCACTCGGCTTAGGCGCGTTAGGTTTAGGCGCAGCAGCATCGATCCTAACGTCTCCTGTGGTTCTAGGCAGCCTTGCTGTTGGAGCTGTAGGGTATGGCGCTTATAAAGGCTATCGTGCGTTACGTGGCGAACTGAAGCCATTAGAGCGCTTACGCGCGGCAGAGTACGGACGAGACCCTAACTCCATTGGTGACTTTGAAGACATCCGTGCGTTAGAAGAGAAACTCAGACCTCACTTGATCCTTTCTTCTAAGGGTCCTGCGTCGTTAGACAAAGAACTTCCATGGAAAGAACTCGTGGATATCTTTGGGATCGACACGAAAGACAAGACAGAAACGATGACGTGGGCCAACTGGTTCCAGTACCGTTTTGCTCCTGTGTACTTACGGTGGGTGACGTTAGTACCTCAGTTCCAACCTGGGGTGACGTTAAGTGACCTCGACGGAAAACTCAAAGATTCCTTCAAGGTTCCTTACGCGGAGAAAGTCACGTGGCGTAAAGACGAAGCAGGGTATCCATACACGGTCGCTGCGGGTCCTTATGGTGAGAGTGACTCAGAGATGGGCGACTCTGTCGTTAAAGAGGAACTTACAGCACTCACTGCACTCTTTGGAGACGATGCTTTACGTGAGAAAGCCAAAGAGCGTTTAGCTGCTCAAGGCTCTGGCTCTGGGTCTTTAGGGTTTGTCGCTGGAATGAAAGACGGGATGCCTACAGCAGGCAGTGCGAAACTGGCTGAGTTCAGTGCACCACAACCGGGAAGACAGAGTAACCTCAAAACGTACAAAGCGGGAGCTCTGGAGTACGTCACACCATCTACCCTACCGAACTCTGTGAACACCAAATTCACAGACACACTCACGAATGAATTCGGACAGCGCAACAACAACATCGATGACTTTGCGGCAGTGCGTCTGAAAACGTACGGGTTGGTGACGTTAGAGGTAGAGAAAGTCAACAGCGTGTTAGCGCTAGAGTCTGACGTCTTACAGCAAGTGGTGTACAACGCAGCAGGTAGAGCAGAGTTGGTCAAAGACCCCATGCATTACCTGATGCTGTACGCGTCTCACTTTGGGGTAAACACGGAGAACCCAGACCAACGTACCGAGTGGTTGTACTGGTTCCAGTACCGGTTTACTCCGGTGTTACTGAACTTTATCGCCGCAGTGAAGCGAATTGACAAAAACGCAGAACCACGTAGTGCGTCTACGAAGTTTAGTAAAGGACGGTTACACGAGATCGCCAAAGCGATTGCGTCCTCTACGACTGTGGTGGAGAAGAAACCTACGTCTGTGTGGTCAGTGTACGCTGTAGCGTTCCCAGGTTACGCGATGAACGAACACGCAGCGTCAGTGGATGTCCACTTAGCAGCACTGAAGAAAGATGCTGAAGAAGTCGTGTATCAAACACCAGGAAGCTTACGTGCGAGTAACCTGAAGGGAGACCGTGAGGTTAAACTCAAGACAACCTACACAGCGACCGGTGGGGTTCCTGATGTCTTTAAACCGGGGAATACCGCAGGGTTAGGACAAAGTGGGATCTTCCCAAGCAGTGGGAAGTCAGGTCAACCGATAGCTCCGTTTATGGCAGGTAGTGGTGCTGGGTATCTGGAGTTACCGAACCCCAAAGGAGACGGTACGCCAGAAGCCTACGCTGCTTTACTCAAAGCCGCAGCAGAAGCCGCTGGGATTGAACCGGGAATCCTAGAGACGTTTGCAAAGATTGAATCGTCGTTTAGAACCAAGGTGAGAAATCCAGAAAGCTCTGCAACGGGTTTATTCCAGTTCACTAACCAGACGTGGAAGGAACAGCTGGGGAAGCATGCTGCTACGTACGGGATTCCAAAAGACGCAAGTCCCACAGACCCGAAAGCTTCAGCGCTGCTTGCAGCAGAATACATCAAAGCGAACCGTGCTCAATTAGAGTCGAAGATAGGACGTAAAGCATCTTTGAACGATATCTACTTAGCGCATCACTTTGGTGTGGGCGGAGCGAGTAAGTTACTCAATAGCTCTCCGATGGAAGATGGTGTAAAAGTTCTACCTGCAGCTGCGGGTGCGAATCCTTCTGTGTTCTTGGAAGGGAATCGTCATCGTAGTGTGGCTGAGGTACTGGCGTATATCGACAAGAAAGTCAAAGGAAACGTTCCTGCGTTCTTTGACGACTCTGCGGTAGGACAACCTACACTCATAGCAACAGCGCAGCAAAGCTTTGCAGCGGATGCACCAGCGACTCCTGCAGAAGTCAAACGGTTGCAAAGCTTGGGGATCTACGATCAAGCTGCGAAACAACTCGTCACGCCACGCACAGCAGAATTGGTGCAAGTCCAACCCTCTGCAGCCAGTGGCGGGTTTAACGCTGTCCCTCGTGGAATCGCAGCAGCACCAGCCACTACAGTAGCCGCAGGAGAGCAACTGAGCGCAGTACAACGCATGGCTCAGGAGAAACGGACGCAAGCTGCACAAACCCAGCAGCAAGCCAGACACGTCCAACAACTCCAACACACAACCATGGCACAAACGGTAGACTACGCGAAACGGACAACGGAAGCGACCGAGCTTACAGCGTCCACACTTCAGCGTATAGAAAAACTACTCTCGGTATTCCAACCCAAGGAGCCCGTACAAACCAAACCAGATGAGCCCAGTAGCAACACCAACTTAGCTCAGCAACGGTTTGCAAGTAAAGCACCACAACCGGTTGTGAAGACCACACGGGACGTTTAGCAGGGAGGGCTTCGGCCCTCCCTCTATTCTGTGTAATTTAAACCACAGGGGTTTCCAGCATGGAATTCAAACGCGACGCGAATTGGGTGCGTCAATCTTTTCTTTTGCCTCGTCGGGGGATAGATGCGGTAGACGCAGTACGTCGTACGTATTCAAACGGCTATCGGAAGTTCACAGACACGACACTCGGTGGGAACTTTGCGATTAACTCCCCGTATCAATTTACACCTTTTGCTGACATTCCAGAGAAACGAATCCACACGAACCTTTCTTTACCAATGGGCCGGTGGTACTCAGAGGTTATTGACGATAACAGTATTCACGTCCATTTACGGTTTGGTGTAGCCCAGTACAACAGCTGGACGAGTTTCTTTGGAAACTTCTACTCTCCTGAACTGTCACGCTTGGCGCGTACAGGACGAGGGACTGGGTTGTTCTACACGTTAGGTAAACTAGCAGGCTACGTGGTAGCCTTACCTTTTATAGCGCCGATTCTGATTGGTCAGGTCATTAAGTTCTTAGTGAACAAACCCAGTACGAAGTTTTATTACTTAAAACCCACCATGCCTTTGTACTGGAACGCAGTGACGATGATCACGAACTACATGGCTGCAAATATGGGGTTTATCCAAGGCCAAGGCTTTGAGGATTACCAGAAAGACTCTATAGGACTTACCGCCCAGGACATCGCTGATCGTAACTTTCTATTACCGGATACGTTCCGCGCGGACGGTGGAATCGATATCTACCGGATTGCGACTAAAGCACAACGTTTAGCGGATCAACAAAACAAAGCACTCGCGAAGATGCGCGAAGAAGCGGGGAGCGTACAAGACTTACGTGATCGTTTTGTGAAATACCAAAACACAGAACGAACGGACGTTCCTGAAGGAAACCGTCTGGCGGATTATCTGGATAAATACCTTGGAATGTCAAGTACCGCACCCGAGGGGGATAAAGTCGTTGAGGTTCCCAACGACGCAGGTAAAGCAACTGAGGGGGTTCCCACCAAAGTCTTCACAGAACCCAGCGAAGATGTAAGCTCGTATTACGGAGACTTTGATCCAACCGGACAGAAAGGAAAAGAAGACCCAGGGCTTGTAGACTTCTTGATCGCAGAAGCGCGGGATGGTGCTCAGTTTATCACCTTCCGGGTTGCAGACCCTGGTGAAGTCGGTGAGAGTTTCTCCAGTACGGTGAAAGACTCCGATATCTCCGGTACGATCAACAGTATTTCTCAAGGTGCACGTAACTCACGCTTTACGTTTGCGAACGGTAACTTAGACGATGGCATTATCGCCACTACCGTCAAAGGGATTGTGGGAGCAGTTACTGACGTCGTGGCTGGCTTGGCAGACTCGTTAAGTATTTCCGGGTTAGCGTCATTGGCCGGTAATGCCATGGTAGACATTCCTAAACACTGGGATCAATCTACAGCAAACTTACCTAAAGCAACGTACACCATCGAGCTACGTACACCGTATGGAAACGACCTTTCACGATACCAAGACTTGTTAGTACCGTTAGCGTTCTTACTAGCAGGAGCACTACCGTTATCCGCAGGTCCAAGTTCGTTCACTTCTCCTTTCTTGTGTGAGCTGTTCTGTAAAGGCAGACATCAATTCAGATTAGGAATGATTGACTCATTGGACATCCGTCGGGGGACGGGCAACTTAGGGTGGACACAAGACTCTAAACCGTTAGGGATTGACATTACGGTAAGTTTTGTGGATATGTCAAGTATCATCCACATGCCACTGACCACGATGTTTAAACCATGGGAGCCGTTCACACCAGGTGGTATACAGCGGATGTTTACTGCGGATGAATCTGCATTCTCGAACTACATGGCTGTACTGTGTAGCTTGGGCCTATCAGAACAAATCTACGCGTGGTCTGGTCGGTTAAAACGTAACTACTACCGTCAAGTACTGAACTACAACAGTTGGTTCAACAAAGCGCACTTTGCGAACTGGGCCTTTGGAACCTTCCCAGGACAACTGATGTCACTCTTTGCTGAGAACACCAACCGTCCGTAAACCAAAAAAAGAGAGAGAGGGGACTCCCCTCTCTCTATGCTCGCTGACGCACCACAGCAATGTACTGACGGTTGTCGAGCAAACACCCTACTGGGTTTTGATTACACAAAAGAGAGTACCCTTCTGAGAAAGGCTGCCACGGGTAGTCGTCTACCGTAATAGGACGGAAGTCGAAATGCCCAATCAGTGCGGTAGTCAGTGTCTCCACGTACCCTCTATACCACAATAAGAATTTCTTACGATCGAACTCTGCGGAGTGCGGTAGTAAACGCCAGTACTCTTGGTAGTCGTACGGGTATCTCAGAATCACCAAGTAACCACCGGGGGTTTTGAGTGCCGCGTTGGTAATGTATTCAAATGTCGCTACGTGTAGCTCACCACACGAGATCTTTAGGCTCTGTGTGGGCGTTGATAGCTTTTCTATGCTAAAATCGCTCATAGGCTCTCCTGTTGCGTTTAAACGGCATACAGGGAGCCGAAGCCCCCTGTGCTACCGTGTCAACCCCCATTGGACTAACTGAGGGTAGAATTTCTTTCCTAAAATTTGAATGTCTTGCAGGGTGTAGCTCTTTGCACAAAGGACTGGGACTAAGTACTCAGGGTCTAACCCGTTGAGCGCAGGTGTGGTGTGTGACAACAACACAATACTGGCGTCACGAGAGATCCTAGAGAAAGGAGCTAACGCAGGAACGTCCACACCGTTTCGTTTAGTCAGCGTCCACGTGGGTTGCACCAACCCTAACGTCTCCACCAAGTACGCTTTGAGTGCAGCGTAGTCGGCAGGTTTCGTACGAGGAGGAAACCGATACCCAGCCAGTAGAAACATCACCGCGTCAGGCATTTTAGCGATGACTGCTTCTGCGCCAATGTACTCTATTACTTTTCGTAAAGATGCTAAGTCGCAGCGAAGAACAATCGATTGCAGAGAAGCAATCAAACGTTGCTTTGCGAGCTCTTTGTCTTTGACTTGGTTCATGATCTCATCGATGGCGTCTGGTACGCCCAGCTCTAACGCTTCGGTCAGTAATGCACCGAAGGCAGAGTCTTTTGCGATGTCACTGACCACACCACCTAAGGCGTCATTCCCAGTCAATCGCGCTAAGGCTTTAAACACCCCCATGGCATTGTCGGTACGTGCAGTATCCCACACGCTGTACGTCTGCCCTGCTTTGTTAACAAGTTCCCCTACGCCAGGAAACCCAGCCAACTTTAACGCGCTACTGATCGCGTCTGACTTGACTTTTGCACTGACCGATTCAATCCCACCGATACTCGTACCTAGACTCCGGTCAAAGACGCGTAACGCTTCAGAGGTGTTTAACCCCACACCGTTCTCGCCAATCTTCACCATCCGACTTAAGTCTTTAAGGTTCAGATCACTCGTAGAGAATCCCGCTTTGGCTTTATCCAGTAAACTACTACTGGCATCCCCCGTCGTGGTTTTGATCTTCGAGAGCGTCTCCTGTGGGGTGACGCCAGAGGGGTCTACTGTCAGTAATGAGTCGTCTGGTCCACTTTGGAAAAAACCACCCAACACTCCTTGGATGGCTGTACTTAGATCTGCCATACGTACCGTACCTTTGTGGCTAAATTGTCTATACAATCACTCCCGTGGCTTGTCCTAGCTGTTCCAGCTGCTCTTGCCATTGTTGACTTTGCTGTAAAGACGCTAACCCTTCAATCCGTACTGAGTACAACCCTTTGGTGTAGGGTTTGTTCTCTTGTCCTGCTCCTAAGAGCGCATCGACTTCCGTGGCATTTAACCGAAGTCTCGACACCACGTCATCCAAGTCTTGGGTGATATACGTATCTTTAGTAGACAGTGACGTAACGTAGTAGTCAATCACAGGCCCTCTGTGTTTTGGAACGTACGCAGGTTCTTCTCGCACAGTTTCTGTTCCATACCCTCCGCCGAAGTCTTTAAACTCCAACGAGTGACTGGTCCACTTTTTCTCCCCGTGTCTGCGGATCTCTAACGTAATCCGCATATCCACTACTTTGTGTAAGAGCAAGATCTTCTCTAACGTCTTCCACGTCATGTCGTTTCTTGCAATCGCTTTCGTGAGGTTTCCCTGTGCGCTGGAGCGATCCTTAGTGGTTTGGTTAATCCCGACGACAGGATTGCTTAAGTAGTCTCTCATGTAGTTGAAATACACGGAGGGAGTTGTCCCTAAGTCTAACATAAGCTTACGAGCTAATTTTGCAAGTACTCCTTTTGCAGCACGCATGCCTTTATCGGAGCTTTGTAAGAGCGGGTTGATATTCGAGTCTTTTGACATTGTACCTTCCTTCTTCAGATTCTTATTTTAAGTGCGGTACACGATGCAATCGATGTACTGTTTTAAGTCTTGCCAGAGTACAGCGCCTGCACGGAACGTGTACTCGTCTTCGTTCGGTAAGTGACGGAAGATCTCTTCGAGTAACACACAGAGTGTCCGGTGTGCGTCAGTTCGATTCAGTAAGACGCGTCCTGCACAGAAATATTGATACATACTTTTCTCTGTTAAAGCGCTGTCTAACGTGAGCATTGGAACGAATCGTTCTGGGTTACGTTCTAACCACAGACGGTATCGATCGAGTTCTTCCAAGAGTTGTGTAATATCTAACGTGCGTGTAATGAGCATAATACCACGACACGCGTCGTGGTTCTCATTGACAGGGAAGTCTTTGTATAGAGCAAGCCATTGACGCATCCCTTGAAGAGAGTAGCGTTTGTACGGCTCGTTGAGAAACTCGGTAAGCTTGCGCTTGTACCACCAGCGTTTAGCGGCCTGAATCATATAGTTTCCTATACTGTCGTTGTTATTGTCAAAACAATAATATATGTCTGTTTTTATTTCTGTTCGTGAGGTGTGGTTATGAGTTCCACGATGATTCCACAAGACCCAGCTGCACTGCTGAAGTGGACCCGTGAGATGCGGGTGAAAGCGGTCAATAATATCGTTCCTGAAGGTCAGTTCCCTGACGACCCGAAAATGCTTCGAGTGATGGCGGGCTTTTTAGACGGAATCGACAAACAAGTCCAAACCACACAACGGATGGAGCAGGATAACCAGAACGCTCAAGCCGACCGTGAGATCGCTGCACAGTCCGCACGGATCGTCGATCAGATTCGCCGTGAAGCCAAAGGGAACCCATTTGCTGCTGGCTCCGATTACGTCCCTGCTGGGGTGCGTTCAAAAGCTGAAGCCGATGAGTCACAACTCCCAGAGATCGAGGTGGTGCCAGGGCAGATGGACATCACACCAGCGGCAATGACTCACGACGAGTTTATGGACCAGATGGAAGCGCAAAGAGAAGGGTGACCCCCCTTCTCTTTATGCCGTCTGAGAAGCCATCAGCAGTGAGAAGTGTTTTACGTCTTCAAACCGCCATGCTGCGTGCTCACAGAGCATCAACTCAAAACACCCCCAGATCTTGATTGACTCTCCGTACAGTTGCTCGTCTTCGTTGTTTGGATCTAACTGCACCGCTTGGGTGTTGTCACGTATCTTTGGAACGATAAACGTCACGTGCTGTAGTTTCGTTGCATCCAACGCTTTGGGGTAGTGGAGTTTCAACCACTCTGCGTAGTCGTACAACACCACCACGTTGTAGTGCTGTAAAGCAATACAGACTGGATCGAGTTTCTGTGGGCTGTAGTTCACCACAGTGACTTTACGTACGTTTGGAAACAACACCTGAAGGATCTTCACGTACTCGTCTTTCTCGTCTTCTTGAAGCCGGTAAGGCCAGACGTTTAAGTCGATGTCGTAGATATACTCCCCAGCAGTTTGCTCACGTTTAGACGTTTCTAAACAGATCTCCTCAAACAAGAAATCTGCAAACGCTGTAGGACCACTTGCTTGTAAAGTTTGGACGTTTCGTGCTTGGTACGCCGCACGGTAGTCTTCTTTACGAAACGTACGACTTTGAAACTCGTCATTGTCACGAATGAAATACGTCGTACGCAGTAGCCGCCCTGCGGTTTCAGGACAGAGTAAAGACACCGTAGCGATGCGTGTGTCTAAAAGCGCATCGATCGGAATCAAGTACCGACTTTCTGAGGTAGGGTTTAACATATCACGTCTCCATCAAGTCATCGGTAAAGACCACACGTGGACCTAACGACAAAGCACACAACGTCAACGCCCATGGGTTTTGTGCAAAGAGCTCAGTCAAGTACTCCCGTGACGGTAAGGAGCTTAACGTCCCTTGATCCAACACGCCACCTGTAGGTTCACCTGCACTGCGGCTATGTGGAGCTAAGCCTGCAACAAAGTGGGCTTGTAGTGTATTCCACTGAACATCAGAGATCTCTAACTGGATACGCGATTGTGCGTGGAGTTTAAACACCCAGTCCCACGCGTCTTGGTCGTTGATCTTCCTTACGACCAACTGGAAGTGGTCTTTGTGTAACACCGTAGGAAGACTCCACACGCCTTGTATCCACTCGATACGTAACACGACGTCAGAGTCAACAGACTTACGTATCTCTGTTGGGCGAGTAGACCCTTCTGGTGGAGGCACAACGTCTAAGGTCTGCGCAGAGAGACTGGCGTTTCGTGCCACGGCTTTTAAGTATTCTGAAGCTAAACGTTCTGACACTGGAGACTCCTACGAGTGAGGTAAGTTTGAACTTAAGTGCATACCTCGTAAGTACGCATTCAAACTTAAAGTGGATTTCACGTGCGTGTTTGCATCGAGGATAGGTTGCAAGCTTGCACCTCCACGTTCGATGATCTCACGCTCAAATGCGTTGAGTGCCTTCTGGTCACCCCCACGGACTTTGATCGCTTCGATGATTGTGTTCTCTAACCCTTGAGCGTAGAACACCTGGAGCTCTGTGTAGGTCATGGCTGAGCCTTTGGAGTCCCCAGTAGGCTGTCCAGTCAAGTCATCGATCACCGAGGTATCCGTTGGGATACTTTGCTTTCCATCTAACGTCTGTGCTTGACGACGTACCGCTAGTGGGAGTACAGGGTACTTGATGGGTGTTAAGTATCGCTGTCCAGTGGACTCATCAGTCGTCCACACACGTTGGTAGATAGGAACGTTAAGCTCATCAGCGAGTTTCAGTAAACCGTCCATGCGGATCTTCGAGTCTTTGAGGTTCGGTACGAAGAATGGAAGGATAAACTCAGAGAGCACCGCAGTGGGGGTGTCTCTACCTCGTTCTATACTCGCTACCATGGCTTCAAATTTCTCTTCAGGAAGTTTACGAAGCTCTTGAAGGTACGCGTTTAAGTTTTGCTCCCCTTGTTCGATCTTTGGGAAGTACTCTGCAAGGACCGCAATGAATTTCTCTCTACGCGCTTCGAAGTCTGTCATGGGAGCCTCTCTCTTTAAAGCCAGCTTTTAAACGTCTGGAATAGTACCGTTTTGGAGTCGTTTCGATCCGTACCGTCCGTACACGACGACGCAGTTCAAAACAACGATCACGCATGTCTTTCGTGCCAGTGGATTGACCGTCCCAGAACACCAACACCACACCTACACGTTCTGCGAGTTGTTGGTTACGGATAAAGCCTGCCGCTTTACCGTGTTTGTCCCAGTCGGCGTCAATGGCTGTAAAGGTGTAGCCGTGATCTGCACAGTAGTCTTCGATCATGCTATCGATTCCAGGAGCACCGCCTGAGTAGAACTCAAAAGGACGTCCTGGGTAGAGCTCTTTGAGTTCGTTGACGTAATGGACGAATCGTTCACTGAAGAAATCGTAGTTGTCGTACTGACGACAGCCTACAACTGCAATACGTAGTGGGTCAATCCCTACGTCACTTAATGCGTGCAGACGTTCGGCGGCATCGAAATTGACTTCATCGTCTCTCATACGCCGTCTCCGTAACTGCGTGCTATGATCCATAACACGTTTTCGGAGAACCGATCAAACCATTGTTCGAAGGTCACGTTGTGGATCAGTTCGATGCGGTAGACTAAAGAATCAGTGTCGCCAAACAACCGACACAGCTCAGAGGACAGCCACTGGTTGAGTTCACGGAGTTCTTTGTGGGGATCGCCCAGCGCGTGATCGCTGTGGTGGAAATTCTGCAGTAAAGCCGCTGAAAACTTCGGAGTCTTGGCTCCGAGTGCGGCAATGGTTTTATGCTTCATTGTTGCCATGTTATTATTATTCCTAAAAAAGACGTACAGGAAGGAGGGAGCGCACTCCCTCGTTCACTGTCGTTACATCCAGTACGGTTTGTACTTACCTGCTCTGACACGCAGTAAGTCTAACGTCGATAAAAAGTGCTGTGGATGATTCTGTTCTTCAAACGTCCAGAATCCACGGGTCTGTAGTAAGTCTTCCCACTTGTAGCCCATTTTCAGTAAATCAGCGTACAGTGTTTCTGGAGGACACCACAGGTCTTGGTATTGATCAAACGCCACGTAACGCATCTGCGCAAGCTCAGAGGTGATCTGAAGTGCACGACGTAACTCAGGGGTTTCATCGATCTTTCCGCGTACCGTAGTCCGTTGGAGTTTCACGTCAGGCAGAAAGACCACACTATAACTCTTGTCGTGTCCCGACAAACCAAAGCGGAACGTGTCGCTGGTGGCTGCGTCGTGGTTCTTGATATAGTAGAACTCTGACAGACCGATCAGGATACCTTCTGACTGAGAGGCCAGTAAATGAAACGGTGAACCCGTAGGACCGTACTTCCCACGTAAATTCTGGATCGTCATTTCCTGTAAGTCAGTCGAATCGGGGTTATCGTCGTACTTGTCCCGTGGGAACTCAGGTGCTTTGGTGGTTTTGTTTTTCAGCGGTGACGTACCGTACACGTACCAGAGGTTGTTCGTTAGAAAGAAAAAGTTGTTCGGTACTTTCTTAAACTTCAAACTGGACTTTAAGAACGCAAGCTTCTGCTGTACAGGAGCATATGGGTCTAACTGAATGTTGTCATCTACGTGAGCCGTCAGGATCATGTTAATCCCGCTAGAGGCGGTGAGTACAGGCAGCTCGTTCAGCATCTGCCATTTGTTCATCGCCCCCCGCATCGACTCCATATTTCGACCTGACGTACCGATGGTGTTTTTCTCTTGGATTTCTTCCATCTGAGAAGTCGTGAACTGTGACAGGGAGTCGATCTCTACGTTGGATGGGAAGTACGTTTTAAACGGAACGCCTTTGGAGTCCACAAACGGCGTCGTGTACTTGACTTCTTTCGCAGGAGCGTTTTGTTTGTCTTCTCCGTACTTCCGGATCTCTTCGTACCACTTGTCACCAATCATCACGTCCCCTGCAGTCAGTAAGAAACGATCTTCTGCTTGCAGGTCGTGTCCTTGTAAGTTTTCAAACCGTCGAGCGAGCTGGTGAGTACGGTTCATACTGGCAGAGATCTCGGTGTCGTACAGCATCGCTTCTGAAGGGCTATACCGATCGATCACAGTGAGGTTCATTGACCGTGCCAGTAATGACTTACCGACGTTGCCACGACCACCGACTCCAGTAACCGGTGCCAAACCACCGTTGAGTACCATCTCTCCTTTCGAGCCGAGTTGGTACGAGCCTGTAGGGATGTCGAGCAAACACCCTAAGTTAGGCATAGGACGAATATCAGGAGCAGGTTGAAATCTGTTTTTAAATGCTAAAGCCATCGCAGTGTGCTTCCTTTGAGAATTGAGTACATTAAATGAGTGGGTATGGAATTTTTAATTCTATGTTAATTCATAAAAACCAGCAGACCAAAAGGCGGTGTGTACCATGTTTGCAAACTTAAACGATTTACAATTTCAGCATGAGGTGTTAGCCCTCGAAGCGTTAGCGGTTCACCGACCGAACATTGGGATGGTGGAAAAACTGGGTACGATGGTCGATTCTGTCAGTAATCAGATCGCTGACTCGTTACGTGGTTTGATACTACCGGTTGGCGCGATCGACTTCGTACCGGCTTTACGTGAAGTGCAGAAACACAAGTACGTGGACTTATCTCCAGTGCAATTACCGATCCCTGCAGGGTTGTCTGCTCCTTTAGTCCCTTACGGTCAGTTGCTCCTGCGTGCTCAAGAGCTATCCATGAGTATCTTGGATGACACCTTAGAGCCATTCCAGAAGTTTGTAGGGGAGGCATTGAACAATCCTGAGAAATTAGGCAGTAGTGTTTTACGTGCACAAAACCATCCAAAAGAAATAAAGGACTTGCAGAACAAACTGAAAGACGTATTTCGTAATGGCACGAAAGCCACACGTCCTTACAGTGAAGTCATTCGTAACAACAACGACTGGGTAGAACTCAAAGACATCTGCACGACGTTAAAACGCAACGCAGACCGTCAGAGTCCAAAAGACTTTGCTGACACCGTCACTGAGTTAGACCAACAACTGCGTACGTTGATCAAACGGATTCGAGACACCAACGAGCAGTACCGCCCTTCTCCTGAAGTGGTGAAACAACTGGCAGATCTCTCCTACACATTAGCAGAGCAAGTCAGTTTCTACAGTGTGGTGAACACGCTGATCGCTTCGTACCTGAAAGCTGTAGAAGACGCTGTGGATGTGATCAAAAAACTGTAAACAAACATACGAGGGAGGCCGAAGCCTCCCTGTATGCTGTAAATTCGTTTGTTACGAATGCAACTCACGAACATGTTCCCTTTCTGACGTCCTATCACTTTTAACCACAGCCTGTGTATACACTACCTGCCTAAAAAGTTTAACACGGCACCGATATCAGCACGTAAGTCAGATTCTCTTCCATACCGCAAATGACTGGAGGTATGGTTAAGAATCTCTTGGATCAATGCATCTCTTTCGAGGTGCTGGATGTCCAATGCCCCACGCGGCCATAAACGGTCCGTGAAAGCTAGGGCCGGGAAGACTAAAGCTGTAGTACGATCAGCGAGTCCAAAAGTCCGGTTTAGCTGCTCAAGCTCCTCGTTGTCTACTCCGATTCGCTTGGTTAACTCGTCAGTGGTGGGTGCCCCGTAGTCCTTCAGGTATCGGTAGAGCGTTACGACAAATAACAGACGTTTACTAGCCGTGCTTGCAATTAACTCCCACAGGAAGCCGATCACGGCTCGTACACATTTCCGAATTGCTGTAAACATAACTAAGACCTTTCAACATAGAGGTTACTGACCATCGAGGCGTAGATACCTACATCCTCTCCCGCACTCAGTACAAGGTAATACCTGAACCCCACGCTAGACTCACGACGGGTGACTAACGTCAGCGTAGGAGACTCTGCAGTTAAAGCAGACAGTGCGTTACGAGACGGGGTGTCTAACCCAAGGGTGAGGATCACGTTGGCTTCTTTCTTACCTGCACCTAAGTCATACCCTACAGGTAGGGTAAGTGACTTCAGAGTTTGAGCAATCGTCTTGCGTAAAACGCAGACTGACTTGCCTTTTTTCTCTTCGTGCTCATAGAAATAACTCGTTACATCGGTATACACCGTGTACGGGTCTTGGATGGACTCCTTAGACAAAAACGTATCTAAGACGCCCTGTAGGTGCGCTAGATTAGAGATCGCGTCAAATACCTTTCTAGGCGGTCTAGCGTGCCACGTCAGTTGTTTCTGATCGATGGTGTACAGGTCATTAAAGTGATCTGCTTTGACCACGTAATCCATCTGGTGGTCTTTTAAGTCTTGGTAGACTGAAGCGGTGAACACATTCGCTAAGTAGACTTTCACTACGTCAAGTTGTGTGGTACGGGAGATTTTCGTTTGGTATTCCCGCAGTTGTTCTAAGACAGGTTCTGGTTCTTTTAAGTACACCACAGCGTATGCTTGGTCTGACATCCGTTTGCCGTCGTACTCGTTGTCTGCAGTAGACTGTCCTAAGTGATACACGTGACGGCCGTCGGTGCTTTTCGCCACGTCGGTGTTCATCACAAAGTACCAACGGTTTAACGAGAATAAACGATTGTACTCTGCTTTAGGAGCCCAGTAGCCAGCAGGAGGAGAGACTTCTTCATGTACCTCACCCGCTCTGTCTTTTTGACTGAGGATCACCGCGCGGGTCGCGTTACGGTCAGCGAGTTTATTCCCTACAGACGTTGCGTGTCCTTTCACCCAGTTCCACGTGACTTTCGTACCACTACTTTCTAACGTCGACGTAGAGGCTAAAAGCTGACGCCACGCATCGGCATTTGGCATCGGCTCGCCGTCTCGTTTAAAGTCGGCAGCAATCCATTTCTTTGACCACTCCCGCATCCCTTCTACGACGTACTTGGAATCGGTGTACACCGTTAAGCTTTCTACGTGGTCGACTTTACAGGTGTAGTTGATCGCATTTAAAGCAGCGTGGACTTCTGCTGCGTTGTTGGAAGCCACACCTAGTGCCCCCCATGAATCGACGTACGTCGTAGCGAGGACTTGAGTACCCCGTCCTCCTTCTTGTTTAGAGAGCGTAGAGTACCCTTTGTCGGTCACGACACCTTCTCGTTCTGGAGCGAGTTCTTTGTTCGCTAAACGCGTGGTGTACTGAGTGTTGTTTAAGTCAAAGTGGTAGCCATGAAACCCCCAGCCACACGGACCAGGGTTTGGACGCGCACCACCATCGGTGTATAACACCACACCACACCGAGGGGTGGTTTCTACTACTGCTGCAGCTGCGTCTGGAGTCTTTTTCTTTTTAGCCATTTTAGGGAAACCTTAGTTACGTGCAAAAGTACGACTACACCATTACGCGTAGTCGTACTTTTTTAGGGGGTGCAATCCACAGGGTCTTGTTGTAACGCAGTGACCATTCGGTTGTAAGAGTCTACTTGCGTTTGAATCGATTCGATGTGTTTAAACAACACGTCTTGGATTTCAGTCTCAGTCATGTCGTCAGTGATCTCATCGTCAGGTAACACCAGTGTAAGTTCTGGGACTTTAGGACGAGGAGGACACTTAGGGAGTTCGTTTGACTCTAGCTTGAAGGTCACGTTTAAGTAGTTGATATACCCAGTTAAGTACTGCTGGTAACCCACAAGGTCGTCTCTCCAGTGAGTGACGTTCGTAAGAAACGCAGCTGGGTCTTTGGACCGGTATTGATTGTAGTCGTGAGGGATCGAAAACGGAATCAACGACGTGTTGAGTTCAGGAGATGAAACGCCGGGTGACACACACCCAGCGAGCAGTAGTAAAACGATAGCGAGGTTAGATCGCTTTTTCATTCTGTGTCTCCTTTATCACGGATCGTTTCTAACCGATCTTTCACACGTTCGTTGGTGGGTTTCTTGGCTGGAGGATCAGACTTAGGTGTGGGAGCACGGCACGTCTGTGTTAATGTATCGAGTTGTTTTTTGGTTTCAGCGTGACGTTCTTTTTCGTTAAAGTAATTCAGCTGGGAGATCTCATAGTCTTTGCGCAGCGCCTGCAGTTGGGACTCAACCAGCAAGCGTTGTAAGTAGTCTTCAGAGTGGTACCGTCCTACAGGCTGCCCTTTGTCTTTTTCTTCAGGCTTAGTCAGCTGGGACTGATCGTAGAAATACGTAGCTGCATAGGACGAGACGACGATTAAAAGAATCAACACCCACGACAGAAAAGAAGGACGTCGTCCTTCGGGGTGTTGGATGATCTCTTCGATCTTTTTCTTGAGTATATCAAGTGTATAAGGACCGAGAGACTTCAGTAGAGCGATAAGCATTTGTCCAAACACAGGAATGACCTCCGTAACATATGAACGAAACTAAAGCATGCTATACCTAAGAAGGAGAGCAGTCATGTACATTTTAAGAGGTTTTGTAACAATGCCGGCGTTGATGAACAACGCGGTAGGACAGAACTCCCCGATTGGTGAACTCGAACCCCAGCAAGAAACCTACTCCAGAGAGCGTGGGGTTTATGCGAATAACACCTACCCAGACGTCCGTTTAGTGTCGTTTCGTTCTGAGGATACCACAGGGTTGATCCCCGTGAACACACTCCACCAGAACAAAGCGTTGATGATGTCGCAGTGGCTGTACGCGAGATCGCTTGCGGGGCAGATCTCAGAGGATAAAACGGATACGCTTTTAGCAATGCGTAGTTACTTCGTTTTAGAAGCAGAAGAGATCGACCTAGGAGACACCGTCACCAATGGTCAGTACTGGTTTCCTTCATGGGTATCGTACAAAGCGTTAGGGGCTCCTGACAACGAAGTGCGGTTGTGGTACCACAACGCAAGCTTCGCTGCGCAATATGACTACTACGACATTATCGTGGTTCCACCGATTGTAGACCCAGAAGCATTCCACACTGGAGTAGCGGCTGTAGATCAGTTACTGGACGAGTACTTACAGTCTGAACACATGGCGCGTGCACAATTAGCGCGTGCGGGTACGCCACCAACGTACCAACCGTCGTATGAATTCGATTGGGTGAATCCAAACGACGCTACGTACCGTCGTCGTACAAACTGGGTGGTGTTGGTGTACGGAATTCGTGGGAATAACGATGACCTGATCAAAGAGAAGATTGCTGATCACCTGCTAGACGCTTCAGCGTACGACCGCGATGCATGGGAGACTATTTTCCCTGAGATCTTTATCCCTACGGAATACTACATCGTTCCTGCATGGAACCGCTACGCGTTACCAGAGCTTACACTGACGGCTGGGATTTACTCTCCAAGTATTCCACAAGCGGAATTACCACAGTACCAAGCGTTGTTTGTGGACTACGCAACACCACACATTCTAGCACAGAACGAGATCATCGGCTCAAGCTGGAAAGGGTTGTCGTTTGTGTCCGTAGGACATCACCGTAACCGAAATGGGCTGTATCGTTTAACGGATCAATGGCCTGATTACGTCAACATCCCGGTGAATTCTTTGGATTACAACCGAATCTCTCCTGCTACACGCAGCTGGATTAACCAACTCTTTACTGCGTTTATCTACGCAGAACAAAACGCAGGGACTCTGCAACTCCCAGAAGGGTATACGTTGATTGACCGAAACGGAGTGTTCTACGTGAGTTTCAACCGCGATCAGATCAAGTACCTGATTGCACGCAAAGATAGCTTACCAGACCCAGTGGTGTAAAGAATGGCGTTAACTCCCACCATAGGACTTAAGGGGCGGTACACACTCGCCGCCCCTTACGACACGTTAGTGTTACCTACCGGACTGTATGAGTGTATAGCAGTACGGAAGTTTGAAGACTTACTGGTACTGACCGTAGACGTCTTCGCGGACTACTACGAACCGTATGGGTTACTCCAAAGTGACTACCAAGCCGATAATCGAAACGGTGCAAGTATCGTCACTTTTGTGGATGTGAATGACAACTACGTGTATGTACCGGATACGTATATCCTCTCGATTCCGTCGATGGATAACGTCGCGTATCAACACGTGGTGATCTCTTTAAGTTTAGGTCCTTTCCCTGAATACGTAGGGCTTACAGACTTAAGTACAAAACTTAAAGAACTCACAGAAACGACCATCGGTGTAGACACCACGCCTTTAGTGCACGTCGCTCCTACCCGAAACGTGATGCCTAGTGCACTCCACGAAGGGATGGAAGTCGCTCGTACTAACCGAATCGTCGGGAGCCAAACTGAACGTGCCAAACGGATTGCGTTAGAAGCACAGTTGGTGGCAGCACGCGCAGAGATCGCGGCACTACAGCAGATCTTAGTCGATAATGGCTTAGTGGTAGACGTTCCGGATTAACCACCGCATAAAGGGAGCTTCGCGCTCCCTTTTATGTCGTCTTAGAAAAAAAGGTGGGAGGGATAACTCCCACCAAGGCTAACACTCTAAGGAAGATGACGTGTTGCTCATTACGTCATACTATTTTAAAGTTGAGGTTCTCACCGGGCTTCACTAACGCACCACTCGTGTCCAGTACGTTGACTTCCGCATTCGTAAGCGCTCCATGACTAGAGGCGAAGTGAGACACTAAAAACACCTGAGGGATTCGTTTGAGTTCTAAAAGCGTACGGATGTACGCAAACAAACGATCTCGGTGTGTTTGGTGGAAACTGTGTCCTACCTCGTCTAAGAACCACGGGACGTTTTTCCCTCCTAACGCAATCGACATAAACGCAAAGTTAATGACTTCCCGTTGGCCTCGTGAGCCATACGCGATGTCCGGTACGATGTGATCAAGTTGAGAACTCACCATAGGGAACAAATAGTCAAGCTCCGTGTCGTTCACAGAAGGTAAGGAGAGTTTCAGCGGTACCGTCCAGATCTGGTGGATGATCTGGTTGAGTGAATTCACGAATACCCCTAAGTACCCTAAAAGCTGCTCAGCAATAATCCCTTCGGTAGGAGAGAGTTGTTTGAGTAAACACTGTCCTGCTTCTAGGTCGGACTGGTACTGCGCAATAGACGCTTCTAGGTGATGCACGACACTGTCTTTGGCATCACTGCGTGCAAGTTCTTGACGAATCTCTGTCACCAAACTCTGTAAGCGATCTACGTCATGCGACAATGCTTCGTTGTACGCCGCATCACTTAAGTGTGACATACACTGCTTCAGTTCGGTCAGTGTGCCCTGTAACTCTTTCTGTAAACGTAACGCATGACTGTACACCCGGTACTCGTCTTCCGCAGCACGGAGTTCCTGCGTTAAACGCTCTAGGAGCACTTTAGAGCTCGTGTGCTCGTGTTCCAGCTCTACCATACGCCGTTTGAGCGTTTCTAAGCCTCCTTGGCCCACAGAGCGTTTAGCGTGGATCGTCTCTGTAAGGATTGCGTGATTCTGACTGGTACGAAACACGTACTCGTCTTGGTCTAACGTCCTTAGGTACAATGAGAGTTTCCCTACTAAAGACTTAGGCGATTCCGCCAGCTGGATATCGTCTGGGTCAATGTCGTGAAACACACGAGCAAGCTTTGGGTGTTGACGTCGTGTAGAGAGAACTTCCACGTAGAGGTCTCGGTAGGTGGCGTACTCGGTTAAGTACGTGGTTACGCGTTCGTGTTGAAGTTGTAACCGTTCGAGTTCTGTCAACGTAGTGGTGAGTTGTTGTTCCAGTACGGCTTGTTCTGTAGGGGCTACACCGGGAATAAACACGTGCTTACACTCAGGGCACTCTACAGTAGAATGATTCTGAATGTGCCGTAGTTGTAGCCTAAGCTGTTGCTCCAACGCCGTAAGGCGGTTGATCTCACTTTGCAAAGCCTGTGCGGTTTCTCTGGCTTGCTGTACACGCGCATTGTTGTACGTGGTCTTGTTTGGGTTTTGTGGGAGTCGTAGGTATAACTCATCCAAACTTTGCTGAGCTTTGAAAAGCTCCGCTTTCACTAACGCGTACTCTTGCAGCGACGTAAGGTCTGCAAAAAACCCAGACGGACTGAATGTTTCTAGTTCCACTTCAAGTTGTTTGAGTTCTTTTTCCAGTAGCTCCAGGGGTCGCTCATCCGCGTGACTAAACGGAGTCAGTAAAGAGTCCAGTCGTTCGAATTCTCGTCGTTGTTCTCCTAGAACGTACTCACAATGCCGGAGTTGACTTTTCAGCTCAGCAATCACGGTGTCGTGGTGTCGCCCTTCGGTGTAAAGACGAGGGACGGATTGCAGCTCACGGTTTAACCGTTGGATCGTTTCGTTGTGGCGTTTAACGTCACGCACTAAAAGACTGTACTCTGGTGTAGTAGGATTCTTCGCAGAGAGTAACTCATGAATCTTTTTGGTCAAGGTACTCAGTTCCAGTTTACGTTCTTCTACTACAGCTGCAGAGAGTCGCGTAGAGAGTTCTTCTGTGAGTTTGACTTCAGCGAGCTTTAATGCTCCTTGTAAATTCCTGACCCGTGTAGCGAGTTCTTTATGGATGCGTAACCCATAGGTGACGTCAACGTCAGAAAGTTTAGTGAGCCACTCTCGACGCTTCTGAGCAGGGAGGTCAGTAAAAAGGATTAACCCCATGGCGATGTTGTGGGTTTCTGGGGTGTAATCTAAAAGCTCTATCAACCGCGTACGGATCACGGTTGCGTTTCCTATAATCGGTTCGTCGTCGTTGATCTGTAGAGAGTGGGTCTGCCCTTTTCGAAAGTCACTTCGAATGGTGTAAAACGTCCCTTCTTTCTCATAGACTTTTTCTTCAAATCCTTTACCTTTGACGTAGTCTCCAGGAGAAGCAGGGAACGGAGCTAATGCATACAACAACGTGGTTTTCCCAGAACCGTTATTTCCTAACAGTAACTGTAAAGGAGACTCTGGCGTATAGTGGACTTCTGTCGTCCCACCGCCTAATAAACGTGCATTGTGCACAAACGTAGCTTTGACTAAACGCATGAAAACAGTGTCCCTGTGTGGTTGACGTTTTATGGGTACCATTGTATAGGTAGGTATTGTATTTTAAAACCCAAGGTGGGACGGTATGTCTGAAAAAGACTTTAGTAAATACGACTTTGACTCCTTTGCGTTCTTTGACGTTGGGATAGTCCACGACAACAAACCTCGAAGCACAAACAACATTTTTGCAACACCGATCTCGGTGTTTCCATTTGCGTCGAGTAAACTGACACGTGAGTCTGCGAAGGTAGAAGCTAAAGGGGTGGATGCGTTAGGAACCGCGTACAGCACGAGTGCAGAAACCGTGAACGCCCAAGAGTACAGATGGCTCCCTACGGGATTCCAAACCACAGCGCCTGACGTACGTAAAGGGGAGCGGGTGTTTCTGTATCGGTACGCCGACACCGATGAATACTTTTGGGTGTCCAGTCAGTTAGACCGCAGCTACCGTCGTTTAGAAACGGGTGCGTTTATGTTCCAAGCCGATCCCAACGCGGATGACAAAGACGAGTGGAGTGAGGAGAACTGTTACACCTTTACCGTCTCTACGCACGATGGACACATTACGCTTACCACCAGTCAGAAGAACAAAGAACCGTTTGGGTACGTGATGCAACTGAACACCAAAGACGGGATCTTTACACTGACGGATAACGAGCAGAATCTCATCCAGTTAGTCAGCGCAGAACAGTTGATTGTGTTGAAGAACAAAAACGGAACGTACTTCGCAGTCGATAAAGACGACTTAAAAGGGTATGCTCCGCAGAATATCTACTTTAAAGCAGAAACCCTCGTGGAGTTTCTGTGTAAGAACTTCGTGCTTAAAGCGTCTGAGGACATCACCTTTGAAACGAAAGTATGGACGGTGAACGCCAGTGAGAGTATCTCGTTTGATACACAGACGTTTAACTGGAAAGCACAGACGACGAATATTGACTCCCCAACGATTAATATCAAAGGGAATATCTTCCACGAAGGGAATCAAACCACAAGTGGCACCATGGGAGTCGGTGGGGCTACTACGTTGGGCGGTGGGGTCTCCGTCTCTGGCAGCATGACCAATAACGGAAAAGACGTGGGGTCCGGACACAAACACACAGGGTCCGCTACCGCACCGAGTGGTCCGGTTTCACCGACAGGTACACCGGTTTAACCAAAAAAAAAGAGAGGGCATACAGAGGAGAGAGCGTTTGCTCTCTCCTCTGTGCTTTATGCCTTTCCTACTTGCTCACGCAAACGCTTTTCGATTTCTTCCAGCGTATGGGGGAGTTTGTAGTGGTCTTTTAGAATCCTCGCCCAGGTGGGTAGGTGTTCAATTTCGGGGGTGGCTTTGAACTGTTCTCCGTAGCAGTCGCATTCAATCCAAAGCGCTAACTTTTTGTTCTGTAGCGCTAAAGAGTAAACGATAAAGCTTAGGAAGATCCCTACCCACATCAACTCAGTAGGGAAGTCAACAACCACCTGTAAACCCACAGACCACAGACAGCCTAAGAGTACAGTTAAGTACCAATGCAAGACGTGTCTGTACTCGTGTGCGTGGACTCCAGGATCGTTTTGATACTTGGGGTCTATACGCACGACGAAGCCGTTGGCTTTACCACCCGCGTTTTCTAACTCAGTGTATCGGAGCACCGTCGGGAACGGTGTCCACTTCAGTTGTAGGCTCATCAGCAGTAACCTCTTCGGTAGGGGCGGTAGCAGCAGCTAAACGCGTTTTGTAGTCATGGAGTAAACCAGAGACGTCAAAACGTCCTAAGTGCTGGTTTAACACCGCGGTTAACCAGAATTGCAATTGTGCATACGATTCGTTTGGCGTACCGTCTACCGTGGAGACTTTGAGTTGTGGTGACTCTTCGTCAGAGATAAACACGTTCAGCAACGCAAGTACCGTCGCGCCTGTGTCGTTGCGTTGTAAGCTCACTTGCATACCGATGTGGACTAAACCAGAGTCATCCGCACTGCAGGCAGGACGGCTGATCTGTACGCGATCGCCTACGAACAGTACTTTGGTTTTTTCGATACCACAGCACCACAAACCTAAGTTCACCAACGCTTCGATGTTCGTGGCTTGTGAGTGGTACGCAGACACACTGATAAAGTAGCGTTGCTCGCCGGCTTGGACTAACACAAAACGGTTGGCTTCTGGATTGTACACACCAAGCTCCGCTGTTAAGATCTCTTCTGCAACGTCCAGTGTTGGGTAGTCACGTGCGAAGATCTTAAACCCCGCTACACCTTTTTTGGTGTTGCCTTGCTCGTCTGCGGTTTCACCAGGTAAGTCCACCAAAGTTGGTTGAGCCTTCACGGTGTCTGGTAGTAACAGAGGGGTACCCCCATACAGACCTGTGAAGTTTACGTCGTTATGGACGTAACCTAACACTTTACGTGCGACGTACACCGCGTAATGTGGTAAGTAACCCAACGCGTGACCGTTGACGTCTACGTCTTGGTTTAGATACGTTGCGTAGCAAGGTTCCTGACCGAATTCGAAGAAAGCCCCGACCGTGACCTTACAACCGAAACGGGGTTCTAGTTCTTTTTCTAAGTCGGCCGATACAACCGTACCCACTTCGGTTTCGTCGTTGAAGTTAAAGGCGGCTGGGATGCTACGTTCGTCGATTACGGTCTCACCGTCTTTTTCTGTCTGCACAGAGGTGGTTAGATGTACAACCACAAATGGTTTAGCAGGTTCAAACGTAGTGTAGTTTAAAAATAAAGATTCCATTAAAAAAGCTCCAATGCCTGGGGTTAGTTGAACAAAGTATTACGCTTTATTTGTTTTTTCTTACTCGGGTCATGTACGTGCTCACGCCTTCGTTAGCCGCGTGTAGAAAAAGTTCCCTGTTGGTGCGGTGAGTAAAGTGTCGGTAGTGGATCACTAATTCACCGATCCCAGAAATCGCCCTTAAACGATTAATCAACATTTCGGATGGTTTATAACCCACGGCTCTCAACCTACGCTCTATTCGTTTTTTACACGACTGAGCATCCACCAGACACAATTCGACCGGTTCGTGTTGCGTCACGTCGCCGTCCAGAGTCTGTGTTTTTACCCCCAGATGCAGGCGCTGCATCGCCACCCATGGAACCAGAGAAACGATGAGTTCCTCGTTCGGTTTCAACTGAGCAATCAATAGGTTGATTTTTGCCACAAAATCACCATACGCTTTGGTCGGTTTGTTTTCCGGGAGACCTTTAAACACGGCGGTTAGATACGTGGCTAGTCGTTTTGTGTTAGCGAGCGCTTTCTCTGTAGGTTGAGTTTCTTCCACCGATAAAATACATACGAGGGTGGCAGGATGGTAGTGTTTAAGGTTTCCTCCCACACGCAACCACACGTGGTGTGTCCAATCGGTTAACTCGGGTGTATTCACTCGAACCCCTACGTCACCAGAACGTAAAATTTGTACTCTGGAACCTCTAGGGACGAGTGCTAGGGTGGTCTGTTCTACAGTAGTCATCTCAAACTCCTCCTTTGGTTTTAGGACGAGCAACCTCTAACAAAAAGCGAAGGTACGACTCGTACTTAAACTTAACGCCTGCGAACTCTTTGGACCAGAACTGCGTGGGGCCTTCGAAATTCGCTGGGGTTTTCTCCCAGTGTAATAATTCCACATCGGAGTACGAACGTTCGTTTTTCACACGACACATTAAAGAGAGGAGTTTTGTGGTATTACCGGGACGGTTACGTCGATAGTACACACGTGGCGTTAAAGCGCCTCCAATAACGTAGGAGCACGTATCTGCAGCTAACCAATACTTAGGTAGCTCTTTTTTAAAGAACGACTCTAATTGCGTTACAGAGCTTTCTACGTCAAGTTTAGGACTGTACAGAAAGAGCAGTGCTCCATCTGCGTCTGTGAACAGGATGGCTCCGTGCGGACAATCCCATAGGACGTGGTCAGAAACCACTGTACCGTCTGGGTAGTCGGTACGATTTGGATTTAAAGGCATGATTAGTAGTTCCTTTTGTTAGCCTAGGGAGGGGAAACCTCCCTAGGGAACTGGAGTAATGGGTTAAGCGATCAGTTGTTGGATGATCGAGTCTAACAATTCATCTGGGAAGCGCTGTTCTGGAGCGGTAGCTTGGTAATACAGCGTCTCGTAATTAGCTCGAACAACCTCCGGAACGACACCCAAAGGCAGTAACCGTAAATAAACATAACCGCAGTCATCAGCGGTCCCACCACCAACTATTAGAGTGACATTTACTTTATCGGCCTGGAGCTGGTAAATCACCTTACCTTCTTGCTGACGGAGGGTCTCGTTAAACAGACTAAGACGTCTGTTTAAACCTTCTACGAGTTTGGCAACTACTTCGAACTCACTGGAACTAGGGACAGAAATCCACAACGGTCTGATCCCTAGTAAGACCACGCGGTTTTTTACTTCAGTCTCGGGTTTTGAATTTGAGGGTGTAGGACCGACATAGCAGTAATGTGGAGTGGGGTCGCGTACTACCCAATACCGACTACCCGCAACGTCTACGTATTTCGTTCCAGTACCACACAGAAATTCCTGAGTCGGAGCTACGTCAAACAACCTCCAATGTACCAAGCTAGACCTTGTATCAAAGACGTTGGATGTTGCAGTGTTTTGTATTACGGTGTCTAACGTTGGACGTAGATCTCGCTGCTCACCGAAAATACTCTCACTGATCGGAGTATACACTAAGTGCACACCTTTCTCTAAAAGTTCTTGGTCTCCTTCGTACATACGGTCTGGAGTATGTAGAAAGTGATGTTCCACCGTCCAATCGAACTGAATTACCGCAATGTAGTTTAACGGCGCATCAGCTTTGTTGATGTACTGGACTTTGAAGTGTTGTAAGTCCTTTGAGAGCAGATCTTCCCGTAGTTCGGGGGGTGTGTTACGTAACAGATCCATGAACGTCGTAAACATTCCGTTGTCAGTTTTCTTCTCGATTCGTTCGAAGAACTCTAATGCCGTTGGGTAGCCGACGTTGTTTACAAATTGACTTAGTTGGATGTCTTGGCGCATAAAGCCCCCATTTGTTCGGTGCTTAAAAAGATGGTCGACTTACCTCTAGTTAATTGCCGGATTCTTTCGTTGTTGAGAATCACACCTGGCCACTCCGTCGTGTGCAGATCGTGATAAAAGTTACCTGCGTTAATCGCGCTTTGGTAATCAAACAACAACAAAGACAACCTAGCGTGATCTAGAGTAGTCCACGTCTTCTCGAATTCCTGGATGTCTTTGATCAGTATTGACATACGGTACTGGTATTGACTGACCGCGGATAACGTAGCCTGCTGGTCTAACAAAACCGTCAGTACCGTTTTTAAGTACTTCTGTGGGTTGGTTTCGTTTGACAACAACACATTAAGGAGTGAAGTCGCGTAAGGATCACGCATCAACCGACCGGTGTATGCGTTGTAATAGTACTCTAACGGGACTGGGTGTTTAGCTGGCTCCTGAACCACCTCGCTTTCGCAAACCTCTGAAGTAGGTGGTGTTCCTGCTAAGGTCTTGTAATCGTCAAACGAGAGACTCCCGGATTCTTTCTTCGCGTCCTCTAAACTCTTACGAGCGCGGATGGCCATGAACAGACATACGAGTAGGAAGACCGTTCCTGCAATAAAACCCAACCAATCTAAGTAACGCATCTTACACCTCCAAAAAGTCTGTACTCTGTGGAGTGAACCGTTCTGGCTCGTCGCTAAACACCACTTGGTACAACCAGGTGTTCATCCACTGTTGTGTGTTTAAGTGCGGTAATACACTCACGCACTCTGGATCTAAAGGAACCAACGACACCGTGGTGTCAAAGTCCCCTTCACTCCAGAACTCGTGTAACGACGCTGGGATCTCTAACACACCCCCTTTATCCAGGATTAAGTGTTGATCTCTCAGTAACTCTACAATCCGTTCTAACACCAACCCAGGGTGGTTAAATTCACCGTCTTCATTACGGGGGGTAAGGATCACTAAGTCAGGTAGCTCGTAGTCTTTCAGTCCTACGGTATAACCGCCAATCGCTTCATACACGGCTACAGCGTAGCCGTTCTCCTGCACACAGCGTTCTAACTCTAACGCTTCTTTTTCACTGACAGTCATTTTACCACTCCTTTTTGTTCGGTACACGACCACACGACTTTTTTATCTCTCAGCCCGTACAACGGCGTGGCATCTACTGCATGTCGGTGTTCTTTAGCAATCGCGTTGCACTCAGTAAGCGAGCTGGTGTGAATTACTACAGTGCTACTGGAATTGCCATCTGTGTTGACTAGGAAAATAGTTAATATTAAAATCCACGTACTCATGGGTACTCTCCTTTTTTTTGTTTAGTTGTTACTAACGAGGTACGAACACGTCGTCTAATGACAATCCTGTTTCCGCTAGTATGCCTGCTTTGGTTTTCACTTCGAAAATCCATTCATCGGGAATGGGTAGTGTTAGGGGGTGGACAAACCGACGACCGAACGTCATCAAACAGTACGTATCGAATTGAAACTCAGCGGAGTTCCAGACCCCCTCGCGTTCTAAGGTTTTCTCCCCTTCAAGGATCTTCTTCACGATCCCTTTTGCAAAAGGCGTGCAGCGAGGAAGCATTTTCTTTAAATACCGACACAACCACGTAGGACGGTCAAACGAAAGCTTAGCTTGCTTGGTGTTTTCATACGCGATGTGTTGTGCTAACAGAGTCGTGGTTAACAACTCTTTGGTGTTCAGTTTGCTCACGTCGTAAAGTCCTTTAAAGGTAAACGTGTTCCGGTGTGGGACAAGTTATCACGAAACACCAACACCTCCACACTCCACTCCAACTGAATCAGTGAGTGTTTGGTGATTGTCGGTACGTAATACGCCACACCGTAACGTTTTGCTAAAAATGCTGCGGAGTCTGGTAATGGGTAGTTAGGGTCTTCCATCAACACAAACCCATTTGGGAGGGGTCCTAAAAGCACACCTCCTAATTCAAGGTTGATTTTGGAATAGAGGACTTCAGAAGAAACCACTGGCAATTCCGTTTGTTTTCGTAGGTTCTCCGAGCTCACGTTTGGGTTGTGTGCCAGTAAATAGACCGGCACTTTCAACTGGCGTAGGAAGTTGTCTACTATAGCTAATTCACGTACTGTCATTCGGTTATCCTTTTTGTGGGGAATCGTCAAACAACTCAGCGATCCACTTGGGTTGGTTTTCAAGTGGTGGGGTTACAAATTCTACCGGTAGGTTTAAGAACGCAGCAAACTGTTCGGAGTCCGACTTCACGATCCCTAAAGCCACTAACGTCTCACCTAACATTACACGCACCTCTTGTGGGTCGGTGGTATATAAAACCTTAGCGATGTGGTATTGTTCTTCGGTGGCGTCGTTCGTACGTACGTCAGATGCGAGGTCGTACGCAAACTCGAAGTAACGGTCAGCGACAGTCTGTTCGAGCGTCTTCAATGCCGACAGGATGTAACGCCTCATTCTGAACAGATATTGGCTCTGCAATTCTTTTAGTCGAGCTTCTTCACGAGACTTCTTTGTGAACAACCCACTGCCGAATAACCCTAAGGTACGGGTCGCTGTATTGTTTACTCTTTGGTGGTTAGGTTTGCGTTTCATTCGAACAATTTCCTTATTGGTAGTTTGTGGAAGTGTAAGAGGTGTTTCATTTCCTCTTCGGTGTATTCTTTCTCACACAACACGACTAAACTGAGGTTCTGTGTGTTGATGCGGTACAGACGGGACTTATCCACGCGTTCACTTACTCGCGTTTGGTACACGTGGTCAGGTGTGTTTAATACTCCAACTTCAATAATTTGGAATTCCAAACTACGTATCGCTCGTCTGAGGTACGCGTGATCTTCTTCTGCAATCACGTAAGGTACTAGATCTTCTTCTACTGTTATGTAGGGAAAAGCGTTCCGCGATACTTGTTCGTACAACTCGTTCTCTAACTCTTTGAGAGGACGATACATTTCACAAAGGTTCTCTCCGTATTCAAATTCATACCAACGGTGTGCGGTTCTGTAATGGCTACCGTCGTCCTTCTCGACAGGTTTGGTTGCTGAGAAAATAGACAGCGCCATACGACGACTATTCACACCAGAGACGTACTCGGCGGTAGAGAGTTTCTGACACTCAGGACAAAGCATACAACCGATGTCCTCTCCTAATGACTTCAGTTGTCTTTGCTCGGACTGTCGTTCTTGATGGCTTTCTAAAATGAATGCTTTAATGCAGCATGAAGGGTAACCGTAATAGATACCACGGTAGACCCAATTTATCAAACGCCAAGCGCCTAATTGTGAAGCATTTACTTTTAATTGGTTTAATTCGATTTCATTCATGGGAACCTCGATGTCTTAGAGTTGACTTGTCCCAACGATGATATATACCTGTATTTAATTCCATAGGGACAAAAAAAAGAGGAGACCGAAGTCTCCTCTACGCACATCACTAAAAGAACACATCCGTCGTGTAGTCAATACGAATCGATAAACGTACCGGAGACACTCCCTCGGCTGTCTGCGCGTACATCACTGGCTCTCCTTCTAACGTGAGGGAGATTGTGTTGTGTTCTCTTTTCAACTTCACCCAAACAACCAGAGTATGTACGCCATCGCCACTCTTTGCCACGATTTTCAAACCGATCGGTTTATACCCTACGACCAACCCGTTGTACGTATCGCATTGAACGACGTTGGGTTGGCCTAACGGAGTATTTATTAGTTCGGTCGATACAACCGTCAGTAGGTTAACGTCTTCTGCCAAAGCAGAGACTGAATTGAAAGTGATGTTCATTCTGGTCTCCTAGTTTTGTGGTACGAACACCCAATCCGTCGTTAGTCGTAAAAAACATCTCTGGGACCGGCGTGCCAACAACAGGACGACAAAGTATTTGTACTCTGCTCACTTCCTGTCGCTTGCTATTCACAGTGAGTTCAAAGTCGGCTGTGTGAGTTTCACCGCGATAGTCCACCATAGCACGAATCTGCAACACGTCACCATCGTTAGCAACCAAAGGAAGCGGCGTTTGGATTCTGAGCACAGGTATGTTCGATACTTCTGTGCTAGGATTTCTGGGAGTCAGTAACTCCATAGAAAAACGTTTTAAATCTACTTTTACATTCATAGTTTAGTTACCCTTCTGCTGTGCTAGAATCTCGGATTCCTTGGTAAACCAATTTAGGGTGTTTGTTTTCTCTATGACTTCAGAGATCGGGCGTGACGGTAGGTCATTAAACATCTCTTTGCATAACAACACAGTACCGCGAAAGACACGATCCACACTGACAAACACCAACGGCCCTTCTCGGTGATGGAACCGGATCTCTTTCTGCTCCCACCCGTGTAGGTGAAATAAACCGACTGGACTTAACTGGAAAAGTTCCACGTCTGTCAGTAAGGCTCTCGGTAGAGGGAGATATGCCGGGTATTGCAAGATCGGACGCATTGTCTGTTTGTGTTTACGGTCCTTCGCTCTGTCTTTTACCAGCTGAGCGTAACGTTCTTTGCGAAGGTTTGTGTTAAACTTACGAGCGTGCCGTTTCACACGTCTGAGGAGTAACTCCCTTTGACTTTCGTGGTAGTTCTCCTCTACTAAAGAGAGTAGTTCTTTATACCGTTCTATAGATAGGACTACTAGCTGAGGATTTGGATTTACGTTCATTCGTTTATTGCTCCTTAATTACAGCAGCTTTGAGTACCGGTTCAACTGTTAGCTTCACATCGGCCTGCGAGGCATTCTGGCCAGCCGATAGAAAAGAAGCAGCACCGCCAGCGACAATGAAGTTAGTTACGTCACTGGGTACTGGAATCACGCTAAATGTGTACACGAAAGGAGTTTTCTTTCCTTGGTGCTCTAATTCACCGTGAAGATAGCCTAACTCAAAAACTGGTATTACCAGCGGGAGTTGAGTTTGATAGTGCACCACTAATGATTCTTCGGGAATCCTGCGGGCGCCTATCTTTTCGTCAACCATTACGACCGCAAAACTATCAACGGTTATTTCTACCTTCTGGTTCATTCTGGATTCCCATTAGGACGCAACGCCCTTGCAAAGCCGTACACGTATGGGTTTAAGTCTTCCTGTCCGTCGGGTTGAGGTTTTAACTTAAAGCCATTGCGGAGTGCTAACTCGCGGATTTGGTCATTCGTCCACTGGAACGCCACACCAGCCGCTTTGAGTTGTCTCAAGATAAAACTCACGTACTTGATCTGGTGGAAACAATCGTGCAGGGAGTCGTGAGGCTCTCCTTCGAAAGTTAAAGTTTTCTTCGGGTTGATTCCAAAGAGATACCCTACTTCTACGACAGTACGGACGTCGAGTTCTTTAAAGAACTTCCATGGCAGTGGTACACCAGAGACTTCAAACGCATTCGCGAGTATCCCTAAATCAAACCGAGCGCCGTTCCCCCAGAGGACGGCGTCTTTGCCGATTTCATTCAGGAACACCGCAACGAGGTGAAGCGCATCTTCTAACTCTAACCCGTTCTCTAACGTACGAGATAACGGAAGACGTGTAGTATCGGGTTGTCTTAACCACCACGCTACAGTACCACCGTTTATTTTTAAACCCGCTTTGAGTAAGCTGTCTAAACGAATCGGCACTTTTAAGAACAGACCAGACTCTCCTGTAAAGCGATTAAACTGCACTAAGGAGATCTCTACAAACGCAGCTTGTGAGCTCAGTCCTAACGTCTCGATGTCCACCATGACGTCTTTCCAGTCGAACTGTGCGACTTCTCCTTTAAGGAGCATGTGTAGCCCTTCAAAGAAGTTTTCGTGGTACCACTTGTCTGTCTTGAGTTGGATACAGACTTCGTCCTTTTGGAAGTTCCGTGTCTGTAGGTTCAAACGGGGGTGTTGGGTTGCTTCACTCACGGGTGGTCTCCTGTATAGGTTTTAACACTACTGGGCTGAATTTAATCAGTCGAGTAGCTTTATTTTCATAGAGCTCCGTGTCAAGTAACAACACGAACGAACCATCGGTTTGTTTTGCAAGTACCGCCTGAAAAGGAGAGAAGGACTCCCCTTTCAAGATCTTACTTTTCGAATAACCGATAAGTGCTCCCATGGCGGTAGCGGACAAAGTGAAACACGTGTGGTTGAATGGAGTGAGGCCAAACCGAGGAATAGCAGCTTGAACAAACTCTTTGACTAAACCATCGGCTGTGTCGGTCTCTTCGTACTCTAAAGCAACGGTTTCTTTCAGCTGAATATCGTGGTCTCCTACTAAAGGGGTAACGAACACCCCTTGATACACGAAGGGTTGGTCTTCTTCAAGTAACCGACGACGAAGCATATCCGCTTCGCTAAAGTCTTTGTTCTTAGTGATGGATACGACGTTGTCCATTCTACTCGCCTCCGCGATAAGTGTACTCAACAGCAAGTTTGAACTTGACCTCTACGGGCACAAATTCCAACCCATCGGGCGTAGCGATTGTAAATCCAAGTGGGTCGCCTACCCATTCTAAAAATAAACTACCTGTCCATTTATTGGCTTTGATCATCAACGTGGGATCACAAAAACACAACTGGACGTTGTAAAGTCCAGTGACTCGTAAACTTACGGCTTGGTGATCCGACCACCCTTGAGTGAATAACTCTAGAGAAAGATCTAGAGGAGTCCCATCGAGCATACAGACAGCGAGGTCAGTGATTTGTGCATGTGCTGCGGTTACTTTCAGATCGGTAATTTTGATGTTCATTTAAACCCCCCCCCTTTGGATCACCAACGATCGGCTATGCTTTTGACCATGACTAACCACTGTTTACGGTACGTTTGTGAAACGATTTGATACGCCAAACGTTCATAATACTTCGGTTTATCTGTAGAAAGAAACACGGTATCAAAGTGGTGTCTACAGTGGTCTTCTAAAGTCCTCACTAGCAATTTCCCTACTCCAGAACGCTGCCACTGCCACGCTACGCAAAGTTGGTTCAACGAAACGCACTCTGCATCAAACGCACAAGGACTGGCGTTAAGAAAGCCGATCAATACCCCATTGTCAACGTACACCCCAAGCGTTACACTTTTAGGACGAGTTAGGTCTTCTAGAAAGCGATCAAAGTACTCATTAGCTACAGCACGATTAGTGAGTGTCGTTTGGTGTGCGCCTAGAAAGATTTCTACAACGCGTTGATGGTCTGTTCCTTCTATGACAGCCACGTAACAGGACGTTGTGTCCGTATCCCGTAAGACGTGCTGAGTTTGGTGCGCGTCGCTCATTAGGTCCTTCAGTTCAGGTGTGCTCATGTTGGTTCCTTTTCTGGTTCAGAAAGTGACTTTAGCCAGTTGATGAATTTCTCACGCTCCCATCTCGGACTTCCTCCCAATTTAAAATCTGGGAGAGGCACTGCCGTAATATTCCCGCGAGAGTCCCTAAGTGGCACGTAGTCAGGGTGTTCCGGAGAGTACCGCATCCTCTCCAGAGTACGACGACTAACGCTTAGAAGACGGTATATGTCAGACAGTGTTAAGTACCTCGGTATTTCCCAAGATACACCACCGGAAATAATCATCATTCTACCACCGCCTCGTATAGGTTAAAGGTAATGACCGGCTCTACGCTCCGGTCGGTTAAACGCTCGCTGATGTAACAGAACGGTCCGTTGTCTGGGTGGTCTAACCACACCACGAGGTTGTTGTTCTCAAAGAAACTCAGCGCTTCGTAATAGTTTCCACGGCTAGGCCAGACGTGGGAGATGGGTAGTTGTGTGGACAACTGCTTCACTAACGGGTTCAGCGTTTTAAAGTGCGCTCGAAGTACCGCGTCTGTCGTAGGAGAGACGGTGGTACCGATTTTGATGTCGACGTATTCGTACATGGTTCAATCCTCTTCTTCCCAATCGATGCAAGCGGTCGCTACACGAACCGATTCATCGCCACTGTATGGGGTGACCAATGAACACTGCAACCACACCCGGTCTTTAGGGGCGCAATAAGGACTATCAAAACAGACGTACGTTTGTCTCCAGGTCAACAAAGGAGCATGGCAGTTGTTCTTCACATCCATTGCTTGGGTTATTTTCCACTCAACGCGATGCTGGTGTTTGTGTTGTGGGTTGCGTGTTTCCCAAACGTTACAGACCGCAAAGAAAGTTTCTGTACCGGAATTCATTCCAATTTCAGACAATTCAACTGAGATGTGTGACGGTACCAAATACACCAGGTTCTGCGCAGCACAGGTGACTCCACAAACGGTAGTGTGCATGAGTTCCGATGGCGGTAAATCAATTTCGATTCGTTTCATAGTCTACTCCTCAGTCCCGTTCCAGGTACTTACAGAAATGTCCCGGTTTGTTCGGCGTGGATACCCATACGACCACACATTCCTCTTTAGGTTGTACGACGATGGGATTGTTTTTAGCGTACTCAGAATCACTCAGATCGACGTGAATACAAGCAGGTTGATCGAGCATGCTCTTTTCACCAAAAGCGCTTAGAATCAATTCTACGGCTCTTTGTGGGCAATCTTGATTTAGTACTTGGTACATACCGTTTATTCCTTCTCTTTTAATCCGAATGAGTTTATAACAGGAGTGGTTTTTAACAGCTCTTGTAAACGTTCCCACTCGCCCTCTACTGTCAACGCGATGAAGTCTATCCCACCAACAGTTCTTGGTGGGGTACCCAGGAACCCAAGGAAGACAGGTTCTCTTTTAACTGGTGGTTCATCAGGAACTTTAACCTCACACGCCAATCCACCGCGATACACATAAGCGTACGTTAAGCGATCGTCAAAGTCGTCGTCTTCGTGCGCCCATACCGCTAACAGTTGTCCTTCTTCAGCTACAAGAAACGGAGAGACTAATGTAAAGAACGCTTGTAAGCAATCCGGATACACCTTCCCTTCTCTGTGTAACTCCAGTTTCTTCCGATCGACTTCCGTGGTCAGTAACTCGTAGAACCATTCTTCGTCCTTAAAGTCTTCTGAGAAAAAGAAATGTGGACGTTGGATTTGTTCTAAGTGAGTATAAGGCCAACCTAGAGACAAATCAAAAGGAACGTCCTTCTCGTAGTGGTGTTCGATTGCTTCCAGGAACTCAGGTATCCGAGGGAAGAATTTTCCCTCAGGGTCTTTGAGTTTTATCTGAACGTGTACTTTATGGCGATCGCTCATGCTGTTATTCTCTTCGTCCTCAGACCACTCGACCTCGGCTATAATCACACGTCCCATACCCCTTGGGTAATCGACGGTAAAGTCCGATACCTGCGCGTGCACTCTATCGCTAGGTGGCGTGTATTTATCCGACATATTCGCGTACGTCTGTTTGGACTCCACGGTCACCTCTTCCAGATTGGAAGAACGTTCACACGTAAAACGAACCCAAAACTCATGAGGCTCGTTTACGCGGTAGGTGTTAAAGGCACCTTCGAGACAATACGTGCATGAGTCCACAGCGGTAAGTTTTGTGGGGGTGTACGTACCTCCTTCTGGCAATAACACCGACAGTGTGCTTATGGAGAATTCTCCATGCTGTATAGTGAAATTCTTAGGTAAACGTACGTCGTATTCTTTTAGTTCCATGGTACTCTCCGATGGTTCTTTAGTTTAGTTCCTAAAGATAATGTAGGTCTATAAACACTTCGATTAGTCTATGCTGTGAATTATGACACAAAAAAAGAAACGGCATACGGGGAGGGTGTGAAACCCTCCCCGCTTTGCGTTAATGGAGCACTCTGACTTTTACTTTTTCTATCTTAAACAGAATACACGCAGTTTCGGTATCTTCGTCCACGGTTTCGATCGCCATGTAGAGTACGTCGTCTGTAGGCACGAATAACGTACAACGGACTGCTATATCTGCTTTGGCTTCACTGCAAATATAAAACAACGTCAGGACGCACTCTAGAACTCGATCAGGAAACGCGTTCAGCTCAAGCTCGACAAGCGCTGAGTCAATAAACTCACTTGCGATGTCTCCAAACGCATCTCCTGCGCCTCTCACGCACTCTAGACACAGCACTTCTTCCAGTGACCCTTCTGCTTCTTCTGGTGTTGTGAACACATACCCTTCTACGATGTACTGTGTAAGCTCCCCGTTAATTAACCGCACTAAGTGTTCTTGCGTATCCCGTTGCTGTTGTGTGAGGTGTTCGGTCTCTACAGTCTCTACTATCGGCATAGCGTACTCCTTTTTTCTTCAGATTCACTGGATTACTTTGAATCCACGATCGAATATTGCTAATCTCACTAACTCTTCAATGAGCTCTGGGTCTTTCGCACACGTGTATTTAACGACTTCTCCATCCTTTACCATGATACTTAATACCTCACGGTCTCCCATTAAGACCCTCGCGTAATGCGGAAACATCACGACTTCTAGATCCTCACGCGTACGTACACACATGGTGGATTTCCCCATACCAGGAACATCGACGATTTCATCGGAGACTTCCTTAAAACCCGCCAAATGGTTTTGTAAGTCATAGAAAAGCGGGAGCAAACGCTGTCGTTGCTCCCGCTTCATCGCTTTGTGTTTTAACCACAGATACCTTACCAAGTGTAACAGTAACACCGAACACGCCCCTACGACAATTCCTAACAGCAAAGTTTCTGACATGTCTCACTCCTTACGCAAATGCTTTGTTGATTAATTGTTTTGCTTCTTCTACGTCACCAGTAAACACAAAGTGTGTTACTTCCGTGGTTCCGTCCTTTCCCGTGTGGTGATGGATTCTTACTAACTGTCCTCCCTGGTACGACAGTTGCACGTAGTTCTCACACACGTACACGGTGTAGCTTCCTTTCCCGTAGCTTGAGACTTCAAACGTACGTCCTGTCTCTCCACTGGTGACGTCTCGGGCGTACTCGTAATGAAACCCCCAATCCGCTGGAGTGCTCAATTTGTATAAAACCTCTTCTACGTAAGGCTTGTGGCGATTTTGTTCTCTTTGTTCTAGATCTGCCAACCAGCCTATTAACAGCAGGCCAGCGAACACCGTCAACACAACGTAGATCGTATTCTCATTCATTTCTCTCTCCTCAGTTTTTTGTTTGTACGTAACGGTCTAACAGTTCCCAATTCAATGGCGTATACAAAGGTTCTATTTGTAACCCTTCTTTACTGAACGTGAGTACCTGCCCTTTGTGTTTCTCTATCAGCCCTAATTCGGCTTTCCCTAGTATCCGGTGTTCCTTTTTATACACCGAGTATTTCTTCCATCGAGCTTGCATTTTCTTTTTATCTCTGGTGTCCTTAAAGTCTCCAGCAAAGAAGCTCTGGAATAAACCCAACTTTGCTGTAGGTAAACCACACACCCGCACCACGGCTTCTGACTGTTGGACAAAGACTTGATCTACAGCCTGTTCTTTTAACGCCTCGAGGTGTTCTACTAATTGTCCTTCTGCGTCTTTAAAAACCTTCAGTACTTTCCCTACCGTAACACGCTCCCCTACGGTTTCTGTTAAACGTTTCGCTAGACTCCCCATGCGTTTATACAACAATGAAACGTCCTCCACCAACAAGTGTTCAAAGAACGCAACCTGCGAGCAGCTAGACGTATTCCCAAACGACTGCGTGTACGTAAGGTCTGGGTGATACAACACTTGTAGACAGGCAGATATTTCTTTTGGGGAGATTCCTAATTCTACTTTCATGTATTTACGGATCTGTTTGTTCAGTAACTTATCGAATACCACGACTGGTTCTTTATGACTGTAGTCTCCGTATTTCATCACTCTACGCATGGTACGTATACCTTTGATTGATTGTCTCTACCTGTATATTAAATACCTGTAATTCTTTCCAGACCGCATAGACGGGAGGGGTGTGTCCCCTCCCTCTTAGCTACTGGACTCTCGTCTTAGGAGAAGGGTAGTGGGTGTAAGCACCCACGCTACTCCTGTCTGTCTAGAGAGAGTACTACCTCTCTCTAGGGATAGGGATGGTGAGTGTCTGGACACTCACACTACTGAAGGATACTGTCTGTATTATGACAGACAGTTCTCTCTCCTGTATCTGTAGATACAGGGAATAAGGATATCGTTCATAGAGAGGATAAGGAAGTCATTCACTACGTTCATTCCTCTATACCTTATCTCTCTATTCTCTCTACTATATTAACTAATAGTTACACACACAAAAAGCCCCACCCCAACCCCTCCCATTGCTGGAAAGAGGCAGTAGTCAGTGACTACATAGTATACGTAGACTCAGTGTAAAAAATAACTATTCTTTGATACAAAGAGTAGTGAGCGAGGTGTGTGATGCAACAATCTGTAACCATTCCTGCGAATGGGTATATAAAGGTTTTAGTGAACGTACGTCCTGGTGCTGTGTTCTCTGTAGTGCCTGGTGTAGGAGGACACATGCACGTCGAGTTCACGGTAGTCGACGGAGGACATCGATATCTGTGGGATAAAGCGAGTGTAAACAGTCCTACGTGGCATGTGGTAGACTGTCCTATGGCTGAAGTGTATGTAAAGGCAGACGTAGCTGCTGGTGTATTTGAATGGAGAAACCCATGAAACAACCGTTAACGAAGAATGAATGTATCCACGAAGTCGTGGTGGTAGAAGGTGGGTACGTGGATGACCCGAATGACTTAGGGGGAGAGACCAACTATGGGATCACCAAAGAGACAGCAATGAAGTACAAACACTGGTGGGCTCACTACAAGTGGGACGGAAACATGCGGACAATGCCAGTGGATTTTGTGTATGCGGTGTATGACGTGGAGTATTGGCAACGTTTGAACTTAGACACCATCGCAAAACGCTCTGTAACGCTCGCTAGTCGATTATTTGACTTTGGTGTGAATGCTGGTATAGCTAACGCAGCACAAGCGCTACAACGCAGTTTAAACGTGTTAAATAAGCAGGGTACTTTGTATCCTGATATTGAGTTAGGGACGATCATTGGTCCTGTGACTCTAAAAGCGTTTGAAGGGTATGCGAATACCGTGACGAAAGACTCAGCTGGGTTTGAGAAACTGACGTTGATGATCTACGGTTTACAGATCGCACACTACGTGAAGATCTCGGAAGAGCGTCAGAAGAACGAAGACTTTACACGGGGGTGGGTGAACCGTGTATGGAAAGCATTCTGGAATTACGCGGAGTGGTTGACACCTTAGGTGTAGCATAGAGGGAGGCGTAAAGCCTCCCTCTATGCTGGGTTTGTAACCAAGATACGAACTCGTTATTTTGCTCTTACGTAATCAACGAAGCTACCGGAAGATGTCGCGCTTGGTGTTCCCGCCAGAAAACCTCCAATTGTATTTCCCACAAACACTCTCTGTGACGTCAATACCGTCGGCATCGAATGATCGACTTCCACGTAGTTCACAAAATCCGTTGTCGTGTAAAAACGCCCCTCCTCGCCGTTGGTCCAGTGTTTGTTGTCGAAGAAACCTGCGTAAGACAAGAAATACGTTTTGTTGGCCCCGAGCGGAAAATCGGTCATAGTAGCACCAGAGTTATTACTATAATAAAATCCTCTATTGCCAGCCGCATCGGAGTAAGGCACTATATTTCTAAAAGACCCACCACCAGGAAGTAGATGAAACGAGAAAGTCCTAGGTAAACTCAACCCACTCGTGTCCACAACCGCACCTAACGTAAAACTAAACGTAGAGTCGTTGGCATAAAGCAAACGGAACGCGGTACCTCCACTAAAACGCGCCATAACGACGTAGTTGGTACCGTCCCAAACAATTCCGTAGGGCCACCAGTTAGACGAGGTGTTCACGTCTACGGTGACTCTAGTCGGACTTGTGTTGGTCAGGTTGTTGGCTTTCTCGATGGCGAATCTGGAATGTGTGCCCGTGTCCGATCTACTTTTGCGGAGCACCGCAAAGTTATTAGGGCTGGCAGCATACCAATCAGGCCAACCGTGCGTCCCATCCGCCACAGACGACGACGCGATGGTCCACGCGACACCGTCCGTGCTATGCCCAAAAATCCAGGTATGGTCGTTTTGGGAAGCTAAATAAATCACTCTGTTGAATCCGGGATGCCAAAACCCTACGTTTAAAGAGCCGTTGGTGATTATAGTTCCAATGTTATTCAAAAAGAAAGACCACCCCACCCCACCATCGTCACTGACCACGGTACCTTTAGGACCACCACTCGCGCTCTGAACTGGAATTACAATCCTGCCAGTGGATGGTATCTGACACGGAGTTGCGATTCCCAAAACGTTACCATAAAGAGTAGGTAATACAGAACTCGTACTTAAGTTTAGTCTTCCAAAACGCCAGAACGTCGTATCGATCAGATTTTGGTCCGATAGTACAGTACCCGTACGCACATACACTTTTGTACCGTCGATGTGCACGTGAGGCGTTCGTTCATAGAAGGTCGTCTTGGCCCCAACAGCTACATCACCACCACCGAAAAATCTCGCTAAATTACCCATTGGGGTAGTCTCCTTTTATTTACGGAATGTAAAGGTTGTGGTATCGAGCGAGTATTTACTCAACTCTACTTTTAATGCGTCTTCCCAGCCAGTCCCTGGCGTAGGCTCTTTGACCCCAAAATACGCCTGAAGAAACTCCGTAGCTTCTGGAATAACCTTTTCAGCCACATACCTTGCTGCACTCCCACCGTAGTTATTCGTAATGGCAGCTTGCGCGTCGTTACTAACCGCGATTGCTTCCTCGTTCTGTCCCGACTGCGGGTTGTATAACGCGACCCAAAAGTCATTATCCATTCCTAATTGAAACTGGATAATGAAGCGATCATACGTCGCTACGTCTATTTTAAACATACCCTACCCCTTACGGAAGTAATTTAAAACCTTGTGCAGCATCGTCTGAAAAGCCGTAACGAAAAAGCCACAGTAACTGTTCCAATACCCCCGTTGGGTACTCTGGAAGCGTTCCACCTGTTGCTTTTAAAAGCTTCTCATTCCCTACACGGATGAAGTCGTCTAAGAACGCTTTGGTATTCCCGTCATAACGCTGAGTGATTTCAGCTTCCACGTAGTCTATCGCGTGTACTAGCTCAAAGTCACTTGACGCACTGCTAGGACCACCAGCAGTGATTTGTTTTACCATCACCACCCCCGCAGGGATGTCAGGCGAGCCTGCATTCACACCCACAGCACACACGTACCCATTGACGACACGTATCGTGTCTTCTGGGGTAGGTAAATACCCTTTCATACACACTCCTTAAGAATCAGTAAGTCGAGTGGGAGTCTCCCCCCACTCTAGGTTATAACTGCACCACCCAATCCGTACCATCACGAATCACACGCAGCTCCCCGTTCACACTTTCGAACCATGGGTTGCTATCGGTGGTTCCATCTGGTAAGTAGAAGGTTCCACTGGTGGTTGTAAAAGTCACACGATTGGCGGTAAACGGTTTATACACCACGACATGGTCTTGGTCGATGAACGTGTTGTCCAACACGATCGACACGTTCCCTAACCGCGTATCTGCGTAGAGTTTTCCTTCTCCAGCGACCCGAGTGAGGTTGCGTGTACCGGCTGTTGCTTTCGTGTACGTAGCGACTGTCGGCGTAGACGCTTCTGACGGTTGTAATACCCCGCCTACAAACATCCATCCCGTGGTCCCTCCCACAAACACCAACCGACTGGTAGTCCCACTTTGGTTGACGTCGACGTCTTCCACTAACCCCATGATCGACTGTCCGTTTCTCTTCAGTACGAGTTTGTTTAAACCAAACTTACTCGCAGCGTCGTAGAAACTGACGGTGTCATTTACAGCTGGTGTGGCGGGTAACGTTAACTCCACGATGCCCGCAGTGGTGTCTACGCCGTACACCGTCTTACTGACAGCTGTCGTATTCGCAGAGATCAACTGGAACGTTTCCCCCCCAGCGGCGTCTCCTCCCAACGCAGCAAGAGAAATCTCTTGTTCTACGGTGAGATACCCGGAGCCCAAGGCAGCGGCAGTTGCGATACCTACCGACGCTACGTTGTTGTAATCGACAATCTCAACAAAAAGCGACATGTTTGTCATCGCTTCGGTGGCGTGTACGTCGATGTACGCGAAGTTACCTGTGTAGCTTGGATGGTAGACGATTCGGATTTTATCAAACACAGCCCCGGAATAGTTACCGTAGTCCAACAACTTCACTTGTGGGTTTTGTCCGAAATAACACGAGTATTGTACACGTACAACGCCATGATCTCCCGATACACTCCAACGTAAGTTTAGTATGCCGTCAAATCGGTTAATCCCAGAACTGGAAGAAACAAGCCGGTACCACCCATTGACTACCGTATTAACCGTAGCGCTGCTGGTTCTAAGTGCCCTTGAACTTAAGTCATACGCTTGTTTGACGGCTGTAGCAGATGCCGACAACGTAGAGCTGGTTGTAGAAACACTGTCCGATAACTGGGAGATACCCGCGACACTGGTGGTGGCGACGGGTAGTCTCGCTACCGGTACCGTACCAGTATTTAAGTTACTGGCGTTGGTGTAATACGAGCCTTCTTGGTCGTCCAGTAGGTCGACGTTTAAGTTGGCTACTTTGGTCGTAGACGCAACGATCAACGGCGCGGTGCCTGTAGCGATTTCGGAGATCAACACATTCGCACTGATACGCTCAAAGAACTCACGTGCAGACCCACGCACTGCAGTGTAGATCGTGCCTGTAGACGTGCCTACAGCAAGCCCCGTCCCGTAGGTGATGGTGTGACTTCCATTAGAAGCAATCATCTCCGATTCAACATGGTAAACACGATGCCAAGCGTCATTCCAGACCTGGATTTCGTGTTGACCTTGTCCGGTTTGTACTACTCGTATTTGACTTCCGGGACCAAACACATTTGCGTTGTCTGGTACGTTCAGCGTTGTTCCGCTCGCGCGTACTAAACTTACAGTGTAATAGCTGGTCTTCAGAAATTCCGATGCTGTCTGTGAACCAAAATTGTTTTGCGGGTCGACTAACTTAAATCGCCACGCGACAGCACTATAAGCACTATTGGCTAGAGTAACTGTAACCAGAGTTCTCCATGTTTGTTCCGCACCCCACGCTGGCGACCATGCATATTTGGCAAAAGATAAATTCCCGTAACGCAACCCAGCCGCCAGCACTTTCATCCCAGTTAAGGTTTGAGTACTAGTGATGTCTACCGCATCCGTCAGTCCGTAGCCCACCACCGTAGTGGGATTCGTACCTGCTGTAACCCGCCCTTTCGCGTCCACTGTGACACTGCGATACGTACCCGCAGTCACTCCACTGTTTGCAAGCGTAAGCGCACCTGTGGCGTTCGCAGACCCGTTAAACGACGCCGACCACGTACCATCTCCTGTAATAGCGATGGTTCGTGTGTTTGTCAACGTTAACGCACTGTTTACATTCAAAGCGATGGCGTCATTGTCTAATAACCGAACTCGTTTATCAACAATAACCAGTCCGGTTAAATCACCGGCGGCGAAGTTAGGTTGGTCGCTGTATAACGTGTAACTAGCAACGCCTGCAGAGTCGGTGTGTATGACAACAGCAGTCAGTTGGGCGTACGTGGTATCCCAACGCATGTAGAAATCCACAACAGTAGGGCCTGCATTAGAAACAACCACATACCCTAACGTAAAGTGAGGGCTTTCATCCCCCACGATTTGTGCGGTAACAAATGGGTTAGAACCAAAAGCGGCCTGTTGTTTCACCCGTAACGTAATTTCACACGCCCGTAAAATACCATCCCCAGATCCGACAGAGGTCCCTTCCAACAAAACAATCATTTCGCTGTATAGGTTCGTTATCGTCATCGTGGAGATTTTCGTCCAACGTCCGCTGAGCGTACCACCGGAATTCGTTGTACTGATACGGCGTTGTAACTGACTCGCTGTGGCTGCGTTCCCTGTGGTATTTTGGTTGAGTGTAGGAATGTCTGCCGCTACTAACGTCGTACCACCTGTCACACGTCCTTTCGCGTCTACAGTCACTTTCGTGTACGTACCCGCGGTGACTCCTGAGTTCGCCAAGGTTGCAGTGCCAGACACGTTTGCAGAACCATCGAAGTTCACCGTCCAGCTGACGTCACCCGTGGAGGTGATGCTTCTGACGGTTTGTAGCTTCACTGCAGTATCTGCGGTACCCGCTGCGGGGTTGACCCACACGTACGCACTACCCGACCATCTGTACAGCCGGCCTGTGTCTATCGCGAGATACAGTTTACTGGTTTCTCCAGTGACTGGGAAGGACGCGAGTGTAGCGTACTCCAACACGTCGTCCACGTAACTCGGTAATTGCGCTGCAGGTACTTTACCATCCGCACCTAACGTCGCTACGCCGTTCACGGCTCCTTTTTCACTCAATGGTATTTTTGTCAGTGAGGAATCGTAGGCCGCTTTGACAGCCGAAGCTGTTGCAGCCTCAGTGGTACTGGTGGAGGTCACGGTGTTGTTTAATTGCACCACACCCGTCTGTGCTGTCGACGCGCTACGAATGGTTTGGGTGCTTGCTGAGGTAATCCGACCTTTTGCGTCTACTACAATGACCGGTACGCCAATCGTACTACCATACGTCGCTGCTGTTACACCGGAGTTACTGAGCGTAAGTGCGCTAGTCACGTTACCGCTACCATCAAACAACACACTCCACGTACCGTCACCAGTAATAGAGATCGTCCGTGCTGTGGCCAGTTTAGTCGCTGTGCCGGTATTGATGGAGTCGAGCGTGGTATTCACCCAGCCGGTTCCGCTGCGTGTCAGCACTTGCCCGTCTATCGGAGACGTCACCGTCACGTTCGACAGTGAGTCCAACGTGTGGTTGTGCGTAGACGACGCAGCATCGGTAATCCCGTATCCCGCTAAGGTGGTGGGCTTGCCTGTGGTGATCTTCGACCAGTCTAATGCAGGAATGTCTGCCGCTACTAACGTCGTACCACCTGTCACACGACCGTAGTTATCTACAGTGACTTTCGGGTACGTACCGGAGGTTATCTTTAAGTAGAAGTTGGCTTGGTAGGTGCTGTAACCAGCTGGGATAGACCCTAACGTTCCGACTGGAGTCAACGACCATCCTAACATACTACTGGACTGGACGTCCATTTGAATTGCAGTATGCGTACCCGACGCTCGTAGTTCTACAAACGCATAGTTTCCAGCATAGGTCGTGTGGTACACAACACGTACTGCATCAAATCCACCTGAACCAAAACGACTGAAATCCTTCTGGATCGCTGTGGGTTCTAGCCCATAGTAGATCGATGAGTCAAAACGCACAGAACCGTGATGGGAACTGATAGACCACCGCACCCAGAACTCTCCCGTGCAGCGATCCACACCCACCGGCGATGAAGCGACACGATACCACGTACCCGACGTTGTGTTTAACGTCCCACTAGTTCTTGCTGCGTGAGGAGTGGTGTCACGCAACACTTTCCCTTGGTTTGCAGTTAATGCTAAGGTGGTGCTGGTGCTGGTTAAGTTGTCATTGAGTTGTACTAAACCCGTTTGCGATGTAGTTCCAAGACGGACTGAGTTGTGAGCGATGGATGTCACCCGCCCTTTGGCATCTACGGTGACAGTAGGTATAGTTACGTTGTTACCAAACGTACCCGCCGTCACGCCACTGTTCGCTAACGTAAACGCCGCACTGACGTTTGCAGAGCCGTTAAAGTCCACAGTCCACGTACCGTCACCGGTCGTGGAGATCGTTCTTGAAGTCTGTAACGTCGTTGCAGTCCCAGCATTCCCTGTAACAGAGATACCCCAGGTTCCTACAGCGTTGCTCCCATCCAGTAACGCACCATCAGAAATTCCGTATCCAGCAAGTGTCGATGGTTTACCTGTGGTAATCTTCGACCAATCTAAACTAGGAATATCCGCTGCTACTAAAGACGACCCGTTGGTGACTCGTCCTTTCGCATCTACGGTGACCTTCGGATAGGTGCCTGCAACCACACCAGAGTTACTGAGTGTAAGTGCTCCTGTGGAGTTCGCAGAACCGTCGTACGTCGTGGACCACGTCGCATCGCCTGTAATACTCAACGTACGCGCAGTCGCGAGTTTAGTCGCTGTGGATGCATTACCAGTCAGCGCACCTATAAAGGTAGGTGCTGTAATATTCCCCACAAACAGCACATCTGGTCCAGTAACGAAGTACGAAAACACAACGTGTGCGACTCCATCGGCTCTACGGAAGAAACTCACCCGATCGGCAGCTTCCCCCGTCGCGAACGCTGGAGAAGCGTCACCGTTGTAGAACATACCACCACCGAACGTGGTCGATTGCCCGACGTAGACATATCCAGTTCCCTGGACGTCCCCGTGGGCCTCAAAGCCAGCTCGATGTGCATCGCCCGCTAAAGCGCGTACGACCGTATTTGCTGCACGGTTCGTTGCACCCACGTCGACATTTCCGTCGATTGTCCCGCCGGCTTTAGGAAAAGCTCCGATATCTGCTAAAGTAAACTCCACATCCGCAGAACCGTTGACTGATCTGGTTAGTAAACCAATGGTGATGTTTCTTGCGGTACCCCACGTCAGTGTGGTGATATTCGCTGTACCATCAAACGACGTCCCGTTGATCGTCCGTGCGGTTTGTAACTTGACAGCGGCATCGGCTGTACCTGAGTTTTCATTGATCCAGATATACACACTACCTGACCAACGATACTGCCGGTTGTCATCCAAAGCGACGTAGATCTTTCCAGTCTCACCTGTAGCTGGAAATGCGGCTAAGTTCGGATACTCAAGAATGTCATCCACGTAACTCGGCAATTGAGACGACGGCACCAACCCCTGGGCATCCAACGTGGCTACGCCGTTTGCTACCCCACGTTGTGCGAGAGGAATCATCGTCGCAGCGTAGTCGTAAGTCACTTTCACTGCGTTGGTAGTTGCTGCCTCAGTGGTACTGGTAGAGGTCACGGTGTTGTTTAATTGCACCACACCCGTTTGACTCGTCGTCGCGCTACGGATTGTCGTGTTAGAAACAGCGGTGATTCTACCTTTCGCATCAACAGTCACTGTAGGAACAGCAATGCTGGTGCCGTAACTCCCTGCGGTAGCGCCAGAATTAGCCAAAGTGAACGCTAACCCTAAGTTGGCAGAACCGTTGAAACTTCCAGAGGCTGTGCCATCACCAGTAATAGAGATGGTCCGGGCTGTAGTCAGTGTTGCTGCACTACCAGAGATACTAATCGCCCACGTACCGGTAGCACTCGTACCGTCGTTCTTAGGCACGTCGGTAATTCCGTACCCGTCACGCGTCGTAGGTTTACCTGTAGTAATTTTACTCCAGTCTAGGTTAGGGATGTCCGTCGCACTTAACGTCGTGGCAGTAGTCACACGACCTTTCGCGTCTACTGTGACTTTCGTGTACGTCCCAGTGACTACGCCAGTGTTCACTAACGTGACAGGAATCGTGACGTTTGTCGTACCATTGAAAGAGATTCCACCGGTGGCGTCACCACCCACGGATAACGTCCGTGCGGTTTCTAAGCGGGTGGCTGTAAGTGCGTTACCCGACACAGACATAGGCCATACGGAACCGTACTCTGTAGAGTTGGTTGCAAGTTCTAAACGCGCACTGGTCGGATTCCACCCAATCTTCACTGCAATCGCCGGACTCTGTCCTGCACCAGTACCTTGCTGTACTGGAATGAACCCTAAATTAGGTTCTTTAGAATCCAGAGCTGCTTGCAAACCCGTCACTGTAGAGATAGGTTGTTCACCGGTGTGGTTGGTACGGGACAATAAAAACGCATCCGTTTGGTTTTTCGTCGCTTCGGCGGCTATGCCGTCTAATTTCACGTAGTGTGACGTCGACATAAAACCCGCTTGAGCACCGGAAGCTAACGCGTGGGCGCTACCTCCTGCACCAAAGTGGCTATTCAGCTGAGCTTGTAGTTTACGAAACGCCTCAAAAACACTATCGGTGGCTGCAATAGCGGCTACGGTACCTGGGGTAAAACCAACCAGTACCGTGTCACGCACTCTCGCTTGCGTGAAGTAGAGGTTAGTCGCCCCTTCTGGTACAGCGTCACTACTGACGACATCCGCAGAGTCTTCATACCCTACTCCTGGGACGTAGTTATACAACCGTCCGGTATCTATGGTTTTGTAGGTGTATTGCGTACTGCCCGTGACGGGTAAGTCGGCAAACGTAGCGACCTCGACGATGTCGTTTAAGTACCCTGGTAAATTCGCGGTTATATTAATCGACGTCATAACCGAGCTCTCCATGTAGTGTCATTTATTTTTATAAACCGAATGGTCATTACGTTGCTGTAGTTGACAGACGGTGCAGTTTGGTTGTTAAACAAGATCAGTTCGTTCGCTACGTCGTTTACTGTGATCACCGCAGTAAAGGTATCATCCGCTGTGTCTACTGTAACGATACTGCCGATAGGGACGGTATTTAGCAAAGGCAAGAACACGTTGACGTTGTTTGCTGTCACCATGTAGTTCCGTCCAGGGAGTGCAGAAAACACATCGGTGGAGACGAGAACCACTTTTGCGTTCTCAGTGAGTCGATTGACTTCTTCTGTCAGGTACGCCACTTGCGCTTGCAATGCAGCAGAGATCTCTATTTTCTCTGCGATATCCAGTAGTGCGTCTCTGACGTCTTCCATGCCATACAGCTCACTCGCGTGGTGTAGGTGTGGTGCTGGAGGAAACTGCACTGGCGCACCGACTAAGTCCACCCACGCCACAGGACGGTCGTCTAAGTTTAATAACTGTAGGTACGCTGCAACGGTGTCGGGGTAGGTGACATACGACCCACCAGGCACTTGGTAGTCAAGTTCAACGTCGCCGTAGACGTCAGGATTTAAAAGCTGGATGATAAAGAAAGCAGCATGCCCTGAGCGTACTGTGATCTCAGAGTTCAGCTCCAAGAATCGATAGTCTTTGTTTCTTTCTAAAGGAGTGGGGTTTCCCACTTGCCGTAATTCAAAACCGTGTCCGTAGAACACGCCTTCACGTGGGACGATCGTCCTTTGCACGTACTGGGGGATGGTCCATTGTTCACCTGTAATGCGATTGCTTAACGCCTCAGCAGTCAGGTCTAATGGGTACTTGTTTAACGCCGGTGTACTCATTGCTCACTCCGGTCCTCAAAAAAAGACGTGAATAAAAGGCGGAGTGGTATGACCCACTCCGCCCACTGCTTTGGTGTTTTACAGTTGAATCACCCACTGTGTGGCACTCAACTTAACCAGTGTGATTTCAGCCGGCGTGTTTTCTACGTAAGGGGCGTTGTCTACGGTTCCATCAGGCATCAGCAGGTCTGCTCCTGGAATACGGTAGTCGACTCGTCCTACGGAGAATGCTTTTTGTAAAGTGACTTGATCTTTGATTGCATACGTTGCGTGATCTAACGTCACGGTGACCGAGGTGTCTCTGGTATCCACCACGTACCGTGCCACTCCTGACACACGAGAGAGCGTCAGTGTAGGAACGTCAATGGTATCGCCTAACAAGATCGTGTTCGTTCCGGAGACCGATGCTTTTCGTTGAGCTAGATTAATCATTCTAAAATACTCCATCGATCTGCAGCAGTTTTCATCACAAAGAACGAGCGATCTAGGTTACAAAGGGCAGAGGTATCGGTTACACCCCACCATTCGAGCAGCTCTGCTCCTCCTGGGGTTTGTAACGTCCACGTGTGTCCTGGGGTTTGACTGAAAACGATTTTGTCTCCAAGCGCTACTGAGCCAATCGCTGGAAGTGTTGCAACCAGACCATCTCCGACGTGGTAGTGCTTTGAGACTTGTACCGTAGAGTCTACAGAGAGAAACGTACCAAAAGCAAACCCTACACTTTTATTGACGTTAGGAAGAATACTGTTGTACGCATTCTCTACGTTACCTAGCCGTGTGAGGATTTCTGTGATCTGAGCTTCGTTTCCTTGCCCCATAGCGTTGAGGATTTCTGTCAGCGCATTAACAACGTGCTCCATTCCGTAGAGTTCACTCGCGTGGTGTAGGTGAGGAGACGGTGGAAACTGGACAGGTAAACCGACGATGTTCTGCCACTGGACAGGACGGTCGTCTAAGTTCAGCGCATCAAGGATCAACTGGATTGCTGCAAAGTTACTGGAGTACGTCCCACCGATGACTTGGTAGTCACAGGAGAGTGCTCCTTCAATCGCTGGGTTGATAATGTTCACGATCGCGTACACAGGTTTACTGGAACGGATCGTTGCATCGGAGTACAGATACAGTAACTGGTAGTCGGTGCCTTGAGTCAGTGTTTCTCCGCCAGGCAAACGAGTGAGGACTAAACTCTCTCCGTAAAACGGTCCTTCGTATAACGCAAACGCACGATTCCGGTTGAGTGGAATCGTTTTCAGCTCCCCTGTAATACGGTTAGTAAGTGCAGTACCCGTCAAATCCAACGGGTACTTAGCAATTGACGGATATGACATCTCTGACTCCAGGGTTTACTTAAGATGGACGGTCGGTAAGTTTAACAACCATAAGTCCTGTGGAACGATTCGGTTTAAGGACTCATCGGTACGGATCAGTGGGATACCTGCTTCCTCGAATACAAAAGGTACGTACTCACTACAGATCCACCGATTGGGGTTATGCCAATCCCGTTGGAAGACGATCCCAAAGATGGCTAAGTAGTCGTAGTGTTTTCCAAGCTCTGCCTCGGCGATTGCTTTGGCGTTGAGGTAAGTGGCAGCATCTACAGTAACCGATACCACAGCAACAGATTTGTAACGGTCTATAAAGTCGTTTAAAGAAGTCGTGATCACTCCTTTAAACGCAACAGCTTCATAGACTTTCGGTTGACTGAGGTAATGCGGGTGGTCAAACAACAACCCGCAGTGACTCCACTTTGACCACGTCCATCCACGAATGGCTTTACCGCCTATCTTTGTACTTGAACCAAAAATGATCTTCAGTTCACATTCCATGACTTTTCTCCTTTTACGGGGTGGACGTAGCGTACTCATGCTAAAAACGTGATGTCGGCAGACACTACTTTAAACGGAGCTCCGATGGCCTTCAACGCCACGTTACAACGGTCAATCAGAATTTTCCAGTCTCCGCCAACGTCAGGTATTTTACCCCAAATAGTTAACTCGCCGTCTACAATAGTGGCGTTGAGGTATACTTCGTCTGTCGTCGCACGGCCAGCAGCGTGTCTCACGAACGGTAATTTTAAAACCATGGGTTGTCCTTCCAACGGATGTCCTTCCGGCCACACGTAGCTGATCTCCAGTAACGGCGTGCCGTCTTGAGCTTTTAAGCCGGCAGATACAGATAACGTATCTGCCGGAGAGCAGTAGTAAAAGCCGTTGGGATACGGCAGTGCCTCAACTCCCGCCACAGTTACGTTTTTATTGGGTAAGATCACGTCGAGTCTGAGATCGACCGCGATTGTAGGTTGTTCGCGCGCGTCTATGATGCTATTCGTCATCGATCGTTCCTCATTTTATTCTAACGTAATCGTACTGACCCGATACACTATCGTACACTGAACCAGCAGCCGGAATACTTATCACACCACCCCCGCTAGTCACGGATGTGAGTGTTTGATTGGGTAGCGACATGGCTCCTCTCTTTCCCTGTATGAAAACATTGGCAGCACTTTTCACTCCGTACGGACGAATGGTTGTCATCTCCCACGTAATCAGATCCGCTGTTCTCCACACCTGAGCGAGTGGGTTAGTACTCGGATGCTCGTAAGCGTACCAGTACCCGTCCGCATAAAAGGAGGTATACAACGCAAAACCATTGGGTGATACCACATCAACACGCGACCAAGAAACACCGCTGTCGTTGCTGTAATAAAAACCAGAACGTAAACGTACTGGGTCGTAAAAAGGAACACAGAGTTTATGAGATGCTGGGCCCAAGAAAAAGAACCCGATGGTCGCGTTAGTTCCAAAAACAGCTGGAGCCGGACCATCCGTCGACACGTCCATCGATATCCCAGCAGACCAAGTCCCAGTCGCGCCGGTAGCGGAGCGATAGGCTCGAAAAATATAAGAGCCGTTCGACCACAACGCAACTACGTTTGTGCCGTCGTGTATCAAATCGATTAAATTTGGTTCTGTGGCTGTGTAGCTCGCGATTGTTGGGGCTCCGGTGGTTGAAATCAGTGCGATGTAAGCTGTGTCGCTAGATTTTGTGTTCGAGTGAGCGTACATTCGGGAAGAATCGCTCGTCGTGCGCACTGCCGTGCCGGCGGCAAAAGCGATCGCCGATCCTCCATTAGCGGTACTCCACGTTATCGCGTCGGTCGACGTGTGTATTCTCGACTCAGAATCAACAGCGAAATACCGAGAAATTCCTGGGACGTACGCATTCCCGATCACTCTCTGGTTTTGGGTGATCGTAGGACTAACAGTACAACGCACCCACGTCAACCCTCCGTCATCGGAATACCATGCCGCACAATCCGCGGCATTACTGCCGGTGTGGATTAAACTCAACCTGTTAGAAGGCCCCAGAGCATGAAATGCCGCAACGGTGTTCTTGGCGTCGCGTAATAAAACATTGAGTGGTATCCAAAGTTTACCGGGCGTCCAGTAAGTTGTATCGTAGTAGTTCTGGTCTCTCTCGAGGAACCCTACTTGTAGGTAGACTCTACCACCAGTTTCGTAACGCACATCGGTGGTACCTCGATACATCCTTATCAACTCACCGACTTCAGCGCCAGCGGCGCTGCTGTTGGGAAAAAATTGACTAAAATCAGCCATTTATAAAACTCCTCACACACCAGCTGTGGTGGTTGCAAACAGACGCCATTTATTCAGAGCCGTAGAGTAGATCAACCGACCCCCCACACGAGACTCATTCACGACTAACGTGCCATCTGTCATTATGTTTTTACCATTCCCATTGAACGTCATTGGGTTTGTTTCGAAATCAGTGTCGCTCGCGACCCATTCCACCGCTTCACCATCACTTGGATTAAACGGCAAAAAGTAGGTACACGGACCTAACGCGTTGTCTGGATACAATTGAATTCCACTGGCAAGGTAAGAGTTATTCAGCGGCATGACCCATTTCCCACTCTCCTGCTCGAACGTGAATTCCATCAACGTGTTCACTACTACCCCAGCGTTTAATACCACCACGTTTCCGCTGGTTTGCGTGTAGTTAGCGACATTGACAGCTAAGCCGTCTTTCTTCACCGTCACAGTACCCGGTACGTACTTAAACCGATACTCTGTTTGACCAGCGGTAGCGACGATCCTCACGTACCGACTTTGATGCCGTGTACTTGGGTTTAACAAGAACCACTGAGCACTACGATGTACCAACTGGTAACTACAACCCGCTTTGATATCACCTGGCGCTAAAGGACGTGTGTTGTCTTTATACACCGTCAGTGCAGATAACGCACCAATCTTTGCAGTGACTGGACCTGTGTTGGTGTATGTCGCTACGAAACTGATCAACAACCCTTCTGCGTAGTTAGTAAGGGTGTACGTCCCCGGTTGGTTGAGTTCCAACACGTTATCCGTCCCACCTGCAAACCCAGTACTCGCACCAGAGAGCTGGGCTTGGAACTGTCCTGTGAGCTCCGATTGTTTCACGTACTGTGCGTGGGCATCTGGGTCATTTCTGTGCACCAGTATAGCCTGCGTAATCGCTGCGCTGTTGCTCGTGATGTTCTGCGCGATCTCACGTATCGCGTCTACGACTTCATTCATCCCCACTAAGTCACTGGAGTGGTGAGTGTGGAGCAATGGGTCATACACGTACGGTTTGGCCGCTACGCTTTCCCACGTGGTGGTACGGGGGTCTACTAACACATTCGCTAACGTGTTGAGTAACTCGATTTCGTTTAAGGTGTAAGGACCACCTAGCGTTTGGTACGTGAGTTCTAATCGACCTGTGAACGCCGTGTTCGTTAACAGTAAACTACCATACACCGGCTTAAACGGTTCGGTGTTACTCTGTGCTTCGAACGCATGTGTGAGCACAAAGTCGATATTCTTCGTTAAGTACAGTCCGCTTGTGACGTCTTTGACTAAAACGCTCTCTCCAAAGTAAGGAGCGCAGCGTGGGATAATAAAATTGTACACACGGCCAGGATCGGCAGTGATCTCATGCACTTCCCTCTCGATTTTATTCGAGACGGCCTCTCCTCCCGGATCAAGGGGAAAGGTATAGCTCAGTTGTAACATATGAATGATCTCTCTTCGATGTACCGTGGGTTAACATAGAATTACCTCGGTCTTTACCATGGAGTAGCCCCAGTGTATAGCTATATTACCGCCTTTGTACAGACGTCCGTTTACGACGGACAGTACCGTCAGACCGACATCCAACACCTGCAATTGAACCAAATCTTTTTCAGGTATCCACGGGGGTACGTCCTCTTAAACAATGACGTCTTCAGTCGTGAGGAGACCTTAAACCTGTACGACTTACCAGAAATCTGGAGAACCTCAGAGTACACACTCAACCAGTTCTTAGTCCAGAATGGAAACTTGGTGTTACCGACCACCACCAACCCTTTGACGTTTACGTGGCATAGAGCGCAGTACTACAACGTCCACTACGCTACGTTTAAACAAACGCCAGTGAACCGAGCGTTTCATATCGACTACGAACTCTCGTATGACCAACAGATTGACGTGTTACTCACGAAACCTTCCGTGGATTACTTTGCTATCCAGCAAAACTGTTTATTCACCGCAGGAGGTTTACTGCACTTTACAGAAGGAGCAGTGCATGGTCTTACAGTCTACGATGCAGCAAGAACCTTACGCAAGAAGAATGATAACCAAATGGGGATCATTGACTTCCAACGGGTGTCTACGCTCTCGTGTGTGAACCTGACTCGACACGACGTCTACAAACAAAAAGACACACAGCCTTTGTCTGACGTGCTGTACGTGAGTTTACCGGAACCGATCAACGGACGAAAAGTCCTCCTTTCTATAGGAGGGTTTTTAGTCGTACCCGATCAACACAACTTTCTGGTAGGGGACCAGACCTACAAGATTGACTTCAAACGGTTTAACTGGCTAGAGCGATTCTTTATCCTCCAACGGTTAACGGACATGGACTGGGAAATAGAACACTTAGGGGAGTACGCATCGAAAGAGCAAGTCTTTGCCGATGAAACTATCCGTAAACTGTTTGACTTGTCTCAGACGTTTGTGATCTACTTAGACCTGGAAGAAGAACTCTTCATTACCAGACACCCCGTGGAGCAGTCGAAGTTACCTGGACTTTACTACAGCTACGAGAAAATCGGTTTACCATTACTTGGTAGTGAAGGCAGACTCATCGATTACAAACACAGTAAGTTCGCTGGCGTGTGGAGTTTGCAAACCAACGACTACATGGATCGTACCAACATTTTCCATTCTACGGATTGGGTAGAAACTCCAGAAGTCGTAGGAGAGTTTCCAGATCCAAACAAACCTGCGAAATACGCTGGTGCGCATTTCTTGGTGTTCTCTAAGTCCTCAACGGAGACCTAACTCTATGTTTAATTTATTTAGTATACCGATCTCACCCGAAGGATGGAAAACCATCCGACAGGTGGTGTTGTTTGTTCTGTGTGTGGTGTTCCTTGTAGGGGGTGGGTATTACCTCGGGAAGAAAGCAGAACAAACCGCACAGGCGGAACGTAAAGTCGTAGCTCTGGAAAAGTATCAAAAAGATACGGAAACCCTCCGTGAGCAGCGAGATGAGTTACAAAAAAAGTACGCGAACAAAACTGAAACCGTACGTATTGAATACAGAGAGGTAATTAAGTATGTGGACAAAACTGAAACTGAGCTTGTGGATCAGCTTCGCAATGATAAACTTAGGTTGTCAGTCCGCCTCCGTGACGCAGAGGCCAGTGCCGCCACCGCTAATCTTGCAGCCTCCGCCATCGGAACTCATGCAGAACGTCGAGCCGAACTTCACGAAGAGACTGCTACAGCTCTTATCCGTCTCACCAGCGACGCTGATAGAACCGCAGTCACCCTTGGTTCCTGCCAACGATACATCCAACTCCAGTACGACCAAGTAAACGAGTATAACTCAAAGAACGCTGAGTTTTACAAAGAAAACGGGTATACCTTTTAAAGCAAAAAAGAAATGAAGCAACATATAGAGGAGTCCCGTTGTGGGACTCCTCTATGCGGGTTAGTTTACGCGCCTACGCTTTGGTCTACCTTGGATAAGATAAAGTCAAATTCGTAGTCTGCTAACTTCAGGTTGATGCGGTTTCCTTCAGCGCCTAAAGTCGACAGGTCTGAGTTTTGTATCAGACTGACTAGACGGTACAACAACCAGAAACGTACAGCGCCAGTTTTTACGAAGTTTGGTACGTAGGTTAATACGTATTCAACGGCTGTCAGTAAATCGTCTGGGTCTAAGTTACTGTTCGGTAACACGGACACAGTACGCTTCCTGTTCACAACCATCGACAATTCAAATCTGTCGCTGTTGGTAGGTTTGTCGGTGTACTTCGTTTTACCATCGGGAGCCAAACCAATCTCAATGGTGAAACCAGGGGCGATTTCATTTAAGTTCAGTCGGTTCCACTCGCTGTGGGCGTAGAAGTAACCGATGTCACTGAAATCCACAGCATCGGTAGCTAACGCTTTTAAGATTTCAAAGTGTTCAGCTATCCGCGTTTTGTAGAAGTCCAGTTGTGGTTCGTACCCGCCGATGTTTTTATACGGCACCAGTGCGTCAAACGCTTTTGGTAAGTCACGCATCAGTAAACCAAAGTCCGGATACTCCGTCTGGAAACTCAGTTGATGTGCCCAACCCGCTGGAGTGTGAATACCGACATCGCCCGTGTCCACATTAACGCTGGCTTGCCAGATGTAGTGAAATGTTGGTAAAAGTGCTTGTGTGGTTGTTGGTGTAGACATTAAAGTCTCCTTTTGGTTGATTGCGTTGTTGTTTTAAACAGAAAACCCAAAGACCATACGGATCTGTCCGTATTCTTCGGTGAGCCGTTTTACTTCATCGACCAATGATACAATCGGGGTTTTCAGAACCCCCAAGTTATTCAGAGCATCGATGTTCCGATGGTACCACTGAATCAGCAGTTCACCATAGAGCCAACTGTGGGTGTGGTCACCAATGAACAACAGACCACTTTGAGTTCTTGTCTTACCCATAAACACAGTTTCAATAGGGTTAGTTAACTGTATATGGTCGCCGTTTACAAGTTGTAGGTCGTCGGGTAGTCCATTTATCCTCACCACAGAAGTGTCCACGCCGTGACTTTGCAGATAGGTTAAGTGGACGGTTGGCGCGCCTACCAAGGCCGCAAACAAAACGTAGTTGCGGCCAAAGGTCCAGTTGTGTGATACATCCACCCACCGCGTTTGTTCGCCGACCTGTATTTTCTTCTGAAACGTACCGTGTATATCAGTACCCATTTAAAACCTCACTTATGGACGTACACGTCGTAATAGTCAAACTGAATCGCTGCTCTGTGGTACGGGTAGTCCGTATCAAAGTCGCGGTTTGTCATCAACCCATAAAACACACGAATGTATTCCCATCCTAAACTATCTGAGGGCATGAAGGTTTCCTGCAACCATTTAAAGTCACCAGAAGTCACATTCGATAAATCGTTCGGGTTACACCCACGAATTTCTTCGATGCAGTCTGTACCTGCTGGGTTGTACGCATCGAAGTACAAATACATACCAGAGACGTTCAGGAAGAAGTACGCATGCTCGCCGTTGTCGCAGAAAGTTGGAGTTAACCCGTGAAGTGTTTTCAACACCGCCCCGACAGCAAATGCGGTCACACCACAATCGCCAGAGTTCATCTTTTCTAACAACACCGCTTCGTGTGGGTGGTTAGAATTAAACGGAATGTTCTTCCGGTGGACTAACCCGTAATACTCACACCACCTTTCGAAAATGTGTGCGACTAAATGTCTCATTGTCCAGACTCCCATTTCACGGCTAATGAGTAATGTAACTCATGTAGCCCTTGTTTTAATAACAGTTGGTCGACGATAGGTTCAGAACCTATTTCAATTCTCTCCAAACGACTGAGTAACGCTTCCCAAATCATCCACTCTGGAAACCAACCTAACACACCCGCGGTAATACTCTCATTCAGCGCACCTAAGTCTCGTGTGTAACGAACTTCAGACGTCGCTGACTTGAGTATCAACACAACCTGTAACTCAGAATCCCAATAATAAGGCTTTAAGTTACTTAGCTTGGTGTAGTACTCTTCGTTATTCCAAATGAGGCGATGCCCAGTCCGCTCTGTTTTAATCGGCTGTACCGCGTAGTCGATATCATCCAGCAGATTCTCAATCGCTGTCAACGTCTCACCGTCACTGTGGGTGATATCTTTTACTACACTACGTAGTTTCAGTAACTCATTGCGACCAGCCACCGTTTTTGTGAACTGGAGCGAATCGAGTTCTTGACCAAAACCTACGTATGCTCGTACCGAATTGGGTATTTCCGGTAAACTGACGTCAACTTTCCAACGTCTGGTGATTAAAGTGTTTTGTGACATACTCCCTCCTTTGGGGCAAAAAGAAAAGGGACCGAAGTCCCTTTTCCGTATTACGCTTCTAACGCGTAGGTTTCATCACCGGCGGACTCCATAGGTTCGGAAGTCTCCACTGGCTCTGCTGTACCGCACGCCACTTTCAGTGAGTCAACCAACGCCGCGTCTAAATCGGTAGGACCGGAGTCTGTACCCACTTCAGGTTCTGGTTGGGTTTCAACCTCAGGCTTACGGCGTTTCTCACGTTTAGGTTTGGCGATAGGCTCAGCGCTGACTGGAACTACAGTGGTTTCTGGTGCTGTACTCACTGGGTCTTTGTTAAGCTCCGGGATAGCTGCTTTTAATGCATCAGCCATCACAGAGTTCACTGGAGCTTTCGGTGGGGTAGGTTTACGCGCAGGTTTCAGTTCTTCCTGTTTTACTTCCACTGGAGCTTTCTGTTTCTGTTTAGGAGGACGAGGAGATTTTAGCCCGGCACGCGCACGTGCCCATGGGTCATTCGGGTCCAGAGTGACTTCCACCGGAGTCTCCTCTTTTACCGTAGAAGCGACGACAGCTTCTTCTGACACACGACCAGCAAACCGCACCGGTTCAGCAAACTCCACGACGAACTCAATTTCTAACCCCAATACGTTAATGCGTCGGGTGTTTTTCATCCGACCGTCTTGCCAGTGACGGAAGACTTCTAACGCTTGGATGGTCAGATACACACACAGCAACTCTAAACCGTGCTCACCCAACTCACGCTCACCTGCAATGTAAATCGCTGCACTACGCACTAACGCATTACTGACCGCATCACCTGTACCGTGTAACACCACCGCACGCTTGTTACGCTGTCCTGAAAACACACGCGTTGTAAACGTATACGGAATCGACGTTTCCGTGACTTCGACCCTCGCTTGTGCGTTGAAACTCACACCCCACACACCGCGGGTGTCTTCCCAACGTAGACCGAACTCTGTCGCTTTTAGTTTGTGTTCGGAGGCTAAGGCTTCCGTGGAAGTCATCAAAGACATCTGTCTGATCAAACGGTCGCATTCACTTTTAACCTCAGGGTCTCCTTGGAACAACTCCATGAATGCTTTCAGGTTCATCACACCGTCCCACCACGTGATAGGGTAGTGCTCTTTCATCAATGTGGTAACGTTCCCTAACTGAGGAACTACACAATGACCAATCACACCACCGTTGAACGTGGTGTTGATTCTGAATCCGTCGAACTGTGCGATGTCTTTGGTGGCTTTCTTTGTATTGGTATTTTCCATGAGTGGGCTCTCTTTTGTTTAGAGTTTTTTAATAAACACCTTTAAGGGAGTGGGGTACCGAATCCTACTCCCTTGTCGTCAGGTGCTGTCGTTGTGTGCAGGTAGGTGTACACCTACCAGCGGATTTCTTGTTGCGCACGTCTGCGCTCACGAGCGTAAAACGTCACTCCACGTACCAACACGCAGAGTAATAAAACTAATGCTTGGAAACTCGAGTAAGGCAAAGCGACGATTACTGAAAATATCGCAACCCCTATCCCATTGGCTAACAAAGTTAAAATGAACACCCTTGCAACCAAGTGGTTGGTTGCTCCCGGTTTATCAGGCAGTGCGATGTAGGCTATCCCTAAAACCACGAGTGGTGTTATCACACAAAACCACTCAATGGGATTAAACCCTGAGTATTCGAGGTAGTACGACACCCACGCAGCAACCCACGTGAAGGCAGTTAGAAATAAACTCATTTGTGTTTCTCCCTGAGTTGTTTTAAGAGCGCTAAATCGCGTTGCAGCGCAGCTAACTCTTTCTTTTTGAGAGTGGAATCCATTTGACTGGACTCCACCACGAATTTTCGATACGCGAGGTCTTGGGAGATCCTCGCTGCTAAACTAGCGCTGTTCATTCTCAAACCTTTTGGGTATGAAACTAACCGCGTGAGTAACATAGGTAAGAACTTCTGACACAACAATAAACCCCACGATGTTTGTGAACCACGCCCAGGGAGTTTCTGCATATAAGAGAAATACAGAAGCGCACACAGCCGTATGCGAGCACGCCAACATCACCACCGTATCCTTCGACGTGATATAACGACCTAAACACCATCCTATCACCGTGTGGTGTCCTGCAAGCACCAATGCAACTAACGCCCAGCCTTGGAGTTCTGGGAACACCCATTGCGCCATAGCAAATATCGCACTAAATACCACCACCATCCTGACGTGATCAAAATTTTTGTAATTTAACATCTTTAAATCCTCCTGATTGACGCGATGTCTATCGCGCTTCACCGTGATATTAAATACCTATAAAAAATTCGAAACGGCATAAAGGGAGCTACGTAGCTCCCTGTGCTATGTTTTCTAACCATCCGACGGAGGTGGAGGTGGGCGTAGATTGTACTCGTCGTCAGTGGTAGGTTTGGCTCTTCCTTTGGAGTGTCGTAAGTCGGCTAGTTTGCTCACGAGTGAACCCGCAGGTGTGGACTCGACCACCGCTTGCATCAACGCTTTAGTTTCGTCGTTGATAATCCCAAAGTACTTCCACATCACAAACCCTGGAACGATATACGGTAATACCATTTGTTCCCAATCCGGTAAGGTCTTTGTGTGATAACTCACCCAGAGAATCATCCCGGTGTACGCGAGTGTCAGCACGGTGACTAAGAAACACATCCCTATCGCGACTAACGGTTTTAAGATCTTTCCCGATCTAGACCGTTCGAGTTGTGTTCTTGCTTCTTTACGCTGACGTTCTGATTCCAAACCGTCGTTAAGTTCCCACGCAAGTATCTTTTTCTGGTGGTAACTTTCGAGCGTTTCGATTAAGTCTCTGGCTTGGTTTCCAGTGAGCTCTTTATACGAATGTTTGAGTGTGGTGTGTTTGTTAATCTCTTCGACTAACATCGCTCCTTCTGGGAGCGCGGAGCGAAGGTATTCGTCTCCCAACAGTGTTAAATAACGGTCTACCTTCATCATAGCTCTCCTGATCCTAAACACAGGATTGGACAAAAAAGAAAGGACCCGAAGGTCCTTTGCTTTTGTTTACCGACCATTAACGCCACGCTGCGGCCACACAAGCGTTCCGAAAGAGACCGGATCGATGCTCTGTGGAGCCCTAAATTCTATCGGCGGTTTACCCTGAGCTGGAACTTTAATCCGAGCAGCGGTAGCTGACACATACACCGACGAGTGAGTGTCTGTAAAGTCATCCATGTCCAGAATATCCGCCGCGGTGGTACAACGAGTCGTGTCAAGTTTTGCACTATTACCCATCAATACTTTTGCTGTGAGTGGGTGGTCCGTAGCGATTTGTAGTAGACCGCTTTTGGTAATACCTGACACCAGACGGTCACCTTTCTCGGTAGCGAATGACCCACCGCCGATATCACACTCCTTCACACCACTCTTGTCTTCCCGTGTTGAGCTGATTTGCACCGCCCAACGTTTGAGAAGCCGGTTGAAGTCCACTTCACTCATCCGCCGACTCCGTTTCCTTCTCTGGGTAAAGTACCTGGACTTCAACCGGTGGTCTGTAGTCACTGAGCACACCCACACCTAACGTCTTGACGTGAATGTAGTACTTCACCTTCGACGGAAGATTCGCAGCGTTAGACGTACGGATCGTGCTGTACTCACCGCCACGCCCTACTTCAGGTAACCCGTACTCAACGTCCAGCTCCCGAATGCGACTGCCTGTTTCCGTAACAAAGTACAGGATCGCATTTTTGGCGTCACGACGATCCATCGCATAACCCCAACCTTTCGGTAAAGGATTTTCTGGATCAAACGCAATGCCCCATTCTACGTTCACCCACACTGGACGAGGCACGTTCATGACGTTCAGCAGATAGCCTAAGTCATAACGACCACCGAACGATTGAATCTGGCGAATAAGATCAATCAGCATATTCGGACTTAACGCCTGTTGGTCTACGTAATCCAGCAAGAACTCGCCAGTTTCAGGATCTACGATCAAGTCATCGATGATTTCTTTTGCTTCTGAGCGTTTAAGCACGCTGTACTCAAAGCGGAACAAGAAACGTCCTGTGCGATTTAAAAACGCATCAGGAAGTTTATCCACCTCGTTCTGTGTGATCAAGAACAACGCTTTTTGGATCTTCGCGTCACTGAAGAACGTCAGCAAGTCGTCCTGCTCGGCTTTCTCCGCGTAGCGTTTGTTGAACTCATCAAACAGAAACACGCACTCGCCGTTGACCAACTCATACAGGAAGGTCAGCATAGACGCAGGTACGGTGTGGTCAATCACAAACACAGGGTGTCCGTTCTTCACCGCTTCATTACACAAGTCATACGCTAATACGGATTTCCCCGTACCTTTCATCCCCAGTAACAACACACCCACCGACTCCACACGACGACTGAGTGTGTCTAAGATCAGCTCTTTACGGCGGTGGTGATCGCCGTAGATCTTAGTGGGCATTGGGTAGGGGTCAACGTGAATCAACGCTACAGTTTTGTCGGTGGTTTGCAAACGATACATCGCGGCTGGTAAGCGCTCTGTGGTAGGAGCTGGGTGGAAGTGTTCGACTAACACACCGTTGTTCATCTGTACTAAACGAATATTTTTATTAGACATGACCTGCACCTTTTATTTGAGAATGGGAGCATAAAGGGAGAGTCTGTACTCTCCCTCTGGATTAACGTGTTAACACGTCGATTAAGTTTTCGAATGTTTTATGTGGGACTTCAATCAAGCGATCCAGTAAAGGACCTCCGTTTTCCAACACTTCACGGTGGTTCTGATCGGAGTACACCACTTTCGCAACCGCTAGGTCGATGAGACGTCTGGTGTCACGAGTACCCCAGTTGTCTGCGTGGTCGCTACTTTGGACTTCGGCATACGGTCTGCAGGTTTCTGCAACCGTTTTATGTTGTCCTCTGATATCGTACCATGCGTCACCGATTTTAGAGTACACGTGACCTTCTACAGGGTCGTACCAAGCAGCGACCACGTCACCAAAGATCGACTTCAGGATTTTGTAGAAGTTCCAGCACTGCCCTTCTGTGTACAGTAACGTAAGATCTGGATGGGATTCGCGAATAGACGTGATGATTCCCAGTATCCAACTTTCATTCGGTAGATACTGCTGGTTCTTACTGAAATCCACCGTAGTGACCATTGTCGCATAATTGGCCGATAACGAAACCGCTTCTCCCAACACCCAATTCGTCGCTTCTTCCGTGGGTACTAAGGTGGTGGTTTCAGTATCGTAGTTCCAGACCGGTTCACTCGCCTGTTTTGTCGGCGTTACATTTTTCGCAGGAGACTTTAACAAGTCGTCAAGAGGGTGTTTGCCGTCGTAACAAAGCATGGCGAGAGTATCCAATTCATCGGTTAACGTCTTCCACGTTTGCTGTAACCAGAACCTCCCACCGACGTAGGTAGATACACGGTTGGGGACTAAACCCGACGTTAAGTACTCGTTGGCGCGAGCAACAACTTTCACCGACTCACAGTACTCCAAAGCTTGCTCCAGAAACCGTTTGAGTCTCGGATCTTCTACTGGTGTCACGGCCGACACTACGATGTATAAAGGTAATTTAGTCATCGATTTCAGTTCCTGAGTTATTCGCTAAGTCATCCACCGTACCTACGTGACGTACGGTTTGATTCACCACCCCTTGCGTGGGCACTAAACCAAAGACGTGAGTGTAGAACACACCTTGCTCATCTGACATCTGCACCACACAGGACAGAAAGTCAGAACCCGCTACAGCGTGAGTAGATACGACGGTCCCCGTTTTGATGTGCTGTTTAGGCACGTCTAAAAACTTCTTCAACACTTCAGCTGCACGATCCGCCGAAACATCCGCACTTACAAAGAACACTTGCTCAGCAGCGCCTTGCGCAGAGTGCGCGATTAACGCTAACGCTCCTTGCTGTGCTTCTGAGTTAAACACCACAAACTTCCCACCGATTCGAAAGGTGGCAGCAATGGGTGTCGCTTCATCGATTTCACGACGTAACTGAGCGGTGTTGAATGATGTTGCTAACATAGGTCGAACTCCTTTAGCGCAAAGAAAGCAGAGCGCGAAGCTCTGCTATGTTTTTTAGTGTGTGTTTCAGATCAGCCATTTGTTGTTCGTACATCAGGCCAAGTTGGGTAGACGTGTAACGTCCGGTGGATACAAAGTGAAGCTGTGCGATTTGTTTCTCGATTTCCAGTAGTCGATCCAGTGCGGGAACCACACAAGGAAAATCGTCTTCACTCACCGCACAGAACAGACGCCAGTACATCACCGCCATCTGTAAGTAAATCCAGCTGTTAGGAAAGATCCATGGGAGGTCCGTTCCTACTTTCTGTGTATACTTTAGATTGTACCACATACTCTTGAAACTGACTAGAAGGAACAATTTCACGAGGTGATACACAATCCCTAAACCGTACATACCCACCTCCCTTAATGCACACGTTGAGGTGTGTATTGTTTAATGTACGTCAACGCCATCTGGATAGTCGCGATCCAATCTTCGGAATCCGACAAGCCACGACGGTATGCATGAACGTGGTCAAATGCAAGAAGCGAGCAAAGCGTTGCTACGTCGTCCAGCACACGTAAGAGTTCTGGGTGCTTGTGCACACCGACGATTAGACGCTGGTGCTCTGCGCTACACTGTAAAACTAAAGCGGTTGAATGTTTCATGGGTAAAATCCTTCAATAAAGAAAAGTCCTGTGAGCGGAGTTTACAACTCCTACTCACTGGGATATTAAATACCTATAAAACATTCGATTCGGTTACTTAGGTAGAGTCAGCCCACTTAAGACGTCGACTACGAACTTACGATCACTGGGGTCGATTTGCCGTACTAAGTCAATCGCTTTGAGTAACGTCAAGTCGTCTACTCCTACGAACTCTGCTTTGTGATCACGTAAGGTCTGTTTGAACGACTCTAAACTTTGGTACAGGTTTAAGAACTTCGGGAGTCCGTAGATTGCACAGAGTATCCCAGCCACGTAAGTAGGGTGGTAATGGCTAGGCACCACGTAACGTATCCCTAATACTCCGGTCTTTACTTTCTTTAAGGTAAAACGGAATCCATTCCGAAGTCCAGCACTGTACTGTGGGTCTTTGGGCAAAACGATTTCATTGACCTTTTCAGTAGGGACTTCTAGACTACGATCTAGGTGTAATTCATCCACAGCGCACCTCCAACTCAGCAAGCTTAGACAGTAGCTCTTTCTGTACGTCCTCTATAGGGGCCTCAGCGTTCACTACAACGCATGCAGCTGCAGTTTGATCCAATCCCATAGCCTCACTGGTAAACATCGCTCTAAACTCGTTACAGACGCGTTTAAAGAACTCCGAACCCCTACGTTCGATCATGTCCATCCCTGTGGCGTTTCTACGTCGTTCTAAAGCCGTTTCTACCGAACAGTCTAAGTAGATCACCACGTCAGGTCGGTAGTCGTCCAAACCAGACCACACGAGTTCTTCCACTTGTGCTACTTCATCCGGAATGCCTAACCCAGCGCCTTGATACGCTCGTGTGCTCCAGACAAATCGATCGTAGATCACGTCCCACCCAGCGTCCAGTGCAGGAATCGCTACTTCAGTCAACGCTTCTCTACGAGAGGCTGCAAAGAGTAGTAGCTCAGTAATCGGTGTCCGTGGGTACTCCGTACTTTTCAAGATTCGACGAATCTCTGTACCGATGACGGTTTGACCGGGCTCTGCGACGACAAGCACCGCTCTGCCGTTTTGTTCTAAGTGCTGTTTGAGTAGCTCGATCTGTGTACCTTTCCCACAACCATCTAACCCTTCTACTACGTAAAACGTACCTTTCTCCATTTTCTAAAACCTCTTGTGTCAGATTACAAGTTTACTCGCTGGGGTAAAATAAAACGGCATAGAAGGAGGGTTTCCCCTCCACTCTAGCGACGTAACTGCAGAGCAAAGGTTGTGGCTGACCAGTACCCTACTGCAATGGCATCGTACGTGTGTTCATCTAACTCCAGAAAAGGAACTGAAGGATGGATAAACAACCGTCCTGCGTCTACCAACGCACGGATGGACTCTTGTACGTTTTCTTTCGACCCTTTACGCGTCAGTGCCCCTACGGACAGTTTCGCTGTAGGAGGATCTACAAACTGTACTTGGAGTGAAGGATCATACCCAAGCACAGTGTGGGTAATTACATTACAGCATTCCACCAACGCAGCGTACGCTTGAGGGAAACGCCCCATAAAAGGGGCTTCACTCGCCACGACGTGTGGTTGGTATTGAAACAACAACTGTTGTAGGTTCTGTCGATGGTAGTCTAGTTTGATGGCACGTTGTCCTATACTCCACTGTAAGGAAGAGTCAAAGTCTGCGTACCGATCCGCGCTAAAGGTTCCACCGTACACCAGGGTGATTCTCCCACTGACTAAACAGAGTTCTATCCACGCTACGCCCAGGGTGTTCGTCCCTGGGTCGAGGGCGAGGATACGTAACGGTTCTGTAGTAAAGTGTGCGTTCAACATTACTCTTCAATTAACATTGGTTCGGTAGCACCAATGTCAAACGTCATGTCAAAACCCGTACTTACAAACGCTAAACTGTAGTACGTCGAGATAAAGTGAGTGATCTGCACACCGACTGCCTCGTTGAACGGAATGGTAGCACCCCCCGTGGTTTGTACGTTCACCACACGGTCTAACCCACTACACACAGCAATCTCAGACACCACAGAGAACAGTGGATCTCCGTAGAGTACGCTACAGACGTTGTAGTACTCTTGAACGTCTTGTGCACTGAACACCACAGGCACTGGAGAGCTGACTTCTAGAAAGTCACCGTCTTCTAATGCTGGGGTAGACGTACTCGGTGGGAGCACTGGTTGTGTAGGAGACAGATCCCCACTGTTCGGCACAAACGGCACTGAGTTCTCCACACCCCCTACTACGGTCGTTAACGAGTAGTCAATCGTGGTGTTCGACAGATCCAACCGTTTTAAGTAGTACGCGTAGTACTGTAAACCACCGTGTTCTTCTTGACGACGTAACGCGTATTTGTTTCGCTCTACTTCCGGTAAGTCATCGGTGATTAACCGTAAAACAAAAGGCACGATTTCAAACGGTGCGGCATCACGTGGACGGTGTTTCACTGGTGCATCATATCCTACCCCACTTTCAGTGTGGTTTAAACGCCGTGTGCCTTTACGACCAATCGCGTAGTAGCCTACCTGTGGGTAGACGCCTGCTGCAATCGTAGAAGGGTGTTGGATGGCTAACGCTTGGTTTAATGTAGAGTTAGGCAGTATCGTGTACGGTCGACGTAACAACAAAGCATTCTGGAGTCCTGCCCCATAGACGGTCCGCGTAATAATTTCGCTGGCCATTGATCACCTCAATTCTGTTTTATAAGTAAAAATGGACTAAATGACATACGATGGTTTAGGTGTTGTCTCGCACACGCAAGATGCGACTCTCAGAGAGTGCTAACCGATACCGTGTCCCGACTCGTGTTTGGGGTTGGAGTTGCAGCTGAGTTTCTGCGCGTAGACGATGAGGCGTATACGTCATTCCTAACCGTAAGGTAGAGGCACGACCTACGTCTGTTTTCACAACACTGTACGTACGACACCGCACAGACAGTGGAGTGATGTCCGCTTGGTGGAGCATGCTCTCTCCAGACACTACACTCTGGATGTTGTCGATCCGAGCACGTAATACTTCCAGTGCAATAGCTGAGCTGGAATTGATCGTGGGGATAAACTGATTTGAGTATGCGCTCAGTGCTGCTGTGACTGCCAGTAACGACTTCTGCAATTCGGCTAGAGTCAGTTCAGAGTTGACGTCCGCTCCAGTAGCGAGACGAATGGTTTCCTCTAACGTCAGTTGGATGTCAGAGTCATTAAGTAAATGTAAGTTCCATCCACGGCTAGTGAAAAACTCTTCAAACGTCGTTGGCGTGTCTACAAACACACACGTCGCTTTTCGATAACACCGATTCGTGGTTTCTTCAAGCTGTCCTCGTTTGACGTGACGTTCTTCTCGAGTGAACTGACGATGGTGCAGTAACATCCGTTGGTGGATTTCCCCACAGAGGAAATAGAACGCTTCAGTAGACACCACAAACTCAATAGGGATCAAGTCTGAAAGTGTTTCTTGAATGTCAGCGTCTGTTAAACGAGACGACATGCTCTGGAGTTCACTGGTGGTTGGTGGTACACGACGTCGTACGAAGTTGACCTCGTACGGTTGGATCTCTTGCTCCAAGATCTCAAACCCATTCACTCGGTTCATTGCATACACGTACCAGACCGCTGCTTCTTTGACCGACATCCGGATCAAGTCCCCGTTGTTGGGGTTACGTACAGTGATCACTGCACCGTAGCGTTGGTAAGTACTTAAGAAAATCCAGTGGTCTAGTAACACGTCAGACAACGCGTACGGTTTACGATTGGTGTTATCCACCATCACAGACTCTAACACTTTCGTTGGTAAAGACGCAAGTCGTGTACGCTCTAAGTCGTGTCGTACGTTGACCTTCTCTTCAGCGACGTCTTTGTCGTTGTCTCGCGCGTAGGGAATCTGTAACTCAACGATTTCTTCTAAGCTACGGATACGGTCGGTGTATGGATTCTCATCGATTCGATTGAGCGCTAACCGATCGAGTTGTAACTCTGGGTATAGGTTGTCCTCTAACCCTTCGGTGAGCTGTTTCACGTAGTGCTGACCTAAAGGGATATTCCGTTTAGTCAGTAAGTGTTCTACTAACGTCTGGAAGGTGTGTTCTTTCCCACCGTTGGTACGCAACCACTGCATGTTCCGATACAACCACAACGCCTGCTCAGTCGTGAGGGCTCTGCGATGCACAGAGAAATTCCCAAAGCCATCCAAGTAATTCCAGATGTGGTAACTGTGCGCACGATTCGTACGGACATTTTCTTGCCGTACGGTTTCTATCCACGCTGGAACGTGACTGAAGAGTTCTCCATACACGGCAGCTGGATAGCAGTTGTGCGCAAAGACTTGATCGGAGTCATACCAGCGAGCCAAGTAGCGTTGCATGTACCCTTGCACACGGAGGATCAAGTCGTCTTCTTGGGGTTCTACAAGCGTTCTGTCCCACGCCAGAATCGTATGGTCTTGTGCAGCAATAGAGACAGACAAAGGGACTGGGTTCAGTATCCCTTTGATCAATAGCACTTGTTCTGGGTACTTAGCCAATAGCTCGTTGTAAAAACTACCGCCACGACGATACGTCCGTAACGTCAATCGGTGGTCGACTAACGCTGCTTTTGTAAATGGAATCTCCAACGTCGTGTCTAATGAGATCACAGTCATCGGAGTGTCTAATGGATGGTACTCACCTGCAAGATGTAAATAGTAGCGCCACGTCTGGGGTTGCTCTAAAAGCACGGTCTGTCCAGTGACGACCGATTCTCGTAAGATCTTGTTGTTCATGGCCATAGCCGTGGCTACCGATTTCACCACGAACGAACGTGCGAGTTGAAATATACCCTGACGGTATATCTTCTGGTACGAATCGGTCATTTATTGGTTCTCTCTTTTTTAAAAAAACACAGAAAGGTTCCACTCATGAAACCAGTGATTACTCAAGGAAAAAGACTACAGGCGTTTCGAGAAAACCCAGTCGGAGCAGCCGTTGCTCTGAAGTTAGTCAAAGATCAACGCCATGCAGCACCTATTCGAAATGGAGCCATAGCACCAGAGACGTCTACGCTTTCTAAACTCTCACAAACGACCGCCACGCGGATTGAAGATGCAAGGAATATCTTCGCGATTCTTCCAGAGACAGAACTCGTCAGACAGATCCTCGTGTCGTGCATCGTAAGTCCAAATGACTTACGCTCCCCTGAGCTTACATGGAAAGTGGAGAACTCCGTGCTGGCTCCAGCGCTTAGTAACGACTTACTGAAAGTGCTACGCGAGCACTTCGAGAAAGTCTATAAGATTAAAAATGACCTTCCGGAGTGGCTGTCGGATGCGTTGTTTGAGAAAGGCTCTCACCCTTTAGTGGTGCTACCAGAGTCGTCCATAGACGATCTGATTAACGTCAAGCCACGGTTAGCAAATGAAGCCTTTAAAAGCTACTTTGACGAGTCAGGTACGACACTGCGCCCGTTGGGCTTTCTTGGAAACCCGACCAGAGAACCAGCGTCACCTACCCCACGGGCTGCATTAGAGTCAGCGATGGGGTCAGCCAAACCCACCGCAGCGTACGATCCAAAGTTGGCGATTGGCGATGGCTTGATTACCGTGATCGATAGTTTCGACGCACTGAAACTTCCGAAGCTCTCACACGAGTTACGTAAGAACGTCACTAAACAGAAGATCCGTGATCACTTACCTAACGCAACGCGTAGTTCACTTGAAGCGATTAAAGTCACAGTGAAGCACAAAGAGCAGAAAGGGAATCCGAATGACCTGAACAGTCTGTATCGGAATAAACAAATGTTGGTGCGGGAAGTACAAACCGTTGCAACAACCGCACAGGCCAGTCGTGCTCCGATTGGCCATCCGTTGGTCTTACATTGCCCTGCTGAGGCGGTAATTCCTGTCACCCTACCGGGTTCTCCTAAAACAGCAGTGGGCTACTTTATTCTGATTGATGAATTAGGTAATCCATTGTCACGTGCTCAGGCGAGTAGTTACTACAACCAGTTAAACTCTCGACTGAACCGGATGGGACAGAACTCAGGTGAACGTGGAGCGACTGACTTACTGAGTCGTTTGAACCAATACAGTACGGGGTTAATCCACGACGACCAAACGGTAGATATGTCAAAGATGTATCAGGCGTACGGGATGGTGGTGGACCAAGAGCTGAAGTCTCGGATCAAGAACGGAATCAACGGACAGGACGTAGAGATCGCTAAACCTGAAGAGGCCTACCGCATTATGTTAGCGCGTCAGCTTGCGAACCAGCGTACGCAACTACTCTGGATTCCAGAAGAGCTGATGACGTACGTGGCGTATGACTACGACGACTTTGGGATTGGGGTCTCGCTGATCGAACGCTCAAAGATTCTCTCCAGTATCCGTGCGGTGTTAACTGTAACCAACACATTGACTGCGATTAAGAACTCTACCGCACGTCGAAGTATCGAGATCCAGTTAGACCCACGAGAAGAAGACCCACGTAAAGCGGTGGATATGCTGGTGACGGAAATCGCTCGTGTGCAAGGCGGTGCGTACCCGATTGGTAGTTTTTCTCCTGTACAAATCCAAGACAACGTGAGGATGGCAGGGATTGAAGTCAACGTCACAGGACACCCTGCATATCCTGAAACGAAAGTCTCTCAGAATGACATCCAGTCTAACCGGGTGGAGATTGACTCTAACTTTGACGACACGATGCGTAAGCGTTGGTTGATGTCGTTTGGTTTAACTCCTGAAACTATCGATACGGCATCAGGTGCTGATTTTGCAGCCTCTGTGATTCAGTCTAATGCGTTACTGAACAAACGCGTTGCAGTGTACCAAGAAACAACCAGTGAGTTCTTGGTAGATCACGTACGTAAGTACACGCAAGCATCTGGGGGTTTGTTAAAAGAATTGTACACGAAAATCGTAGAGTACATCAACGATGAATCCAAACCTGTATTGAAAGACGACCAAACGGGTGAGGACATTCAAGACGTTGCGCCAGATGACGTACTGGAATCGTTCTTGGATTCACTGAAGATCACACTACCTGCTCCAGACTCTACCAAACTGGAAACGACACGTGACTTACTGACAAACTACCAAGACTTGCTGAAACAAGCAGTGGAAGAATTCTTACCGCGTGACGTATTGGCTGCGATGGGTGGGAGTGAAGGCTCTGATCGCTACGATCAAACCAAAGCGGCTGTGATCAGTTACTTCACTCGGAAGTTCATGGCAGAAAACAACATCCTACCAGAACTGCAAGAGTTACTGAACAACGACGAGTTAGAGCAAACGGGATTCAACTTAAAAGAAGACCACTTGGCTTTATACGAGGCGTTACAGGTCACGATTGGGGACTTTGTGAAAGGGGTGGCGTACTACAACGACAAACGAAACGAGCAAGTGAATGCGGAGTTAGAGCAAGAGCCTGCGGCGTCGGATGACACGACGACCACCGATACCACAGAAGACACAGGAGGGGATGACGACTTTGGTGGAGACGACTCGTTTGGAGACGACTTCAACTTAGACGAAGAGCCTGAAACGGAAGAAACGGAAACTGAACCAGAGGAAACAGAAGAGCCTGAGGCTACCGCCGAAGAAACTCCGAAAGAAGAACCTGGATTAGACGAAGAACCTACGTAAGTAGACCAGCATAGGGAGGAGCTTGAGCTCCTCCCTTTATGCTTTCATTTCTAAGCGAGGACGACCTTGTGGGATCACAGAGAAATGGTCACGGTATAGACTCTTGATCTGTGTTTCTATCTCAGGAGTTTTCTCTCCGTGTTGTGCGGTGATTAAGTCACTGCCTTGTAACCACTCTGGTAAGACTTTGTAGTCATTCCGTGTAGACTCTAAGTACTCTGGTAACTCTAAGTCGATTTTCACCCACGGACAGATAGCGTCACTGTCTGTAAAGAAGACGTCCACTTCGTACACCAGTTGAGTCTTTTCGTCGGGTTGGTCTGGATGACTGACGGTAGGACCACTCACACGAAACCTTTGCTTGTACATTCCTTCTGTAAACAGAGTTTTGAAATGCATAAACATCGCACGACTGGATTCTACTTCGACTTCACTTTTACCAAACGAGTCATCACTGGACCAGACTTTCGTCGTCAGGATGTACTCGTCTTCTATAGCGTCTTCGGATACCCGACTGTAACGGTCTGTGCAGGCCCGCATGCGTATCGTCCCGTTTTCGGCACGGTGACTAAACTGCTCTTGGATTTCTGTGCTGATCGCTTTAGCTTGTAACTCTACAAACTGCTCTGGAGTAAACTGCGTGTAGAACACCAACTCAATCTCTTTGCGTGCTTGTCCGTCTACCATAGACTCTAAGGCAAGTAAAGACTCTACAGACAGTAAAGCACTCTTTAAGGAAGTAACCATTTGAACCCCTCTCAAGGGAAAAAAAGAACACATAGAATTTAAACCAAAAAAAAGAGGAACCCGAAGGCTCCTCTTCAAAATTCCCCTGTGAAGGAGAGGTACAAGTGTTGTTATAACTCGGTGGCGCTGTAACGAATCACGTAGGTTGTACTACCATCTGCGTCTTTGTTCAGAGCAATCAGTTCGAAGATCTGATTGTCTTGCGTAGTAAAGAACCGACGAGTATGACCGTACTTCGACGTTACGCCTTTCTCTACCAGCGTTCCTAAGAAGCTGTGTAAAGCAGGGAACGACTCACGAGTGACTGCACCAATGGCTTCTTCCATCAGAATCCCAAGCTGTGCTGAGAGCATTGGAATCTGTGCGACTAAAGAAACCTCACGACGCCAGATGCTGCGCGTCACGAACTCAGAGTTGTGGTCTACCGTCAGCTGACGTAAATAAGGAGCTTTCTCAAGTTCCTCTGCGCTCACGTGACAGTAGTTACACGCTCGTTTGATCAACTGTTTCATGTGGGCTGGTATACCCACTAAAGAATTCCAGTTTGGACCGAAACGTTCTTTTGCAAAACTACGTAAGCGTTCGTTCGCTGGTTCGTAGTCTGCTGAGAAACTCGTCATCTCAAACGACTGATCTCCTACAGAGTATTGACGATACGTGTTGTACATCCGTGTCAGTCGGGTGTTTAAGTCCCCGGCTAACAAACGAACGATTTCGCTCTTTGCGCAACTCAGTGCTGGAGTCAGTAACTCCAGTAACGCATCTACCGAAAGTTCATTCAGATGTGTACCGTAATCGAAGAACCCTTTGAGGCCTTGCTCGTAGTCACTGAATAACTTGTACTCCAGCTTCTGGTCATCCGACATATTCGCGTCAGAGTCAAATGCGCACACCAGTTGGTGAGAGATCACTGTAAAGTAGCCTACGCCATTTTGGTACGCTTCTCCACCCTTCGCTATACGCTCCTGACGCATCAGAGTCGCAGGAGTCAGTGCAGCCAGTACACCAGGGGCGTAAATCGGCTCTAAGCGCTCAAAGAGCTCTACGCTGTCTGTGGCTTGATACAGTGGAGAGTCTGTAGCTTTTGCACTACTACGTGGAACGTCTACAATAAAGTCCCAGAAGTTCTGACCGCCTAAGACGTCACCTACGTCAATGGTCGTAGGAGTGACTAAGCCAGTGAATAAATGATCTTCTAACCGCACGGTTGGGTCCTCTTCTATCCGTTCTATACACACACCGTCTACGACAGTGCTAGTTTTTACAACGCCGTCTAGCGCTTGGAAGACTAAACTAGCAGGACAACCTGCTGGATACACTTTGCGACTCACAAGTACCTCCACGGGGGTTGCTGTAGAGGCCATAGGAGCACTCACAGTCGTATGGGTTTGTACAGGGGTATGGATAGCAGAGGTTGCTAAACTTACCTGCTGAGGTTGGTAACTCCCAGAGACCGGAATGTGGTTTGGTACAACCACCTGCGGTTGGTACTGCTGCTGTGGGAAGTACGTCGACATCGGCTCTGATGGACGAGCGTGTACTGGAGGGACGTATGTATTTGGAGCCTGCTGTAAACGCTGCTCAAAATTCATTAAGTCACGATCCAGCTGTGCTCGTGTGTTGAGCATAGCGTTGTAGTCCGCTTGCTCTTGTGGAGACATTTGGTACAACAGATTCGGGTTCTGAGACACCAGTGTCGCTGCCTGCACACCCGCAGAGATTTTCACCGCTTCACGGATGTACGATCCGCTTTGCGCCATTTGCAGTTGTGTGGCTTGGAACATCACCGCTACTGCATTGGTGTTTTGTGTTAGCTTCTGCATGTTCTGTGGAACACGGCAGTAGTCCGCTAACGTCCTGTACATTACGCCATTGTTAGCGTACTGGTTTACGAACTGCACCAACTCAGTGTGGACTAATTGAATTAAATTACTCATGTACCTTTTCCTTCTTTACCTTTTATTCTTTTAACGTTCAAAGATCTCTTGTGCACGATCCAGCAAAGGTTGGAACTCGGGGTTCGGTAACACCGTTCCATCTGCTTGGACGTTTGCAGCTAAGTTTAACTTACCACGGCCTGTGGGGTCTGACTTCGGTTGGTTGGGGTAACTACCAACACTGGCGATACTGGAATGCAGCGCACGTGCGGGATCGGTCAAACTGACTTTACTCCGGCTACGTCCCCCTGTAGCATCACTTTGTAACACCAACGCACCAGTGAACTTATACGCCATATTGTCTCCAGGAGACGACACCACGCTTACTTCCCCATGCCCTCTGGAGAGGTTAAAGATCAGTTCGGGTTTGATGTACTTAGAGATTGCCATTGTCAGACGCCGCTCGTTCAGCTGCCGTCGGTTGTCATTCTTAATACGGAATGAGAACTTAAAGATCGCTTGCACGATGTCTGATAACACATACCGCAGTACGCGTAAGCGTTTTCCATGCATGGTCCCAGGGTTGGTGGTCATGATCCACATCGAGATGTTTTGGATGACGTACGCAAAGAACTCGTAGGTATCATTGCAATAAATACCTGCTTCAGCAAGCTCTTCCCGCACCACTGCATCCACGTAGGAATCAGTGGAGTCCAAATGCACCAAGGTGTTTTCATACACCTTCCCTTCCCGTGAGTCATTCTTGAAGATAATCAACCCCAGAATGGTTGTCCACACCCGTACGTGATCACAGTACTGAGGGAGTAACCGTTCTGGATAGTTATCCACCACGTAGAAAAACCCAGCAATTAAGTTACAGCTAAACTCATTCCAAAACTCCCGTGGGATCGCTAACCGTACTTTAGAAGGACGGTACATTTTCCTCGCTACACCGCGAATCGTTTTTGGAGCTACCCCTAACGACGTACAGATCACCCAATCGGATTCTGGGAAGTCTGAGAGTTTACGTTCTGGACCAAACAGCTGTACGTTACACGTCTCCCCAAAGATGCGTTTAAACGTACCGATCACTCCAAACTTACAGAACAAGTAATGTGTCAGTGTGGTGTACATGACGTTCTTACCTGATTCTTTTTCAGCGTAGGAGTGCACGCCGCTCCACACCGCATAGCCTGTCGCTGGTTTCCCGTTTTGTTGGAAGGAGTGACTCAAGCGCTCGTATGTGAGCTTGCTACGACTGAACGGCATATAGATCCCGTTTTTTGTCACGGAGATCGTAATGTCAGCCAGTACTGGATGGATGGTGTGTTCTGGACCACGTAAGCGTATTCTGCCTGCTTGATCCGTAAAAGGTAAATACAAATACCGAGGCTCGAGTTGACGCCCTTGGTAGGAAAGATACACTTTGGTTAAAAAGACATCGGTAGGTGCCATTTCTAATTGGTGCTTTCCATGCCGTTTTCCAGAGACGAAGTTAAAGTGTTCTTCTGGAGTACAGCGTTCCATTCGTAAGTACTTGACAGACTCTGGCCAGTCTTCTGCAGCACAGCGCCAGATCATGTCAATGTGAGACATGGCGTGTTTGAGGTGGGTGTACACCACGCCTTCTTTCACGTGTGGGTTAAAGGGCGGTACGACTGCTTTCGCCGCCCGCTGGAGTAGTTGACTCAATAGCTTTCCTCCTAGTCAAAGGGTTGGTGGGTTTACTTCCGTGCAATAGCCACTAAACTAATCACTAACGTAACGACACTGATACCCAGCTTGATGATATCGCTGAGGTCTTTACGCTGTGCTTGTTTGTCAGCTAAACGGTCTTCTTCGTACTTCTTCTTCAGATCACGTTCGAAGTCTTTTCTCTCCTGTTTGGCTTTACGCTTGCGTGCTTTGCGTTCTTCCTCCAGGATGTCTTTATCTGCGTCGTACTTGTCGTTGGCGATGTCTTTCTTTAGACGCAACAACTCAGCATCGAGTTCTTGTTGTTTTGCTTTGAGCTCACGTTCTTTACGTGTGATCTCATCGCCGAACTCTAATGCAGCACGCGCTGATTTAAAGAACTTATACGGACTTTTATCGGTGTCGTAATCGGTCACAGAGATATAAGTCAGTATGTTATTTTTAGCCGCATTCCCCAGTTTCTGCCACCCCCACGTGTAGACGTAAAAACCACAGGGTCGGTCTTTGTCTTTTTGTGGTGTGATAGTGACTACGTGACCCCCTACGTTAACGTAGTGCTCACCAATCAGGTTTTCGTTGTCGATCAGTTCAAACAGTAACCCACATGGATTTTGTTTGACGGGTGCGTCGTCTAGACTTTCTCGACACTCTTGTAGTACAGAGTGAGGGTGGATAGGCCAGTCGTCGTCCCTTGTTTTTCCAGTACGGTCTACGAACACGACATCTAAGTCCGTTGAGTAGATAAACCCGCCGGCGTCTTTGATATCCTCGTAGTGATGGTAACTGGTTTTTACGTATCCACGGCCTTTGGTGTTTAAGCGCCATTTCGGGATACGGTCGATTTCTTCTTTGCTGAGTAGATGTAGCTGTGGGTTGTCTTCTAACTCGATCAGGTCAGGACGCATGGTGTGGTCGATAATTTGTTCGACCATCAACCGTCCTTCTAACGTGGGATCTCTAGAGGTCCCTGAGGATGGAATCTTTACTGCGCTTCCGTCGCGCAGGACCATCCATAAGTCTTTTCCTGTAAAGTTGTAATAACGCACGTCACTCATGATCGCGTTACGCGTACCTAAGTCCGTACAGTCTCGCTCTACGACGCGAGCTTTTACAGGACGCGCGTTTGGAACACGCGCTAGATATTGTCCTAATAAATTCGCTGGGTTATTCACGATACCACTGAATCCTTTTACAGTCTCTTTTGAAAAGAACGAAGCTAATGGGAAAACGCTGTACTAAGCGACCTTAGTTGGACGCTACCTAAAAGCTCGGGTCACCCCGCGTGACCAATTCAACCAAGCGACTTCTAAACGTTCCACGGTTTAGGGAGTTGCGAGGCTGAATGATCGTAGATTACTCAAAAAAATAATATATATCTGTAATGGATTCGACACGGCATAGAAGGAGAGCACGAAGCTCTCCTTCTAAAGGGTATTCCACAATGGCGCTTATGGCGTTACTGGGTTGTTGATGAACTCGACTGCACCAGAGGTGATCAGTTCCAGTTCTTCTACGTCGATCTCGATCTGCACTGGGCAGTTCAGGATGTGACGGTTACGACGTTGTACGCCTACTTCCATCGCTAATGAACCATCGCGGATCATCTGGATTTCACCGACTAACTCAGGAATCCAAATGTGGTTACCGTAGTTCAGTGGGTGGTACTCAGCACCATCAGTTAAACGCAGGGCGATCATGATCTTACCGCGCATTAAACGGTTGTTGGTAGAAACCACTTCTGGTTTCAGCAGAGGACCTACAGTACGGTCATCACCTTGTACCATCAGGTATTGTGGTAATGTAGTATCTGTACCCATTACGACGGTTGGTTTCTGTTCTACACCGCCAGTCATTGCTGACACGGCTGCCCAGTAACCAGACACAGTCATTGCTTCAGCAACAGCCTGACCGATCAACGTGGTGAAATAACCTTGGATGTCAGCCAGCTTGTCCTGAGAACGAACGCTGTTTAACACTTCAGACATTTTCACGTTGATGTAACGGTAGTAAGGCTTCACTAACTCACGACCTAAACCTTCCACTTTTGGAACGATACCAGTGTCCTGGTACGCTTCATACGCAGAACGAATCAGAGACGCGTTGTCCAGCAGTTGCTGTACAGCAGCGTTGTTCGTTTGTACGCGAGTGGTGTTGATCAGTGACTCCGTGTTCACAGAAGCATCGTAAGACGCGTCGGCGTTTACTGGCTTGGTGTAGTGCACTGGAGCGTGTACTGGGATGGTGTAACCTTCACGACGGATGTTTTGTTCCACCAGGATACCACGGCTGCGGTAGTTGCTGTTGGTACGACGAGCTGACAACTCAAAGCTATCTAATTCGAACGTTACACCAGTCACGTCAGCTGCGCCAGTACCGATGTTGTTACCGTTAGCGTCGAATACGCGAACGATTTCCACCTGACCTGACATGTACAGGTTACCTGACTGAACGTTCAGATCACCTTTGAAGCGCAGACGCACTTGTACTTTACCAGTGAATGCAGCAAACGCAGGAACCACAGCACCAGCGATGTCTTTGGTTGCAGAACTGAACGTTACTGTGTCGACGTTCATGTTCAGTAACATCTCTCTCCAATCGCCTTCTGGCGTTTTGAAGAACTGAGTGCCTGGAGCATTACGTAGATCAACGAACACGTAGCTTTCGTCAGTGGCTTTGGTCACTTTCAACCAAGCACCTACTACTTTCGCAGCTGGGTCAATGGCATCTTGCTCAGTGAACACGTTGTTGCTCAGCAGCGTTGGGTGAGCAGACAGACCTAACAGACCGATTGACTTATCAAACACCAGCGGAGCAGTAGGAACGTTGACAGAACCCACGGCACGAGTAGAGGCTAAACCAGCTACTGCAGAGAAATAAGCGTTCTGACTGTTGTCTGGGTTTTTGTACGGCACCAGGTCAGTGATGTTGTTTTTCAGGATGTCAGGGTTTACCACTGCATCTAACAGAGACTTACGGTTGAAGTCAGCTTCAGCACCACCGTTCACGTGTTTGTAGCCTGGGTACACTAACGTACGGTCTACTTGCACCATGAAGATCGATTGGTCAGGAGTAGCAACGATCGTTGGGAAAAACGCTTCAGCGAAATCGTCCTGACGGGCAGACAGTACGTTCCACGTGATGGTCTGCTCAATGTAGTTTTGAGCGTTGGTACGGTCGAAAGCTTCCTGAGAGAAATTCGGTTGGAATAACATCTCACCGTTCTGAGCGTTTGGAGTCCACTGTACAGAAGGAACACCCGCTTTCGAACCCCAGCTGTTTAAGTTGTTACGTGCTAACGCAACGACTGTAGCGGCTTCTAAACCTAAGCTTAAACGCTCTAACGCAGCTTTGTTGCCAGTCAGATCGATTTTACTGTTTTCGAAAGCAGTTTTCAACGCACCTTCCAGTTCGTTATTCACAGAACTGAACGTACCTTTTAATGCTTGGGTATCCTGGAAGCTCAGAGACTCTGCGGACAGAATCTTTTGGCCTACGGCAGAATCTGCAGCTTGGCGAGCCAGTGCTGCTTTTACTTGTGTTTGCAGATTACCTACAAACGTACCGGCCGATTGGCCTAATGCGAACTTTGACATAGTCGATGCCTTCCTTTACTCTTAACGTTAAGATTCATACTACCGACGACACCGGGGCCGCCAGAAGCACTCAAATGATTAATGCGTTTGTTCCAGCGCACAGAAAAGTTTGAACATTTCTGACTGTTCCAGCTCCCGGTGCGTCATCATTTTATTCAGCTCAATCAAGGTTTGTTCTAAGAACGCACTTTGTTCAAACTGAATCCAACTCCCCACGCCCATAAAGGCGATGGTTTCGTCAGAGACGCAGCACGGTACATAGGATGTTCTACGTACTGTAACGGGGACTGAGATCTCACTCAGCTCCACCCCACTCCGTTCTGCTACAGCCACTGCTGTATCGAACTCTGCTTCTGCAGCTTGTAGCTTGCTGCGATGTTTGGTTAACCACGCATCGTTTTGTGGGTGGTCGGTAAAACTTTTAAAAGCGCCCGTTAGCCCTTTCAAATACCGTTCACGGCGATTGTGGTATGCGACGTAAAAACATACGTCCTGTACAGATAATTTGTCCTCCAGTAACGAGAGGTTCGTAAAGTCACTGACTGGTATTTGTCTAGACGTCGCTAGTTCTTTAAACCACTCTGGGATTAAAGCGACGTAACGAGTCACGGGATTTTGCATCATAGTGAAATCCGCTTTTAAAAGGTTTATGGTTAATTAACAACAGGAGTTACGATGGACGCTACCATGATTCTGGTGCAGGCTTTATCTCTAGCCTACTGGGAAAGCCGTTTACAACACACGTCCGGCGGGTCCATACAATTGCTTAGCAACGTGTTAGAAGAAGTCCCTATCCCAGATCAGAACATCGATGGGGATCGTACACGAGAGATCGTCGTGGGGTTACGTGGTTTAGTGCTGCAGTATATCAACAAACCCGACCAAGGTGCGATGAACCTTGGTACACTCCTGCAACGAGTAAGGATTATCTGTCGTGATCAAAATTCGATCTACGACGCATTTGCTAATGGTTTAGCAGATGGCTTAGAAGGCATTGAGATTCAAAAACGTTGCTTTTTATACGCACAGGAACTTTCTGACTTTGTGAACTTACGGAAGTTTCAAAAACAAGTCAAAGGGTTCTACGCCAAACACGCGTACTCAGGCGAGCAGATCGACATCGCTTCAGCCGCAGCAGAAATGATCGAACAGTTAGAGCACTACGTGTATCACCGCGAGGGAGCTTTAATAGACGGAATTTCAGGGATTGTCGACTATGTCGATATTTCTGACGAAGAGAAAATGCAGGACTTGTTTAAGAAAGCTCAGGAGGAGTCGTCTTCTGAGGGTATTCTGAAAGTAGGCTGGCAGGGGCTGACTCGGATGTTCGGTTGGCACGGCGGTCTGAGGCGAGGCGACTTTTACTTAATCGGTGCGCTGCAACACAACTACAAATCAGGGATGGTTCTGAACCTCACTAAACAAGTTGCTTTGTATAACACACCGTACATGATCGACCCGAAGAAGAAGCCACTGATACTTGTTGTAGCCGCTGAAAACGCTACGACAGACAACATGACGTTTTTGTACTCTTCTTTAGTAGAGAATGAAACACAGCAACCAGCGGACTTGACTAGGGTCTCCTACGAGGAGATGACGTCCTATGTGAAGCGACGTTTAGGCGTGAACGGATACCACTTCCACCACGTACGTGTAAACCCCTCTGACTTTGGTTACCCAGAACTCTTTACGTTGATTCTGAAACTAGAAGCAGAAGGATACGAGATACACCTACTGACGATTGACTACCTGAACATGTTCAGTAAAAAAGGTTGTACGGCTGGTGCCCAAGGGCAAGACGTGCGTGACCTATTTAGACGTGTAAGAAACTTTTGTGCTCCTTAATTACAGGGCGTTAAAGCCGTAAGGTTTTAATGAAACCTCTCTGAACTGCTGGAAACCCCTAAAGCTGTTTCACCACTGCGAGGCGAAAGCCAAAGCCACGGTTTGAAAACGAAACGGATGTACAATGGGCAACCGTGAGACCTAAGGTCTCCTGTAGCAGCCAAGTCCCCTCCCGTCCTTGAGACGCGGGGAAAGGTTCAACGACTATCCCGTAGCTGGGAGTAGGACTCAAGTGAGTCCCAAGTGGAGAGCTCCTCCTATTCTACTAAGAGTAGAGGATGAAATGATATAGTCTGTTCTGTAGGGAAAGCCTACAGCTGCGTACCCACGCTGTGAAGCGTAAGACGCGGGAGAGGTCTCACGAACCTCTCCGAACATAAAAGAGAAGAATAGCGGTCATGACACCGGCTCAGATCAGCACAGAGGCGAAGTACTTGTTGAGGAATGGTGTAGATGACTTCGTGAAAGAAATCGCCAACAAAGGCTACTGGGACTCCTGTAAAACGATCGACCAAGAAGTCGATATGGAAATGTTGATCCATATCGTGAAACTCGATGGTCGGAGTTACTTAACGGTACAACGTGGGAAACACCGTGGCTTAGGCACCCGCATGACACCTGAGACAGATCTGTATACCGTACTTCCGTTTGAGCCTGTAGGTGGTATACGAGATGACATCCATGGTCGTGATACCAGTATGTCTCGTCCAGGGGGCGCTAACCTACACGGGGATGGCGGTGAGTGGTTTGCAGCATGATCGACTACTATCTGTGGGGGATACTCCTTAAAAGTATCCTCGTGCTTATCTATTACTGGAATAAACACGAGCATCGAATTGCGTCAAGACAACTCAACGTCACAGGACACCTTACAGCGATTTGGTCAGCGTGTATCTTAGCGTATACGCTCTGTCGTCAAACCCCTGTGCTTTTAGAGCAGTGGTTATACGCCGTCGCTACTGTTGCGTTATTGGAGTTTATACTCTGGGTCCTTGAAGTACATTTCAAGCGAGTCTCTGTACTTAGAGGAAAACTTCTGTATAAAGAACACATGGACATCACCAAGGTCTTGCAAGGATTTGTACGCAGTAAAGCAATCTGGCTGTATTTACCCTACTGGAGTTTTTTACTCTGGTACAGCGCGTAATACAAAAAAAGAAATGAAGCAAAAAAAGTGCATAGAGGAGGCCCGAAGGCCTCCTCTATGCTAAGTAAGGTATGAAAGGTTAACACGGGTCTACGGACGAACATGGGTGAGTATTTCTACGATCATTCGTTAGCGTAGGTTTAGGTGTTGTGTGACTTTTAGTCATGCCGCCGTCGCGGTGTCTTGGAAGACGACTAGAAGTCAGTGACAAGGCAGGTTGGAAGGCTGCGCTCACCTTTATTACGCCGACTGTTCGTGTGGCACGCAAACGAGACGCGTGTGGAGGACTTTTCGGGACTCTTACATGACGCAGTAATCTTGGGGACTGCGTGGGCCGGAAACCACCGGTTGGCCGCTGCGCGGACAAGCAGTATTCCTTGTTTACCAAAGCCGGAGAGCTCTTGCTGTCTCCTGTAAAGGAGAGTAGCCAAATTGCCGCATCTTTCATACCTTAAACTCCCTTCGGATGTTCGAGCACGAACGCTCGTGTAGATACACTCGTCAGAGTGCAGCTACGCAAACGAGGTGGTTAGCGAGGTTTGGTATTAATCGCGTACACTGTGAAAACGTACGTTTTACCATTGATCGCTAACTGAACAGTTTGGGGTTCTTGCATGGTGGATGTGTCCTAAAAGTTGAGTGGGGGAATGGGGGAATGTTCTACAGCGGCATAAAAGTGGGAGCTCACGCTCCCACGTAGACACGTTGTGCCTGTGGAAAGTTGCGGGCTAGTAATTCAACATTCAGAGCAGTTTGGATGTCACGGATAAATTGCGCATCTAACTCTTCTGGAACGTCACCTACTAACTCGTATGCAACTTTTACGGTTTGTTCGCCGGATTTTACTACGACGAAACCGTCTGGGATACCGACTTCACCTAATTGTTTCAGGTGGACTTCTACGTTGGGTCTTACTAAGGTTGCCATGGTGTTTGCTCCTGTTGGCTGGGTGGAAAATTCCTAGGGATCTGACGTCAAGCGTCATATCAACTTTATATTAAATATCTATAAAAGATTCGAGTCAGGCTACTCTAGGGCACTGCGCCCTAGAGTAGCTTTATGTCGGTTAAGTTTTTGGGATAAAATACACCATGACCGAAGCCGTGGTTTGGTACGTCTCTGTGGTAAACCCAGGACGTTCTAACGCGGTATATGCCTCTACCCCAAGGACTGTGCCGTAGCCTTCTACTAAGCCTTGTGGGCCTTGATAGAAAATACGCATGGGCATACCGGGGACTAACAACTCAGGGTCTGCATCATTCCATACGAAATGTGCCAGTTGACCTTTACGCGCTGAGAGTTTAGAAAGCTCTCGTGCGATGTTGTCCGTCACACGACGCTGAAGCATCGGAGCGTTGTTGAGTTTAGACTCACGCTCCTGGACTTGTACTGTCGCTGCGGTTTTATCGGGCTGTAAAACACCCACTCCGTTCTCGACTTTCACAAACTCATTAAACTGTTTGGTGGCAACGCTAAACATTGCACCATTGCCTTCTGAGGTTTGTTTTTGGTCACTAAAGTCAAAATGCTTTACTGCCCCAGTAATTACAACAGTCACTCGATCGTTCTTTACGTCGTAGGTTCGTTCGGTGATCACCTGGTTGCGTGGGATGATATAAAAGTCCACGGCATATTTACTTTTGTTGTATCGCGTCGTGTCATACAACGGATATACATACAATAACTGTCGGTGTGAAAAAATACCGATGTCGTTGTTGTAGATCCCTCCCCCATGTTTCTGTAGATACCCTGGTAGGTTATAAAGCTCTACACCGTGTTGGATGTTGATCTGTTTCCTGACGGTTTTGTTATCAGGCGTCACAAACTCCAACCCCTTTAATCGCTCGTTCTCTAACCCTTTGGTTTGGCTGATCGCTTGGGTGAGTAAACACTTGAGTAAATCTCCTGGTGTGGAGTTGACGTAAGGTCCACCAAAACGAACGTATTGCAGTTTATCAAACTCTATTGGAATCAACTGAAACTTTACGTTGACAAAGGTCTGAGTCCCGCTGACTTGTGCAAGACCTGACATACTGTTCTGTCCTAAGAGTCCAGGGTCTGTGTTCTCTAAAAGGACAGCACGGTAAGTACGCAGCGTAGGTGGGAGGGACTTGATGATCCCTCCCTGTAGTTCACCGACGACAATCCGTTTCAAATCTACCTTTAAGTCGTTTCTGTGTGGGTACACGTATTGACGGTATTGTTCTAACACCATTAAGACTTCCAGAAAGCTTGTTTCCATAAACCCTTTGACAAAGTCTTTCTCTTGGTCAAAGTTTACTACCTTCCATGGAGAGAACTTTCCTTTGGGGACTCGAAACTCAGCCGTCAGTTGTACAAACACAGGCCGAGGGGCACGTTGGATTTGCCGTACTGCCTCGGTGTAAAACATCGGTTTTAACGCCATGCGCGTACCCTCTCCCGACCTAAACCACTGAGTGCTGCGTTAAACACGTCAGGGGCTTCGTTGGTGTAGGTTTTCTGCTCACGTTCAAAGAGTGGGTTTGTGCCCACACCGTGTCTCCAATACTCCAACATCTGCAAGAAGTCAGAGGGAGGAGCCACAGGCTCAGGTCGCCATCGCTCTACCACAGGGTGGAGTGCGTTGATAAACTCTTGTAAGTCACTCGCGTCTTGTAAGACACGTTGTTTCTCAGGAGACGCTTGAATGGCACGTTGGCTGAAAAACATCGACTCACTAAAGTACTCCGCGAGGACTTGGACGTGTTCGACCAGTAAGTCGTACAACTTTGCGATTTCTTGGGGTTTCTCGAACTGCACTGGAACGCCATCCAAGATCAACTCTAGAATCGATTTGATCTGTGGAGTTTGTTCTGGGTCTCGTACCGCAGGGAGCTGACACAACACCATTTGCTTTAAAGCTGCTTCGTCGTGTTTTAAGTCCCCACTGGTGGGAGTTCCGTACAACTGGATGTGGTGATCAGTCAGTAAGTGGACTTGTGGAGCTTGTACCCACCAGAAGTAGTTAAACAACTTCCAGATAGGGGTAGCCTCCAAAGAAGGATACGTACGCATTAGTTAATCGCTCCTAAAGCATACACGCTTAAAAACAACACTAAAGGAGTAAAGTAAAACCGCTGTACTTCACTGAGGTTGTCAAGATCGCGTGCTAAGGTTAATACCCTGGCGAGCTGAGGGGTTTGATTGTCTAACACCGCTTTGAGTTCTTGCTCTAGTACACACGTAGCAACGTAGTCCCTGTAGAACGCCTCAGAAACGACGTAGGCGGGCTCTAGAGGCCATAGGGGTACAGACACACTACTTTGTGTGTGTAAGAGCCCTGAAAGCTCTGTGGTGCTGATTTGAGCACTGAACGATTGGATCGTAGGTGGGGTACCTATCCAGTTAATCGGACGTGTGGCGTTGGGGTGGTCTTGAGCAGACTTCACCACAAGGTCAATCCCACTGTAGCGAATGGTTCTGTACAAAGGAGGTTGGAATACCGTCTTTGTAGGCAGTAACGCAAAATCACGACGACACCGCACCAGCTGCTTCGTGTCTCCTTTGAGTAGAACGTCAAATAGTGTCGTGACTGTTGCTGAGTTCACGTCATCGCACACCAGCTGTTCCGCTTTCTGGTAGAACCGATAGCGGTCTTTCGGAACCAGGTGGGAGATAAAGTCTACGACGTAAGGATCGTACGTGGTAGTGTCTTGGTCAGGAACCAAGAACGCTTCAAACTCATGCACGTAGTTTTGTTCAAAGTACTGGTTGATCAACGTCTGCTGTAGAGTCAGTAACGTCTGGTACTGTGCGTACTCCGACTCGACTAACATTGGGTTTCTACCCACACGTAAGAAATCACGAACGTAGATCACGTCCTTAGTGACTTTCTTTTCAAGATCTCGTGACGTGACGTCGTCCAGTAAGGAACGTAACTCGTAACGGATTTCATACGCAGGTTGCTGGAAGATCGACTTCGGCTCAGCTGACGTTAGCGTAAAGAACCCAAGCTGTCCCGGACGGACTGGGGCGATAAACATATCCCCTACGTTGGGTACCACGTGCGGAAATACAAACGCGGTCCCTTCGACTTTGAACTCAGCGTTTTCAGTTAAGGACTGAGGCTCAATAGGTGTCGTGACTTTAAACTCAAACTCACGGATTCGCACGTACTGCTGGAGTGCAGGAGGGATACTGGGTGAGTACGCTGTAGGCTCACTGTCTACCCCTAACACCTGACTGTAGTACGTAACTACCCACTTGGAGCCTTTGACGTGTGTGAGTAAATCGGTCGTTGGGATTAACCGCGTGTCGTTGGTAATCCCTCGGTAGGGTTGAGTCACTAAGTCCACAGGGGTTTGTGGAGGTGTGGTGTCATCGGTAAAGAAACTCATGCTAAACGTCCTCTGCGGGTTTTAATTAGTAACTCATTGAACATCCACCACCGGACTTCAAAACTGGTTGCACGTTGTTGACCTATTTTGCGTAGTCGTCCTACGACCTTGTCGTACCCTTCTTTCTCTACTAAGCGATTAGCGATCACCCGAGGAGTAAGTCCTTGGGGTTGCATAGGCGGATACACCCAGCGTAAGACCTTTAAACACACCTGAGGGTTTTGACGAAACCGTAGTTCGGTCTGTGTGTCTAGCAGGTCTAAGCCCCACAGGACGTTAAACCGAAACCGGTACTCTAACCGTGGGTCTAAGTCACGACTGCAAGTGATCACGAAGTTCTCGTCCATACTTAAGTAGGTGTAGTCAATGGGCACACCCCCTTCGTAGATCTCAATCTGTACTGGACAGTTATTCGCACCAAACAAAAATGCACGTTCTTGTTTTAGATACTCTAAAAGCTCAGGAACGATTTCGTACTCACCCAACTGAGTTAACGTCAGTACCGTACGAGGGGTGTCTGGGTTAATCAACAGCAACGAGGTGACGATGTTCAAGTAGTTGGCGTTTGGATACTTCGGTAACCAATCGTCGTAATGAGGGATAGTAATCCCTACCGTGTAGTCTTTCGTCAACCACGAGAAACTCCGTGGTGTGTCAAGGATTTCGTCAATAAATCCTTTATCCGCTAAAGCTTCTGGTTTATAACTCGGTAGACGGTCATACAGTTTCGCTGGTACGGGCTGTTGATGCACCAATACAGGAATCTTCCCAATAATCGAAATCGGACGTTGGTACTGGAACACAAAGTCAAACGTCGCTTCGTACGTTGCACCGGTGGTTTTACTGGGTTCACTAGGTAGGGTATCACGGAACCACCCTTGTACGTTGATCTGGTCTTCCTGCACGTACGGTTCCATTTCCGAACCATCCAGTTTGGTAATAAACGTAAACTTTTCTAGTGCAGCGTGGTTCTTCCAGTACACACCGAAGTCTTCTGCGTAGCCTTGTTTGGTTTCCCGTAAACGATGTAACTCTAAAAGGGTAGCAAACGCTGCAGGTGGGAATGGATACTGGTAACTGACTTTGTGGAGCTGATGTGCTTTGTTATTCCGTAGCTGCCTTACGAAGTTGTCTCTCCAACGTACCGCGTCTTGTTTGTCTTCAGAGCGGAACGTGAAGGACAACGTCACTTCCATCGTGGTCGTAACGGGACGGTAAGCGATCCCTAAGTCGGTGTCTAAGAACAAATACTTCTGATCTTTCGTGGTAGAGTTCTGCGCGATCAACGTCGGTTCGTACTCGAGCTCTTGGTGTTTCACAAACACCGCTTGACGTTGGTCAAACTGAGGCCCTACTCCTTCTTCTAACCATCCTGAATTTGTTAAACGCAGGACTTGTTGGTCTCCAAAGAACCCCACGAAGGTTTGGTCGTGTATACCACTATTGGCTAACACCTGTTTTAAAATAGATACTGCCACAGGACGGGTGATGCTCTGGTACGTCTCTGGTAGCATGTAGTTGATCAAAGGCATGGGGATGTCTCCCTGAGACAAAAAAAAAGAAATAGGTTCAAAACTATACGATTACGGGGCTTTTCAGCCCCGTAACACGTTTTTAGCTTACATGCTTTAACCGTTTAGAAGTCCAGAGTTCGGCATAGAACTCAAGAATCCAAAACGACTTCTTCGCGTCCACGACAACAAATTGTTCACCGCCACCAAAGGTGTAATAGTGCGTCAAAGGGAGTGTGTTAGCTAGAAACAGTTTTGTAAGATCAGGGTGTTGTTGGAAACGTAACAGAATCGCACGCTTGAACTCCTCCTGAAAGTTCTCGAGTGGAATTTGCCGGTAGTTCTTTCCTACCCGTTTTGCATCGTATCCCGAGAGTTCACGTAACGAGTCCCATTGTTTCCCCGTCCCTAACCAGTACCAGAACGCTTCTAATGACTTAAACTCTCCGTACTCTGGGTGCGTAAACCCCAGAGGAGAGAAATTCGTCAGTAACCGCCCTAGCTCAGTTCTTGCTTTGGAATAGATGTTGACATGCGTCACACCGTCCTCGCTCAGTTGGGTGAGTTCTAACTCACCCTCTGTGCTCCCTACTTTGAAGGTTTTCATCCATACCCCTTAGTGCAGGTGTTTGTGCTCTGCTGAAATGGAGTTCGTAGGTTCTCCAGTATCGTGACTGTGGTTCACTAAACCGAGCATCGCCATGAAATGTTCAATACGACGACTCACCTGAGCAGTGATCTTCACACCGTTTTCAAACTGAGGGATCACACTTACTACACGACGGTTCTGTACACGCACTTCCCAGCTATAGCCCGTAGCCACGACTTTGTTAGACACAGGACGGTTCAGTAACTCCACTGAGAACACACCCTCGTTGAGTTTCTGTGGGTACGACAAGAACGTAAACCCTACAAACTCAACGACCTCTAACCCATGGGGGTTTAGGTGTGTGTTTAAGTAGTACTGTAGTTCTTGGTCTGTCAAACGAGTCGCTAACGCACTGGCTTGCATTTCGGCTAAGTACAGCTGCTCGTTGAGACGCACTACACAGGTTCGTGTACCTGTTTGTATTTTAGCGACGTCCTCCACTTTGAGGTCACACAGAGGAGTCGTTACTTCAAACTCATCCATAGTCTCCCCATACTCAACGCGGGGTGCGTCACCGTAACTACCTAGGAGCAACGTGTCTATCCCAGAGACCTCAACGTCTCCTACGTGTTTGATTGGGGTGTATAAGTCTAAGTACTCACACCAGCCAAACTGAATACCTGCTAACTCCAGAACTTCAGGTAGCTGTCCGCCGTAGGTGGTGTTGGCTGCAGCGCCATACCGTACGTTCTGTAATTGCATCACAGGACGTTCCGTCACACCGAAGCACTCAGTGTCTTTCTCCAATACGCTGAAGAACTTGGTGGCGTAATTACGACCACCTAACTTCACTTCCTCTACAAGGTCGTATGGGGTCTCTAAGTTTAAAGCGATTTTCTGTACACAGGCTGGGAAAGGGCTCACCCCACCAGATTTTAAGTCGATAATCACAAATTGTTTACGTACGTCAAAAGTCTCTTTAATAAACATAATGGTCGTCCTCTTAAGCTGCGATTGTGATACGGTTACGGTAGTCAGCACGTACGTGGTCTGGAAGCTGTTTTAGTACTTCTGCCCGTAACGTGTTGGCAAGTACACCAGACGGTAAACGTAAGCTACGTGTACCTGTGAAGTAAAAGGCATTCATTCCGTCTAAACAGATCGACGGGTTGGTTTGGGTTTCGTCCCAGTTTCCTGCATGTACAGGGACCAGTGACAAATGAAATTTTTCTGCTGCTCTTTCAGCAGCACGACGTAACGCAACGTCTTCCTGAGTACGGGCTGCTGTATTGAATGCGGCAAACAGTTTTTTGATGGTTGTGAACATAGTCTAGCTTCCTTTTTTTGAGAGTGGGGTGAGGCTGTGCGGTGGCACAGCCTTTGTATCATAAACGAGCGATTTCTTCTTGGCTTAAAAACCAGAACCACTCGGTAGGTTTCAGTACCGTTTCCTTTCCAGAGTCGTCAAAGATGACGTAGTTAGACTCCACGAACTTCCCTTGGAGGTTTTCATGTCCGTAGGTTTGTCGTAAGTAACGAATGGTCTCTGGAGTAGGGACAGCGCGAGTCAGTAAGTCTTTCGGCGTCTCACGCATGCGGCGCAGGATGGCTTTGGTTAAAGCTCTGCGAGAACGGATACTGCCGTAACCGATTAAGTCTTCACAGTGTGGTGGGATGCCTTGATAAGGGGCGATTCCTTCCAGCACGTATGATCCATCGGTTGGGTCTTTCTTTACTATCGCAAAACAGCTGTGGAAGGCTGTCCTACGAATAATCAGCCGGTTATCAGGCTTCTGCTTCAGTGGGGGCAGCAGCCAGCTGGGGTGCCTCCTTAGGCAGTTTTAATACCGCCAAGAACTGGTTGTAGTACTCGACCAGTAACGGTGAGTACAGATCCAGCTCTTTCTGAGTCGCTTTCGCGTCTTTAGCCACTAAAGGTTTTGGGAGTGTAAACTCACGACCCTTTAAGTCATCTTCGCTAAAGAGGGATAACCAGTTTTTCTCGTTGTACGTACCGCAGTGTGTGCGTAAGGTGTATAACACGTCACCGACTTTACGGATTAACTCACGTCGTGTGGTCTCACGCATGAAGTACCACTTTAAACTGTACTTCGTTGCAAACTGAGTGAAGAGCTCACTAGCGAGTTCCAGCTGTGCTAATGCGAAGCATGCTGCTAACACACGTGGGTTCTTACGCCATTCCAGGACCTGTTCTAAGGTTTGTTGAATGGCGTACTCGACATGCACGTTCATGTGTGGGTCGGGTAACGTATCCGCGATGGCGGTGGATAAACCCAACACGGATAGACGCACTTCGCGTACGACCTCTGGCGTAAGCTCAGTTTGCTTTAAGAGCTCTGCTTTGGTTTCCGCGAACAGTCGAATTTGACGTTCTTTATACTCATTTAAATCTAAAGCTGACATAGTTAAGTCTCCTTATATGGCTATTGTCCCAACCATATTAAATACCTATAAAAGTTTCGAAACGGCATAAAAGGAGTACCCGAAGGTACTCCTTGTTTTATGGCTTACTCTTTGTCTACCGGGTAGGCAGCAATATGAGTAGCGATCATCGCCTGTGCGGCTTTCACCACACGCAACGACAACTCACACGCACGGCCCATAGGCTGGGTAGCCCACGTAGCGAATGCCGTTTGGTAACGCAGTAAGTCCTGGTAGTTTTCTTTCTGACCAGGAGTAGCTTCCGCTTTACCGAAGGTTTCAGAACAACGTTTAGACGACTGTTTCAGTTTGTCAGAAGCGTCTTTCAGTTTCTTCGATTTACCGTTACGATAGTCTGCCACTAAACGCAATACGGCAGCGCACTTACCGACCAATTTCTTCAGATCGGCTGGTGTCAGCACGTCAATATCGCCCGCTTTGTACGTTTCAAATTTTGGATTATCAACAATCGCAAAATTCGCTGATCGTACTTTAGCGGAGGTAGCGTCATCGGTCGGAAGGTGAGCCACTAAGAACTTACCGCCTGGCAGAGGCGCGGACATCTTCACTTCAATACCGTCTTCGGTTTTCTTGTAGCGATCGTCAGAACTACCTGGCTTAGGCAGGATACCCATTACACTGCTGTTACGCAGTGCGGCGCGGGCTTTACCAGCCGCTTCAGCCAATGCTTTCTCAGACTCTTCGGTTTTAAACCCAGTGAACACTTTGTCTAAATCGTCAGCTAAACCTAAGATTTCAGAAGAGTGTTTGTCCAATAAAGAAGACAGTAACCGCTCTACTTCATTCAACGCGTCGTTCGCGTCAGCGAACTTGTTCGGTGCTTTACCGTTGCTGGTTAAGTACTTACCGGCAGTGCCCGTAGAGACTTTGTCTTTCGTGGGCTGTTTACCTTCGATTTTACCGATGCGGGCAATCAACTCTTTGTTCTTCGCGTTTTCACGACCTAACGTCGAGAACACCGCTTCCACAAAGCGCATGAATGCTTCCCAGGCTTGAGACACTAAACCAGAGACAAAGTTCCAGAAACGACGAGCCATCTCACGGAAACCTTCAGCTTCCTGTGACAACTTACGTTTCGTGTAACCCATGGATTCTAACGCAGCATTTAAGCTGGTAGCGTCTTCCGGGATCTCTTGGTCGTGACCTAATTCCACTGCAGCATCGATTGGGGTGTCAGCAGCAGCTAAGTCACCTAAAGCTTCGGTTAATAAAACCTCACCTGGGGTAGACTCTTCTACAGTTTGATCCAATATTTCAGCAGCAGACTCCATCGCTACAGCACGGTTAGCCATATCGTTGGCGCGCTCTAAGTCAATTTCTGACTCAGCTAATGCGCTAGAAGCATCTACGGCCGCTTGTTCAGCGTCCATATCTTCCAGTGGTTCTGGTAAGTCAGGAATATCCACTAACGCTTCTGCTTCTGCAACTTCGGCGTTTTGTTCCATTTCTTCCAGTGCTAAAAAACGTTTTAAAACCATCTTTAAATTCCTTTACTCAAAAGGTTCTGTGAGAGGGGGAGTTTAGACTCCCCCTACGGAACGTAAACGACTTACTCAGAAGCGTACTGAGCTAAGGACTTCTCAGCGTAGCTTAACGCCGCAACGCCAGTAGACGTAGCGTAAGAAATACCAGACTTAGCGAAGTTCAGGCTACCGCGAGCAACGTGCTGTACGATTTTCAGTACAGACTTAATTGCTGTCTTAGAACCTTCGTCTGCACCTTCGCCAGCTTCTGCGTTCTTAGCGAACTGATCGCCTGCTTCACGCAGTTGTTTGATCGCTTGTTGTACCTGATCGTTTTTGGTTTTGTAACCAACGATCATCTGGCCGATTTCTTCCACAGTCTTCGCGATAGCTTTGCAGTCTTCGATAGAAGCTACTGGAACTTCTTCGTAGTCGGCTTCTATGTCTTTCTTAAACATACCGAATGCTGAGGTCTTTACACATTTCAGTACAACAGTACCTACCGTACCCTGAGCAGCAGCCCAACGTGTCAGCCACTGAACGACTTTGTTAGAGTCTTTGTACGCTTTGTCATCTTTGAAATCGTCGCGTACGGTCACTGTTGCAACAGCGTAACCACCAGGTAATACAGGACCAGCAACAGCATGGTAGATCGATTCGTCTTGTTTGAAGGCACTACCAGCTTCTTTGATGTAGTCGTCGGTAGTAGAAACAGCTTCAACGACATCGTTAGCTAACGTTGTGTAGATGTCCATGTTGTTCGTGAATTTGAAACTACGTAAAACATCGGCCATCGCTTTAGCGCGTTCAGCACCTTTAGTAGCGGCTTCACCACACGCGTGGTTGATCATCGTTTTAACATCATCTAAACCACCAGTCACGTTTTCAAACTTGCCGTCTTTGTTACACAGTTTGGTCGCGGCACCGGCTTTCATCGTCTGGGCTTTCTTCTCGCCTTTGGCTTTACTTGCTTTTTCGAACACGCCCTGAGCGGATTTCACCATACGACCAGCTGAGCTGATGTGAGTTTGAATGAATTCGTTCACCTTCGCTAAGAACTCGGTGACCATCTTCACAATCATCGCCCACACTTCTTTGATCTTCGTACCGACAGATTCCTGAGACAGCGTAGTGGCACGCAGTTTAGACTGTGACACACCAAACGCTTCGCAGCTTGGAGCTGTGTTCTTTAAACCCACGCGGTTTAATTCACGGTTCAGTGCGAATTGGAAATACGTGGCAGATTCCTGAGACAAACCACCGGCAGTAGCGTCACGACCTAACATCGCATGCAGTGACTCCAGGGCTTCCTGTACATCTTCTGCTTCTTCGATGCCTTCTTCCATCTCATCCAGCTCAGCCGCGTCTTCTGCGATTTCAGCCAGCTCTTGTTGTAAAGGCAGAGTCGTAGACACTTCTACGTCTACGTCAGTAGTGGTGGTCACGGACTGTTGGCCTTCAGTACCGTCTTCGTTCTGGGCTACGATAGCTTCGCTTTCCAGCGCCAGGAAACGATTTAATTTCTTTGCCATGGTTAAAACTCCAATTGGATTAAAATTTGTTTTTTTAGAACACGTGTTCTACGCACCTACAAGCACGTGCACTTGGAAGTGCTTAGGTCACCGGACATACTCTGTAGTCCTGAGCAGCGGTCGGTACATAGCATTAAAGGAAAGACAGCATACAGGGAGGGTTCTACCCTCCCTGTATGGACGTACTATTTCTGGATACTACGTTCAGCGTAATCTAAACAATGACCGATGTTTGGAATCGCCCACTTCACCACAGAGGTCATAAACGCCTGACTACCACGGATCACGTGTTGTGAAATACGAAGCATCGCAGCAGCGGCAGCTTTCTCTTTCTCTCCCAAACCAGCCGCTTTGTCGGAGTTATCCGAAAAGTGGTCTGCTGCAGATTTGAGTGTTTCGATTGCACGTTTTACTTTATCACCACGTGTGCGGTAGGACAGAATTTTCTCAGCGGCTTTTTGTACGTTATCAACCACGTCGATCGCTACTTCTTTTGTCAGAGCGGGGACTTCTTTGAACTTAGGCTCCACGGGTCTGAATCTGAAACGTTCTGTTACCAACGAGTACGACGCGAGCATGGTGGGTACTTGTTGGAAGAACTTAGCGTTCCAGTTGATGATGTCTTTTTGTTGAGAATCTTTGTTGGTGTAATCCGGGCTGTTCTGATAGTCCGGTTTGATCATAACAGTCATCACTGAACGATCGCCAAATAACACAGGGCCTATTTTCGAAATCTCGATGCCGTCTTTGTGGGTAACACGAGCACCTTCTTTCGTGATGTAATCATCGCTAGTAGCCAGGATCTCACGGATGACGGAATCGCGAATCGAGCCGTAGAACGACTCACTGTCGTCGTACTTGACACCCTTCAACAATTCTGCCATTTTCTCCATACGCGCGATACCCGCATCAGCACCATCTGAAACCGAGTGGTCTACCGCACGTAAAAGACGAGCACTACCGATAACAGGGTCCAGTAACTCACCCTGGTTGTCGTACAATGCTTTCAGGCCATTTGCTGGCATGTTTCCTGTTTTGAAATTAGCGGTCTTTAATTTCTCGGTTAATGACTTTGCACGCTTGACGTAGTAACCAGCACGAGTCAAATGAGTTTGAATGAAGTCGTTGATTTTCGCTAAGAACTCAGAAACCACTTTGACGATCATGTTCCATAGGTCTTTCAGCCGTTGGCCGATCCCTTCTTGCGAGTAACTGGATTCAAATCCAGTACCTAACTGTTCCAACCCCACTTTCTTTAAGTGCCGTTTCGCTAACGCGTTTGCGTAGCCCAGCGCTTCTTCGGATAACACGCCTGCTTCAGAGTCCGCTTGAACTTGATCCGCTAACGTAGACAGCTCTTGGTGTACGTCCAGTGACGTGTCCAGCGCTTCTTCTACTTCGCCTAACTCTTCAGCGGCAGCTTCGGCCGGAGCTGCGGTCTCTTCCAGACGTTCTTCTACAATGGCTTCGTTTTCCATTGCTAAAAAGCGGTTTAATTTCTTAGACATCGTTTAGGGTTCCTTACCAAAAAAACGGTAGAAAAGAGAGGGCGTAAACCCTCTCTTTCACACAGACCGACTTACGCGTATTGAGCCACAGACGCAGTAGCGTAACTCAGAGACTCTTGGGCTGACATCTTACACAGCTTCATCGACATCCGAGAGAACTTACCGCTTGCGCTAACGGTATTACGTACTAAAGACAGCACACCTGACAGCTGTTTAGAGACATCAGCCGGAACGTCTTTCAAACCACCTGCGCGGCTAGACAGAGAATCGCCAGCTTTCTTCAGTTCCTGCATTGTACGAGCCATCTCACCGTTCTTTTTGTCGTACGCTAACGCAGTGTCGATCAGAGCCATCGTTTCAGCAACGATATTCTTACACGTTTTCACATCGGCTGTAGGTACGGTCTCAGGAATCGCTTTTTTCTCACCGCCTTCTTTAGAGACTAAGCTCTTCAGACTAGCTAGTAAAGCGTCCAGATACACTTTCACGATTTCGTAACCTTTCATCGTCTTTGGTTCTGAGTCGTAGACGCGATAAGAAATCACGTAGTCGCCGAAAAATGGCTTAGTTTCGTACTCGGTGTACTCACGACCGTTTTCGTCTTTCCCTTTGGACTCACTGCCGTGCTTGCCTTCCAGGAAGTTCATGTTGGTACTTTTGAGATTACCGACGTCGACCGCTTCCAGCCCTGACTTCAGAGAGTCTACTGAGGATGCGTTGATCCCTTCGATCATCGCTGTGGCGAACTGCAGTAAGGCTAAGTCTGGACCTTCACCAGTGAAGGCGGTTTTGGCTAAGTCCTGCGTCTGACCTAAGATTTGCAGCACGTCAGGGAACTTACCGTCGATCAACATGGACTTAAACTGCTTGCCAGGCAGAGTCTCACTCTTCGCTTTCGCAGAATCACCCAAACCATCCAGTTTCGCTTTCAACGCTTCAGCTTTCTTCTTCGCTTGGCCTAAAATAGTGAAGTTCTGTTTGAAGAACGTAGCGACTTTTTCGATGAAGGTTTTGATCATGTTCGCGACCATTTTCCAGATTTCAACGATACGTTCTTTGAAGCCTTCTACCGATAACGTCACAGACTCGTTAGAGACTTGCTCTACGGGTAAACCGACTTCTTCTACCAGCTCATTACCGTATGCATTGGCGTAGCCTAAGGCAGCATCATTTAACTTACCTGCTTCGTGGTCAGTTTCCATCTGCTCGACTAAAGACTCCAACGCTTCAGCGACTTCAGTAGCGGTATCGATACCGTCTTCCACTTCTTCCAGGTCGTCTTCAGTTTCTGCTAACGCTTCTGCTTCTGGTGTGGTATCCAGATCGCTATCCACGTCAATGACGATTTCTGTAGTCGCTGCGTCAGACGCACCGCTGTCTGTAGTTACTTCAGTGGTCGTAGTGGCAGCCACAGAAGCATCTGTAGTTTGTGTGTCTTCACCGGTTGTCGTTGCCACACCAGTATCTTCACCTTGACCTTCAGCACCTTCGACTACAGAGGCTGTTGATGTAGCGTCTTCTTGTGACAGTTTTGAAAGTTTATGTAACAATAAAGCCATTGCTGACTCCTTTACTTAGTTTTTAAGAAAGTAAAGCGAGGGGACTCCCTCACTCGACGGTGCTACCAAACAGCACGTTTAACGTACAGATCAGATCAGCCATCCCATTGGGTTGGTTCACCCATTGGTACAGGTACGGCGCACTGACGTTAAACTTTTCAGACAGTTTGGTGGTGCGTTGAGGGCCCTCTGGGCTTTCAAAACGCTGTGCTCTGAACTCTTCTGCAAGCAGTAACTGATTGCTCGATAAGTTCAGTTGACGATGGCCAGTTTGGACAAACCGACACGTTTCTTCTAACAAAACAAATCCAGAGCGTGTAAGCTTTGGATTGCGGTCTTGCGCGTCTAAAAAAGTACGGAAGTCAGTACCGAGTAAACGCTTGGCGTGTTTGAGCACCGCAATCCGGAAGGACATCGAAGCGATGTTGTTTCGGCCGTTACGGATGGTCTCGTACAACGCCACCCACGCGTGGTCTACGTCAGTGTCGTGTCTGGCTTGTTCTGGAGCGAGTGGAGTACGAAACCCCAGTGGGTAGTATTGATAGTTGAGTAAGTCCATACCTTACTCCCGCATACCAGCGTCACGTTCCATTTCGATGATCTCGTTAGTGATCAGCAACATCCGCTTTTCCTGCACATCAATCATCTTTTCCAATGCAGCGTCTTGCTGACCACTGCGTTGTTTCTTTAAGTGCATTAAACGTAGCTCTAACGACTTCTGCTCTTCCACTGCTTCGTGGTACTTCGCTGTTTGCCATTCGGCAATCGCTAAACGGACGTGGTAGATGGGGTTGTACCGATGGTTGATAAACCCAAAACGCATTGGATCGACGATGTCACGGCCATGGACCTGTACTGCAGCATCGATGTTCTTCAGATCCAGAGTGATCTCTGGCGCAGACTCAATCGCCGATACAAACTCTTCTGTCGTGTGTAAGAAGATCTGTAAGTAACGAGCAAACATCGTCAGGCCGTCGTTCAGTTTCTTTTGTTCCACGGCATTCAGTGGAGCGGGGATGTCACCCCCACCATTCGCGATTAACTCTTGATGGTACGTCCACAGCAGTAACTTACGTGCGTAGCTCACAGTAAACGACATACCTTCTAACGCACGGATCACCGACGTGGAACGGTACGTCAAACCAAACTTAGAGATCTCATTGCTGTCTTCTGCAGCAACGTTCTGCTCCAACCATTCCAGTTTCGCAGGTAAGGTTTGTAACGCACGGTACACGATCTCGATGTAGTTACCGCGTTGTCCACGTAACTGACCCATTAAGTACGTGTTGGTGTCTTTACACCACGCAGACTTCAAGGTTTGAAACACACGTTCATCCACCGCACTTTTGTATGGAGGTAATGTGTGGTTCTTCAGGATGTCTAACGTCGCTTTGGCGTCGTTTAGTACATCATTTCGTTTGAAAGAAGGCAGTAAACCTTTCAGGTAATCTTTGATACCAGACAGATCTACGTAGGCTTCTTCGGTGTAATTCACATGGCTCATGGAGAGGCTCCGTTAGAAACTAGGCGCAGTGGCTGCGCGGTAGGCTTTTAAAATACTTTCGATGTCAGGACCTGTCCCTTTGTTGGCAGACTTTAAGTCACGCAACAACAGTTTAGTCGGCAATGCCACACCACGATGGTAGATCTTGATCTCACCGAGTTCACGGTCGATCACACACAGTAACATCAAAGCGGACTTCACAAACAGACGCTGACGGGACGTAGGGTCTTTAAACGTCATCAGAAGCTCACGTTCGATTTGCAACTGTGTATCCGTAGGGATCACCAGCATCGCGGAGGCACTGGCTACAGACAAATTACCAGAGGCTAAACCGGCTAATTTACTACCGCGTTCGTTGCCTAATAAAGCAGCATAAATGCCGTCTTTGTCGCGCATCATACCGCGCTTGTCCATCTGGATAATGTCTTCTGCTAACACGATGTCCCGGATAAAACGAATTGCACCTGCTTTCCATTGATACTTCCGCTCTTTCGCCGTGTATTCACTCCCAGCACTACGTAAGTTGTCCAGTAAGACGTCTTGACGTATAGCGATCGGCTGCAACTGGACGGTCACCGGCACGACGATCTTGTTCTTCCCGTCAGAGAACTCAACGTCTAACACTTTACCGACAGCTAGGTTATCTGCTTCGCGTAAACCTTGCACACCACCACGGCCTGCACCTGCAGTAATTGCACCTGGACCGGAATCATGTGCTTCTTGGGCTAAGCGACGATAATTCGGAAGACTCTTACGGAAGTCTTCTTGGCTTAGTCCGGTTAACACACTGCCGAGCGCACTACGGTTTGGGTTGAATTTATCCAACCGTGCAGAGATCGACATATCACCCAATTTATTGGAGATCGCCACTGCTTGTAAGTAGTAAGCAGAGAACATTGACGTCAAGGTTTGTAACACGTCAGAAATGAAAGGTTCGTGTTCGATACTGGAGTCAATCAGTACGATGGGTTGTACCCGACTGGCCTGTGTGTATTCCACCAGACTGTCGGCTCCTTCTTGACGCATTTGTCCAAGAAGCTTCGCGACACTCGACGCGGCTTCTAAAACGGTAACTGTAGCTGGTGTATACATACATCCTCACTCTTAAGAAAAAAAAGGTTTAACACATGGCTAATAAAGAAGAGTTAATCCGCCAGGCGATTGATACCATCGCCCGTACGACAGGCGGGGGTGACTTCTCGACAGCGTACGCAAATATGCTGTTTGGGATTAACCACAGGGGGTTAGGCTCGCCCTTAAAACTCCACCATGATAATGGAGGGATCACGTTCTTCACGCGGCCAGACCTAAATCTAACATACGATAACCTCTCAGGGGTGAGGCCGCTATCGCCACTTTTAACCCAAGACGAATACACGATCCAACGCGCAGTACGAAGTTTGTTAGATCCGAGGAACAGTCGGGGGATGACGTACAAGTACGATCGTCTTTTTAATTCAGGAACCATGCCTCCTGGGAAGATCACTTCTCCGCTGATTGACGACCACTTACCGTTCATTACGTTACTGACCAACAACTTGATTTCTCTCACGGGCTGGCCAGATCAGGTGGCACAGTTTTATGAGTCTCGTGCTGGTGTGCGTAAAGAGGTGTATGGTCACATCGACTCACACGTGAGGATCACCACACCGTTTGACTTAACGGCAACGTTTCGTAACGTAGACGGTGATCCGATTTCGTTATTACTGGCGGTGTGGTTACTGTACGCAAGCTCTGTGTACGTGGGGGACATGGTTCCTTACAACGATCACATCGTTCGTCGGAGTATTGACTACAATACACGAATCTACCACTTTGACTTAGACCCTTCGCGTCGTTGGGTGACTAAAACCTTTGCGATCGGTGCTGGATTTCCTTACACGAATCCCACTGGTGTTGCAGCGAATTTTAACCGTGACCGCACGTTTGTGGAAGGGAGCGATCAGATCACCGCACAGTTCCGATGCTACGGGATGGACTACAACGATCCGATTACGATTGAAGAGTTCAATCGGTTAGTGAGCTGGTATAACCCCGCAATGACGATTCTACAAGTCCGTGAGTCTACAGTCGTGCTCAAAGGACAAAACATGATTCAGTTACGTGAACGTGACCTTGTGTATGGAAACTTCCGTGGGTATCCGTTGATACACCCACTGACCAACGAGCTGATGTGGTTTGTTACACGAGATCAATACAACTCCATTAAAGTAGGGTAATTCAGATATGTCTTCTGTGACTCAATTAAACGACCAGCTGGATCTGGTTAGAAACAACCCCATGTTGATTCAAGAGTTGCAACTAGCAACCTTGGAAGAAGCATTAAACGGAGCTTTCGACGTTGTGGATGCGACGTCTCCTTTTGTGCACTTGATGGAGTCTGCTGCTGTGACCACAGCTAGTCTACACCGTCACTTAGAAACGATCGACCGTCGTCGTGCACCACAGCGTGCTCTTACAAGAGAAGACTTGTACTTACACATGTCGGATGACGATTACCTTGGTGTGTTTGGTCAGTACAGTACTGCACCTTTTCGGATGTTTATCTCTGAAGCGGAAATCCGTCAACGCGCAGTGGTTACGGCTGACGGCGTAACACGTAAGTTAGTGATTCCAAGAGGAACGGTGATTCGTCCGAATGACATACCGTTTACGTTACAGTACCCGTTGGAGATTCGAGTACTGGCGTCAGGTGGAATACAAGTTCTGTACGACACAGACGTGGTGTCTCCTTTACAGCAGATTGAAAGTAACATCGTCAACTGGTACTTAAACGACATCTCGGGTGTACGCCACATTGAGTTTGAGTTTACTGTTCCCCAGTTAGAAGTTACCACGTTTATCGACACCCCGAATGTTTCTGTGGGGTATAAACAGTTGATCAACTTCCCTGATCAGTTTTACTACTGTCGGGTGTATGGCGCAAACGAAGACGGAAGTTTCACCGAATACAAAACCACGCACGATGCGATCACCTACGACCCTACAGAGGTCACCGCTGTACTGAAGGTATTAGACAATCAGTTACAGGTACAGATTCCTCTGGTGTATCTAACCGCCGGGTTGGTATCGAATCAATTACGGATTGATATCTACACGACCCGTGGGGATTTCACACAAGACTTACGAGACTACAACGTCAACGCATTTCCAGCAGAGTGGGGTACAGAGTACACTGCAGATCAAAGCGTATTTAGCGCACCACTGAGCTTGATTGCCAGTAAAGGTATTTACTCTGCAGGGATTTGTCAAGGCGGCAGAAACGCACTGACGACAGAAGAGCTACGTGCTCGTGTGATGGCGGGGATCTCTCCTCGTCAAACGCCTATCACTCCACTGGAGCTAGAAGCTAAACTGACGTCATTAGGGTACAGTGTCATTAAGTCCGTAGACCGTTTGACGACGCGTAAATACTTAGCGTCTCGTGGGTTACCGACAATCGCTGGGTATAAGTTCAACTCTGGTGCTGCGTGTACTATCGATACCTTACAAACGTCGTACAGTCAGTTGGAGTTACTGGCAACTGTCCGTAGAAACGGTGAGCGGTTAACTGTGCTCTCTAACACGTTATTGCAATACAAAGACGGTACGTTGCAGCTAGTCCCCACGACAGAGATCCCTAATCCCACCGTACAAGGGAACGACACCGTAGCAAACATTCTAAACAATGGGACCTACGTGTATACTCCGTTTCATTACGTGCTGGATGCGACTGATAACCAGTTTAATGTGCGCGCGTTTTACTTAGACGCTCCTACGTTAAAGTCTCGTCGCTTCTTAACCGAGAATGAGACCACTGGACTTTTTGTCACGACGGATGGATTCTTAATCCAGAAAACGGCAGAAGGGTATTTAGTCACTGTGAAAACCCGTTCTAGTGAGGTGTACAAAGCGTTAGCCCCAGAGCAGTTGCACGCACAGCTGTACTTTGTCCCTCCTGGAGAGTCGTCTGGTGCGTACGTCAACGGGACGGTGCGAGGAGTCGATCCTGACAGTAACGAGTATTACTGGGACTTTAGGGTCGTCACAAACTACGACGTGAGTGACACGAACGCGTTACTGCTGACTAACTTTACGATGTTTGATACCACCCCGCAAGTGTTAGCAGCTCCACTGAACCACGAGTGGAGAATCGTTTATGGGGTCAGTGAGTACAACGTGGATGGGTTCCAGCGCACGAGTATCGACGATCACTTAGGAATGCACTTACTCCCAGATGACACGCTAGGGTTAACGGAAGAGTTGCTGGTGCTGGAGTTAGGAGTGTATTTAGAGAGACTGTGGAGTAATGGTCGTAGTGTAGCCAGTACGGTCACGTACGAACGACATCCTACGGACGTCTACCTCACGTACAAGTCTCCTGTGTACCGGACTGACCCAGTGACAGGAGCCGTGGTGTTAGAGCGTTTACCGGATGACACCTTTAAACGGACGGTGTTACACAACGTAGGGGACATCGTTTACGAAGACGGAGAACCCGTAGTGTTATTCCCGGCAGGTTCAGTGGTGATTGACCCTGTTACGGAATTGCCAGTGATTGCAAACGGACGTACGGTATTACGTCAGGTGGACTTACTGCTGGTGGATGCAATCTACTTGTACGCTACCGTAGAGTCTGACATCGCCTACCGAGACAGTATCGCACAGACGTTAGTGGGGTACATCAACACGGAGATTGCGGCACTGAACGCACAGCTGTACGATCGTACAGAGTTGTACTACTACCCCAATAAAAACATCGGGTTTATCAACGTCATCGCCGATGACCAAAGACGCTTGCAGATTCCATCGAGTCTGTCGTTTGTGGTACGGTGTTACCTGTCGGAGACGAAGTACTTGGACGACAAAGTACGGGAAGTGATTCGTACTGCAGTGAAAGCGACGATTGCTTCTGCACTAACACGCACGACGGTATCGTTGGATAGTTTGATCGTTCAGTTACGTACGGCACTTGGGGATGACGTGATTTCTATAGACTTAGAGAAACTCGGTCCTTCTAAAGACATCTCTACGTTTACTGTAGCGGACAGCGCAGACCGTGCTTCTGTGAAACGGGTTTTGGAGTTACTACCGAACAACCGTTTAAACGTCATAGAAGACGTGCTGGTGGATTTTAAACGACATACGGCATAAAGCAGCATACAGGGAGGCTTCGCGCCTCCCTGTATGCTTGGTGTGACTTAAGATTTAAGTTCTTTGTTCAGCCCGTGGGCAACATAAGCACCCACTGTGGTGATCTCTTTAAGGTTAGCTCGTGCGTATGCCATGGTAGCGTCTAACATTTCGTTAGAGTACTTAGCTGCCACAGTACTGAACTGTGAACTTGCGCGAATCATCGCTTTCACAACACTAACAGCGTGGCTTGAAGTCGCTCTTACACTATCGTCAGCACCTTTAGCATCTGCGTGACCCGCTAACACTCCTGCTGATTTTAAAACACGATCCATCTCGTCCGACAAAGACTTTTCAACGGTAGCGTATTTTAAAAGATCAGCGCTAATCTTTTTCACCTTTTCCAGAAGAAGTGTCAGTTCCTTGGCGTTTAGTCCAGGTACTTCCGTAAATTTAACGTCTTGTAACGTAGAGTTGTCCATATAAACTGAATGTTTCTCATACTGCTGTGCGACGTGTGCCCAATAGTCAGAACTTCCTTTACCGGAGTCTTCGTTCTGAACGACATTACCTTTCCAGATCCAAATTAAACGGCGATCGCCTAGCAGGATGTCGCTGGTTAGGGTTTTGTACTCCTTACTGCGGCGACTTTCCGGTGCGGCGTGAGTCTCGCGTAAGAACGTGTTGGCTGTGTCGTAACCCAATCTGACGTTTCGGTATTTATCCAACACCGCAGTAAACGCGTTTGAATCGTCAACCACTTTCACCATCTCATCGAGTTGTTCTCGAACTAACTTTAAATGATCGACGTATTTGGTAGATACTTCATCAAACGCATACGCCATGACTTGCTCTACGCAAAACAATCCGTCTAGGGGTTGCCAAAATTCGCCTTTAGCATCCGTTAGTTTCTTCATTTCTAAAGTCGCTGGTATTGGTGGAGGTGCGGTATGCTCAGACACCTTCTTAAGGCGCGAGATCATCTGCTCGCATTCTTTCACGCGACGACCGGAAGCGCTAAAGAAAGACTGGAAGAAGAGATTCAATTTACGTAGGAATTCGGTTACGAACTTCTTCACCATCTCCCACACTTCTTTGATGCGAGAGCCTACAGACTCAGCAGAGTACGACGACTCTAGGCCAGTTCGTAACCCACCTAAACCCACACGACTTAAGTGTACTTTGGCTAACGCGTTGGCGTAGCCTAAAGCTTCTGCGGATAACTTACCGTTGTCTGCGTCAGTCTGTACTTGGTTCGCTAAAGCCGACAGTTCGCCATGGACGTCTAACGATTCGTCTAACGCCTCTTCGACTTCACCTAATTCTGCGGCTGCAGCCTCTACGCCGACCGTAGGCTCTTCCGAACCTTCTAAACGTTGTTCGATGATCGTCTCACTCTCTAAAGCAAGAAAGCGATTCAGTTTGTTCTTCGCCATAATTAAAAACTCTCTTCGAAATTTAACCGAAAAAAAGCGAGGGCAAACACCCTCGCTGCTCATAAAATTAACGACCCAGAGGTTTTAAGAAGTCCTGAAGTTTCTCGTTTAATCGATTAAACTCCGCTTCATCCAACCGACTGCCCGCATCTTTACCACGTTCGATTAACTTCAAGTACCGCTCTTTCGTACGTTTGAGTTCATCGTCTTGTTTCGCTAACGCTTCCCGGTAGAACGCCTTGACTTCTTTTAAGAAGTTTTCGTACTCTTCCGGATTGGATTCATCCACAGGGTCACTGAAGATACGATCGCGAATGTCACTTCTAAGTTTCCTTGCAGTTTCAAACGTTTTAAACACGCGACGCACAAGCTCGTAGTTAAACCGTTCGAAGTGAGCAAATGCACCCAATGACTGCTGAAGCTCTCTGACAATTTGTCGGATCAACTCTGGTGTGGAAACCACTCCGTCTTTGGTGATCGGGTAGTTGTAAGCGTTATGCCGTCCCGTCTTTACTTGTTGTCCGCCCACCCCACCGTTTAAGTACCCTAAAAGCTCATTGACTTTTAAGCTCTCTAAGTAGGTAGGTCCACCAGCAACAATCGCAGCAGTGTGCTCAAATGCTTTTGTTGCTTCTGCAAAGAGCGTAGTGGCCGTTTGTGAGGTTAGCGCAACCGTTTCTTTACTGAACTGAGCCAGTGGGTTATGGTCAGGTAAGAACGCAGCGAAGATATCGATCAGCCCCACGTGTCCTTTGACGTACCCTTTGTACGCACCCCCACTAAACCAGATCGCTTGTTTACCGATCTGTTGCTGGAGCTGCTCTTGCTCAGCAAGAAAAGCTGTACAGTTGGCGCGTAAAGTATCTTCATCGCTGAGTTCTAGCTTGCCAGTTTCTGTACTGTCTGCTTTTTTCACAAACACAGCAAGCTCTAACGCTTGTGCAGCCACCCCTTGTAGGAGTTTACGCATTTCAATATGGAGGTTATCTAAACGGTTAGAGATCTGAGGGTCAGTCACAAACCGCAAAGCGAATTCACTGACGTGGTGTTTCTGCTCTTTGATCACAGACTCTTCCACAGTTCTGACACGAGACTCAAAGAACTGTCGTAAGTTAGACGGTGCTTTCTTTGCGTGTTCTTCTGTAGCTTCATCTGCGTCAGTTTCGTTGAGTGCAGCAGCAATGTCTTCTGCTGCTTTTTCTACGGCTTCTACGCCTTCTTGGGTTTTGTTTTTGATCCACTTGTACAGCTTGACAATCAACACACCTACAGCCACTAACGCAGCAGCGATCACAGCTAATGCGATTGTGAGGATACCTTCACAGGCTAAAGTTTTCTGCGTTAAGCTAGGGGCAGTCGTGTACCGAGAGGTTTGTTCGAACAGTCCCGTAGGGAGTAAAGACTCTAACGCCACAGCGTTTTGTTTAGACATCCCACGAGCGTCAATCTGTACGTACTGAGCGCTCAGCGTCTCAAACGCTTGCTCTAAGTCTTGTAGTACAGTTTGTTCACTCTCAAAGAGGTCTTTTAACTCCCCACGACTCCCCGCAAGGTATGCGTCGTCTTCGGTGAGGTACATAACACGCTCCTATTTACGCTTGTAATTGACGATGGGTGACGAGTGTGAGTGTACTCACGGCACCTAGTAACGAAACGCGCTCTAAAAGCGCTGTAAGGCCCTCTACCACCGCTGGGATGTACGGGTCATCCAAAGGGACTTGTACAGACAACCGATCCGCTACAGTGTCTTGGAGTAACGACACCAGCGTGTGAGGTTTGAGTAACGCATGTTTAGGTAACACACGTACACTTTGTTTACATAAAGGTTTCCACTCGTGTATCCGATCCCGTAACACCGCCACGGTATCAAACGGAGTCCGTGTCGTTATCCCTAACCACGACAACCACGCGTCTCGTTCTGTGAGGGCGTGGAAGTGGTCTAAAACGTCTAATGCATCCTCTAGTAAAGGTGTACTTAGCACTGTTTTTAAAACGTCTACGGTGTCTCTGGTGTCGGTATACAAGGCAGAGAGAGGCTGCTGTAATTGGGTATGTGCGCGTGCGCACTGAAGCCACCTGTGGTCGTTCCGAAGGTCTAACGAGTGAGGGTCGATCGCGTACTCTGAAAGCTCAGAGAGAACTTTCGCTAAGTACTGGCAACCGATTCCGAACGTCTGTTGGAATTCGTGTAAGAACGTGTTTAAGTGCGCTTCTGTGCAAACGACACGAGGGGTCTCTAGAAAGACCCCTACTTCGGCAGGTAACGCGTCTATGACGTGACTGTATTGCCCTGTGACCATGCTGACATTCCCTGTGCTACGTAATCGGCTTCTATGGCGTCTACTAACTGCTTGTAAGCGCCTACGTGGTTTGGATCGATCTTCGGAATGATCTGGTCTAACTGACAACCTAAGCTGTAAGCGCACAGTAACCGAGCATCGTAAAACTCACGTACCTTTTGGATCACGTAAGGAACTTTCAGGATCACCGACTCGTTGATGTCAGACACCGAGTCACGAATATACCCCTGGCAATGTTTCGCGTAGAAACCTAACGCGTCATCTTTGTTGTTTACCGGCAAAGGCATTGCCCATGCCAATGCGGCAGCGACATGTAAGTCGATGTCTGGGACGTTGAGTTCTTTCAGGGTCTTAGCAACCTGAAGTGCGGTCGTATGGTTCATTCACCACTCCTTATTGTTTTAGCTTTGTAATTGACGGAATTCAGCAGCGCGAGCGTACAGGTTATTTGCAGCAAGCTTTTCAAGCTCGATCTGCATTTTGTACGTACGGCGTTGTTTACGGGTACCTGGAACGATTACCAGCCAGATCTTCTGCCACAGGGACTCACGGTCGGTTAATTTCTTAACCAGTAACTCGATGGCGTCAAGATCTTCTAAGACCTTTTTCTCGACAGCTGGTTGTAAGTCCTTATCTTTCAGCATCGTCTGTAAATCACGACGTATGCGCTCTAGGCGTAATTCAGGTTGGTCGTAGTCGTCGTAGAACGGGTTATTAAACAGAATCGACAGTATGATCGTGATAGATGTGGGTTCACCTTTTGATGCTGCTATGACAAAACCAATGAACCCTAAGATTTTTATGATTTCTGTTATTAAAAATAAAATCGTGCCGCGTGCCGACCGAGCTCCAATTCCAAAGAACGCGCCGTGGTACAGTTTTGACAGAGCCGAAGCTAACGCCAAAGACGCACCGTGGCGAGACGAAAACTGATCACTCAGGTGCTCGTAGCTACGGACGTCAAATAAAGGAACACCGAACTCAGAACGCGTCTCTTCGATTTTGTCTTTTAAGATCAACGTTTGGAAGACGTCAGCGTCGCTCGTTTCAGCAACGTGCTCTTTGTCTTCTATTTTGATCTCCATGACGTTCTCTAAGTCTTCTAAGAACTCGATACGTTGTTTGGCGTTCTCGATACCCATGAACTCACGCGTCGCTTGCGTCAAGACGTAGTTGGTCGTTAGGGTCTCCGCCAAACACTCGTAGTAGGAGAAGACATGACCCAGCTCATGTAGAATCACTGCTGCAATTTCGTCTGGTGTGAAATCGCTTGTGAACATTCCTTTAGTCACAGCGGCGTCGAGTGTGAGTTTCGAGAACGCACCTGTGACTTTTGACTTCTCGCGATCTACCACACCGACCGCTTTCTTGTAGTCGTTACAACGCACCAACGCTTTCCCTTGTTCGTTCGAGCCCCAACTAGAACGTCTAAACATGGAAATCAACGGATGGTTGACATCGATCGTCGGTGGCATCACGTACGCATTTGGGCTAGGTGAGAAATCGACAATAAACAACGTGTCTATCCCTAAGCGATCAAAGATCACTTTACGTAAACGTGTGCGCTTAAACGCGTCTTTGTCGTATTTCCCTTCGGCTTTCACTTCAGAGATAATCAGAGAGATCTCATTAAAAAGTGCGGGGTCTTGGTGCGCGATTGCTTCAGCGGCGTACCGCTTTAAAATGGGTTTCATAAACCTCTCCAATGGTCCAACGGATTAAATAGTTACACACGATTGACATACTGTAGGATAACTTTACACGTAAGTAAGGATCAAGATGTCTGAACAACCAAAAAAAGAGATCAAAGGGATTGAATGCAAGCATGTCATTTACATGCCTTCGAACCGAGCGATGTCTTCTGATGATGCGGTGTTTATCAAAGAACGTATCCATTTTCAAGACGGAACACAAACCACCAACTTCCGTCAAGTGAATAACCCACCGATGGATTTCTACGTGGTAAAACCTGCACTGCGCACCTACCGTGAGAAAAAGATCGCAGAACCTTTGAGTCGTTTACAGAAGTACACGACGACTCAACGCAAACTCCCTGAGAAGCTTTCTCAAGCGTTAGGGTTACGAGGCGGTAAAGACTTACCATTGCGACGTTTAGCGCGCTCTCCGTACGTGTATGGTGCCGATGCTACTGTTGCGACACGGATTAAAAAGAAATACCAAGAACGCTGGCCTGACGTATCCTCCAAGTCCACTTTAGCTGTACTCGACATAGAAACCGACGTTGTGGACTCGGATGAATTTGGGGATATCATCGCAATCTCACTGACGTGTGGGAAACACGCCGTGTTAGTTGCTACAGAAAAGTTCTTAGAAGGAACTGTAGACGTTGAGCGTCGACTCTTTGCAGCGATTGATAAACACATCGGTGAAGACATCCGTCAGCGTGAGATCACCGTCGACTTTAAGGTCGTTGACTCTCCTGCGGCAGCAGTGAAATACGTCATGCAACGAGCGCATGAACTCGAACCTGACTTTATGGCGTGTTGGAACATCAACTTCGACTTACCTAAACTCATTGCTACTGTACAGGAAGAAGGACTGGACGTTGGTCAGGTGTTCTGTGACCCTCGTGTTCCTTACGAATTCAGAAACCCACGGTATATCGAAGGGACTGAAAACAAAGTCACAAGCTCTGGGAAACAACAACCGTTGAGTCCCCATGAACGCTGGCACACTTTTGACGTCCCGTCTACGTTTTACTGGGTAGACGCCATGATCGTTTACGCGATGATTCGTAAAGCTGCAGGGATGGAATCCAGTTACAAACTCGATGACGTACTGGATAAAAACATCAAACGTCAGAAACTGAAATTCGATGGAGCGAAAGGGAAGTCTGGGAGAGAATGGCACTACGTCATGCAGACTCAATACAAAATTGAGTACTTGGTATATAACTTATTCGACTCCATCGGTGTAGAGCTTCTGGATGAGAAAACGATGGACTTGCAATTGACGTTACCTGAATTGGTAGGGTTTGGTGAGATCCACACGTTTAAGTCTACGCCTAAACAGTTAGCGGATGACTTACACTTCTTCTGTTTAGAAAACCAGATGGTACTCTGTAGTATCTCTGACCAAATGCTAGACCCGTTAGACGAGTACGTGATCTCCCGTGAAGGGTGGATTATCACGCTTCCTTCACACCTAGTGGAGGAGAATGGGATTTTCGTATGCTCAGACTTTCCTGAGCTTCGGTCTCAAGCACGATGTTGGGTAAGCGATTCTAGGTGTGTTACGACACACCGAGTCCCCTATTCTCGAAAGAGAGTGGGTGTAGGTTCTTTAATTGCTGGAATACACTAAAGCTCAAAACGCTACAACGCAGTCCGTGAGGACAGACGTGAATGCCATCGAAAGATAGAAAAAAGTTTTGAGATAACCTAAGCTGAAATAAAAGCTTTGTTAGACGCAAGGTGCTAAGGGTTGTAAACAATGGTTAACCAGCAGCTGGGGTGGTTCTAAACCACCAGAGTTCAACGACTATCCCGTAGCGGGGAGTAGGGACGCAAGCGGAGTATACACTCAAGGCGTTTCGAAATAAGAACCCACCTAAACGCGTTTCTAACGCGCACGGTGAAGATATAGTCTGGGCGTGCAGGGAAAACCTGCAGCAGTGTGGGCAACCACGCGGAGAGTAAGTCGCGTTTACTCTTGAACAAACCGTTAGACGTAAAATCCTCTTATCCGTACACAGAGATCTTCTTAAACGTCTGTAAGTCAACGACGTTGGTAGAAGTGTGTGAGATTGTAGGGGTGTCCGACCAAGACCGTCGGATATGTGGGATTAACATGACAGGTGGGATGACCAACGCGGTAGACTGGTGTTGTACGATGTATCAATTACCAAGGTTTGACGATGCATTAGAAGCGTACTTAGCTGAGCAAGAAAAGGAGGTCGCATGAGGCTGTCTGTGTTACTGATCGCTCACCGTACGGTGACTGAGCCTAAACCTAAGCCGTTTCTTTATGGAACGGTGGAGGTGATATTCGACTCCATCGACCAGAAAGCGTACGAGTGGGTGTTACTAGAGCGTTTTGAGCACGGGTTTGCTGAGCTACGCATGCAGCTTGGGTTACTGGACTTACCACGCAAACACCAAGCGTTATTCGATAGCGTAATAGACGATCTCACCAGTGCTAAACTCATCGCACTGGAAACCTTTCAACAAGCTCCTTCACTCACACGGCAAGTCCCTCATAAAGGACAACACGATCGTTTACGGGAAGGAGTCGAAAGTCACGTGGAGTTTGAACCCATACGTCACACGTGGGGAGACCCCTCACACTTTGCAGTGACGTTGTTGGTGTTACCTAAAGACTAGACCGCATACAGAGAGAGCTCAGGCTCTCTCTGTATGCACGTACAGTGTATTAAATCGCACAGAACTGTTTGTACCACGCCATGAAGCGTTGACGGTACGTTTCGTTCTTAATGCAACGGAACGCTAATTGCAGGTTGTAACGGCTGGAGACTAAAGCGCGCTCACCTGGGTTTGACGTAGACACAGAAACCAATACCGTGAAGAAGTCTTTAAACTCTTCGATCTGTGGTTTAGTCATACGGATGTCACGTGCGTCTAAGAAACGGAACAGGTGACGAGGACCGAAAGCGCTTTGTGTACCTAACGCTTCTGTTAACGCTTTCATGCAGTGGCCGAAGTGTTGACCGTTACTGTATTCGATGGCTTGCATCACACCACGGAATAAAGCCGATTGGTGATTTGCACCAGTACGAATTTCTACAGCAACGTTCGCTGCCATTTCTTTCACGTAGGCGTCGATGGTTCGTTTGAATACAGCGACTTCAGGCGCGTCTGCCGGAGTAGCGGCTGGTTCTTCCCAACGACTGGCTGGCTCTGCTGGGGCAGGGGTTGGAGTTTCTACAGCAGCTGGCTCTTCCACTACAGGCGCTTCTTCAGCTGTGGCTTCTGGCTCCGTTGACACGTCAGTAGCAGCCATTTCAGCTTCTGTAGTGACGTCGTCGTTTTCTGGAGTCTCTGCAGTTTCAGAAGCTGGTTCATCCACACCAATTGATTCTTCTGCGCTGTCTAATTGGCCAATTTCTGTTTCCAGTTCGGTCGTTTCTACCGCAGGTGCTTCAGTCGGCGCTGTTGCTGCGGTGGTGTTGTTTCTTTTCTTGGACATTGTAAACATTCCTTAAGCTTAGGGAAATTAAAGGACGCCGGCCGACGCCCAAAGGATTCGTCACACAAATGATTATTTTACAGCAAAAAAGAAAGAAACCGAAGCTTCTTTCTTTGTGTACGCTAAACCCGATGGTGCAGCACCGCTTGGCCCACGGCTTGCTTTACCGACTGCTCGGTCACCACGCCAAACATTCCAGCTAAGTGTTCGTACACCTGCGCACAGACTTCATCAAAGATCAACCGCATAGCTGGGTTGCTCAGATTTTGGTAAGCGTCAATTAACACACTCAGACGTTTGGGCGTGTTGTCTGCCTCCGATTCAAATAACACCTTACAAGTGGGAGTACGGTCATGTACGTCGTGTAAATGTACCGTAATTCCAAGGTCGTGGTTAGGGACTAAAGTATTTACGGTGTAGTCACACACCACACCAGCAACAGCCAGTGCTTCTCTGAGTTGTGTCAGCAACGGACCCTGTAAGTCTGTGTAACGACTACCTTTGAAATGAAAGTCTAACAACGTTTTCACTTTAAACGTTGGTTTTTCAAATAACACTAAACTCATCTTTCTCTCCTTTCAAGAAATTCTAACAATTGATCCCAATCTAAGTCACGTTGGTACGTACCGTGTTCGGCCCACCAACACACTTGAGACTTCCCGCGCATGAGTTTGTTATTCGGTACGGAATACACCGCAAAACGAAAGCCCAATTCTTTCATTTCTTCCCAGGTGTCTTTGAAGGGTACCCAGACGTAGTGGTTAGGGCATTCGCTATCAAATCCACAGAGGACAGACGTTCCGGACAACTCCATGGGAATACCGTCTTCACGCGGTTCTGGCGGATACCCACGCAACTCACGTTTGTACCGCCAACAGATCGATTCTAGTGACGTGTCGTAACAGGGAGCAGACCAAGGACCGACGTACTCTCGTGTGTCGCCGATTTTCACTTGGACTTCTAACCGGACTACTTCTACCAGTGTGGTATCCGCGCCTACCGGAAGCGGTGTTACTTTCTTGTGGGTTTCATCACGGTAAGAAACCACAGGAGGTCGATTACGATCCCTTACTCTTCTTTCAAACGCAGTTGTCGCCATAACTGCATCCTCCCTACTTCGGTTTGTAGTTTCCCTTCTTGAGCCGCTTTCTGTAGAACTACAGCGCGCCGATTCAACTCACCCCACGCCTCTTCGTCCTCAAAGGTCGAGACACAACTCATCCAGATGTCCACCCAGATCACCGCCGCGACGGATCGCAAATTGTCTAGATCGCACCCGCGGAAATCGCCGGAGACAGTCACGCCAGCAAAGTCGGAAGTGGGGCTTTCGATGGTATAGATTTCGATATCGCCTTTCCAGCCGTCGAGTTGGTCGACGTCAACAAAACAGGTATGTTCGACCAGTTGACTTGGGATATATAGGCCGAGAATCAACCCGACTTCTTTTAAAGCTTCGACTAACGTGTGTTCAAAACCGCGGTGTGTCGTGACTGGTTGAAAGTTTAAAGCGAGTTTGGTTAGTTGCATGGGGTGGTTTCCTTTTCAGTTCGTTTGTTTACCAAAGCTTTCTCAAGCTCTCTGTGGATGTACTGTAAGTCGTTCAGTTCGTTTCCCAAACCGGAGTAAAAGTACGCTTTGATAACGTCGCCGTCTACTGTCAGCCAGAGGGTTATATCGGCCGCTTCAACCAATACGGCATAGTGGCGTTTATACATAAACAAAGCCTGTTTGACTGGCCCATTTCTGTATATTTCCACTGTACTTAGTTCATGAGTGGTCATCACCGGTTTATTAACGTCCAGTTTCATCGAAGGTGTACACAACGCATCTAAGCGGATTAAGATCTCTTGCAGTAATTGTTGTTTTTGATGTCGCTTCAGATCTTCTTCGCGTAGTTTCGTTAAACGACGTGTAGTTAGTGTGTTGGCTATAAACGCACCGATAAATGCGCTGACTACGAGTAGAAACACGATCATTTTATCGCTCATGGTGTTTGTCCTTTTAGTTCAATGTGGGTTAGGTGTTCCAGAAGAGAACCCGTACGGCCTTCTTCTACCATTTCTTTAATGACTGTTTCCAGGTCGTGTGTAGCAAACACAGCAGGCGCGTTGCGGTTCGATTGTTTGTACACTTCGAGCGCACACTCAGCGGTCTCAGAGATCATCGCAGCTGTGTACACTGAATTGTCGTGATCTCCATCGAAGTGTGATGCCATGACTGCATCATCGCTCAAGGTTAATACAGCATTAACGAAACGTACGCCGGAATACAGCATGTACAAGTTTTTACGGACATCGAGAAGGTAACCTAAACATACCGTCATTTCATCGTCCTGCAGGAGCGCACGTAGCGCTGCTTGACGTTGCGTGCGCGTCATGTTAAAGAGTTCAGGGAGAGTTGCTGTAATCCTTTCTCCGCCCCAATACAAATTCCCAAAGGGGAGTTTGATTAAGTTCTGCGGAAAGACAATCCCGGCACGACGCATGACTTCTCCTGAGAACGTCACAAACTTTCCTTTCTTATACAGAAACATCAGACTCCTCCTCGTCAAATACTTGACTGATCATCGGCTTTAGCTTTTTACTACTGATACTACAGACAGGACCAGAGACCGTCGGGTTATGTTGGAACACCCACTCCAAAGCTTCCAGTGGTTTAACACCCGCGTTTAACAACACACGCATTTCCATAAACACACTTCCGCAGATGTTGTAGTTTACAGGAGAAACCACCAAACAACCTAACTCCATCACGTACGCCTGTTTTGCAGAAATAACCAGCAAGCCAACAACTTCAAAGTACTTTTTCAGTCCTTCTGGAATGGACTCTGCCTCGACTTTCCCTAACTCGATATTTCTCACCGCAGCAATCAAGAACTCTTGTAGTGCAAGGTGTGTGTCTTTGGAAAGACTCTTTCCCACTACGCCGTACGCTAACCGTTTACACTCCGTGGTGAATAGTTTCTGTGCCTTAAAAAGTACAGGCTCAGCACCACGCTCCTCAATGTACTCGCCTTGAGAGTCTGAATACAAAACTCCATCGGCCGTAAAAATAATCGACATTCCCTCACTCCTAAATCAAACCGACAAAAAGGAGAGAGCCGAAGCTCTCTCTGTATGTTGTACGTTAAGCGAAGCGGTTGGCTTCCCGTTCCGCTTTAGATGGATACGGACTACGGCCTGCTGCAGTCCCTGTAGGACGTAACGGTTCTGCGGTAGTCGCTGATGCAAATTTAAACTCGCTGTCAAACGACACCACCTGACGATGTTTTGCACCTTCCGGTAACTGACTTTTGTTTAGTTTTAAGAAAATACCGTCGGAGAATTCCAACATCCAACCGTCTTTGCTTTTGACTAAAGTGGCTTTGGAGTCCACTAAGAACGGACGTACTTTTTCTGGTAATACGAATTGACTCATGGGAGTTTCCTTTTCGGTTATGGGTTAAATTAATTGTGTTTATCCAAATGGTTCAGAACGGTTTGGATGGCCTGTTTTACTTCTTCAGGTGCGTTCTCCAAGGCCTCCTCGTAAGTAGAGACCAGCACCGCTAAAGATCTGGTACGATCTAACCTGCCGTCTAAGTCCAGAGCAATCAAGTTCTGAGCTTCTGCGATCAACTGTGGATACTGGCCGAAGTTTGACGCATGTAGCAAACGCTGTAACGTCAGAAAAGTTAGCTTACGCGAACTATCCATAGGAAGCGCGCTCGCACTCTGCACGATCAGACCAGCGGGCACCACCGTTGGCATGGGTTGACGATACATCGAACTTGCTAACGCGACTGCAAACTCACGCTGGGCTTCGTTCTCCAGTTTGAACTCAATCGTACAGACTCCATTACGGAACCAGGTATCTAACACGTTACTCATTTCTCTAACTCCAGTGTAATAGGCTCAAACAAAGGCTTAACTAAGTCAGGGCTAAAGATCCCTATCTCGTCGGATGCGATAATGTTTAACGCTTCGTTTTCAGTTGGAACCACGATTCGTAAGTCCTTTGACCAGATTTCAGCCATGTTGATCTGAAGCACCGAAACGAAAGAAATCTGGCTATACAGAAAGTATAAACGTGGTAAACTGACGTGGCGGAGCAGACCTAGTTTGTTCTTAGCCGCATAGGCTAGGAGTCGCTCGTCGTGGATCTCGTCTCGAATCGGACTACGGTTCAGCTCTTTCAATAAAAGGGTATAACGACGCAATACGCTCACTGCGTCAGGGTCAACTCGATGGTCTCCAAACAACCCACAATACCGCAACCACAATTCCGCGACTGTATACGCGGGCATGTCGCGATATCGTCCAGAAATAGTGAGACAAACACCCTTCACACCCATGCGAGTAACCAGAACACCAATGTTAGTGTTTATCGAGGTGTCGTTGAAGGTTACAGAGACTACGAAATTTTCTGCGTGCTCTGACTGTACCTGGATTCCTAAGAGTTTTCCCAGTTCGTTCATCGATCTTGCGTAACTGGAGTCCGTAGAGTACTCGTCACTGTTTGCTGGTACGAAGTTTACTAAAAACATAACTACTCCTTTTTTAATGCGTCTAGAATCGATTTTAAGAGACTTTCTTCTTCGGTGGTATGAATACTCGTCTCTGGTGTTTTTATTAAAGCTTAGGCTCTCTGAGAATACCTAACTCGGGTGTGTGGTAGAATGGGTTGTCAATACACTCTACGTCCGGCTCAGCAATCCCTAGGTAGGTCAACTTCCCGTCGTGTAACGCATACACACTGAAGTCTTTCGATAGCAGTAACTTGATTTTCGGTTCGTATTCCCGACCTATTTCTAAGGCGCGCTTAGTGAACTTTGTGGTACGGCAGATGTTTGTGTTTTCGATGTTAACCACAACCTCCACTGGAGGGTACAGATACTGCATTATCTTTCTGCCATATTCGAGCACAGTGGGAGAGAAACTACGACAGGAGGATTCTTGTTGTTCGTGGTACCACAACAGAAAATCGCCCACCGTTGGAACTTTCCCCTGTTCGATGAACACCTTATGCCCAATTACCTCTTCCAGCAACGTGTGGAACTTTTTAGATTCCACACCCGAATAACGAGTCGCTAAGAAGACGTACTGTTCTTCGCTCAACGCAGTGACGTTTTTACCCACTGAAACCTTTACGTAGGTTTCCGCTGGTTTAACCACCGCAGCAGGTACACGGGACAACTTAGCATGTTCGCGCTGTTCCGCTTTACGCAGTTGTTCTACGGCAAATTCATGTCGTTCTAAACGACGTTTCTCGGCTATATCGTGACAGTAAGGTAGGATGAAATTAAATCCATTTTCTGTACAGACTTGTAGCTCTAAGAACTCGGCGATTTTGACGTACACTTCAGCATTTACGTCTAAGAAAGACTGAGTGACGTTAGTCGGTTTACACATCACGTCGAACCAAATCAACCACCGTCCGATGGACGTTCTGATAATTTCTCTACCTTGCCCCCAGAGCGACAATTCCAGTTGTGTAGCAAACTTTCGTATGTCCACTAAAGGGTACTGTTTTTTCAGATAAGAAAACGCGTGTTCGTCAAGTGGTTCGTCTCTCAGTTCGTCTAAGGAGTAGATCAGTTCTGGTAAAGACGGATGTACATCGACTCGCAACACTAAGTTAGATTCCGCTTGCTCTTTCCAGCTCCCTTCTTCCTTTTCGTTGATTAGATCGGCTATAGTTACCTCAGAAGGAATTCCCAAAGTCGTAAGTTTGTGAGCAGGCTGTACATACCGAACTGCTGCAGCCAACACCACGTCTGAAATGTACAAGTCTACCTCTGCAGACCTCCAGCCTGCGGTAAGGTAATCTTCAATCGTGGTTGCGTCAGCACACCCCACGTTAGACAGAAGTAACATACGGTCTATTTGGATCAGTGTGATTTTTAAGAAGTGGGCTACTTGTTCAGTAGACCAACCCAATGTTCTCAATAACTCTATCTTTTCTATTCTGGTCATCTTTATACTCCTTAATTAATTCACATCTTTAAATGGATGTTCCACCGAACCGATAGAGGTAGGTCTTGTGCGCTCATAACGACCTAACAACGTACCTTCTTGTGGGGTGATGTCTTTCTCAAACTTACGTGCTAAACCCATTCCAGGTTCCTGACAAAACACGTACTCAACGTTAGTGTGGTGAAACTTCTTCACTAACGACTCTAATGCAGTTTGAACTTCTTCGCTCTCTGGTGTTAAAGCTAACAACACGTTGTCTCTTTTCTTTAGGGACTCACCGTACACTTTTAAATACAGCGGAGGATATACCGCATACCCAGTCTCACTATGGAACTTCTCACGTAGATGTTTTAGAGACTCTATCACTTGAACTTCCGCTGACATCTCTGGATTGTGTTTACGGCGATACTGGATAGCACGACGAATCATCTCCACAACGTCCTGAGGATCTCCACGATCCGCTGTGGCGATTAATTCACTCAGTAGACTACTATATCCGCCTTTCCAACTCGCGCGATGCTCCAGTGCGGCTAACCCCATTAACTCACGTTCTTCCTGGGTGTAGTTGTTCACTAACCAACTTGCAGGTTCAAACGTAAAGAAGCTATGAGCGAGATAGTGATGGTTACTCCGACTCCATGTAAATAGGTCATGTAGCAACGCAGGAGGAACAATCAACCTTTCCTCTATCCCTAAATCAAATTTCTGATTTAACTCCAATGCTGTTTTGCATACCTGCAACGTATGTTCAAATTGATGCGCTTTATCACAGATCGAGTACGCGTATTCGTATTTACGCATTAACATCTCAATGAGTTCTTGTGTGTTCATTCCTGAATCCTTCTGGGTTAAAGGTGGTTTCTCTTGAAGATAATGTATGCCTGTAATTCTTTCCAGACCGCAAAAAAGAGGAGACTTCGGTCTCCTCTTTGTAATTATACCTGCGGCACTTGCGGAATCAGCTGTCTTAGCATGTACCCAGTGAATTCGCACCGCACCCCGTCTCCCATACCCCCAATCGGCTTACAGACGTCACCTAGGTTCGTGTAAAGAATCTCATACGCATCGTGAATGATTAACTCATCCAACTCGTTCATATAAACCCCAAATCCCAAATCGTAGACGAGGTACTCTACGGCAGGGAGCATTTTGTACGCGGTGTTGTTCTCTAACGCTTCTATATACTTCAGAAGCAGCGCGCCATAGGTTTTACGACGTTCTACCGCCGTTGACACCACCGGTTCTTTTAACATCGCGGCTGACGCTTCAATCATCGTTCGTATAGCTGTTGTCATTTTTTCTTACTCCTGAATGTACTGTCAAAACGTAGACAGTGGTCTTTTTGTTCCCGGAGGAACGATTGTTTTTAGTGTTAAGTTCAACGCAGGCACTTGTACTGTCTCTTCTAAAGGTAGACTGAGACCTTTAGGAAACAGCGTCGCATACTGCCCTACCATTCCCGCAAAAGCGTCTGTTCCATTCCACACGTACACTTGTTCCATTTTCTCGTCTGTATACACCCCACACCCAGCATCTACAACTAACGAAAATAAAGAGTTCCAGAATGGCTCGTATAAGAAGATCTCATCCGCCAATACGCTAAACTTCGGAGAAATTAAACTTTCTCCTTTCTCCGTCAGTCCGCAATGCAAGAAGCAGGCTTTCAGTAAGGTTTGGTGTTTAAACTCAGTGAAGTTAGCTCCTAAGCCTTTCGGGGTCTTTTTGTGCGCTGCGTGGGTTTCTTGTAAGTAGTCTCCTACCGTCACTAACCTCGCTTCACTTAACGCTTTACTGTACACCGGTTTAAACGTACGTAATACTGTCAGTGGGTCTTTGGTTCTCCGTACAACGATTCCAGGATACAGAGTCTGCAGTAACTCGTCCTGAGGGAGTCCTGTGAGGTCTAAACTCTCTACTGGAAGCTTACCGCAGTTGTCGTGAAGGTCTAGGTGGACACCACAGCGATCTAAACACCGGATTCGAAACTCTTCCAGTGTGCGTTTTCTAAATCCAGAGAGTACGACTTTAGGTTGTAGGACGTATGTGAGGAAATCTCCTATCGTTTCGATCCTTAAACGTTGTAATTCACGTATCTGTCGTTCTCTTAGACTTTGTAGTCTAGTTAGCCTAACCTCGCAGGCTTCTAAGTTTATCGTGGGGTAGGTTTTCTTTAAATGGTCGTATCTGGACATCATTACTCTCTCTCGAGTGATTTAGTATTCTCGTAGGGATAATGTAGATCTCAAATGGATTCCAGACAGCATAAACGGAAACCTCTTAGGGTTTCCTTATTATTGTTTATTTTTTAAAGGGGTTACCCCCCTATAGGTTCTCATCCCCCAGACCCCCTAGCTCTCCTAGACCCCCCTCCCCAAAGACCTCGTTCGCTTCATCACTACGTTCAGGCTCACTCCGGTGAGGCTGTCGTTCGTACCTTTCGTCTTCGGCTACTACTCGCTCATTCTTCCTTTCAGTCAGAATCCCGCTCGCTGTATCCTCAACTCAAGTTACTCACTCCGCTCTTTATAGCGAAATTTCTTTCGCCTATAGAATAAGAAGTTAGTATGTAAATTTTTACATTAGTAAAAGTATATTATGTAATGTTTAATAATAGAAAATAGTTTAAAGACTATTTTCTATAGATTTTTATATATTTTATTTAATAAGAAAATTTTTTTAATAAGAAAAAGAGTTTTTTAGATAAGAGAGCTATCGCTCTTTAATTTACATATAGCGGCGGACCCAAAATCGGGAAAGTGGGAATCTGGCATGTCCGTCGTGGTCCGATCGCGTGGTGAGGCAAAAAAAGAAGAGGGACGGAAGGTCCCTCTCTATGCCTGTTTAATCGCCTACGATCACTAACGTCCCGTAGTTGTTGTCTGACTCTGGTAACTCACGGACTTCTACTGCTACGGTATCGAGTTCAGCTTTTTGTTTCTCTAAAGCAAACAGAGCTGATGACAACACCATTACGATCTTTTTTACGTCATTGTTGTCGAAGACCACGAAGAGTTCTTCAGGATCGTACATACCCCAACGGTATACTGTATTCGCATCCATAGCTACAGATTCACCCGAGTCTAGTTTCAGGTTAGCGTTGAAATCGTCTTCGAAGTCATCGGTACCCTCAAACTGTCCGTGTACAGGTAAATAATAGAAATCGTTCTCGCCACCGCTACGTTCGCAGAGTATGAATAACTGTGGGTTGAAACACGGCATTGAGTCTTTAGCGTGAGTGCTAAACACCGTGCCGATCGGAAGCTTACACAGCTCTGACATTTTTACTTTACGCATCGAGTACTCCTAATGTAGTTAAAGGGTTTACTGCATCGGACGTAGACGTTGTTTCAATCGAGCGGTTAGGTTTTCTATCCCAGCCCAACTGAGTCGCGTCTGCAATTGAAAGTCTTTCACAGTCTCTACTTTCCAACTGTCTATGTCTTCAGGGAACTCAGCACGGAAGAATAGTTTACCACACGAGTACGCACAGACCTCGGAGTCAGCCCAGACGAGTAAGTACTCACCGCGTTCTACCGCGTAGTGCGCGTATTTAAACGCACCTAGCTGAGTGTGGTGTGGATCGTACTCGTATAGCTCAGCCAAGCAGTCGCGGACTGTAGTGAGTAACTTAAGCGCACTTTCTTGTTGGGCTTTCCTGTTTCTTTGTTTTACAGTAATCCAGTACGCAAACACAAGAAAGACGCAAACGAAGAACAACGCCAAATACGTATAGTCTTGCATAACACGTTACTCCTTAGAATCCACACGACGTGCGTCGCGGTGTGCTAAATAAGCCATAGTGAAAAAGAAAGTTAATACAGTACTTGCGATGATTATAAAGTCGATCATGGTTATACTCCTTCATTGAGAATGGGAGAACGATCAGAGGGAGTGTTTGCCCCCTCTCTTTTTTTGTGTGATTAAAACTTAAGCTCTTTGACGATGCCTGTGGCGCCCGCATCAAAAGACCCTTCAGCGAAGGCTTCGACTTCAGGTTTAGATAAACCCAAATGCGTTAGCTTCCCGTTGAACAGACCCATGAACGTTCCGCTTGGAGCCAGATATAGTCGAATTCCGTACTTGTTTAAGTTACGACTTTTCAACTCTTCGGCACTGTACCGATGACTACATTCAGGGTTTCTTCCTGAGACTGCATGTAGCGCCAGTTCCATTCCGGAGAGTACACGCCTGTCTGTAAAATACAGATGCACCAACACTTTCTGTAACTGCCAGACCACTAACGGCGTAGGCGTAGGACACTCCTCTGACTCCATCGCTTCTTTAAAACGCGACAAGAAGTCCCTTACGGTGTAAACTGGAGCACCCCACAATGTCGATACACCTTCAACCACCTGACTCAGAGGAGTGTCGAATCCTTCTGTTGCGGCATTGGGGAAAGCTTGTACTAGCTGTTCGTGAACACTCGAGGGTGTGAGGTCGTTGGACATGTTCTCACCGTCGTTGATTTCCTCCTGTTCTACAACCTGAGCCATTTCAGCTTGCAGTGCTTTTAAACCCGTTTTGAACGTTTCAAACAGAGGCAGGAAGTGTTGTGCTTTCTCTGCTTGGATCTTTACAACCTGACGTTTAAAATCTTCTGACAAACTAGCCCACACTGGAGTGTGCTTCAGCTTGTACAGATGACACAAATTTTCAATCGTGCCGTTCTGGTTGTAGTGGTACTCCTCAGACACGATCGTCTGTGCTGCCGTATCCATACCTGCTAAATAACCCCCTGTGCGGATTTCTAAGTCCGCTCCTTTAAAACCATCCAACATAGTCTGTACCATCGGGATATAGACCGCAAAACCCATACGGGTGAAGAAGTCTGCCAACAGCTCTGGTGTGGCACTGAAGGGTATCCAGGTCTCTAACACCGCTGGTAATGCAGCTTGACCAACATGTACGTTGGTTAACATCGTACCGTACGCGTGCATAAACGCGTCCTCTAACTCGTGAGGAATGTTGGTGTGATCGACTGCAGCACTAACGAATTGGTAGTTAGCGGAAGCAACTAAAGCATTGAATTTTATTTGTTGTACTGTAATCATGGCGTATTACCTTTTTAGCTAATGGGAAAATGGGATTCGTGAATGGGTAGTAGTACCTCATTCACCGTGATATTAAGTATCTATAATTTATTCGAAACGGTTTTCTTTTGTTGTTCAAAACACTCCGCTAACAAAGCAGCGTAGTTAGCGTCGATCCCACAAACAAGATACGGACAATCACTATACCGTTCTCTCCCTACTGTCACAAACCCTACGTAATTTAACGCAGAAAGAAACAGGGGGTGGGCTGTCGCCACCCCCACTTCAAAACGGTCTTCTGCGCGAGTAGAGGTTGTATCCTGCCACATGACGTCGATAAACGTCGTGGCTTGTTGGTAAAGATCTTCGAGAATCACAAGACCGGGACCTTCTCGTTTGAAGAGGTCAGCGATCATTTTCTCTACCTCCACGCCAAACATAAATACAGCCATTTCTTTCGACACGTGTATTGCCATTTTAAAACTCCTTTACTCTTTCGTAGAAATCGACCAACGCTTCAGTGTCGTTCACTGTGACGTCGTGTGCTGTGATGCCAACAGAACCGAGCTTAGTCGTTAAGTCAGCCCACATCGCAACAAGCCTTTCATCTGACGTGCCTGGTGCGGCAGCGTGTAACTCGACTAACGTCCCACGAATCATGGTGGTTACACACAACGTATACTTATCTACACGCAGCGTTTTTGAATGTGAGTAACGACTGATTTCTTCGTAGGTCAGTAAACCTTGCAGATTTTTGTGTTCTGCGTTACGAGAATCAAAACCCTGATGTCTGATCCACCACGCGGTGTTTTCAACCGCGTTTTCTAACGCCTTACGCGCAGCCCTTTCTTGTTTATACGAATTCCATTTTACTACAAGAGCTTGTAGAAACGAGTGAACTCGTTTTGGAATATTTCTTAAATGAACCATTTTAAAACTCCTTTATTTTGTTGGTGTTAAATGGTGAGTAACCAACCACTCGTTGAGCGTGGATACAACACCCCGGTGGTTGTTCTTACTACGCCAGTTGGTCACAACCCCATTGTACAAACCAGACGCTTCTGTAATGAACCCAAAGAGTTCAGGTAAGTACACGCCAGGTTGAACGACAATAACGATAGGTCGACCTTCAGGGAATGTTCGGATGAAATCCACCAGTTGGTGTAAATCGTCGCAATGCTCTAACAACTCACGTGAAAGTACAGAATTCGCCCCTGAAGAATCCAGCTTACTTTTTAACTCTTCAGGCGTCACGTTACAGTCTTTATGAACACAAAGCAACGCCCACTTTGTTTTCCCTTGCATGAGTTTCGCATAACTGCTCAGCAGCTTAACGCGATTCATCGGCTGTTTGTACGTGAGCACATCCAACGTCGTTTCTTTCTCAACCAGTATAGGCTCAAACTCCCACCCGTGTTCTTCTAACCACTTCCATTGTTCAGCGTTGATCTCTAAGTCCAACGAGAAAGGGAAGCTCCAGAATGGATGGTTTTCCTTACGCATCCTTGTATGAAAACGGGGACGACCTTTATAACCGTTGTGTGAGAGTAACCGCTTCACCGCAGGCACCGCCAGACGGTACGAGAAAGTTTCTTTGAAACGAACCGACTGTTCTAGCAAGTACTCGTCTGGTTTTACGACACCTGCCGTGTAGTGAACCAGAATTAACTGACGAACCGTCTCTTTGTGTTCCCCTCCCTTACTTTTCAGTAGAGTGAGTTGTCTTTCTACTTCAGGGCGTATCAAGGCGCAGCGTAGAGAGTCGATTGGTTTTACTTGAGGCATGTTGTAACTCCCATAACAAAAATAAAAGAAAGCGTAGGGAGAAAACCCCTACGCGTGACAGACCACAGGAGTCGGCTCGCTGTAAGCGCAGCGTAACTCCACCGATAATTTCCCGTGAGTGACCCACTTGGATCTCTCCATGTACTCCACCGGCTGTCGGTTTGAGGCTTTCTGATAATACATCCCAACCTGATGTAAACAACGACAAAGCTTTACGGTCGTTTCATGAATGTCGTAGTAATGTCGTGTTACTTTCTGGTGGTCTCTTAACGCACAGGTCACGGCGTGTTCGATGGTCGTACTGTTAAACGACGCCGTGCGTGAGTAAAACGTATAGAAGCAAGCACCAGCGTAATAGAACCTGAACTCGAAAAGTTCTGATCTCAAAGGGTGACCCAACCACTCGTGGGTGAGCGTTTTATCGCCCCACGGAACGACAATCTTCCGTTGGTCAGCTGAAACAACCAGTGACTGTGAGTTTTCTACAGCAGGGAGGTCCTTCGCTAGTTGTAGAAACCGCACCATCTGTTCCACTTCGTGCGGGAACTTACTGGTGCGTGTATAAATTTCACGCGTTTGTTTGTATAAGGTAGACGTTCCCACTAAGGTAAGCCTACTGTAGGTAAATTCTTTTGAGTACATTTTTAGAATCCTTCTAATTGATCAGATGTACGTTTAAACGTACGTAAACCCATTCCTGAGACGTTTTAAGGGTGGTGGGTATAAACCACTAAGGAATTGAAGAAAAACGTCCTATAACGCATTACAGAGCGTTTTGTGAGGGGTGGTAATTTACAGGCATAGAGGGAGCACGAAGCTCCCTCTCTATGTCGTATCAGTCAGGTAGTCTTTCTAACACCACGCTTACTGTAGATGCACCGCAATTGTTCACTAACACCACCGAACTGTTAGGGTAGTCTTTGCGGATGTCTTCTTTAGCGCGACCCACGTAGATCTCGATGTGATATCTTTGTGTGTCGTACTTCAGACAGACTAATGACTTGTCGGTGGAATCTAACACCGAGGTGTCCATAGAACGCAACAACCCTTCCAGCTCCGATTCTGACACGCCCTGCACGCCCAGCTGCGCGGCTAAGGAGCGTTTGTTGGTCGACGTATCCCAGTGCTTGAGAATCGCTTCCATTTTCGCTGACGTCAGTTCCAGACCGTAATGAAACTCCATCGTACCGTAATACTGAACAGTTTCGTTCCACGGATGGTAAACCACGACTAATTTCTTATTCATTTACTTTACTCCTTAGTGTGATCGCGTTTAAACGAGTTCTCAGTCCAAGGTATAGGACGTAACGTCTGTAACATCACGTGAGAATCGTCTAAACTACGTAAGACGTTTTCGACGATTTGTAACATGGGTTTATCCATACGTACTTCCACAAGGGGTTCGGAAATTGGACACCGCTCCCCTTTATGCCGTAGTAGTTGAATGTAGTACTCCACAACGACACCGTTTGTGTTTAAATACAATTCCAAAGCTCGGAAGAACTTTTCGATGAAATCTGACGCATCACCTAAATACTCAGCACGGAAACTACAAACGTGTTGGTATGTTTGTAAGTGAGTTTCGAGCTTATCTGGAACAGTCGTAGGTGGTTTGTATTCACCGGCGGATTCGTTATTCACTTCCCAGTAGAAAACCTCCCAATACCCATTTAAAGAGTAGCCCATCTTCCTGTAAAGCTCGCGCCATACTTCTGAGTTTTTATTCAATCCGTTTTTATAAAACTGATGTACAATTTCATTCAAACCGATAGCTTCGTATAACTCACAAATGAACGGATCGGCCTGCCAACGCAACACACCATCTACCAATACAATCGGGTGGTTGTGGTGTGTTTCCGTCTTTAACATTTCTTGGTAGTCTTGTGGGACTAAGTCCCGTTGTACTATGGTGGTCATTTACTTTACTCCCAATCTTCGGGCGTTATAGCCCACATTTTGTTTTTAGGACGTTTCTGCGCCCACGTCGCATAACTGACTTTCAGCGTTACTGCTACAGGAGGGTTGTCTAAGTCAAGTGGTGTTTTTGCAATCACCGTAACGTCAGACATCCTTACTCCCGTGTCCGTTGCTATTTTCAGCATACGCGCAACACCGTTGATCAGCGTGTAGGGTTTGTGCCCTAACTCCTTTAACACATCCCCTAACGTACCACCTGCTGTCGATGGGTTACTCATAGCAGCTTGTATACTGACGTCATCTAAACGTGCTAGGTAAATCCGATCGGACGTATGGTGTTCGTACTGAAACACCAAAGCGATGGTCGGTATTGGTGTTTCGAGATCTTCCATCAATACGTCTAAATAAGAAATGCACGAAGGAATATCTCCATGTACCACTTTCGACTCACCGATGTTCTCTACGGGGTCGATTAGAATGACTCGATCACTTACAGCAATCAAGTCTTCTAACCCTTCCGTTGTATCCCGCCAACAGTAGCCCACTACCGCCTCCAGAGTTTCAGGAACAGGCTGAAGGTACTCTTGTTTGAACCGCGCGAGGACGTCTCCCGTCCTTGAGAACTGCAGTCGTTGTACCGGACGATTCTCTGTAGGGCGGAGTAAGTCTAAACGACCTACGAACCCTACGTTTCCAACAATTAAAATTTTCATCAGTAAATCTCCCCGTAGTGTTGTTTATCTACTACCGTACCAACGTCCAGTTGCTGTTTCGAAAGCAGAAAACCTAAACCGCTCGCGTGGTTTAATAGTTGTCCTTTTTCAGCAAACGACACCGTGGGGCGATTAGGATGTTTTGTGTTGCTGTACAACGCAGCTGCTAGATACCCTAATCGTTCTCCCACATCCATGACACATTCGGTGTGTTCTAATGTTGAGGGGTATTCAATCGCAGCCAGGATCGCTTCCCCATCTTTTTGTAAGAAAAGAGGGTTGTGCTTTAGTGTCAGTAACTCAGTAGGGTTGTTTAGATGAACAACATATCTCACCTGTAAATCCCGTAAAACGTGTACGTAAACCCCCTGGTCTTCTTCTGAATACCAAGGCGCTGCTTTCAAAGTGATTTCCAACTCCCGATCAAACGAGTACAACAATACATGTCCTTCGTTTAAACGCACTGCGGCTTCACTTAACCACTTCTGAAACGCATCGATGTTACCTAACTCACCGTCCGGTAGTTCCGACAGCCAACTCCCCACAGCTTCCGCGTCTAACTGATTTAGATCAACGTGACGGATGTCTAGCGGGTTTTTACCAAACCACGCAACGGAGAGTTCTACCCAAAAAGGTTGGGTGGTATCCACCACTGGTTTCTTTTCAGGTACGACCGTAGGCACTAACATCCGCCACTGAGTAGCCAATTCAGGAAACTCCACCAGCTCTTCAGCACCCATTTCGTATACAGTACCATCATAACTACTAAATATGATTGTTTTGGTAGCCTCATCTACTACATCGACCCGCAGCAACGCATCTTCGTTTAAATCGAACGCAAAGAAGGTCTGGTTGTTTTTCAGAGTATCGGGTATTACTAAACCGAACGACGCTTTAGCAAGCGCTAAGATTTCTTCAATAGCCATCTTTCATTAATCCTCTTTGTTAACTAACCGGATGGTTAATTGTACCAAAACCGACAGGTCTGACTTGTATCTGCGGTTGAGCAGCACCAAAAGAATATACACACCCAGAGTTTTTCCCCATATCAGAACGCACCAGGTTAATCCATTTCTGGAACAATTCAGCATTGTAGTTCCTTTCTGGTAGATACTTCCGCAACCAAAGAACGAGTTCCGTCAAATCTGGAGCGTTTAAGTCGTAACTACACACATCGGTAGGCGACTCACCGGCTTGCGCTATCGAAAATGTCACCCATAAAGGTTTTTTGGCGTTAGTCAGATCGTATTTCAGGTCCATACGCGCCACGTAGTCCGCGGCTATGATACCGCACCAGAGACGTAAGTTACCCACCCTTTCACCAGACGGTATTTCAGCTTGGTTTATCACATACTCGATGTGTTCGTGAGCGAGTACTGGCGTGATACCCGCAGGAAACGAAGGGTCGAGTGTCACACGTAGTGTGGCGGAATTACCGTAATCGACGATCACACGTCCGGTAGCGCATAACGCTTCCTCCATCATTGTTACGAGGTGTTGGTTTCGAATGTCTGCAATAACTCGATACATCGGTTTGTTGATCGGCATTTTAAAACTCCTTATTTGATTCGATACGCTGGACCTAAGTCCGCTCTGGGGGTGTAATCGATTTGCGGTTGTCCCGCCGCAATTAGTTCCCCCGGCCGTGTTATATCCACTTCGTCGACGTTGACGTACGTCTGCGCTAACACCCCGAAGATTTCATCGTTGGACAAATTACCGTAGTTGAAGAAATACAGCGACTCTTCGTCCGAGTCTACACTACGCTTGAACGCTAACTGCCGTCCTCTCAAAAACATCACGTAACCAGCACAGACCAGCTTACGGTATTCGCTTAACGATTCCGAGTCTGGTACGTGTCCACGTGTATTTAAAAACTCGCAAATGTCATCAAACTGCTTTAAGCGTTGTTTGGTGTGTTCGCTAAAGTTTTCTTCGGAGATAACAGCGGTTTCAACCGTTGGCGTCGGCCTGACGTAATACGGGTTGTATTGACAATCAAAGTAATCTTTCAACCACTGCAGTCCCTCACGGACTAAAGCTTCGTCGGGTTTTTCGTCTGGGTGTATAAAACAAACACTTACGCATGTGGGTGTTGTGACGAGGGGTAAAATACAAACATCACCTTTACGTACCATAAACTTCACACGGAAAGGATCGGATAGCCCTTCCGTCCCTTCTGCGATAAAACGGTATTCCCAAAAGAGGTCTTTCGTAATTAGTAAGTCCGCTAAAACCTCTGGGACAGTAGCGATTATGGCGTAGGCCATTCCTTTCTTTAAATTTGACATGGTGTATTACTCCACGAAAAGTTCAGGACGTAGCTTTTTCAGCTCGTTTAATAAAGTAGTTACCACCACTGGGTTTACTGAGGCAATGTATTCCGCATCTTCTAATCGAAGATCGTAAGCGACATCGACGGATTCATTATTGGTTAGATATACATTCCCGCTAAAAACGTCTGGCTCCCACGGCCCTTCAGTCGTTTCTGCTGACAAAGCGTTTTGTATTCTACGGATGTTTTGCCTTAACTCAGCGGTCTGTGTATCCGTTTCACGAAAATCTGACTGAGGTACTTCAGTTGCAGTTTTAGCCATCGTTAATGACTCCATTAAAAAGAAACAAAAAGAAAAGGGAGCCGAAGCTCCCTGTGTTTTCTTAAGCTTGGTAACCAGCGATGGATACGCACAGCGTGTAACCGTACTTCACCGCATCGTGTCCGACGTTTGGACGGTAACTAAAACCCGTGTAATCCGCGCCTTCTTCGATCAGCGTGATTAACTGATCGATCCCCGTCGACAGATACGGTTGATACAGTTTCACCAACTGCTGTAAGCGATCAAACGAGCCAGGGATTAAACTGTTCGCTGTCTCAGTCAACTGAGCGTCTAAGTCACTAAACGCTTTGTTCAGCGTTTCCTGCGGGTTATGTAGGTACGCTTTCTGATCTACGTCCACAGTGAATTGTAAAGCGCTGTGGGTAGAAACCGGTTTTAACGTGAACAACAAGGAAATAGTGTTAGTCATAGTAGACTCCTGATTAAAAACTGAACGCTTGGAATGGGTTAAAGCTGCGATGATCGGAAGTTCTCCGCGACGGAAACCTCCTACCGGAATAATAACGTCTTTCATGCAACCACCTCGACTGTGTGACGTGCAACAAACTCCTTAGCCGTAAGGATCTCTCCTTTGCTAAGACCGACTGCGGTTTTCTCCATCGCGAAAACTAAAGCTCCAGAGAAACCCCCTACCGATACAGAGCAGTACGAGTCGGCTTCCATACGAGACATTGGTTTGATGTTCTCCGGTGTGTTGACGAGGATCACGTGCGTGCCGTATCCCTCAGACCACTTTAACTTTAAACCATCGTTAACTTGAGAGACCTTAAAACCAGCGTCCTCTAAAAGCTCACGTAATGCACTGTGTTGCGCTAACGTAAGGTCTGGGTGTGTAACTATCACTTTTAACATTTCTAATTTCCTTGCGATCGTGAGAACGTTTAAACGGGGGTGACAGGCCAGTACAGCGGAGTACCGTCGCCTGAGGTAAATACAAAACAGTACACCGACATACCGTCAAAATCAACGACGTCGGTCGTCCACTCACAGCGCTCTGCGTTTAATGCGTTTTCTAAGTACGGAGTACCTTTTAACGCATCGTCCGCTAACAACCATGCCATCTGTAATTGCTTCACAGTAACTACTGTTGTCTCCGTACCTTCCGGTGGGTTAGTAGGTAGTAAAACTAAGTAAACGTCGTCTGCTTGAGCGAACGTCGTTTCGCGAAGTACGTAACGCGAGCGTTTACGGAAACGCAGACCAGCGGTCGTGTGTTTCACGTAAACAGCCATTGTGTTCAGTAACTCCACTAGACGTACGTATGAACCGTCTTTGGAATCCATGGATATACTCCTTAAGCTTTTAAAGCTTTCAAATCGTTTCGCAATTGTGATATTGGGTTCGTGAATAGGTAGTGGTACCTCATTCACTTCCATATTAAAGACCTATAAAAGTTTCGAAACGGGTTTTTTTACAGCATAGAGGGAGGGTTTGTACCCTCCCTCGTATGACGTTTACGTAAGCTCTACACTTAAGTCAAACTCTACAGCGGACAGTGCTTTACCGTGCATCTTTTTCATCTGCAATAGCATCAGCTGGTTGCCGACTTGAGTTTCTGCAATGCTCACCGCAGTTTCTCTTCCCCGGATAAACTCACCCATGCAATAGATACAGTAGTCTGGAGCTTTGGCTTTGCATGTTTGTGTGCTACGCACCATTGCTCGTTTTCCTACTAGCTCTCCTACCGAGACTTTATCCAAAAGACGAGACTTCCCACCAGAGACGATCAAGTACTTCCCAGCAAACTCATTCTTGTTCTCAGGAGTGAACACTACCCACTCTCCAAGCTGAGTCCCACAGTCTTCCAGTTTCACTTGTAAGTTACTGGTCATCCGTAAGGTGTCTTTCGCTACCGTACCCCCCAATGCCGTCATCGCACCCCGAGAGTGTGACGCGTCCCGCATGGAGTTGATCATCGGTGGAAGCTTTTTGATGTCATACCCTTCACTTAACGACCGTGGAATGACTTGTATCCCACCGTCTCCGTTGAAGTTGTATTCCATCCCGTACATGTAGTACATCTTTGCACGGGTAACATCAAAGTCTTTTGCACTACGGATAAACCCACCATCTGGGTCTTCTGCAATCCACTGACGGTCTAAGTCAGACAACTGTTTTGCGATGTTCGCTAACACCACAGGGTCATGTAACTCGTCCTTGTGTTTCTCCAGCAACTCATCCCGTAGTCTGCGACCATCAGGATGCGGTAGGAAACTACGACGCGTGCCACTGGGTGCAAAGAGTTGTGCAAACCCTTCCATGTGGAGCGAGCCTTCTAAGTACTTCTCCAGCATCCCCGTGTCGATCTGGTCGTCTGCTGGATTACTCTCCACGTACTTCGACACTAGGTACTGTTCCAATTTTGGAATGTCTACCCGACCTACCTGAAACGGTACCCTACCCCCAAACGCGTACAGTAACGCAAAGGCATTGTACAAGCCATTGCCATACGTCGTCACAAGCTCAGTCGTGACGTTTGCGAAGTCCCCTGCAGAGAACACCACTTCCTCTAACCGTAAGTACAAAGGCTCATTCAGAGGAGGACCTACCAACAGCGTCTCCTCTCCTGTCTCTGGGTCCACGAAGTAACGCTCTTTTCCATCTTTGCTGTACAACTGATAGGGCCAGTGTTGCTCAGGGTGTAACGGGTCGTCCTGTGTAGGACTCTCACGCAGTTCAGGGATTCCAAACGCGTCAATCACCCAGTTCGTCCAGCGATACGCACCAGCGTTAATCGCTTTGATAAAATACGTACGTTTATCCACGAGTTACTCCTGTGCTTGACTGTAACGTACCACGGTACGATACACAAGGTTTAAACGGTTTGCATCCGTGTAGTAGTTTTGCAAGTACTGCTTCACCGTCAGAGGAATCTGCTCTTTCTCTAAACACGCTAACGCCCCTAAACCAAACCATAACGCCCCTTGCTCTTGTGGGCTACCCGTTTGTCCTAACAACGACTCAAACGTCGTTAAATACGCTTGGAAAGGATACCCTATCACACCCCCTCTCTGTACGTAATGTCGCAGTGGGTGCTGTTCTGGAAGCTCTGCTAAGAACGCTTTTGCAAACCCACTCAGCTCTGCTTGTACTGAAACTTCTTCTACAGACAGTAAACGCTCTTGTAGTCTAGACTCTAACGCATGGAAGTACGCAGGGTTCGTGTACGTGAACAACTCCAGTAAACGATCTTCTGTGCTGTAGTATGTTCCTGCAACCGCTAAGAGTTTATCCTCCACAGATTCTGCAGCACGTAAACGATCCAGTAGCTCTCCAGGCATCGCGTGCTCTTCTATACGACTGATCGTGTCTACGAAGTCCCCTAGCACATTTAAGTCTTGTTTTTCAATGTCGTCCACGACAATAAACTCGTACTGCTGTAGTGCGTACGCAATACAGTCTGCTAAGCCTTGCTCCAGTAAAAACAACAAGTGGTACGTAGGCTCTGCGTTGAGCTTACTGGTGATGTTCTCCAGTACTCCCTCTATCCCTTTGGGTTGTACGGTCTGTAACGTCAAGATTAATTCGTAGGTCTTCCCGTAGCGTTCTGGTGATACAACACTACTGAGCCACGTTTGAAATAAGTCCATACTCCACCCTTTTCTTGGTTTCTTTTTACTGAGGTTCTTTTTATATATGATGGTTGTGCAGACCTCCCTAAAGACTTCTCATTATTCTCCTAAAGGAATTAAACATGAATCGGCCTAAAAAAGACAAACCTTCAACGGCCACTGCCGTTTTAGATAAAATGTACGGCGACCAAGCCGCCACTCGTCGTGCAACCCAGTACGGTAAGAAATCTATCGCTGACTTAAAAGCCTTGTCGTCTCAAGCAGCCCAGCTTTTAAATGTAGGTCCCTTTTTCGGTAAAGTGGGTTTAGACCACATTGAGATCATCAAGCGTGCTCCTGAAGAACGTCAACGTGAGATTGCTGAACTCTCCCGACGTGTGACTTCTGATATCGCGACCTTCCGTACCCGTTATGAAGCCTTGCGTGAAAGAGAACACGCGTACGAACAATCCGTCCTACAAGGCGCTCAGCGAACGGACCTCGTGGGTCCTGGTTTAGAGCTCGCGATGGAATACAACAACTGGTTAGGTGAATACACTGAAGTCGTTCAAAACAGCATTGCTTCGTTAAGTGATCTGATCCAACAAATCATCGAACAGTACCGCGATCACTCCTAAGGGGACGTAGAGATGCAAGAAGACCAAAACTTAGAAACCTTAGCTGACAAGCTCAATAAAGAGCTAGGTGAGCAGACTCCTCTGGAAGACCACGAGCACACTGCGAGTGTAGTAGCAGAAGAAACCACAGCAGTCGATGTAGGTGGGGGTATCGTCGTCGTTGATTCTACTGCATTAGGTGGTATTGCCGTAGAGCTACCAGAAGGTGTGGAGTTTGAAGTCGCGAGTGACTCAAACTGGGAGTTGGTAGAAACCGACACACCCGCTGAAGAAGACGATCAGGAACCTGCAGCCCCAGAAATTCCTCTGATCAGAAACTCGGTCATTGACGCGTTCGAAGACCCGTCTCCGCGGACTACAGAAAACTCAGCGTCTGCAGTCAGCGCCAACTTCCCAAGCTGGTCAAATGACTACCCAGCCCTGTATGGCCTATATAGCAAACTCTCCAGCACCTTAGCAGCGTTAGAAGCTGCCACACTGAATTCACCTGGCACCGCAGAAGCTGCCGAGTGGGGCGCTACGTTACAAGGAGCATTAGCCGCGGGGTTCCATCCAACAGGCGGAGCGTTAGACTTACTGACTGAACGCCCCGCTCAGTGGACGAACACACCGTACTACGAAGGGAAGCGGTTAGTTCCTACCCGTGGTCGTCCTACCCCAGAAGGTGACCAATACGTCGGTGACTCGATTGCCGCGCGTGTAGCGCAGTCTATCGGTGTCGGTCAAACGGTGACGTTCCCAATGTGGGCGTCTGGTTTTTACGTCACGATCAAAGCACCCAACAACGCACGTTTACTGCAGTTGGAACGTCAGATTTCCATGAACAAAGATCACTTAGGGTATGCAACCTCTGGGATGATCTACGCAAATGACGTCGCGTATTCACTGGAAACGTTAGTGGGTTACATTTTACAGGACATCGTGGACTGTAACGTACAGAACTGGAACCCAACGCTACTGAAAGAGTTAATCCTCTCTCCTGACGTTCAGGTGTTAGCGTTAGCGTATGCGACTGCGATTTACACCAATGGCTTCCCGTTCTCTCAGCCGTGTACTGCACAGCTTGGGAAATGTTACCACACAGAAACTACGAAGCTTCACTTATTGAAGTGTTTACAAGTCGATGAGTCCAGACTGACGTTTGAACAACTCAAACACATGTCGAGCCGTGCTACCAAACATACGGTAGAACAAGTCCGTGCGTACCAAGAAAAACACACCGAAAGTCGTGTAGGTACAGCGCGCATTGCTAACGACATCACGGTGGTGTTCCGTGTCCCTACGTTGTCTGAATACTTCAGCTCTGCTGCGCGTTGGTTAGACGGAATTGAGACGTCGACCAAAGCCGCGTTCCGTGAAGCCTTAGCGGGCCAAGAACGCTTAGAGTACATGAAACAACAACTGCAAGCGTCATTGTGTCGTCAGTACGGACATTGGGTAAAAGAAGTCATCTTTGATGACCCAGCTCCTGATGGTGAATCAACGATCCAACGCTCGATTACCGTACCAGAATCGATTGACAAAGCTGTAGACTCTTTCAGTGCGTCAGACGACTACACCAACGTGTTTATCGATGGGGTGTACCAGTATATCAACGATCGTACGATTGCACTTGCTGCGATTAACAACTACAAGTGTCCGTCGTGTGACAACTGGCACCACACCTCACACAGCAATCGGTTAGTCCTCCCAATCGATGCGGTGGGTACTTTTTTTACGCTCATGCAATTCAAGTTACTTCAGTACCTCCCGAACTGAAAGAACACCAGTACGTCGCTCATCCATCCTTTGGTTTAACCGTCAAAGGACGAGACTTTATCCAAGACGCACTCAACAAACTCCAAAGGAACCTCGATCCCTTTGAGTGTAGAATGCTACTGACCGAGTTGTATGAGCTTACGTACGGGATACGGCCTGACGTAGAGAACGAATCTCCTTTAGCGCCTGTGTCGTTTCATGAAGCGAATAACACCCTGCGGTACTCTGGGTTGTTTTCCTACGTGGACCGATTTGAGCGTTTAAAAGTAGGAGAGACGTATCGACTCTCGCTGGTGGAGTTTTTAGAACTCCCTCGTGACATCGCCGATGAGTTGTTAGAGCGGGCGTTACTGCGCCTTCGGGAGAAAGGAAACAGTGTTGACTCTATAGAAGCAAAACTGTCAGAAGAGCTACGAAAACTAGGGGGGTAAACATGCCCATCGTCAGTGAAAACGAACACGATCTCTTAGAGTGCCCAGCGCAGACTATACTCTGCCCTGTCAACACGGTAGGGGTGATGGGGTCTGGTTTGGCTTACTACTTTCGTATGCTCTCTGAACCTTTCTTTTTAAAGTATAAAGAGTTGTGTTTGACTCGTAAGTTTACCATCCGTACGCTTTGGTTGTACAAACCTAAACCGGAAGAAAACATCCCGTATTGGTTCTTAGCCTTTCCTACGAAACAAAACTGGACGATGCCTTCAAAAGTCGAATGGGTTGAAGACAACTTAAAACGATTGGTGGAAGCCATCCCTAAAAAGGGAATTACGTCCTTAGGTGTGCCTTACTTAGGGTGTGGGAAAGGAGGACTGGATTACCAAAAGGTAGTCCGTCCTCTTTTATACAAGTACTTAGACCCACTGGACATCCCTGTACATATCTGCGAGAGGAAGTTTTGATGCCTGTATTTAAAATGATTGCTGCTGTCGCGTTTGGTAACTTAGCTGTCGGACAGCAAGGGAAGATCCCATGGAGAATCAAAGAGGACTTACAGCACTTTAAACGCATGACGTTACACACGTGTGTGGTGATGGGTCGTAAGACGTTTGAATCCTTAGGGTCTAAACCACTCCCAGAGCGTACCAACGTAGTACTGTCTACTCAACCACGCCCAGTGGATTTAAACCCAGCGGTGGTGTGGTTGAACTCGTATGACGCTGTACTTGAGTACACGAAAGACGAAGAGCTGGTGTGGGTCATTGGTGGTGGGGAAATTTACGAGTTGTTCTTACCCATCGCACAAGAGCTGGTGCTCACGTGGGTGTTACAGCACGTACCTGACGCAGACGCATTCTTCCCTGACGTCCCGTACGAGCACTACACCCTGAAACGAGAAGAGCTCACCTCGACTCCGATTCAGTCATGGGTGATCACGTACACCAAAAAAGAAAGTACGGAATAAAAGCTACAGGAGGAGCAAGTGCTCCTCCTGTATGCCGCTTACACTTGTATGGCTGGAACTACATCGGGCCAAATGGCTTTAATAACAATCCACTTTGCTTGCTCTACTGGCATACCTTGACCGATCGCTTCCGCAGCTTCAATCAAAGAACAACGACGTGGAGTGATGTCCTGCCCCAAGCTAACCAGTTGTCTTGCGACGTGTTTATCCAAAACTTCCAGCTGATACTGCGTGGTGTGGAATTGCTCGTACGTGATGGTACCCTCAACCACTAAGTTCGCTGCGATGCAGCTGGCCACTTTGTAGTTTTGCCACTCCGCCGACACACGAACGGTACGGTGTTCTTCTTCGGTGGTAGGAACCACCAACCCCATCAACGCAGCACGACAATAAGGAACAGTCCCAGTATGCGCGTGAGAGATCGTGCCGTATAAGGCAAAAACTTTATCGATGGTGCGTCTGAGTGTCAGCGCGGCTTCTTCTTGGTTCCGGACCAACGTGGAATCGAAAGATACCCCGTGTTTAGCAGAGTACCAACACGATTTTAAATTAGGGCGCTTACCGCTACGAACAATAGCAGCAACATTCTTTACGAAACGGATAACGACAACAAATAATTGCTTTAACATAGTTTAGATTCCTTCTTTGAAAATGGGAGTGTGCGGTTATTTAAAAAAGCCTATTCCGCATCTAGCGGAATAGGGAATCTTGCCCCGTGGTACTGCAGGTAGAATACATCCGTCCGTATCCCACCCAGATTGCTGGTGCCTAGCAAACCAGTTCCAGATGACAAATACATGTTCTTATGGGTGTCCCACATCCCTTCGGTTCTGAGAGCTTTGATGTATTCGATGCATTCGACTTTCAGAGTTTTCCACTCTTCAAGAAAACTTTCCGGTAAAGAAACACAATAAAGCTTGGGGCAACTTTGTGTTTTAGGGGTGTGTTCTCCGTAGATCAGACGGTTTTCGTAGTTGGACGTTACACGTCCCCAGTTGTTAACGATCACCGACAGTCTGCGATTAAAGTCTTCCAACTTCATCTCTAGTTGGTCCGACCTTAACTTCTTCTGGACTTGCCGGAACAACGCAACGACGTCGATTCCCGCCCAGTCTGGTTTCGTGCATTCCTCTGGGTCTTTACGAAAAACAAAACGCGAGTAGTCGCGGTACGAGGCTTTGTGCTCCGCGCTGTGTTCAGAAGCTTCCTTCAGTTCTTTTTCGCGCTCTGCTCCGTTACGATAGACGTTCCTGTCATCGGAGTACGTGTAGTACCAGTCGTGCGCCAGTAACGCTTTGCGGAAGGTTTGTAAATCTTTTAAGTCCATGGTCTTTCTCCTAAGGGCGATTGGGGTTACGTTTGTGAATGGGTTAGTGTGCCTCATTCACCGCAATAATTTATATCTATAATTTATTCGAAACGGCAAAAAAGAAAGGACCGCAGTCCTTTCGTTCTAAAGATCAACAAACGGTCCAGTACACGTCTTTTTGTATCGCCCCTGCTCCTGGTGTACCTTCGTACCAAAACACGCCAAAATGCGTACTAAGCGCTTTTGCGATACTTCCAGTAGGAATCGCTTTATCCGTTTGGATAAAGCGTAACCCCGCTTCTTTGATCTTAGCGATCACGCGTGAGTCATCCATATACGGACTGAGTTGTTGTAACAAATCGAGCATTACTTCCACGTACGGATTATTGTCTTTACTACCTACGTAGTACAACCCATGCATCGGTACGGGATATTTGTGCATGTGCTGTAAAGAATACCCATAGGTGTCCACTAACTGCTTCACCGTGTGGATTAACCGTACTGCTTTGCCGTATTCAAAATCTAAGACCAGCTTCAGTCCTGTACCATCGTCGTGTTTCATAGTTTACTTGCTCCACCGAAAGTGATCTATTACAAAAATAAACGAATGTAACTCATTGTCGATTCGTACAAAGTCAGGAGGGATATCTACCCCGTCATTTGCAGACAGATACGTCATAAACCGTTGTAACCACGCATCGTCTTCTACAATACTGTTCGTGTGCTGTGACATCAATAACCGTAACGTCAGTAACGTCGACGGATAGTGTTCACGGTACACTTTCCTCGCTAACAGAAAGT